GAGATCACCATCGTGGTGGAGAACTACGCACTGCTCAACCACCTCTACCGCTACCCGATCAACTACTTCCGCCAGTACTACATGTGGTGGAACGTGCAGGCAGCACTGTGGAAGAACGTTGGCCGCATCACTGACTCCTACCCGCAACGGAATCAGTACCTGCGTGTCAACCTGCCCACCATCCTGCCGCCGATGAACATCCTGCGTCGCGGCGAAGGTGAGATGACCCGCACCCTGCTGCCCAACTTCGTTGAGCCAGAAGCGCTGTTCATTCTGGAGATCTGGAAGTGGCTGGGCGAGCGCCGTGAGAACTCGGTACTGTCCAAGGTCTCCCCGGAATCGCTGCGTCAGATGAACATCATGTTCGTCGATGGCGACCGCTGGATCATGCTCAACCTGGGACTGCTGGATCAGTGGCGTAAGGCACCGGGTGCTGAACTCACTGAAGACAGCGATCCGTCCAAGGTCAAGGGCGTGCTCGATGCAGTGCCGCTGCAGAAGCGTTTCCTGCGCATGCTGATGACCTTGATGGACAACCGTCTGTCCAAGGAAGAAGCTGCTCAGGTCACCGCACAGATCGACACGGCAGCGGTGCCCACCGAGATCCCGGCTGATAGCCCGGCCGGTGAACCGGTACAGACCGACATCGTCACTGCACGTGCCGAACCGGTCAAGCTGGACATCACCAATGCCGACGGCAGCGTCTCCAAGGTCAAGCTCACCTCGAGCCTGAATCTGGATCGCCTGCCCGAGCAGCTGATCGAAGAAACCGAAGCCAATGCCAAGCGCATTGACGAGGCCATTACCCGCGACCTGGAAGCACTGGAGCACATCGCTGCGCGCTACCAGGAAACCCGTACGGCCGAAGGTGCTGAAGACGCCCCCGAGGCGGTGGAACCCAGCACTGAGGCTGGTAGTTTCATCAAGTACGATCCGGAAGACCGTACGCTCACCTCCGGGGTGATGAACATCGTCAATCAGCAAGCTGACGCCGGCATGATCTCTGGTGCCGAGTACCGTCGCATGCAGGCGCTGGCCGATGCGTACACCCGCCTGCCCAATCCCTTCGGTGAGGGTCAGCTGGTGGATATGCTGGACATCCCCAAGGATGATCTGGTTCTGCATCCGGAAGAAGTGGCGCCGAATCTGCCGACCGTGCCGGACAAGTCCATGCTCTCCTCGGTGGTGGCCTCCTATGACCGCCAGTACCTGCGCAACGTACTGCCCAAGGACATCGTTCGTTCGGTGTTGTCGGTGCAGAATGCAGGCGTGGCCGTTACCGGTTTCCAGATGGAGGAGTACCGTGACGCGCTGAGTAACTATCAGCAGTTCTCGGTCAACCTGACCCCGGTGGTGGGCAAGCCTTCCACGGTTCACTTCAAGCTGCCGGTCGTTGATGACGATGGCACCTACACCGATAACGGCACCCGTCTGCGTCTGCGCAAGCAGCGCGGTGACATGCCGATCCGTAAGGTGGCGCCCAACCGCGTGGCGCTGACCAGCTACTACAACAAGGTCTTCATCAATCGAAGCGAGAAGAAGGCGTACACCTATTCGGATTGGTTGCTCAACCAAGTCGCTGCGCGCGCAGCCGACGAAGAGAACCCCTCCATCGTTTCGGCGATGATGGCCGATGTGTGTGACCACACCATCCTCTTGCCGCGACTGTACATGATCTTCGCCAGTCGTTTCCGCTCGTTCACCGTCTTCCACGAAGAGCGTCCGCTCAACTTCTTCTTCGACTACCATGCCCGCAAGGCTATGTTCGGCGAAGACGCGGTCGCCGCAGCGGAAAGTAATGGTCTGGTGGTCTGTGGTCGCGTGGGCGACAACCTGCTGGTCATCGACAACACCGGAGCTGTCTACGAATCGCAAGGTCTGGAAACCCGTACCTTGGGTCCGCTGACCACCCTGCTGGACATTACCGGCAAGGCTCCGACGGAGATGGCCGAGATCAAGGTCTTGGGCAAGCTGATCCCGCTGGGTGTTGTACTGGCTTACTACCTGGGTCTGAACGAACTGCTGCGCCTGCTGGGCGTGACGCCACGTCGCATCCCCACCGGTACCCGTGCTTATCTGGCCGATGATGAAATCGCCCTGCGCTTTGAAGATGAGATGTTGGCCATCCCGGCTGACAACGGCGTGCGTTCGATGTTGCTGACCGGCCTGGCTGCTTTTGAAAAGAGCACCCGTAACTACCCGGTCGCCCTGTTCAATCGCCGCGAGATCTACTTCAACGTGCTGGAGCAGTCCGGCTACGGCGGCCGCTACCTGCGTGAACTGGATCTGCTGCGCGACATGTTCGTTGATCCGATCACCGCTGAGCTGCTGGAGGAAATGAAGGAGCCGACCGAGTGGATTGGTCTGCTGCTGCGTTCGTGCCAGTTGCTGGAAACGGAGTGGGCTCCGGATGAAACCGACATGGCCTACATGCGCATCAAGGGCTACGAGCGTTTTGCTGGCGCCATCTATGGCGAGCTGGTCAAGGCGATCCGTGTCCAGCGTTCGCGTGGTTCGGTAGCGCGTGCCAAGATCGACATGCACCCCCATGCGGTGTGGACCTCACTGCGCGAAGACCCGGCGGTGAAGATGGTGGAAGAATCCAATCCCGTGCACAACCTGCGCGAGCGTGAGGAAGTCACCTTCTCCGGCACCGGTGGTCGTTCCAATCGTTCGATGGTTGGTCGTGCGCGCGTGTTCCATGAAAACGACATCGGCCTGATCTCTGAGTCCACCAAGGACTCCGGCGACGTGGCCATCACCACTTTCATGACTGCCAACCCGACCCTGATCAACGTGCGCGGCACCAGCCGCCGTTTTGAAGAAGGTAAGGACGGTGCTGCTTCGATCATGTCTTCACCGGCAATCCTCTCGCCGTGTGCGGATAACGATGATTAATGGTTCTATTGAATACCTGTTAAGTTAACACTCCTATCTTATGGATGAGAGGAGATTGAGAGATGAAAAATTTGAGGTTCTTGCCGGGGTTGAGTAAATACGGCTTTAGCGAAAGTGGCCGTATATTCAGCTTCCGCACACACCGGTGGTTGAAGTACAGTAAAGACACAAATGGGTACTTCACCCTACTGCTGATAAATGATGACGGGGTTTCATCCCGATACCTCCGACATCGGTTACTGGCACGACTATTTTTGGGCGAACCCAATTCACCCGAATTGCTAGTTAATCACAAAAACGGCATAAAGGGCGATGATCGCATCGATAATCTTGAGTGGGTATCACCAACCGAGAATGTCGAGCATGCGGGGGCAATGGGCCTCACACCCAAATGCTTTCCTATTTCTGTTCGCCATGTATCAGACGGCACGATCCACCACTACCCAAGCGCTGTCGCAGCGGCGCGCGCTCTCGGCATGAGTAAAGATGCGATCCTGTGGAGGATTCATGGCGACCCCGACGCCGTCTATCCTGAAGGACGTCAGTATCGTAAGCGCGATGATAATGCAACCTGGTTAACCGGACCTCGTAAAAATGGGCGATCGGTGGTTACCCTCATGCGCGACATTCAAACCGGTGACGTTCTACGTTTCGAGCAGCAGGGGAAAGTGGCTGAGTTACTCTCATTGAGTTTGGCGGCCGTCAACAAGGCAGCCGGCGATGGGAGGCAGCGGTTACTTCATTCTAGGTATCTCTTGAAGCTAGAGGGAGATCCGACCCCATGGCGCGAGATCTCCAACCCAATGTTGGAAGGGGTGGGGTGTTGTGTGGTTGTCACACACGCTTCAACCGGCAATACACAGACCTTTAACACAGCCAAGGAGTGCGCTGAGGTGATGGGTCTGAAAGCAACAACTCTCAATGAACGACTTAACAAGGGCGGGCAACGTATCTATGCCGACGGGTACAGCTACAGCCGCCTGTAGAATCCTAGTCCATCTTCTAGGCGACTAGAAGAATGAATGTCCTTTAATTGCTGGAAACCCCTTAGAGCCACGCTACCACTGCGAGACGAAAGTCAAAGCCACTCCGTAAGGAGGTACCCGTCCGTCAGGGCGAGTATGGTTAGAAAAGTGCGTGGATTGGGCAATCAGCAGCCAAGCTCCGTGTAGGAGAAGGTTCAACGACTAAGGCCTTATCAGCCTGTAGGGTCAAGTGGCCCGAAATGGGGACCCTCTCTCGAAGAGGAAGATATAGTCTCGTCTGCATGGAAACATGCAGCCGCCTTAGGGCGGGTGGTGTCTAACGAACACCATCGAAGATAACGGGCAAGCGCGTGAACTTCATTCCGATCCAGCACTCCTCCGGTACGTTCTGCAAGGGCGCCAAGCCCACGCCGCTGCATACCGGTGCCGACATGGTCATGGCCCACCGCACCGATCGTGCGTTCTCGGTGCCGGCCATCAAGGACGGTGTGGTGACCTCGCTGAATGAACGCGGCATGGTGGTGACCTACGAAGACGGTACGACCGAGAACATCGCCCTGGGCCGTCGTTACGGCAAGGCGCAAGGTCTGTACTTCCCGCAGAACCTGACCACCCAGCTGGAGTTGAACCAGCCGGTCAAGGTGGGTGACATCATCGCCTACAACGACCGCTACTTCCAGCCGGACCGCATGGTCAAGAACCAAGTGGTGTGGAAGGCGGGTCTGTTGGTGCTCACCGCACTGATGGAAACTCCCGACACCCTGGAAGACTCCTCGGTGATCTCCGCCGAAGTGGCGAAGGAACTGGAGACTGAAATCACCTACATTCGCGACATCACTGTGCAGTTCAAACAGGCCGTTCATGGCCTGGTAGAACCGGGCCAGGTGGTGGACATCAACAGTATCCTATGTACGATTGAGGACGCTGTGACGGCCGAAAATCAGCTGTTCGACGAGCCTTCGTTGGACATGTTGCGTCTGCTGTCGTCCAACACGCCGCGAGCCAAGTACAAGGGTGTGGTCGAAAAGGTCGAAGTGCTCTACCACGGTGACATGGACGATATGTCCGACACCCTGCAAGAGATCACTGCCCTGTCCGATCGTGAGCGTAAGCGAGCCGCCCGTGCCCTCCAACAACCGGCCGTTCTCGGCCGCGTCAACGAGTCGGCACGTATCCAAGGTAAGCCTCTGCCGGTGGATTCCTTGGTCATTCGCGTGTACATCACCAGCCCCACGGCTGCCGGTGTCGGCGATAAGGGCGTGTTCGCCAACCAGATGAAGACCATCTTCGGCCGCGTCATGAATGGGCGCAACGAAACTGCCGATGGTCGTCCGCTGGGTGCGATCTTCAGTTACCAGAGTCTGTCCAACCGTATCGTGCTCTCCCCAGAGAAGATCGGTTTGACCAATTCGCTTCTGATTGAAATTTCCAAACGCGCCGCCAAGGCGTATCGAGGCAACCGATGAGTGACTTCAAACAATCCCTGATCCGTGCCAACACGCCCATCATTGCCAATGCCCTGGAACTGGGTGCTGCGGCTATCATGGACGTTTCGGGCAACGAGATTTCCAACCACGTGGACGGCCGGGAAGTGACCCCGGCCTTCCTGCAATCGGCGCTGGGTCGTAGCCTGAAGCACAACCTGCTTCACCACAACCCCAAGCCCACCAAGAGCTGGAGCTGATCGATGTCGCTGACCAAAACCTCCCTGGGCCTGGCCCACATGATCGCCAGCTCCCTGGCCGATCAGAACGTGGAACTGGGTACCGTGCCCAACACCAGTGTGGACGAGCTGACCCGCCTGTCCACCGGCGTGCTGGAGATGCAGGAAAGCATCCATCCGGCAGGCCGTGCCAACGTCACCATGCTGTCCATGGCTGACGCACTGGAAGCCGGCGCTTCGGCCACCACCGATGAAGAGCACTACCCGCACAGCGGCGCGATGGCACGCTTTGCCCAGAACGCCGGCCGTGTCCTGGCCTCGACCCTGGACCTGACCCAGAACAAGGTCACCCCGATGATCGGCCGTGTGGTCGAAGCCATCAACCAGACCGTGACTGAGCGCCTGCAAGGCATGGACTCCCCGCTGACCTTGGTCGAGCGTAAGGACGATCCGATGCTGTCCTCGCATTACCTGCAGGAGAACGTGGCACGCTACGCCGGCTATCCGAGCGGCATGCGTCTGCGCAACTTCGGCCTGGGTGCATGCAGCTGGAACCTGGCCGCCACCGGCCACTCGGGCATGGACAGCGAAGTGGCTGAGTTCACCAACCGCGTCGGTCAGGAAAAGATCAACTGGGTGTGCAACGCACTGTTCAACGGTGGCGCTGCCAACAGCTCGGAGATCTACGGCCTGGCTGATCAGTTCGAGAACTCGGTCATCGCCTACTTCCTGGCCATCCAGGGCCTGACCAACGTTCCGGACGGCATCAACTGCTCGCTGGAAGAGTGGAACAGCTACTGCTCGCAGATCGTCAGCACCGCCGGTGCGGCCATCTCTTACGTGATGTCCCGTCGCGACAAGGTCAACTCCACCGGTCTGCTGGTCGTGAGCGCCCCGCTCAGCGGCGCCACCAGTGGCGTGATCGAAGTCAATGCTGCCCGCTACGCCGACTACCTGGCTCAAGGCGGTACCGTCGAAGCGCTGTACGGCTCGTTCTACGAGCGCGGCAACTTCGAGCCGGGTTACCTGCTGGCCAACCAGGAACGGCTGACCAAGGACTGGGAGAACAGCCTGGCCCTGTGGAAGACCCAGCTGGTCGGTGCTCGCCTGGACGCCATGATCGCCGCCACCACTGCCGTGCTCACCGCCGAGATCAACGCGATCCCGGAAGAAGAACTGGTCGGTTCGCGTGAAGCCTACCACGCTCGCCTGCGCGAGCGCATGGGTCATGCCAAGGCGCGCGACTTCGACAACATGTGGCACTTCGCTCGCAAGGCGGTCTGCCGCGTGATCTTCCCGCACACCGACGCCGAAGTGCTGCTGCTGGGCGTTGAGCAGCAGGAGAAGATCTATCCGGGTACTCCGGTGCGTGAGCTGGCCCTGCGTGCGGCCGTGGACCTGATGGGTGCATGGCTGGCTGAGCAGATCGTCACCACGGTCGTCAAGTAAGGCCTGAGTCGTGAATCCCTCGACTTGGGTGCGCGATTGGGACAAGGTGAAGAAATGCCTTGTCACCAATGCCGACAAGTCGGTGATGACCACCAAGGCAGTCAAGATCTATATCCCGGAGCGATACCGGGAGAAGTCGCTGGCTGAAATCGGAACCGATACGTACATCCTTGGGATGTACGCCTTGGTGGTGGAAGACAAGTACTACGCGGTGAGCAATGTCTGTGGCATGGTGCGAATCAAGCCCAGCTCCATTGCCACCGTGAAGTACGAGGGGGAGTCCTACTTGGAGTTCTCCTTTGATCCGGGCAGTGTGGTCATTGCGACCACCTCCCTGGTGCGCGATGACGTTCTGGTCTACCGCATCTTCCACTACTTCATCGCCGGCGGTCGTGTTCCGTTCTACATGGACTACGACGATGCCTGCCAGCTGTTCAAGACAGCCGACAAGCACGCCAACGTCCGGCTTGCCCGCTCCCGCCCCATTCTGGAAATGTTTGCTGCCACGATCTCCCGAGATCCGAAGAAGCGAACTGAGTACTACCGCCATTCGTTGCCGCAGGGCACTGAAGCGCCGACCTTTGGTCCGGCCTTTGTGGCCATGCGCGACGTAACCATGGGTCCGACCAACACGACAGCACGCCTGCAAGGTGCGTACTGGAATGATGCTCTGACCTCCGCGCTCGTCAACCCCAGCTCCCGACCGGAGCGGTTCGAGCAACTTCTGCGCGCTTAAGGAAACAGGTCCATGAGTTTTTCTCTTTCCTGTACCGCGCTGGTGGGCACCAACAAAGCTGGCACCCTCAAGCCGGATGCAGATGGCTATTACCAAGTGGTTCTGGGCGCACTGGACGTTTACAACAACACCGGTGCGTTCTACCCCGAGGCCACGGCCCGTCAACTGTTCCAAGCGTCCTCCTCGCTGATGCGCCGCATCGCCTCGGGTAACCTCCGCGGCGAGTACGGTCACCCCACCCCGGAACCGGGCATGTCCATGGATGCCTTCGTTGCGCGCGTTCGCCGCATCGACGAAGACCGCATCTGCATGCACATCCGCAAGGTGTGGATCGATTACTCCTTCAAGAACCTGAAGGGGCAGCCGATCATTGCGATCCTCGGTGAAATCCGTCCGTCCGGCCCGCGTGGTCCGGCACTGAAGGACCAGCTGGAGAATCGCTTCGAGGACGTGTGTTTCTCCATTCGTTCGCTGACCCACGACTTCAACTCCGGTGGTCGCCTGACGAAGAACTTCAAGATGATCGTGACGTGGGACTACGTCAACGAACCGGGCCTGGATGTTGCACGCAAGTGGAACTCCCCGGCCATGGAAAGTCTGAAGGAGCCAGTACTGGCCAAGCAGCTGGAAGAGCGTTTCATCATGCCCTTCCAGATCGCCAACATGGCCAAGACCCAAGGGCCGAACATGCTCGGCATGGAAAGCAACGGCGGCGTCTCGCTGGAGGAGATGGCCGAAGTCATGTCCGAAGTCGAGAAGGAAACCACCCCTCCGGCCTGGATGAATTGGTAAGGGCATTTCTGAAAAGAAATACACACCCTTACTATCTGAGTGAACTGTCATCCCGATAGACGCTCACCAACCAAGGAGCAACCCATGCAGGACACCACCAGCTTCATCGAACGCGACGGCATGATCAGCGACAAGGACACCATGGCCGGTCAGACCACCGGTGATTGGATCGACCGCGAAGTCGTCGGCGGCTTCATCCGTGACAACGACACCCAGGCTGGCACGGCCGTGGGTGAAGGCATCAGCCTGGCCACCGAAACCATCGTCGACAACGGCGTCGAAGGCCTGAGTAACGGCTACGACGAAGGTATCACCGGCGTCGAAGATGTCATCAAGAACGACGCCTTCAACGTCGGCGGTTAACCGCGCCTGCATATCGCCCAGCTCCTGTTAAGGGAGCTGGGCTTTATGTCGTCAAGTCGTCAATCTTTACACCGGGGTCTGATAGCTTGAACCATCCCCAACCACCAAGGAGTCATCTGAATGGCATCTCTCAGCCGCCACGAAGTCAAAGAGCTGATCGCGAAGTTCAAGGAAAAGCACTTCCCCAAGTACAAGCCGGGGACCCAGTTGGTCGATCACATCGGTAACGGCGATACGCTGTACCCCGAGATCGGTCCACTGGAACACGAGCTGGACCACACCACCGGCCCGCTGGGTCCGTGTGTCAAGAACCGGGCGCGCATCCTCAAGCACTTCATCGAGATGCCGGCCGGGCCCGAGGTGTTGCAGATGTTCAACTTCGCCATGCATCGTGTCCGCTACGAAGGCGATGCCACGCGCGTGATCAAGCGCTTGCGCATCGACTGGACTGCGCACAAGAAGCAGCAGGACGAGCAGCTCAAGAAGCTGCCGAAGGTGATGGCCGAGATCAACGAGGCCGAACGCCGCCTGTCGGCCTGAACCACGGGCGGGAGGGCAACCTCCCGCTCTTATGCTCGCAAGGAATGACATGATTATCTCGGAACAACGGGAAGATCTGTTTCGGTGCCGTATGCAATGCCTGATATGTAGTGTTAATACGATCGGCGCCATGGGCAAGGGCATTGCAGTGGAGTTCCGCAATCGCGTACCGGGTCTCTACCGTTTCTACCAAGGCATCTACAACGACATCCCGCCCAACTACCACAAGATCCATCGTCTGGAAGTGTTTGACGTGGATGACAAGCGTAAGGTGTTGTTGTTTCCCACCAAAGACAACTGGCGCTTTCCGTCCAAGCTGCCAATGATCGATGCGAACCTGCGACAGCTCGCAGAACGCTACGAAGAATTCGGCATCACCTCCATCGGCCTGCCCCTGATCGGGTGTGGGCACAACACCGGTCAGCTCAACTGGGAACAGCAGGTTCGTCCATTGGTTTATCAGCACTTGGACCCACTTCCCATTCCAGTCAAGATCTGCATCGGATAACAAGGATTCAGCAATGAGCAATATCGTCAGCCTTGACAAGTTCAAAACCGGTCGTAACTTGGACTCCGTGACGGCCTGGTTCGAGCAGTTTGCAACCGGTCCGGTATTCATGGAAATCATCCGCGGTGCTTTCGAAGCCCACTCAGATATTGACGGTGAGTATACCCTACCGTTTAGCATCAGCGCACCGCGCATGGTGGCCGGTCAGTCACTTGACATGTGTTTCTATCGGGACGATCAGGAGTTCAGCAGTCTCACTCTAGGTTGGATGGCGGCGCCGGCGTTCGCCACTTTCGGTGTGATCCAATCCATGACACCGACCCTGGTGGAAACCACCGATCAAAGCAAGGCTTACCTGCAAAAAACTATCGGTGAAATGCTGCTGTCCCTGAACGTCTATACCAACTTCGGTGGTGTGGGCAACTTGCTTTCCATGGCAGTTTGCCTGCTCACCGAAATGGTCAAGAGAACCGGGATGATCCACGAATACGTGGCGCCGGATGGGGATCATTTCTTCACCGCTTTCGTCACGGAGGACGGGGCTGATCCGAATGACGTAGAGCCGGAAGTTCTCACGCTGCGCATCAAGCATCAAGAATACAATCTGGTCAAGGGCCGCTTGCGGGCGCTGATGAAAACGCAGATGCCCGCAAGAGGTCCTAGCTGGGAAAATGTCGAGGGCGGCAAGATTCGTGCCAAGATTGTTTCCAGTAAGAAGCCTGAGAGTCCCCTCTTCAAGAGAGGCAAGGACAAACAAATCAACAAGTGGATCGGCGAAATCCTTACCGAGGAGATCGTCGGTAATGATCGCACTGCGATGGAGCGGTATGTCCGCAACCTTCTGTGCTGGCACGAACACTACGCCACTTACTACAACATCGAAGGATGGTCCTATGAAGTTTCTTGGAAGGGATGAAGTCGTGACGTTAGCTGAGGTTCAAAAGTCTGCGGACGACCTACGCGTCACATTCGATTTCTTTTCCACCGACGTGGGGAAGCTGCAGGAGAAATTGCAGAATAACCCGCTTTGGTTAGTCGAGACCATGTGGCGACTTCGCAAGAATGTTGGGACCGTAACGAATGAACGCGGGTTGTCTCCGGCGGCATTGGCGCGTGTCATCGGGTTATCGTTGGATCTGGAGTATCTTGAAGATCGAGTAAAGGACTTTGCCGAACTTCTACCGGATTTCGTCAACTCCCAGGCCGAGGTAGAGTACAGGGAACTCAATGCCTTCCTGATCTCAGCTGAGAGTTCGTTTAGCATTTACGAGTTGATCATCCAGACAGCAATGATGGGCGTGTCCATTGAGAGTGAGGATCTCCCCTCGCTTTTGGACATGGAGAAGGAGGTACGGGACTACATCGATCGGCTCGAAAAAGTTACAGTGAGCCCGAAATCGTTCTTCATGTCGATTCGGCTTATCAAGCTTCGACATCAATACGAATCCCTCTTGATGCAGTTTGACTACGTCTCAGATCTGCAAGTCGGGTTGGAGAAAAAGCAACTCAAGAAAGCAGCCGAGCAAGCCAAGCTTTATCGCTTCTGTGACGCGCAGTCAGCAGTAGCTGCCGTCTGTCGCAAGGCCAGAGACTGGCTGGAGCAGACCTCCGACGAGCACTACGAGGAATGTTGTCGTGCTCTGGCATATGAAGTGCGGCGCGCCATGAGTGAGTTGGGGGCGGCCACCATCGAACTTCAAGACCATCCAGGTTACGGTAAATATCGTAGCGAGTATGACGCGGCCAGTTTGACTTCCAAGTCGGTATTGGCTTCCATCGACAAGGCTGTGCAGCATCACCAAAACAGCTTGACGCGGTGGGGACGGTTTGCCAACTGGATCGATAAGTGTCTCAGGACCAAGGAACCCATGTGACTACAATTCCAGTTAAGCTTTTCAAGGATCAAATCGAAGAGTTGCACGACAAGGCCTTGGAGTTGAGCAAACATCTCGATGCCCTCGATAATGCGTGCGATGATTCGGGGCGGAGCTTGGAGGAGCTCAAGAAGTCGATGGCACGTGCCATCGAACTGAGGGAGATCGGCAAGGCTTTGCAGCAGGAAGCCAATGAGATCACCTGCAGGGCACCGACGGCGATCTTCGAAGTCTCCGAGAGCGTGCGGCCAGCACTGAGTGCTTACTCACGGCAGGTGTACACGCTGTGCTTGACCATCTGCGCTCGAGCCGAGACTCTGTGTATGTTGACCGAGGCTCTTGTTGAGGAACACCAGATGTTCCATATCACACCGACCCGTCGATTCCGCAATTGGCTGGGTGGGCTCTTCAGTCGAAAGGTGGCTCATCATGGTTGATGAACAAAAGCAAGTTCTTCAAGACAGCCAAATGCTTCTCATTGAAGCCAACGGTCTGGTCGAGCAAGCTCGCTACCTCCTGAACATCGCGGAAAGGAAATTGCCCCAGCGGGCAGATTGGCTGGAGTCCACCGCCCATCGACTCCGCGAGGAAGCCTGTAAGTTGATCGCAGATCACGGTGAGCTGCTCAATCGTCGTGAACCACCTGTGGACATCTACGCTCAGGCGTATTGGCGACACGCCACTGAACAAGTGGTGAATGCGCGTGAGACGGTCAGCAAGGCTTGGGTGGCAGCCACAAGCTACGCAGTGGAGCTGCGTTACCCACCAGGACCCAAGGGGTGGTGGTACGCCCTGTTGCGCGGTCTGGGGCTTCGTAAGGGCATTGACCGCAAATCGCTGGATGGTCAAACCTAGATAAACGCATTACAACCCTGTACTATCCCTTTGCACACAGCTGGAACAAAGCTGTTGCACCGGTGCAACACTTCGCAACACCCCTTGAATCTGCAGTAAATAGTTACCGACGAGGGTAGCTGTTATGCAGAACACGCAAAAGTTCCATTCCAACGCAACCACGAGGTTAGAACAAGATGTCCACCGCAACCGAAACCAAGAAGACCACCAAGGCCGCCGCCGAAGACAACCCCCACGGCATCTCCGACACCGTGCTGTCGCTGGCCAAGCTGATGCAGCAGAGCGGCGAACTGAAGGACGGCAAGTTCGAGCTGAACGCCGACTTCGTCAAGGACAACCTGCCGCCGGACGTCAGCGAAGCCAGCTTCAAGCGCCACTCCCAGGTCCGTGCCGAACTCATCGCCGCCGGCGCCCTCGCGCTGTCCAACGTGGCCGGCCAGGACTTCAAGAAGCACAAAGACCACGACACCGCCTCGCTGCGCTTCAAGCTGGGCCGTGACACCGTCGACATCGACTACGACCGCGTGCGCGAGTTCAACGATGGCAAGGGCGGCAAGGTCAAGAAGCTGGGCCACGTGTCGGTGGGCTTCACCGCGGCCGGCGCCACGCCGACCGGCGACCTGGGCAAGGTCCGCAAGCACTCCAACGACGAAGCCACCCGCCTGTTCGGTTGATCTTCGCGCCTTGCCGGCGCCACTAGGCGCCATACGGCAGAGGCCCATTCGTGGGCCTCTGCTGGTTATGCAGTACATCTTTTTTAGCTGTAGGGGGTACGTAGTGAATGATCTGACCTCAAGTCCGACGGCACTGATGATGATTCGTCAGTACTTGGATCGAGGCTACACGGCCGAGACCATCGCACGTGAGCTAGGGGCACCGATCAAGCGCATCAATGCGCTGGTCCACGAAGTAGAGCGTCAAGTAGCAGAGCAGAAGAATTCCACGCAAGGATAGGTGTATGTCCGAACAACATGTCGTGCGGCTTTTCAGTATCCAAATGGGGAAGTGGCGTTTGGCCAAAGATCACGGCATCGATCTGGTGGACACCACGCACGCTTCTCGGTTCCAACTGTTCTCACCAGTACGTGAGGCAGTGTACGCGTACAAGAACGGTACGATCGATGAGGAGGAGTACTCCAAGATCTATCGTCAGACCTTGATCAACTCTTGGCAGTCTAAGCGCCAGAACTGGATGGACTTCTTGCAGGCTGCGCCGATGAGTGCCATGGCTTGCTACTGTGCTCCGGATAAGTTCTGTCATCGCCACCTGTTGATCAAATTCCTCGAACAGCTGTGCAAGCAGCTGAACATTCCCTTCGAATACTACGGTGAGCTTACCGATGTTGAAAGTGCTTCGAAAACTGTGGCCGTCGTCCCCGAAGGAAAACCGCCCAGCCGGGGAACCGATCCCCAGCCAACCCCTGGCCCTGAAGCCGACCTCCCTCAACAGCCTGCTGGTGCTGACGGAGATCCGTGGCCTCTGTGAGTTGCTCAAGCTCGATGAGACCGACCTTCGGACCTACAAGCTCTACAAGCTGATGGAAGCCGGCGAAAACGTCGCGCTCCATTTCGACGACGTCGATGCCGAAGAAATGTGGTTCCTGCTCCATACTCCGCAGAGCGTTGTCAGTGTGCGCGAGAAGCTGTGGGAAATGGTGCAGTTCCACGAAGTCGACATCGATTCCATCACAACCGCAATGTCCCAGTACAGCTGGGAACAACTGCGCAATTGGGTAGCGGCCAAATGAACAACCCCGATGAAATGAATATCCTTCCCCCTTCCGAGGGGGAGGGCATTTATGACGATGAGCCGGAGCGGACCGATCCGCTCGGTGAAAAGATCAGTCCCGCTCAAGCCCGGCTGATCTATCGCATGACCATGCCGAACCTGATCATGCGGGTGCTGCGCTTCTTGTTGCCCCACGAAGCCGCCAGCCTGGCTCCAGAAGCCACGGAGAAGCTCCTGAGCGATGACATCATCGAGAAGGTGGTGTTGGGCGAGGGTACGACCTACATGCTTATCTACGAGCGTCTGGTGGCCCTGGAGGTGATCGAGGACCAGAAGCTGGGTGAGTATGCTTTGGCCTACCTGCGCAATCCCGATCCGTTGCAGGAAAAGATCGATCATAAGCTGGTCGAAGAAGAGGTGCGCTCTAATCACGCACTTGGCGTAGTTCCCACAGCGCTGACCTTCACCCCCGACGCGCAGCTGTTCAACTTCGATGAAGACAGCTTCTTGGTCCACGGCTCGCTGGTGGGTCGAGTCAAGCGCAACGGCCACACCTTGATGCGAGCTGTCGACTTCCAGTACATCTACAAGTGCGGCTGTGTGGGTGCGGTGTCTGATCCGGACGAACGCAAGAAAGTGCGCAGTCAAGCCCTCGGCGTCAGTCGCAGTGTGGTCCTGGAACACCTGCGCGATAACCCGCGTCTGTACTTCGGCGTTTATGGCGGCTTGGAGGTGGAGTCGGTCACGTTGATCGATGTGGACATCTTCCGCGCCATGGATCACAAGGGCACCATCTTCATCTAAAGAAGGAGGTTGTGGATGCAAAACACCGACTGGCTTTTCCTGATCCAAGATCGGAAGAAGACCCACAAGCTCCCGCCGGCGATGGTCTACGTCTGGGGGTCTGAGTCGAAGATGGCACGCCTACAGGTTGACCGGCGTTTCCCCAACGCAATGCTCCTGATGCAATTGGAAATCAGGGGCTTGGCCAAGCAGGGCCAGCAGTTCGTGACCCTGCACTGCGGGAAGGACAAATACCACATCGCGGTGGAGCCGGAGAACTACTTCTTCAACACCTTGATGACCGCTTACCGGGAAATGAATCCGGAGCGGTCTTGTAAGGAGTTCGTCTACGATCTGGTGCAGGCCCGCGTCTTCACCATGTCCCCTGAATCCCACGCCTTCTCAATCACCGAGCACTGGCGTTGACACCCTGAGGAAACGCATGTCAAGTAAAATCATCGCCATCGTCGAAGGCCAGCAGAACGCCAGCGTCCTGCCCAACCTGATCGTCATTCATGGCCATGTCGACTTCAAGGCACAAGGTGGCAATGAAAAGCCCTTCACTGCCTTGCTCCAGAACGACCAAGCGTGGAAGCTGCAGGATGTCACGCAGGGCTGGAATGAGGTTACCCCGCAGGTCCTGGAGTGGTTGAACTCTGAAGATCAGATGGTCAGGGTTCTTCTGGGCATCCATCCCGATGCGGCCATCACCTCTGCCAACCTCCACCTCACCCGTCTCATCATGTCCACGGGCATGACCTACCCCATCCAACGCCGCAAAGAGAAAACCAATGACTGACATTACTGCAGGCTGCGCATCCAACGTCTTCGCCGTCAACGACATCGAACGCTTCACCCAGCGCATGGCCGAACATCAGCCGGAAGTGGTGATCACTCCCCACTCGCCCAACGAAGCCGGTGTCCCGATGGTGAAGCTGCACACCGACTATGGTAACTGGCCGGAAGTGGATGAGATGGGCGAGACCCATGCGAACTTCTACCAGATCCTGATCGATCACACCAACGATGGTGAAGTTGTGTTGAGCACGGTCAGCATCATGGGGCCGGGTAATATCCACTTCGAGTCCACCCTCGTTCGGCGTGAGGAACTGCTGCCGGGTCTTTACGAACCGGTGCTGTGCAGCATCCGTCTGGCCGACATCGAACGCCTGCAGGATTTCATCAGCTACCTGTAAACGTGTTGCCCCCTGCCTTCGGGCAGGGGGTTTATGTCGGCTTCTTTCTTTTTTGGTTTCGGCGGCATAAAACCCCGCCCTCTTGCGAGGGCGGGGCGAGGTCCCCAAGGGTAGCGAATCCTTGGATCGGGTTGCCGTCGGTTGGGGGAGAGCGGTCCCGCGACGGCGCCAGATGCTTTCAACGAGAGATGTCAGCAGATGTCGATGCGCTTCTTACATACCATAGGGCATAAAGCGGGAGGTTTCCCTCCCGCCTATGCTTGGTACGGTTGTCCTTACGGACGCGGAACGGTGTTGCCGCTGGTGGCGACGCGACGCGCCTGCTCCATGTAGCCGTTCGGCACATCGGCCACGTACGGGTCGATGCGGCTGGTGAAGGCGTTCTGGGTCAGGTACGGGTTCATGCCGGTCATGACCATCGCGCTCAGACGCTCCTGCGCGAAGTCGATGACACGCTGGCCGACCTGGGTCAGGGCGGTGAACTCGACGTTGTAGTCGAGCGACTCGCCTGCCTGGGTCAGATCACGGCGACCGGTGGTCTCGGCGATCTGGTTGTTCGGCCGCATGTTGGTGCACAGCCATGCTTCCTGGACCTTGGTGAAGGTCGGATCCGGCTCGAAGAAGAGCACGGTCATGGCGGTGTAGTCGGGCAGCAGGTCGTTCGGACGGCGGCCGGAGGCGATGATGCCAGGTGCCTTGGTGATGGGATCCATCATCAGCATCTGGACCCAGCCGTTCAGGAAGGCCTTGATCGGCTTGCCGTACTTTTCGGTCCAGGTGAAGGCCGGCACCGAACGGGTGCGGGTCACGTTGGACAGGTCCTGCTGCATTTCGCCAGCGCCACCCACAGCGTTCTCGACGTGCTCGACGTTCAGGGTCGAGTTGAGGCCGTCGATGGACTTCGGGTGGACCTCGACCAGGGCCTTCAGAGTCTGTTCCCAGATCTCCGGATTGTCCAGGTCGCGGAAGCCGCGCGGAGCGGCGATCAGCAGGGCGATGATGTTCCGACGCACGTAGGCCGCGTTGTTCACGTAGGCCGCGAAGTCGGTCATGATGCCCATCTGGCCGCCGATGGCCGGATTCAGCATCGGAGCCTGGGTCTGCTTGCCGAAGGCGTTGCTACCCAGGATCGTGCCTTGGATGCGAGTGTTGCTCATTGTCTTAGTTTCCTCGAGTCGTAGTCAGACTGTGGTGAGGGCCCATTACTGGGCCAGCACCAGATCAGCCGTGTCATGGGCCACGACGGAGTACGTGCCGACGGTACGCATCTGTTCACCGTACATGTGGATGTCGGTCTTCCAGCTGTACCCACGCTGCTCGTCGGCGACGGTGAAGTAGGTATCCGGCTTGATGGTCACACGGCCGTCGTACTTACCTTCGGTGCGGCTGGTGATCAGCTCGTTCGACTTGGCGATGAACTGACCCTGGGTCAGCTTGCCACTCGAACCGGTCAGATCGGCCCAGGCGCGCTGCGCAACCTTCCACAGGTCCACCGCGATGGCGACGTTGAAGAAGTTGTTCAGGATCGAGGTGTCGTCGTCGTAGACGGTCTGCAGGCCGGGCCAGAACTGGCTCAGCATGTCGTAGTCCTGCGCCCAGACCAAGCCATTGCGCCAGTCATTCAGACGGGCGTTGGCGCCCTTGTCGGTGATGTTGACGTTCTTGAACTTGCTGATCTGGTTGTTCGGCGACTCGTCGAAGGCGGCGTTCGAATTCCAGATGCCGGTGCCGGCGCCCATGTAGGCGGCGCACTTGGCAGCGAACTCGATGGTCAGCGGCAGCTGGTTGTTCTGCGGACCGCGGTACTTGGAGTTCAGCAGCTGGCCGGAGTGACCCACGACCACCGCACGGCAGACCTTGGTACCGAAGATTTCCGACTCCGGATACAGGCGAGCGGCGTTCTTCAGGTTGATGGCCATGGACGATTCCTTGGCGCCATCGTTCTGCGGCTGGCTGATGTCCTGGGTGGACAGCACCGAGATCACGTCCTTGCGCACGCCGATCGGCCGGAGGAAGGCCAGCTTGGTGTCCAGGGTGAAGCCGGAGTCGTAGTAGAACGACACCGGGTACTTGGCCCAGTTCTCCATCTTCGCTTCCAGCTGGCCGTAGTTGGTCAGCTCGTTGCGCACCGCGCTGTCGAAGGCGGTGAAGGACTGGGTACCGTCAGCACCACCCACAGCCCACTGCGCCGAAGCGTCGGACAGCAGGATGCCACCCTGGGCCGGACCCAGCAGCTCGTAGCTGTAGTACGGGGTGCCGTACTGGTCGGTTGCGCCCAGCAGGTTCACCATGTACAGGTACTGCGAATTGGCGTCCATGGTCAGTTCCGGCAGCAGACCCGCCGGGGCTTCCTTGGCGCCGATCATGGCCAGCACTTCCTTGATGTTGTCCTCGTAGATGTGGACATCACCGAAGGCGCCGTACACCGGGCTCATGCCCGAGGACGGGTCGGCCGCCTCGTAGGCGTCCTTGAAGGTGCGGGCCAGGTAGATCTCGGAATCGTTGCTGGTGTCGATCGCATCGGGCTTCAGCGAGAAGTCCAGCGTCGGGCTGCCCAGCAGGGTGTTGATGACGTTGGTCGTCGAATCCGGGTCGTTGCGCTTGACCAGCTGCAGGCGGTAGATGTACGACTTGGTCTGGGAGACCAGGTTGTCGTTGATCGGGTTGCCCGACTGGGTGGTCGGCACGCTGAAGCGGGTGCCCTTGTTGTTGCCGGCATTGCCGAACCAACGGGCCGGCAGTTCGATCAGCGGGATCACCTGCGACTGCACGTCGGTGCTGGAGGTCAGACCACCAGCCTTCTTGCTGACCAGGCCGAACTCCTCGACGGTGTTGCCCAGGGTCCAGTCGTTCAGGACCAGACGGGCACGGTGGCCGGGGATCTTGGCGCCGGAGCCGGTCACCGGGATCTTGGCACCGCTTTCGTCGCGCTTGAAGGTCTTGTCGTCGTTACGCTCGTACTGCTGCACGTCGTCAGCAACGATGTCCAGCGACAGCAGCAAGCGGGCTTCCTTACCGTCGGCCGGACGAATGCGCTGCGCCATGATGGCGTTGCCTGCGCCCATGATCTGGGAGGCCAGCTCCGAGGCATGGTTGTAATACGGGGAACGGGTGTCCAGCGTCTTGGCGCCGTACAGGGTGGAGAAGGCGGCACCGGAAGCCAGGTGCGGCAGGGTGGGGCCGTCTTCGGCGTACAGGTACACGTGCGCCAGGTGGGTCGGCAGCGCCAGCGGTTCACGCACAGGAGCATTTCCGGAGTCGTCCAGAATACCCTGCATGTGAATGGCCGGAGCAGCGCTGAGGATGTTGCTCATGGTTGGAAGCTCCTGAAAACTGGGACCAGTTTTTGCTTGCGGCAACGAAATCTCGGGACGCGACTCCGAAATTAAACGTGGTTGACACAGGCAGTGCTGACTAATGCTATAGCAATGGAGTGATGTCGCGCATCATAGTAATAAATAACTCACACATCATCTATCTCCGATGCGCAACCTTTTGACCCAAACAACCTCCGCTGGAGTGGCAAGATGATTGATTCTGCATACCAAACCACGGCAGCCTCGGCAGCTGCTGCGGCCACCAAGCCGATCCAGATGGCGCTCAAGCAAGCGTTCATCCATGGCGATCTGGCACCGGCCAAATCGCTCAAGGGTGAGATCATTGAGGGGGTCTACATCGTACCTCCATACCTTAAGGGGGTGGCCCCCTTCACTATGCCGTTGGAATTTGAAACGGCCCAAGGTGAAGCAATCGCCGTCGATGCCCGTGGCTTCATGCGCGGCAACGATGCTGACTCGCTGAAGGTGGTCCAACCCGGTGAATACGAAGGCGCCGTCCTGCAAGCGGCCCTGACCCGCATCTGGCGTCGCAACGGTGCCACCGAAATGCGCCGCTGGAATGATCTGGCCGCCAAGGTCTACATCCGTCTGGTCTCTGAAACGTTGGTGCGCGTGCTGCACCTGAGCGCCTACGACCAGCAGCCGCTGGCGGTGCTGACCGGCTACTTCTACTACACCCTGTTCATCGGTAACCGGGAGATCCTGCGAACCGATGCGATCACTCACGAAGAGCGTGAGAAGATCATCGTGGCCGTCTCGCGCATCACCCGAGTCAATCCGAGCAAGGTCGAAGAGATCATTCGCGAAGATCTGACCCGACCGTACACCCTGCAAGACTTCGCCGAGATGCTCAAGCGCGAGATCCCGACCCCGCGTCTGGAAAAGCTCTCCGATGCGCTGATCATGCAGATGCTCGGTGGCATCTGGTACGGTGGCAACGCCCGCCAGCTGGTGGCCGTGGCCCTGGAGTTCCCGCCGGCGTGGCTGACCATGATCTTCCAGGCGGTCAATGATCGCGGCTTCCGCGGTGCAGGTCTGACCAAGATGGTCGAAGACAACAACAAGCAAGATGCCGGCGCACGCTTCACGCGCGACGTGCTCAATGCGCTGGAGGACTTTGGATGAGCAACACTGACGATTACCTCGTCCGCCATGCGTTGAAGAACGTATGGTGCAGTCCTCGCCAGGACTTGCAGGTGATCTACACGCCTCGTCGCATTTCGAACCCGCGTGGTGAGCGGGTCTCGATCAACCACCTTTGGGGGTCGGTGATGCTGCCCACCAACACCGATGTCTATCATGTCTATCAGATCGGTCAGTACGCACCGCATCTGGTTGGTCTGAAGGCTGAGCGTGGGGTGTGGCACCATGTTCCGACCATGATGCACGATGAAGAACTCATCGTGGACATCTATACCAGCAATGGTGTCAACGTGGCGCGGCTGTACACCTGGATCATGATCACTCCGGACAAGGACATCCTGGTCGCTGTGCGCGATCAGCCGCAGGTGGTCAATCTTCGTACCACGCCGATCCATGTGCGGTTGTACTCCAACTCGTTCTTCTCCTCGGTTCGCAGTGACGACTTCCAGCACCAGATCTACAGCTGGGGCCGGCGTTGCCTGACCCCGGCACATCAACTGGAAGTGCAGCGCGCCTACCACGAGTACATGCTCAAGCGTGGTCACACCTGGCTCTACGTCAACGGCATCTACCGCGACGACTACACCCCCTCGATGTTCGTCTCCGGCGACATCGTCGAGTTCGTCTACGACAGCACGGTCAAGGCAGTCAAGGAATGGAAGGTCAAGGACCTGGACTACTTTGACAGCGATCGCGACAACAAGCGCAAGTACTTCCTGCATTATGCTGGCGACCAAGTCGGCGGGCAGATCATCGACTATCAAGATGACATTGATGTCTTCCTGATCAAGCGTCGTGCGTCCAACAACGATCGCTTCGACGGTCTGTACTACCACAAGAACAATGTCGATGGCGATGCGATGCGCATGGTCACCCACCGTGACTATTCGATTGTGGTCGACTACGTGGTCAGTCTGCAGCAGTCGCGTGTGGCGCAGTGGCCGACGGTGGAAGATCTGTCGGTGCAGCTGTTCATCCGCGAAGGCGGCTACTCCCGTCCGTTGGTGTTTGAACATCACCGCATCCAAGAGCTGTACAAGCTCAAGGAACCGGATCTGTATCAGGCCATGGTCGGTGTAGACTCCTCGGTCCACTGGTGGCGGGCCAACGAGCTGGAGAATTCCCTCTACGTCAAGATCATGGGCATGAACCCGCACGTGATCACCAACGACGTGGTGCGCGACGCCTACGGCTACAACGCCATCGCCAAGCTGATTGGCGACACGCCCAAGTACGTGGTGGACATCAACGGTCGCAAGGTCGTGCCGATGCCCTACGGCTTGCAGGTGGATTCGACGGTCTACGAGCTGGATGCCAACGGGCTGCTGATTGCCCCGTACGTTCATCGGGCCGGCGTGGAGTACACCCCGTTCAACGCTAGCTGTCGTTCGATCGAAGCCATCGGTGGTATCGGTGGGGGTCGACTGGATCTGAGTCTGGCCATGGACGATGTGGCCTTGCAACCCAACGCCAGCTATCGCTTCTACGTGGCCCCGATCCTGCATGATGTCATCCAGTGGAATGACTGGGAAGATGTCACCGGCGATGAGACCAAGTACACCATCATCGACGGCAAGATCAAGTGGCTGGTGGACCCGCGCTTCTTCTACACCGCGGTCAAGTCCGACACCATGTTCCTGAGCTATGAACTGGATCTGGCCCCGGACAACGGGTTGCTGCGATTCTCGGTCAATGGCCAGTACACCGAAAAGGGCGTGGTCAAGTCGGGCATCATGTACATCCCGCCGGGTCGTCTGGACATCTGGCTCAACAGCCATGCCCTGATCGAAGGTCTGGACTACTACGTGCAGTGGCCGCAGGTGGTGATCTGCAACAAGGAGTTCCTGGTCGACGGCAAGGCGCAGAAGCTGCGCATCCGTGGTACGGGCTTCTGCAATCCGGACATGTCCTTGGTCCAACCCAAGGAAGTGGGCTTTGTCAAGTACGGCAAGCTTTCCCACAACAGCCGCTTTGACCTGCGCGATGACCGCGTCATCCGTCTGGTAGTGCGCGGTGGTACCTACAACCGCGACAAGCTGTTGTTCAACGAGGACACTCCGGACCTGTGGATGGACAACGTCCCCAACGGTTCACCGTACACCATGGAAGACCTGGTCGTACCGCTGCGCGGGATCGTCAATGGCGATACCTACGATCTGATGGAGAGGTCGCGTGAGGTGGATGCGGCCGTGTCGGCATACCTGACGCAGTACCTGCCTGAGCCGGTGCCGGAAAACCCGGACCCGATTCCGGAGCGGTACACGATCTACAGTCCCTTCGCCTCCACGGTCATGTACGATTTGCTCAATGGTCGTCTGAGCTATCAGCAGTTCATGGGGCAGTACTCGGATCAGAAGCTGCGCGAGTTCTTGGCAAGTTACGAATGGCTGCTGGATTACGATCCGTGCATCCGTGACAATGTCGATCTGCGCTACGTCTGTGTGCACCCGCACGACCGGACGGTGACGTTCGATCTGAACATCTACCAGTACAACATGCTCCGGCGTGCGATCAGGATCTTCCTGAACGATAAGGTGGACATCTCGCACTTCGTCCGTATCAAGGACTCCTACGTCGATTAACGGGTTACATGCGGCACTGCCGTGAACAGCACGCTCGGCTACTACAAGTCCATGGCAGTGCCGCCTCTCCCGTTGCCTTTTCAACATCAGGAAATCTCATGTCCAATACCATCCCCGGTAACGGTGTGACGTTCATCGTCGACCCGAACCGTCGTTTCACCAGCTGGCACATCAGCGAAATCTACAAGCCCGGTGGCGATCCGGAAGTGGCCAAGTACGTTCCCAACAAGAACGACGAAGTCCGCGACTGGGACAGCGGTACCTACCGGGTCACCGATGTGGATTACACCACCGGCATCTCGATCCTGACCAAGTGGAAGGAGCCGACCACGCCGGGCGAGGTGGAGAACGTCGACGTCCTGCTTGCTGCAGGTCCCGGTCATGTCTCCGAGTCCTACCGCTGCTACATCGATGACAGCGTGATCCCGCACACCCTGTGCGTGGATGCGCGTGCGCACGTCTACGGCACCACCGTCACCAGCTTCAAGATCTTCCTGGGTTCGGACATCGGTCAGAACGGGGAGATCATCTCCAGCCTCTACGACAACGCCGGCAATCTGCTGGGCGAGAACATCCCGTTCGAAGTGGTGGCCATGGATGACATCAACAACATCGCCATCAAGGCTCCGATGGTGGGCCACACCAACCGCAAGCTCAAGGACGGCGAGCAGCTTACGCTGGTGGCCTACGATGCTTCCGGTCAGCCGCGCTCGCAGGTGCTGTTGGTGGTCAAGAACACCCGCTTCATCCGTCGCCATGATGCGTCGCTGAAGTACGTGCTGGGCATCAGCCTGGAGACCCCGTTCCTGAATCCTTCCGATCCGACGGTGGTGGAATACCCGATCAACATGCCGGTGGCGGGCCTGAACCTGATGGGTCGTGTGACCTATTCGGACGGCACCTCGCTGAGCATGCCGGTGGACGGTACCAAGTTCTCCATCGCAGGCCTGACCAACTACGTGGCCACCATCCAGGGCCAGCCGGCGCCGCTGATGCTGTTCTACCAGCTCAGTGATGGCGAGGTCGCTTACCTCGATACCCCGGCACCGAATCGCAAGATTCCCAAGCCGTACACCGCCCGCACCAAGGAGCGCGATGGCGCTTACTCGGTCAAACTGTACGTGGTTCCGACCTGGGTGGACGTGCTCACCGGCTACCGCCTGAACTACTTCCTGTACGATCTTGACCGCAAAACGGTCTATGATGTGACGTCCCACGTCGAGTTCGGCGTTAACAGCCCGGCTTTCCGCCCCACCGAATACGGTGTGGTGCAAAACCTGGTAGTGCGTCTGAACATGCAGAAGGTCAATCCGCAGTTCGAACAATGGGCTCACACCCAGACCTTCGCGCTGACTCTGCTGCGTCGTGGTGACCAGGACGTTGGCACCAACTGGACCATCGCGTACGATCCGGGCCAGAACCCGCCGTACGGCGAAGCGCTCAAGGCTGCCTACAAGTTCATCAACGTCGGCAATTACCAGCTCAACGTTTCCTCCGGTGCCCTCACCCAGGAAGAATGGCTGGATCGCCTGTACTACCGTTCCAAGCCGCTGTTCGATGCACGCAGCGAATCGGCGCCGCTGGTTCCGACCCACTTCACCGTGGTCACCGGTACCCAGAGCATCGACCTGCCGATCTCGGCCTGGAACCAAACCATCACCGCCACGGCCATCCCGGCCGAAGGTCGTCCGGTCTACATCCGCTTCATCCGGCGGATGGCAGACAACGACCTGCAACTGGCGTTGGCAGGTTTGATTACCCACCAAACCCCATAAGCCAAAACCAGCCAGAGGGGGAGCGAAGGCTCCCTCTCTGGTCGGCGATGGCAAAGGATTCTTTATGATTCTGTTTCACAGTGATTGGGATTACTATCCCGACGCCATCGCTGATTTTCAAACCACCAACCAGAGCTTCGTGCGTCTGGCTCAGCTGTACGCTGATATGGGCGTTGAGAACAACGTCTTCCATCTGGCGCTGCATAACCCGGACCTGCAGGGCGTTGACCCATTCTCCCCCAACCTGACCGTCGAGCAGATGGTCGACATCGGTTTGGAGTGCGCGGAAAACCCGTGGTACTTCTTCCGAGAAATCATTCGCGTTCCCGCGGCTGGTGGTAGCGAGCATCCTCGCTTGATTGCTAACCGTGGCAACATTGGCATGTATTGGTGCTTCTTCAACCACGTCGACGTTGCGCTGATCCAGCCACGTCAGACCGGTAAGTCGGTGTCCACGGACTGCTTGATGGTGAACCTGGTTCACTTCGCAACCGACCACACCTACATCACGATGATCACCAAGGACAACAGCCTGCGCACCAAGAACGTCGAGCGTCTGAAGAAGATGCGCGACCTGCTACCTAAGTACCTGTTGGAGATGCGCCCGGACGATGCGGACAACCAGATCGAGCTAACCTACAAGTCGCGCGACAACGGCTACTCCACCGCCGTGGCCCAGAACTCCGAGGCCGGTGCGAACAACGTGGGTCGTGGTTTGACCTCCCCGGTTCTGCATTCGGACGAAGGTCCGTTCACCAGCTTCATCAACATCATTCTGCCGGCAGCACTGGCAGCAGGTACGGCTGCTCGTAACAACGCCAAGAAGGACGGCCAGCCCTACGGTAACATCTTCACTACCACGGCCGGTAAGAAGGACAACCGCGAAGGTAAGTTCATGTACGAACTGATCTTCGGTGGCATGACTTGGGATGAGCGCATGGTGTTTGATGCGGCCAACCAAGAAGAGCTGCACCGTCGTATCAAGAAGAACTGTACCGGTGTGGTGGGTCCGGGTGGTAAGAAGGTCGACGATGACATGAAGCGTGCGCTGGTGAACATCACCTTGTCGCATCGTCAGCTCGGTTACACTGACCGCTGGCTCAAGGAGGCTATGGCCAACGCCGGTGGTACGCCGGAGTCGCTGGCTCGAGACTTCCTGAACTTCTGGTCGTCCGGTTCGCTGTCCTCGCCGCTGAGTCAGAAGCTCAACGAACGCATCCGCGATTCGATGCGCAAGGCCGATTACCTGGAATGGTCCAAGGACAACTACTGTCTGAACTGGTACATCCCGGAAAACCAGATTGCCAAGCGCATGGCCGAAGGTCGCTTCATCGCCGGTTTGGATACCTCCGAAGCGGTCGGCCGCGATACCATCGCGCTGGTGATCATCGACGTGGAAGATCTGTCGGTAGTGGCTACCGGTACTTACAACGAAACCAACCTGATCAAGTTCTGTAACTATCTGGGTAATATCCTGATCCGTTACCCGAACATCACCTTGGTGCCGGAACGCAAGTCCACCGGTGGCATGATCATCGACTACCTGATCCTGCAGTTGACTCGCGCCGGTCAAGATCCGTTCAAGCGCATCTTCAACCGCATCGTGGACAACGCCTCCACCGATCCGGAATCGTTCAAGGAAATCCAGACCAGCCTGCTCTCGCGTCTGGAAAACTTCTACGATACCCGCAAGGCCACCTTCGGCTTCAACACCAATGCCGAAAACCGCAGCCTGCTGTACACCACGGTGTTGCAGAACGGTGCCAAGAACGGCGGCGACAAGGTGCACAGCGAAAAGCTGGTCACCGAGCTGCTGGGTCTGGTGGTCAAGAACGATCGCATTGATCACAGTGCCTCCGGGCACGATGACCATGTCATTGCTTGGCTGTTGGGTCACTGGTTCGTGGCTCACGCCCGTAACCTGGCTTACTACGGCATCCCCAATGGTCTAGCCATGTCGGCGGTGGCCAAGTTCTCCTTGGAAGAGGAGACGGTGGAGCAGCAGTACCAGCGCCAGCAACAACAGCGCCTGCTCAACGAAGTGGCCAGCCTGCTGGAGCAGCTCAATGACTTCCAGCAAGACCCGATGAGCGTGGCCAAGTTGGAAGGTCGACTGCGCGCCATCTCCGGTCGCTTGGTGGATGACACTGATGTCTCCTACGTGCAGACCATCGATGCGGCTATCCGTGAGTCGCAGGAAACGCGTATGCAGCGCATGCGCATGCGGGGTCGCAACGCAGGCGGTTACCGACCGCTGGAAGGGGTGGGTTGGAACTCGCCGTCTTCGATGGCTGGAACGTCGGCCTACAACCCGTACAGCTCGCTCATTGGCGGGCCGAGCCACAACATCACCTTTGCATGACGGCATAAGCCCCCTCCCAAACGGGAGGGGGCGTTATGTTGGTTCAGCCGATCTTGCGGTGGTCGGCCATGGCCTGACGCTTTTGCTGGATGACCACATCCAGCAGCTTCATGACCGTCATGTCGCGGGCGCGATTGAAGTCATCGTCGGGCAACACCACGCTGACGCGAATGGGTTCGCCGGTCAGGGTTTCGGCCGTACCGTCCATGGCCCACACACGATTGACTTCTTGGGCAACCCAGGGGAAGACGAAGTCGCGACGCAGCACGATCTTTCGACCACCCACCATGACCTTACGCAGGTGGCCCTTCAGGCGCGCCGCTTCGATCGGGGTGAACTGGATGTACTCGGAGAAACCGGTGCTCACCGAGGACGGACCCCGGAGCCATTTGGGAAGTTTCATAGTTCTCGTTGGTTTGTCAGATGCACGCCAGGCACCCGGTCCAAGAACGCACGCATCACGTACGCCTGCGGATAGCGGGTGTGGCGCAGCAGAGGGTTGCACAGCATCGGGAAAGTGATGCGCTCAAAGAACCGTGGATCGATGTACGGTTTCTCTGCCTCCGAGGCAAAGGCCTTGACTTCGAACAACACAAACAGTCGGTCGGGAATCCACCATCGGACAAAGCGGGTCCTGTAGGTGCGCTGGCGAATTTCCAAGCCCAGCTCGATTTCCTTTTTGTCGGTATCAGTGCGGTAGGTTACCGTGGGGTAGAGCACCTTTTCGAAGGTCTCCTCGGTCCGTCGTTCCCCCAGCAGGTTATCCCACAGCAGACCCAGTTGCAAGAGCAGCCATTGCATAGGAGTCTCCCTGACTCACGAGGTCTTGATGAACTGGGCGGTGTTGTTCTGGTAGTACTGCATGGCCATGGCCCTGATCACCAGATACAACTGAACACCCGTCTTGACCGAAGCAATGACGGACTCGTTTCGAGACTTGATCGAATGTCGTACAACCCGCTCGGCCAGTTCCTTGGTCTTGAGCAGGGTCGGATCGGCCATACGCGAGGCCATGTACATGGCGCGCAGTTTGGTGATCAGCGGCATCAGGCCGCCACGGGGGTTGTAGAGCTCACGATCGGAGGTGATCATGCCAAAGGCGTAGATCAGCGTTTCGTTGGCCAGCTCAGTGATGTACTCATGGCCCTTGGTCTGCTTGAACCGGGACATCCAGGTCAAGGCATCACGCAGGTCATTGGGATTCATCGAACGCATGCCATCACTGACCACCTCAATCAGCTCTTCGATCACAAAGCTGCGGGGGTCGTCCATCACCTCGTTCAGGTAACGGATGAAAGTGGTGAACTGACGCGTTCGGTCTTGCATGACCACCGAGCCGTCCACCTCGGTGCGCACGCTTTTCTGCACGACGACTTTCTTGCCTTCTTCGTGCAGCTTGTAGAAGATCTTGTTGATGGACTTGATCAGCTCGCGGATACGGTTTTGGATGTCGGAGATCATGTAGATCACATCCTTGTCGTTCTTCATCTCCATGTAAGCCCGGCGGTAGACGCTTCGGGGGGAGATGATTTCCGCGGCTCGCTTTTCGATCAGGTCGCCCCAGTTCTTGTGGGTCTTGATCAGGAACTTACGGCTCATCGCGTTCAGGGCTGCCTGCGCCGTGCCTTCGTCGGCCGGGTAGGGGTAGCTGCGCGAGAGCACCGAACCGAGGTACTTGTAGAGCAGGGCTCGGATGGTCAGTTCCGCACCTTCCTGGCGCAGGGCCGGGGAGATGTGTTCGGCAGTCATAAGCCGGTGGACCAGCCACACTGCCGATTGGTTGAAGGTATCGTTGGCTCGCACCCAGTCTTTGGGGATGTCGAGTTTGGCAACGCCTTCTTCGACTGCGCCCTCGTCCACATCCCGCAGGATTTCGACGAACCACTTTTCGCGGTCGGAGGGACGGAAGCGCATGGGGTGGACGCCAGTAAGCTGGCCGCCGAAGAAAGCGATGTGGTCCTCGTTACGGGACGTGAAGCTGTGGTCAAACTCACGCAGCCGCTTGATCAGGTCGAGGTCGACCTTGAAGTCAGGCGCAGCTGCGTCGAAGACCGATTTGATGTTAGGGGACATTGCGCGCCTTTAGGAAGTGAAGAGGGCTCAAGAATTCTTGGAATCTATACCATCTTGTTGAAAACCTAAAGGAACTTCAAGACATGACATCACATGGCATGAGTTACACGGCGGAATATTCAGCTTGGCGAGAAGCGAAATACCGGTGCATTCGAGCAACCCACCAGAACTATCCACATTACGGAGGCCGGGGTATTCGGATGTGTGAACGGTGGTTGGAATCTTTCGAGGCCTTCTTCGCAGACATGGGTCCCCGCCCCAGTGAAGACCATTCCCTCAATCGAATCAATAACGATGGTGACTATGAGCCGGGGAATTGTGAATGGGCTACTCTCAAAGAGCAGGCTCGCAATAAAACCAACAATCGCAAATTCCACCACGATGGGATCGACAAGACGGTAGCTCAGTTGGCCGAGGAACGTGGCCTGAGTCCCCATCGCGTTTTCCAGCGGCTGGATCAACAAGGCGATTCGCTTGAACGGGCCCTAAGACCGGTCAAGGTCCGACCTGTCTATAGTCACGATGGGAAGTCTTTAACGCTCAGCGAGTGGTCAAAGGTGACAGGTATTCGGACATCTACTCTTCATCGAAGAATTCACGATCTCGGCTGGTCTGTAAGCAAAGCGCTCACCACTCCGACTTGATGTTTTCCACGAGGAGAGCTCCAGGAGGATCGAAAGAGTAGGCTACACAATTACACCGATCCTCTGAGCATATCCTCTAGAGTCTGCTGTAAGATTTCAGTGAAGCCCTTGTTCACAGGCCCATTTCTGGGCCTTCACAGGCTTACGTAATTCTTAACGTAAGTGACTGTATCTCGTAGTAGATATTTAACAGTAGTACCTACGGTACTACTATACTACTTGTTATATTTGCTTCTATTGGGACTACTAGAAAAATTTGGGACCAAGCCCAGGCCCGTAGGGCTGGGCGTTAAGGTCCAAAAAAGAAATTTCGTTTAGGACGCGAGGGCCCCAAGCCCTCGCTTATGACGTTGAGTAGAAAAGCACACAAGCTCCTATGTCTATGTAACCTATCCCTCTTAGAGATCCTTCACATGACTGAAAACGCTTCGACCTCCACGCCGCGCGTTGCGGTCTTCGCGACTGTCTCGATGGAATCACGTCTGCGCGGTCTTGAGACCCGCGCTGAGCTCATCTTCCCGGAAGGCTCGCAGGTTTCCATGGAAACCCAGCAGCTGGAAGAGAAGGAAAAGATCGACAACCTGGTTGATCAGCACGAACGTCTTCGTGCCCTGCTCAAGGACGAACGTACTACCGGCGCCGCCCACCTGTACATCCTCGAACCCGAAGCGCTGGCTCACTCCGATCCGGCGGCGCAGTCGACCCTGCAGGCGTTGACCAACGCCCAGCTTTCGGACAAGACCTCCATCGTGGCGGCCATGCTGCCTCCGACCACCGGCTACACCGACGCCGGTCTGGCCGCCCTGGATCTGCTCAAGCCGGATCTGGAAAACGGCAAGGTCGTCACCGTCGAATCCTTCGACGACCTGCTGGCGTTGCTCAACCGCTAAGCGGCATACGGCCCCACCTTCGGGTGGGGTCTTTATGCAGGCAATACGATGACTAATGAAAAACCTTTCAGGACTATAATACCGAAGGGAGATACACCCACGATAAAGGATGGCTTCAATGGTTGCAAAGATCAAAGACATGACCGGTGAGCGGTTTGGTCTACTGACGGTGATCGGAATGCATCCGCACCGCAACAGATTCAAGCAGGTCATGTGGGACTGCCGCTGCGATTGCGGCAACATGATCGCCTACAGCGGATGCCTGCTGCGGATCAACAACATCGTCCACTGCGGCAAATGCCCCTATCGCATCCTGGGTTACGCCAAGGGGTCGATCCGCTTGGCATGGCTGGAGGTTCTCAAGGACCTGCACAAGGTGTACATCGACCCCAAGTGGGTTATGTCGATCATCGAGTTCTACAAAGACGTTGGCGACCGACCCAGCGCAGATCACGCGCTGGAGCGCATCGATCCTAAAGGTCCATACGTCAAGAACAACATGCGGTGGGTAGACGGTCTGGCCCACCGGCGCCAGCCGCGTTACCTGTTCATGGGCGAGAGCGTGTCGTGTGCGGAGCTGGCTCGTAAGTTTGGCATTACTCGACAGGCGATGAGTCAAGGCTTGAAGTCTGGCTGGACGATGGCCCAGCTCGAAAAGCGCTACCGCAAACAGCAAGCCGAAATGAGCAGCAAATAAAAGAAATTCAGAACTATACTACTCCTACGACAGGTGCCCTGTAATTTCTCTTCGCTCTATGGTGGGGCAGTCAGTGCCCACGGTCTAGTTAGCCCCCTGGTCGTGGGGTGCGCGCTGGCTGTCTCACCACCCTATTCTCAAGGAACTGCAATGAAAGATGAATCCAAGCGTTTGGAAATGAAGATCAACAAACCCACCACCGATGGCTACTGTCGCATCATTGTTACCCTCGATGCCGCTGTACCCATGGTCGGAAAGAGGACGATCGACAAGGCCCCCAACGGGCGCCTCAACGAGCTGCTCCCCATGGCGAAGATCCGTAACTACAACAAAAGCGATACGGACTTCCACAAGGACGCCGGTGTTGTCATTTGTGCAACCGTGAAGTTCGGTCGCGTGATCAACGCCGACGATCGTCCGGATGGTAGTTACTCGACTTTCGAAACTACCGTGACCATCCACAGCTCCGAGCACGGCTCGGCCGATCTTGACATAGCGCTGGCGCAGTACAAGGCGCAGATCGCTCGCACCGAACCGATCATCGTCCACGCACTCGGCGCGCTCACTACCGATGAAGCCGAGGCCGATCTGCTGTTCTCCTCCATCATGCACGCCATAACTCCGAAAGAAGTCAACTAACCTACCGCTTCAACAACCCCAAGGAATCTGCAATGAACGCTCTGAACAAGATGATCCGCAACATCTCCGACTCGCTGTTCTTCCGCAGCCGCAATCCCCATCAGGTGCACCGCAACGGCCACCACCTGCACAACGAATACCGCCGGATCCTGACGGCACCTGATCTGGCCGTCGAAGTACTGATGACCATCGCACTGAAGGACGAACACTTCCGCGACCTGCTGCCCAAGAACGAGGGTCCGGGCCTGGTGCGTCTGGCCGTGGTCGGCAACTTCCTGTACGCCAACGTTTTCGAACTGCACGAATTCCCCGGCGGTCCGATGGAACATCCGTTCAACGAAGACTGGCGCAAGGACAGCATCATCGACTACCTGGTCGCCACCGAAGTCAGCTACAACGACAAGGGCCGGCCGGAATCGTTCATCCATTCGCTCGAACCGATCGTTCGCCACTACCACACCCACCACAGCTTCGATCCCGACGAACCGATCCACTCCTACGCTCTGACCTTGAACAAGGAAGAGCTGGAGCAGATCAACCGCCTCAGTGTATCCCACCATCGCCGCAAAGCGGCATAAAGGAACTACCGTGAACAAGATCCTGATCAGCTCCATCCTGGTTGCGGCCCTGGTGGGTTGCAGCAAGGCTGAACCGGCGCAGACCACTACCACTGTCAAGGAGGTGGCTGCTGCTGAAACCGCACAGGCCCTGGCGGCCGAGGTGACTGCACTCCGGCAGGAGCTGGCAGCCAAGGACGTACAGGCCGCCACTGAAGCGGCCAAGTACGTGGACGTCGACCCGGCGCTGTGGTCGCAGATTCCCAACAACCAGGCTCAGGCCGATGCATCCAAGGCAGCTGCCAAGGAACACATCGAATCGGGCAAGGCGTGGGACTACCTGCCCTCACAGCACGTCCAGGTCGATGGCTACCCGGTCTTTGACACGGTGACCTGTGACTTTGACGCTTTGCCCAACGCCTCCCTGTGCGAAGTCAACGGCAACGAAGCCGTCGATGAGTACTGGGTCAGCCTGCACACCACCGTAGTGGACAACCGTGACTTCTTCCGCAAGGACTGGATCTGCGGTCGCGTCTGCTTCGATGGCGCCGGCAACCTCGTCGGCTCGGTGAGCGAAGAGATGGTCAACTGGGTTACCGCCCAGTGCGACTGGTCTGTTTACACTGCGCCGGACTGCACCATCAACCGCAAGAAGAACCACTAGGAAAGCAATCAATGTACAAAGAGAAGATCAACTACTTCGCCGGCACGATCATCCCCAAGTCTGCGGTGGATGGTTTTGAAGATACGCTGCGCGACCTGATCACCTTCGATGGTGTGGAGCGTAAGCTCCAGCGTATCGCCAACCGTGAAAGTGACAGCCGAGCACGGGCCGGGCTGAAGAAGCCGGTAACCATTGCCGGCGAAGTAGTGGTCGACCTGAGGGGTGAGAATAAGCCGAACTTCTTCTTCACCGCCAAGTACGAGTTCGAGGCTGACGAGCTGGACTACAACGTCATCCTGCGCATCTCGGCGGAGCGCAGTGCGATCTTCAACGACATCTATCGGGAAGGCCTGATTCGCATGCGCGATCTGACTGACCTCAAGCCGCATTACAAGCCCGAAGATGCCGATAGGTTGGAGATGTTGGAGCAGACGATCGCCACGTTCCTCCATGACCTGTCATCCATCCTCCCGCACTAGGAGTCGTCATGAAGTTCAAAGAGAAGATCACCATCACTCTCCCACCGACTTCACCAGGCGCTTACGACTCCAAGGCCTATGGTGAGGAGTTCGTGGGTGGGATGATCCGTGAAGCGGTGGCGGTCTTGGATCGTCACGCCAAACCACCTGAGATTGAGGTGAAGGTGTACGACCAGCCCCCACGAACCCCGTCGGGATTCATGGAGATCGAGTACTCGGTCGAGTTTGAGTACATCTCCCTGTGCAATGTCAGTCAAGACCGGGTCCAGCAGTTTGATCGGGAGCGGACCAGCACTCAAGATGTGGTGGACGCGGTGATGACCATGCGGGCAGCTTCGATCGGGCAGATACTGCTGAACGCCATCCAGCATCCGGTCATCTACGGAAATTCGGACGTGATGATCGATATGATCGAGCTGCTTCCCAAGCAGATCTAACGGCATAGCCCCTCCTCCCGATCGGGAGGAGGGGCGGATAGGGTGCTTTTCTTTTTCGCTATTTTGTGGATACCAACACAGAGGAAACATCCATGCAGTTCTACGAAGGTCTGGTCATCACGCGTAACGCCAACATGACCGACGACGGTGCCGACTGGACCGCCGACCTGGTCGCCCATTGCTCCGGTGATGGTGCGGTCAACCTCGGCGCCCAGCTGGTGGTCAGCGATGACCCGGATGCTCCGAACTACTCGGTGGTCTACATCGCCGGCGTGCAAGCCGCACCGACCCTGGGCAACGAACGCCACGAACAGCCGCCGATCGAGTCGGATGTTCTGGACCAAGCGATGGTCGAGAAGATCGCCAACCTGCGTGCCCGTGTCGTGGCTCGTCTGCTGTACATCGCCATTCGTCATGACGACCTGCTGTACATGGACAACCTGGAAACCCTGCGAAACACCATCTCCCCGTCGTACTGACGGCATAGCCCCTCCCCATTTGGGGAGGGGCCTTATGATGCTTAGTTGTTTCCCCCCGTTAGGGTCCGCAGTGCTCTTTCGTAGCCCTTGCGATCGTCCATGAACATCACCTTTTGCCAGACTTCATCGATGTAGTCCAGATACATCTGGTTGGCGTCAGAGTAGCTGTCGATGATCTCGCGGTAACGACCCAGTTCCATACCACCGACCAGACGATTCATGCCGGTGGGGATGACCTGGTTGTTGTAGATGTAGGCCTTGGTTGCCAACTCTACCAACTTGGAGAACGGGCGGTAGGTGGTCGGCTGGAGCGTGTTGAACTCGTCGTCGTATTCCAGATAGCAGCGCAGGAAGCAGGTGCGCGGCATCGACAGCACATCGCTGACCAGCAGGACGTTGTCACCGACCAGACGGATGTAGGCGGTGGAGACGATCGGGATACCCATCTGCGCATTCATCATGCCTTGGGCGGCATCGAGGATTTGCGAGTAGCCATTGACACCCATGTACGAGTTGTTCATCGTGTTGCTCGGACCGATGGTCAGCGAGACGACACGGGAGATCTTGCGGTTCTGGGTGAGGTTGGCCGGAATGCGGTAGATGTAGCGCGCGGTGTCGATTTGCTCAGCCGGCACGTTGTCCAGCGGGATCTCGATCATGTTGCCGCCGGCCAGATTGCAGTCGGGGATCACGCGCTCGTTGATCACCTTCTCCCGGATCATGGCATCCAGTGAAACCGGCATTGGAGTCCGGTTGAACTCCTTGCGGATAAAGACCTCCTCAAGGATCTCTCGAGGAATGGCGAACTTGACGTCTTGGATCGCCTTTTGAAGAGCGCCCATGAAGGACTCCTATGTAGATTCTCATAGACTAATCCATCAATAGACCAACTTTCAAAACTACAATATCTCCTTGAGTCAGCTACGTGAAGACGTAAAAAATCCCACTAGCTAACTCATCGTTTGATAACCCCGCCATTGAGGCTTCTCTCATGTCCCGTTCTTTCGCAGCAAATCACAGTTGGGTGGTCCATCGCGACTTGCGGTACATCAGTCGCAATCTTACCCCGGAAGACCACGACAGGCTGGCCCTGTACGTTGTCAGTCGAGATCCCGAGTTGTATGGGATCCACGCCACCGTCAACTACCAGCCAATGCTGGGGGTAGTTGTGGGTAAGCGCACGATCCACGTTCGGGTCTATGACCTGGATGCGATGAAGAAGAAGCCTGACATGTTGGCCAGCCGCTTGGGGCTGATCGACAATGCCAGCTATATCCTGTTCGATCACAGAGGTGAGCCGTATGTGGTTCACGGTGAACAACGGTATGTAGCCAGCGGCGAGTCACCGGAGTTCGTTGCGGAGAAGTATCTGAGCCCCGCAGCTGTTGTTGCACTGGACAATGCACTGGTCCAACAGCAGAAAATCGAACCCTCCCGACCACTGGCGGCGGTTAGCTAAACGCACTACCCACATCCCATTTCGAGGAAGAGCATGAGTATCGAAGAGACCCCGCGCGGCAAGATCAGCCTGTACGGCGCCGGCGGCGCTGGCATCAACCTGGTCAGCAGCTGGAACGACGCGCACAACGACCACGCCACGGGGCAGGCTCTGCTGCAGGTGTCCTACGTGGACACCTCCAAGTCCAACCTCCCCGCCAGCGTCAATCCGGAAACCGTGTACGTGCTCGATGGCGTGGACGGCTCGGGCAAGATCCGCAGCGAGAACCACGTGGAAATCTCGCGCAACATCCGCAGCGTGCTGCAGAAGCATGCGCCGGGTGACCTGAGCGTGGTGGTGTTCTCCGCCTCCGGCGGTTCTGGTTCGGTGTTCGGCCCGCTGCTGATCGCCGAACTGATCAGCACCGGCAATCCGGTGGTGGGCGTGGTGGTGGGTTCGGAAGAATCCAAGATCACCACCGAGAACACCCTCAAGACCCTGAAGACCCTGGAACACATCGCCCAGTCCAAGGGCGTGCCGGTGGTCATCAGCTACCACCACAACAAGGCCGGCACCAAGCGCTCGGACAACGACAAGGCAGCCCGCCGCGTCATGGCCACCCTGAGCGTGCTGGCTTCGCGCCGCAACACGGCGTTGGACACCAAGGACATCGCCAACTGGCTCGAATACACCCGCGTGGCCCCGGCCATCAAGCCGCAGCTGTCGCTGCTGCACGTGTACGACCAGATCGACGACGTCCAGAATGCCACCCGGCCGATCTCCATCGCCGCGCTGCTGAAGGACCCGGACGAGCCGACCTTCGACGTGCCCTGCGAATACGAGACCACCGGCTACCCCAAGAACTGGCCGGACGGCTTCAACCAGCTGTTCTTCGTCATCAACGTCGATGGCGTGCCGGTCGTGGAGAAGATGGTCAAGGACCGTCTGGAAGGTCTGGAGAAGGCCAGCGCTTCGCGCGTGACGCGTGACTCCATGGTCGACGGCAAGGACAACATCGTCGGCGACCTGATCCTGTAACCGACAACGCCCCCTCCCTTCGGGGAGGGGGTTATGGAACCCCCATGAACGATACCTTTGTCTGCGACACCTGCGGCTGCATCGATCAACTCGAGCTGGCCGGAATCACCAACCCCTGCGGGAATCTCCAATGCACCCAATGCGCTTCCGGGACGTGGCACGATCTGTTTCCGAGGAGGCAGTACAATCCGATCACCGATTTGGTCGTGAACCGACCCAACGGCATCGGGATCGGGTAGCCAACCAAAACCCGGCCATCACCATCCTCGTTCCGTGGGAGGACCCTGAGTTCTTCGACGAAGACGATCGACTGGCCTGCGATGAACTGACCATCGACCTCAACTACCTGTTCGTTGAGGCCGCAGGGTTCATGCCCTTGTTGGAGGTGGAGTATCACTCCACCCAATTCATGGCCGTACTGGACATGAACTACAACGTGGTCTGGGATTGCCTGTGGAACATGTTCGAGGCGTGCGCCGACGACCAGCGGGTCATGTCGCGCGATGCTTACATCGGACTGGCCGAACAGCACATCCACACACTGGTCCATACCACCGGCCGGATCATGGAGTGGATGGCGTGGCGGTGCAGTAATTTCGCCGCTCCTCGTGAAGGTATGCATCCGCTCCACACGTACATCGACAATGCCGAATGGCGGCCGGGGGTGGGCGTATACATCTCCTTTGACTTCAGCGATGCGTATTAAGGATAGTTGAAATGAACCAACCCAAAGGCTTGACTGTCCATTTTGATCCGGCTGAGTTTGCTGGACCGCAGGACAGGCAGTTGCTGGAAAGCTTGAATCTGGCGATGGCTGATCTGGTCAACGTGGTACTCTGGGTGTGGCCTTCCTTCAAAGACGACCCCAGTCGCACCTATGAGGTGATCGTCGATGAAATCGCCGAGATGGTGATGGGCGACGTCGAAGACCATCGGGCCACGGCGCTGTGCGAAGGAGCCGATCAGGTGGTAGATTTGTGCACCCGGATCTACAGCCACCTAGAGCCGTCCATCAGGGACCTACCCGATCAGCTGTACGATGCAGTCAATAGCGGACTGCGCTCGGACCTGGACAGCGGAATCATGCATGTACTGCGCGAGGTCCCGCAGGGCAAGATGCTGCTCTTGTCGATGGATTAACATACGGCCCGGCCTCGCCGGGCTTTATGCCGCTAAAAGCCCCTCAGACGCGTTCTGAGGCCCGTACGTTATTTGCCACACCGTTCCGTAATCTAGTGTATGGAAAGGCCGCCAAGGCGCGCCTGTTGGCCTTCCCTTCAAAGAGACATTTTCCATGAACCCTCAGACGCGCCAATATCCGAGTAAGTTCGTGCTCTCAATAGCCAATATCGAGACCGAACTGATGGCTTTGACCGAAGCCACAATGCAGCAGATGGGCCGCAACAAAGATGACGAACCATTCCGCGATCAACTGATCCGGGCGTGGGTGGTGCATCAGTTGCAGCGTGAGCTGTATCTGACCTTCGATCGAGATCGCACGTACAACGAAGCACAGACCATGTTCTTCGAGACCCCGCCGTCGTACTTCAACACCCACCGACACCTGATTGATCAGTTTGTCGGCCAAGTCCGCCCCGTGCTGAGCGTGGGACCGGACATCCCTTACAACGAGCGCATCTGTACGGTGGAGTTCTGGCTCCCCAACCTGACGCTCAAGTTCCTATAAAGAGAAAAGTGACCGCCATGGCAAATCTGCCTGAAAGTAAGTACTTCATCATCTCCATCGCCGAGGAGGTGGATGTGCTGATGATGAGTATCGAGGAAATGGCGGCAGGCATGTTCGACAACAACCCTCTGCGCCAGCAGTTGCTGCCGGCAGTATCGGAGGAGACGAAGGGGTTCAACCCCGTGACGTGCGCAGAGCTGGCCAAAGCGTACTACCTGAACTGTCTGCAGGAAACCGCCCTGTGGATGGAAAAGGCCGGTACCAAACAGGACTACGTGGTGGACCAGCTGGGGGTGATGATCCCGATGTGGAATGATGTCGATTCCAAGACGCAAGATGACATCGTCCGTTTTGTTGAGGCAGCCTTTGCCGAAACGGCCAACGACAATCTGGTGCTGTTCGATGGCCCAGATCCGAATTGGCGTGTGTGGGCCGCACGCACGCTCAGCACCAATGCACTGGTGTTGGAGAATGTGGGCGACTTCCGCATTCTGGATTGGGAGCGCCGAATGGGCCTGACCGAACAGGCCGAGAAGGACGGCGTGGAAGTTTCCGAAGATGCGTGGGATGTGGATGAGGATATGCGTACCTTCGCCCAGCTCAACAGCATCCGGGCCAGCAAGTCGACCTCGGTCCGGTTGTATGCGGTGGATGTACTGGATCATCGCAAGGCCAAGGCTCAAGGTCGCGGTAGCAGGATCGTCGCCCGTGCAGTCCGCCACGACCTCTAAACTACCCCCCTCGTTGCGACAGACCAATGCGCAACGTCGCTTCAACCCCAAACCACGGCACATCATCGTCGACCTGAAATGGTTCGGCGAACGGATCGAGACCACCATTGAGCATTACTTGGGAACGGCCTCGTTCGTGGACTACTCCGTGTTGGCAGACTTCATCGCTGGCGGGCTGGAACAGATTTTTTACGGGGCAGCATTTACTGGTGAGGCCACGCTGGAAGGTCTGTTGGCTGAGTACCGAGTTCCCCGTGACGTAGCCCGTCAATTGCTCGATGAATTGGACATCGCAGTCCAGCGGTATTTCGACCAGGAGTTCGGTGGTCGAGATTCAGCCAACGAATACAACTTCCGCCTACTCTCGGCCAATACGGTGATCCTCACCGAAAGCCAGCCGGTTCCAGAGTTTCGGAAGGGCTACCTACTTACGGAGTCACCGCATGACCTTTACATCGAGGTACCAACTCTCTGATCACGAGGATGACCGCGCGGTCGACTACACCAACGTGATCATCCCCATCGAAGATGTGTGGCATGAGCTCTATCAAGATTACCGACTCTTCTCACATCTGGAGTTGGACCCAAGCGAAGTGATCAAAGCGGCCATCGCCTACGCAATCGCTGGCACCCGCACTGATGACAGTCCGTTGGTCTTCACCAACGCCTTCGCTCGTGTCAACGCCCACATGCAGGCCTATCAGCTGATCGTCGACCGGGCGCAGTATCCGGACGAGGTGATGCAAGAGGGAGCTTCGCATCTAGACGTCCATCGGTTGGTGGACATTATCGGTAAGGTCGCTTATCGTCTGACCGAGGCACTGCTGCTCAACCTTGGCACTGTGCCACTGCAAACCCGTCTTCACCGATTCCTCGGCCGAGACATCATTCTTCTGATACCAACCGAGGTACACCGTGGGCATGAACGTAATCTTGCCCGTTCGAATTCCCGACTCTGATCGAGTTGCGGTAGAACGGGCCATGGAAGCATGCCGGAACAAGCTGGACTTCACCGACTTTCTGATGCTCGCCTTCGAGTATTGGGATCTGGGCGATGACGGCCAGTATTCCGGGATGCAGGACGACGCTCTCCGAGATGTCTTGCGCGGCCACCTGAACAAGGTGCTGCCTAAGATCGTCCATACTTACGCCCAGCTGGAACAGCTGACGGCGTTGGTGATGCACGCAGTGACGGTATTCCGTACCGCCGCTTACACTTCACTGGGCCCCATCGTGGAGTCCCTCAACGCACCGGTGACGATGTACTTCGTGCGCTATTTGGCACAAGACGTCATGGTGCGGATCGAACCGGAATGGGAGGCTACGTCTCATGAGCAGGAATGAACGAGACCGCGCCTACCTGGTCTTCAATGGCCGGGAGATCATCGGTGAGATCAAGCCGTCCTCGACCTTGCTGGAAACCCTGGAGCTCACCCCGCGTACGGTCGTGCGTGAGATCTTGGAGGTGGTGTTTAGCGCCAACAAGTACCAGCATATCCAGCCGCCGATTGCCGCAGCCCACATCCCCGGTGCTGGCCAGTTGATCCGCGCCACCTACGCAGTGCAGGAGATGATCGAATCCAACTGGATGGAGCAGCTGGAAGAGACCTCTGAGATCGCCCGCCGAGCTCGGGAGGACATAGCCGCCCTGCGTCAGCTGTTGTATTCGATCTGGACTCTGATCAGTGATGAGCTGATCTATCTGATTGAAGCCTTCAAGCTCAGTGACGCTGAGATCCGCGATCTGCGTTTTGAACGCTGGATCGATGAGGACTTCATCGTGTCCATTCCATCCCGCCGGAGGAAGTAATGCAGAAACCCAAGACGATCGCCCGCTACGGGCAGATCAGGCCGGCCAGGCTGATCTTGGACCCGCAACTGAGTGACGAGCAGATCATCGCCCTGAATCAGTTCACCTACGAATGCGATGCCACGTTGACGGGCACGGCGAAAGCGCCGGTGTGGATGATGGTGGCACAAGGCATTTTGGATGTGGTGTGTCGCCATGAACGCGACCATGTCACTGCCGTGGACACAGCAGCAATGCTGGGCAGTCAACCCAAGCCCGCACGACCGCAGGTCGACCCCAGCGAGTTGTGTGATCACGTCTATGGCTTGTTCGAGTCATTGCCGATTCCGATGCTCAATGCCGAACGGGTCTACGACGAACCGATGCGTACGTTGCTGGTCCATCTGTACGAAGCAATGCAGCAGTACGTCCCGCAGCTGCTCGGTACTTCGATGTGGTCTCGTTTCGAGAACTTCATCCAAGTCGAACGTTTCGGCTCGCGTATGCTGGAGCTGCACTTTACGAGGCCGGTGTGAGTTACTCACTCCCGACTCGGGTGGTCCTCTCCGGCCGCGAGGCCGGAGTGCGACCGCAATCCTTGATTAACGGCATGATCCAGCGCCCCATGGACCTCAATGCCTACGGCGACATGATGGTCCAGATGATGCGGGCAGTGCACGACAACTGGTCAATTGCCCAGCGCTCAGAACTGGCGATGTATTTCCTGCGTGGCTTCGAATTGAAGGACGTGGAAGACCCCGGCTTTGACCAACGCATCATGTTGGAAGCGGTCAACTTCGGTGCACTGATGTTCCTTGAGAACTGGCGCGCAGCAGTGCCGAGCTGGGTACCTCTGAACCAGTACCATTTCGATCGCTGGATTGGCTGGGACTTGGTCCTGGTCAGGCAGTAAGGTATGACACCTTTCTTTTTTGTAGGCGCATGCCATGCTCAATCAATCTGACATCGTCCTGGGCACGACCGTCACTTTCGATCTGTACCCGTTTGCCCTGTTCGGCACGACCATCAAGAATGCGAAGGTCCTCTCGCTGCTCGATGGTCAAACCGCCCAGGTGCTAGGCTACGACCCCCGTAGCCTGCATGTACAGGTCTACCCGACCCTGCCGCCCGGTACGCCCGACGGCTTTGACAAGTACTTCTACCTCCAGGTGCTGCTGCCCTCCGGTCAGCGCGCCGTCTACGGCCTGCCGTGGATCAAGAGCGAGACGTACAAGACTGAAGTGATGCGCGACATCATGATCCGCTTGAACGGGGTCACCCCGGACAAGGAAAATCAGATCCGTCGCGCCCTGGCCAACATCGACCAGCCGATCACTTCGCTTGATGTAGTGTGAACGACCGGTTTTTTCTCACAGACAAGCAGCTATAGTGTGGATGACATCGGCGGGTGGCATCCATCAGCCACGGCGTTTTTCGGTTTCGACGTGGCGCTTCGGAATGGTGTCTGTGACACTAACCATTTGGCGCTCTGCCTGTGCGACGATGGTGGGAGGTCCCGTTTGGGGCCTCCCTTCTTTTTATGCCGTTTAGGTGTGATTTGCTTTTTTATCAGCGAGTATAATGGAGTAGGTAGGAAGTGGATAGAACATGCATCATTTCGTAAATCCGGCTGACACGTACGTCCGCAAAGTCGACATTCGACGCACGTATGTCGAGGACACAGCGCGTTACCTGTCGCTGATGACCAAGCAGCCCTATGACTACTGCTTGAATTTCGTATCAACCCTGGTCGGCCCCGGCGGCACCATGGAGATGAAAGACCCGGAAGTCATGGTGCTACGCCGTGGCGAGAACGGGGACCGCGAGAAGATCTTCACCACGTTCGGGGGATTCCTGCAATCGGTGTATTCCGAGAACCAGATGCTGTCCCCGTCGATGACCGCTTATATCCACCCGGACAAGCAGAAGTCGATCCTGGCTCTGTACATTGACGGCAACTTGCAGCTTCGTAAAGAGGCCAAGCATGAGATGTTCGTCGCCCAGATGGCCGGTGATGAGATCAAGCGCAAGATCCAGAACTCCAAGCAGACCACGTTCAAGATCAAGAACAACTCGCTGTCGGGCGCGCACAGCTCGCCGTACACGATCCTGTGGAATAAGTCCAGCCACTCCACGCTGACCTCCACCTGCCGTGTTGCCGTGTCCTACGGCAACACCAACAACGAGAAGTTCCTGTACGGTAACCGGCATTACTGGTGCCCGGACGTGGCCCGCAATAACATCATCTCCATCATCAACCACACCGATCTGGAGAAGGTCGCTGCGGTAATGACCAAGTACGGCCTGAAGGCGCCCAGCGTGGAGCTGGTGATGTCGTTGCTGGAACGCTCCACGGAGAACTACTGGCGCAGTACCGAGGAAATGGCCCGCCTGCGACTGCTGGTGGAGGCACTGGACGATACCCAGCGTTCGGCCTTCGCCTACGTCTCAGATCTGTACCACCTGTCGCTGGGTAACGATGAGTTCGTTCGCGAGTTCTTCCGTCGCATGTCCAAGCATGACCTTGAACCCATCACCGATATGGACGAGGCCGACAAGTGGACCAGCAAGAAGATGATGGACGACAACCTGCTGGCCTTCGTTGGCATGTTGTGCTCGGAAGAGCTGGGTGGCGGTACGCTCAATAACGTCCACGGCGATAACACCAACCTGAAGCTGAAGGACGTTCGTCCCAAGGACTATGGCGTGTTCGCAGCCACGGTGCGCAACGTCCATGAAACGCTGGACTACTACGAAGATTTCATCCGTGCATTCTGGGTCACCCCCAACCTGCCGGCTTCGGTCTTCCAAGCGCCGAGCATCATCCGTCGTGGCGCCATTGCCTCGGATACCGACTCGACCATCTTCACCGTGCAGCACTGGACCATGTGGTATCGTGGCCAGCTGGACTTCACCAAGGAGTCTGAGGACGTCGCATCGACTGCGGTGTATCTGGCCGGTCAGCTGATCCGTCACGTTCTGGCAACCACCTCCGGTGCAATGGGTGTGGCCAAGCAGTTCGTTAACAAGCTGTCGATGAAGAACGAGTTCTACTTCAAGGTGTTCTTCTTGACCTCCCGTGCCAAGCACTACTACGCCTATCAGGCAGCACAGGAAGGTAACGTCTTTAAGAAGATGAAGAAGGAGATCAAGGGTGTTGCACTGCGCAACTCCAACATCCCGCCTTCAATCACCAAGAAGTCCAACGCGCTGCTGACCTACGTGATGGATTCGGCACTGCGACTGGAAGAGATCGATCCGCGTCGTCTGCTGCGTTACGTGGCCAAGGTGGAAGATTCCATCCGTTCTGAAGTGTACCGTGGTTCTTACGACCTGCTGGCAACGGTGGGTATCAAGGCACCTGATGCGTACAAGAAGGGCGAGGACACCCCGGCTTATCAGCACTACCTGATGTGGGAGGAGGTCTTTGCCACCACCTACGGTCATGCCCCGCCACCGCCCTACGGTGCGGTCAAGGTTCCGGTCAAGCTCGAGAAGAAGATCGAGATGAAGGAATGGCTGGACAACATGGAAGACCAAGTGATCGCAGATAAGTTGCGCGCTTGGAATGCCAACACAAAGGGCACGATGGCTGTCATGTACCTGCCCGAGCAGGTGTTGGGTATGACAGGTATCCCCAAGGAAATCATCGCCGCGGTGGACATCCGTCCGCTGATTGCGCAGATGATGGAAGCGTTCTACCTGATCCTTGAGTCGGTGGGCCTTTTCATGAAGAACGCAGACAACACCCGTCTGGTCTCCGATGAAAAGTGGCTGCTGCGTGAGGACTGGCCGCTTCCGGAACTGGACATCGACCATTTGGGTTAAAAATCGACTGACGGCATAAGCCCCCTAGCACTCCTCACGGGGCGCTAGGGGGTGGTGCCTTACAGGTACGGCTTGATGCCGCGGTCGATCAACATCATGATCTCATCAAAGGTCTGCGCAGACAGCGCGTTGCGCAAAGCGCCGTTACCTTCGATGTATTGCAGATGTCGACGGATGTAGTTCAGGTACTGGTAGTTGCGTTGGTTGTCGGTGTTCCGGTTGAACTGGACCAAGAAGGCAATCAGCATTACACGAGCCAACAACACTGCCCAGGAGATCTGGGTAGAGTAGGCCTGTTCCGGCAACCGTAGTGTCTCGTGTAAATCTTCAGAGGAAACCGTAGGAATGTGAGACACCAACGTGTCAAAGTCCCACCGCTTGGAACTGGCCAGCATCAGCCAGCGTTCCAACAGGCTGTCCACCTCTTTATCCCAGTTGGTGACGAAGAAGGTGTGGTGACGTTCAGTATCGCGGGGTGATTCAATCCCGAAGTACAGATTCGTCAGGCGGTTGAGGATGGCGATGTCAGCGTAGGAGTCGAGCATGTTGGGCAGCGGGTACGCTTGCAGGAACTGACCAACCGTTCGTGGGGATTCGTCCACCACGCTGTTGGCCCGGCGCCACGCACGGTACTGACTGGCCAGCATGGGGATATTGATCGAGATGACAGCAATGCCACTTTCAGTTGACGCGAACTGATCGTCGGCCACTGGCATATTAAGGGATGTCATCGGATGGTACAGGTAGCGAATGGGACTTAGCTCCTCCCATCGCTCCAGTCCCGCCTTGACGTCCCATTGATCGGTATCGGCAATGATGACTTCTTGTACCTTATTGCCCAAGAAAGGTCCAGGACGCCAGAGTTGTCCACGAGAGAGAGCCGAGGTCATCTTCAGGCTCTGCGTGAACAGAAGTGCGACGTCGGAAATCTTGTCGTTGAAGACCTGATCGGTAGGTCCATTCGAATAGGGAATCGAACCCATCAGCCGCAACAGCAGATGGCCACCCGTGATGTTGCGGGGATTCTCCCGACGGTACTTCTTGACACGTTCCACCGTCAGGCGCAGTCCATCACGGACACGCCTGAACTCAGGAAAGGTCATGCCGCCTCCAAAGTTCAGAGGCGACTGGTTCAGCAGTTGGTACATTTCGCCTCCACGGGAGATGGGTCACGGCTGTAAGGTTGGGGTCATAATATCCCGCCCAGATAACTCTTGAGTAATTCTTTACGACAATTGTACTATGTTGTAGGAGATGTACGCTCCAGACCGCTCTTCGGAGAGGTCTGCAACCTGGAGGGTATATTCTCGACCGGTGGTAAGGGACAGAAAAACCGATTCAACCATTCTGAATCCCCTTACTATCTACTTGACACTGGAGGAGAGCGTTCTTTCCGGTGTTCGCGCGAACATCCACGATTTATCAAAGGCAACCGAGGTTTTTAAGAAATGGCCACCAACACCCCGAACGACAACAACAACGAAACCGGCACCACCAGCGCAGAAGCCATCTTCAACCGCAACTCCGGCAACACCGCCGGTGCCCAGAACGCCGGTGGCAGCCAGAGCGGCGGCTTCAACCGCAATGCCGGCCGCGCTGCCCGTCCGGGCCTGACCGCTCGCCTGAGCGGCGCACGTGGCGTGGTCTCGCGCCGCCGTCCGGGTGCCGAACTGGAAGTCATGCGCAAGGCCTTCGAAGAGGCCCTGAGCCAGTTCCACACCTCCGGCCGCCTGCAGGGCGGTGAGAACCTGAAGCTGATGCTGATCGATCGCCAGGAACTGGACCGCAAGGTCGAGCTGCTGGTTGCCTACATCCCGATGACCGTCGACAACCAGCTGCACGTGTCGATCTACACCGTGATCCTGGCCGACCAGAGCGAGAACCTGGACAGCATCAAGTTCCAGGGCACCGGCGGCCGCAACTTCGCCTACACCGTGACCGCAGGCGACGCCTGGGATCGCAACCTGTGGGTGAAGGTCGCAGCGATCGTGCAGGAAAACATGGGCGCTGTCGCCATCCAGCACAACGCCGGCGCGCAGGTCATCCCGGCCGAAACCGACGTCACCGACAAGGGCCTGATCCACGGCCTGGCGTTCTTCGTCTCCGAAGGCCTGACCCGCACCATCACCGACAAGATCCTGAAGTCCACCGATGACGTGATCTCGGTCGCCGACATCGGCGACGACGAAATCGTCGAAGGCAAGCTGGTCTACAGCACCCTGCCGCTGACCACCGCCGCCGGCCTGCCGCTGCGTGGTGACATCCAGGCCAAGCTGAGCTACAGCCAGCGCGGCAACGAGGGTGACCAGCGTGAACGTGCCTTCAGCCTGGACAACAGCCGTCCGCTGGCCGGCGCCGCCGGCTTCATCGACCTGGGCTGGGAAGACCCGCAGCAGCCGGCCTTCGGCCAGCAGCCGGCCACCCAGCGCTACCGTGCACGCTTCGTCATGACCCGCCTGGACACCGAAGGTGACTGGATCACCCCGGAACTGCAGCTGCTGTCGCTGGCCGGCGCCACCCTGGTGGCACGTCAGATGGCCTGGGCTCGCATCTGGTCGCAGGAGTTCCGTACCAAGGAACACGACATCGGCGTGATCGGCTACGAGCTGGCTCCGGGTGGCGAAGCTGAGCGCATCAACACCTCGGCCGCAGCCTTCACCAACGAAGCGCTGTACCAGCTGGTGTCGGCGACCATCTACCCGGACATCCTGTTCCAGCTGGACATCGAAGAAGTCGGCGAGCTGTCGTTCCAGAACCGCGTGCTGCTCGACGCTGCCAACAACAACGCCGATGCGCAGGACGCCGTGATCGCGGCCGCCAACAACCTGACCAACAACGAGTTCACCCGTCTGTGGCAGGCCGGCACCCCGTTCGTCATGAACGATGGCAACCGCATCCACCTGGGCTACTACGAAGCCAACGACGGTCAGCGTCGTGACATCCGTGACCTGGACTACCTGTTCATGCTGGAGCGCTTCGGCGCGCAGGATCCGAAGATGGTCGAGCGCTGGCAGGCGACCTTCGACGACGTCGAACGCGACGAAGTCGAGCGTGTGGCTGAGCGTGAAGACATGATCCGCAAGATCCTGGGCCCGACGGTGACCATCACCGGCTACGCTCGTCGCGTGACCTTCCACCCGCAGGCCCTGGACGTCCTGCTGGCCGCTTGCGGCGCAGCCGGCCTGACCATCCGTCAGGACTCGCAGTCCTACGGCTTCACCGGTTCGGCCGCTCGCGGTCGTGCTTCGGGCGGTGCCTTCGCCTTCGGCGGCGGCGCTACGAACAACCTGTTCAGCTCGGGCGTCACCGGCAGCCGTGGTCGCGGCTTCGGCTCCACCTTCACCGGTGGTTCGACCTGGCGTGGTCGCGGTAACTGATCCTCAAGTCGCAATGACCTGAGCCGCGCAACCCGCGGATAAGAGAGAGCCACCCTTCGGGGTGGCTCTCTTTTTTTGCCGTTAAGACGTAATTTGCAACACAATAGAGAGATCTATTGAGCACTGTCTTTTGGGTGGCAGTGTGAAAACGACAAACCGAAAACCCAAGCAGAAACGAGGGCTGTGTCATAGACACTCAACTACCAGATGTTGGTGAAAACCCATATCGTGCTGTCCCACGCATCCCCGTAGGACTGGGGCGTAAGTTCGATGGTATCGGTATCGGGTTGGTGGATTTCGATGCGCTGTTTGAGCAGGCAACGACTCCCCCGGTGATTCTCAACACATTCAACGTCGATACGGTGGATGACAAGACGTTGCTGGACTCGATGGTGTACACTTACTACGACGGCGATTCGCTGAACGTGGTACCGATGTGTGAATGCCAGCGCACCACTGGTGCCGGCATGATCAATCAGCGATGTAGCTTCTGCGGTACGACCGTTCTCCCGCTGAGCGAGCGTCCGCTGGAATCGCTGCTGTGGATGGAACCTCCGGCAGGTGTGGAGACGTTCATCAATCCGCAGGTGTGGACCATGCTGTCCAAGGCCATGACCCATGGTGGGATCAATGGTCTGTTGTGGTTGGTGGATCCTCTGGCCATCGTAGGGCCGGAACCGCACAAGGAAATTCGACGCCTGATGGATCTGGGCATCGATCGCGGCATCAATCACTTCTACAAGAACTTCGACCAGATCATCGAGCTGCTGTTCAATACGCAGGTGATCGCCGGTGGCAACCGCCATCAGCGTGAAGAGCTGTGGCAGTTCATCCAGTGCAATCGGCACAAGATCTTCGCCAAGCGACTGCCGGTCCCCTCGCGTATGGGCTTTGTGGCCGAGCGTACCGTCACCGGTACGTTTGCAGATAAGACCATGAAGCCGATGCTCGATGCGATCCGCACGATCTCCTCGGCAGTGCATTCGCAGACGCCACTGGACATCCGCAAGCTCCAGTCGCGCACGATGCTGGCCAATGACCTGGTGGCAACCTACTCCCAGGACTTCATGGCCGCAACGCTGACCTCCAAGCGGGGTTGGCTGCGTAAGCACGTGTACGGCAATCCGCTGTTCTTCACCTTCCGTGGTGTGATCAGCTCGATGTCCGAGCGCCACGAGTACGACGAACTGCACGTGCCGTGGGGCATCTGCATGTCGACCTACTCCAAGCACTTGGAGAACAAGCTCTACAAGACGGCGATCAATGAGCGTGGACGTCCGTTCACTCCCAACGAAGCTATCGGGCTCATCGAAAGCCATACCCTGCGGTACCACCCGGTCCTCCACAGCTTGTTCAATGAGCTGATCGAGGAATCCCCGCACAAGGGCCTGCCGGTGCTGTTCAACCGCAACCCGTCGCTGGACCGTGGTTCGATCCAGGAGTTCTTCATTACCAAGGTGATCGAAGACCCCGAGATCAACGCCATCGCAATGTCGGTTCTGTGCCTGAAGGCGCCGAATGCTGACTTCGACGGCGATGCCCTCAACGGCATGGCGATTCTGGACAACCGTTCTGAACGCCACTTCGCTGCACTGGCCCCGCACTTCGGTGCACTGGACCTGGATCATCCGCGCCGGATGTCCAACAACCAGGCTTTCCCGCCTCCGGTTGCTGGCGCCATCGCGAACATGGTTCATCGCAGCGATCGTACTGTGGTACAATGACCGGCATAAGGGGAGGAGCTTCGGCTCCTCCTTCTTGTGCTCTACCCTGGAGAGTGTTCAATGCAACATAGTCTTCCGAAACTGATCATCCGCAATGGCGGCGAAGGTGGCGATACCTTCGGTCCCATCATTGCTGGGCCCAATCCCTACAACCGTCCATCCTTCCGCGTGGATGGGGAGTTCAAGTTCAAACGCGTTTACAAGGCCAGCGAAGGCAACTTGACCTTGGTCTCCACAGTGGGTCTGGGTGGCGATGCGGTGATCAGCCACTACGCCATCGATCATGAACTGCCCGGCCACTTCGCCGGATACGTGAATGATTTCATCGACCGCCTGATCACCACCCTGAAAGTGCAGAACTACCGGGACAAGGAGAACCTGTGGTTGGTGGAAGTGCACTGGCGTGATCTGGCTGGCGAGCATGGTCATCGGCAGGTGACGTTGGAACCGTGGGAGCGCATGCTTCATGACATGCTCTCCATGGACGTCTTCAACTTCCAGTCCTACCTGACGATCGCCGAAGCTCAAGCAATCGATCATCCGCCCGGCCAAGAATAACAAGAAAAGTCCTTCAGGACTGTACTATTCAATTGCAACATCCGCCTACACAACAAGAAAGGTAAAACCGATGAGCACCGAAGAACAGACCAAGGAAATCGTGGACGCAGCCCTGGCCAAGCAGGTCACGGCCAACGGCGATCTCGCTCAGGCCACTGCCGTGGCGCTGCGTGGTGTCCTGCCGTACGCGCGTCAGGAAGTGCTGAGCATCCATGAAGTGGCCCGCCGTGATGGCGATGAAGTGGCCGCCAGCGAAGCAGCTGCCGGCGATGTCGCCATCGAACGTGCCGACAAGGTGCTGCGTGCGATCGACAAGTCGCACCTGCCGATCAGCGCGTTGAAGGATGACCACTTCGACAACCACATCAACACCTACCTGGACGAAAGCGCCGGCGAGGAGTGATCGATGGAGCTGACCCCACTTGAAATCTTCATCATCGACAATCTGGTCAAGGGCGGAGCGTCGGTCTATCTTTCTCACCGCAGGGAGATCGTGCTGAAGTTTAAGCGAGTCGCCGACGGTGAGGAGACGGAGATGAGTTTCACCATTCCGGCGCTGACGACCTACGTTCACTGGACCATTCACGGGTTCTTGGAACGTGTTGCATCGGCCAGCAAAGAGGAGTTCCTGATAACGGAAGTCCATCTGGACTGGCGTGACGTGGTGGGGTCATGGAAGGAAGGTGAGGATTGGGAGGCATTCATCGCTCCCATCCGCGCCAAGGTCGTCAATCCCTACCAGAAGATCCAATAGATTTTTACAGGGCTTTGCTACCTTATAGAGCCTCAGAGGAATTCAGATGTCAGGAATCATTGACGGCGGCCGTCTCGCCTTCAGAGCGATGGCCTTCGGTCGACCATCGCAGCAGAAGATTGAGTTTCTGCAGCGTCAGTTCGATGACCCGAGTCGAGCGTTGAACTTTGCCAACCGCTCGTTCTTCGAGCGATCCCGGCAACTGTTCGAGAACAACTTCAGTGAAGATGTGATGTACCAGTACGATCGTGTACTGGAAAGTCACAACCGGACGTGGGACGAAGACAGCATCCGTCCGCTGCGCACGCTGGAAGATTTCCAGTTTGCCAAGCCGCAGATGCAGCGTTGGATGATGGCCAATCCGCGCCTTCGTCAGTTGCAGCGCCAAGGTCGCATCAGCGGCTGGGCCGGCAGCTACTTCGACCACTCGCCCAAGATCGACCCACGCAAGCATCACGACTACCGTAAGGTCATGTCGGGTTTGGAGCAGGAAGACGAAAACGGCGAGACTGTGTTTATCACTTATATGGACGAGGAACTGCCGGGCGATAGCCCGCTGTACTTCACCGATAAGAAGATCATTCGCAGTGCTTGGGAGGAGATGGAGCATCTGCTGGATACCCAGCGGAAAGATCCGACCGACACCGAAGGGTCCGATTGGGGTTAAGCATAACAGGGGCCCTTCGGGGCCCCTGCATTCAGCTTTCTTTTTTCTTTGCATGGGCCCATCATGTCCGACACACCGCGCAAGAAAGCGATCGCTACGCTCAGTACGATCGGCTATGCCACCGACCCCGAGCAACGCTTGGATCGGTTGATGGCATACTACCTGACCAGCTACTACTCCCAGTCGCTGCTGTTCAGGGGAAACATCATGTCGCTGCAAAAGCAGCTGCGTGAATACGGTCACGACACCACCGAACTGGTCACTCGTGTCACCGATGAAATGACCAGCTACCTGGCCCAGGAATTCCAGGGCGTCACGGTGCGTATCCGTACCGACATCCCTAACCCCGAAGACCCCGGTCGTATCAACATGACCGTGGAGGCAGTCGTCTCGGTGGATGGTAAGAACTATTCGCTGGCACGCGTGGTGGAAACCCGCAATGCCGTCATCATCGACATCATCAAGATCAACAACGAAGGCCAGTAACATGTCCGAACAGAACGAGGCTGCCACCGAAGCGGCGGCAGTGGAAACCCCGTCCACGCCGGTGGGCACCGAACAACTGCTGAAGTCGCTTCAGCAAACCGAACATGCGCTGTTCGCACTGATCCAGTCCAATGGCAAGATTGCTGCCCAGCTGGGCAATGCTCTGCGCCGGATCGATCTGCTGGAAAGCGAAGCCCAGTACCAGGGTACGCTGTTCGGCGACCTCTACCATCACCTGGAACTGGAGCCGCCGGCACGCCCGGTTGTGGTTCACGCCCTGAACGGCAACCTGATCCACCCCAGCGATGAAGGCTACGACCCCGTCCAGAATGCCGCCCTGCGCGTCAAGTTCCACAGCGAAGCGCATCCGATCTACGGTTCGTACGAAGTGCTGGTGACGGACGTCGAAAACGGTGGCTCGCCGGTGGCTCGTCCAATCGAAACCCTGCATCCGCTGGCCCAGCAGCTGATCGCTTCGGAATTCCTGCGCCTGCGCGAAGAAGGCAAGCTGGACGAGTCCGTGTTCTACGGCACCAACTTCATCGCTCGGACCGAAGCGCCGCTGTCGGACACGTCCACGCCGGCCACCATGGCCGACCCGCTGCCGGTCGGCGTAACGGCCGATGAACCGGCAGGTGAGTCAGACGTACCACCGGCGCCGGAACCGATCGAAGAAACGCCGCACGTGGAAACGGTGAAGGAAGTGTCGGTCGACACCGACGCCTTCGAAGCCGATGGCGAACTGGGTGGCGAAGCACCGCATGCAACGGGTGAAACCAATGCCGACGATTCCGAACGATCCTGATGCACTCGAACCGGCGTTGGCAGCGCCGGCTCCGACCCCAGCCACGGTCCTGACCGCCTTCAAGCAGCTGGCCAGCATCGAAGCGACCGAACTGACCAAGCTGCCCGAGCCGCACTTCCGTGACAAGCTCTTGCCGTTGGTCAAGGCATGGCGCGAGAATCCGGGCAACGTTGACATCTCGACCTATCTGGCCGTGGCCGGCGGCCCGCAGCGTCCGATCGATGTCATCGACCACGCAACCGGCGAAGTCCTGTTCCGTGCCCCGCCGCTGCTGGGTACGCTGGATCTGATGACCAAGGAACATCGCCACATCCACGCAGTGGTCAACCAGGCCGTGCTGGTGGAAGCCAACCAGCACGCGGCGGTGGCTGACCGTGTCCTCTATGAAGGCCTGTCTCCACACCACCCCACCGCGGTTGGTCGAGTCCGCGATGCCATCGCGCAGTGGAATTTCATTTTCGCGCGCTATGGTCTGGAACCGTCCTTCGCCGGCAGTTCCTCCCCCACTGAAGCTTTCGATCCCAACCAGACGGCCGAGCCTTTCGACCAGATGGACTTCTAAAAAAGAGGCAGCATGAAGCCGGAATTGTATGGAGCTTCCATCTCTGACGTCCACCTTGGGCATCAGAGAACGAAGACCCGCCATATTGTCGACAACCTGTGGAAGGCATTTCCCAACGCCGAGTCAACCGGTCAGTTGGATGTCATCTTCTGGGGTGGCGACTTGTTTGACCGGCTTCTGACCTTGGGTGATGAAGCTGTTCCCCAGATTCTCGTATGGGCCTACTCCTTCTTGGAGATGGCCAAGGAAAGAAAGATCCATGTGGTGTTCATGGAAGGCACGCCTTCCCATGACTGGGCCCAAACCAAGCTGCTGAAAACCATTGCAGAATTCGGTAAGGGTAACCCGTACTTCCACTATATCGACACCCTGTCGATCGTTCACTTCGACGATCTGGATGCCGATGTCCTGTTCGTGCCCGATGAGTGGCGCCCGGAACCGGATGATACCTGGATGGAAGTACGCGAACTGTTGCGAGAAAAGGGACTGGAGAAAGTCGATTTCACCTTGCTTCACGGTGTCTTCGATCACCAGCTCCCCGATCACGTAAGCGTCCCCACCCATGTGACTGAGCGGTATGTATCGATCACCCGGCACTTCGTGTTCGGGGCGCACGTGCATACGCCCTCCGTACGAGATAACTTCCCGGCCGATCACGGCCGGCTCTACGTCAATGGCTCCTTTGATCGACTCGCCCACGGCGAGGAGGAATCGAAGGGCCATTGGCGCTTCCGCTTCCCGACAGACAAACCACCCCAGTGTTGGTTCGTCGTCAATGAAGGGGCCCAGATTTACAAAACGTTGGACTGCACCAAAAAGTCCCTCGAAGAATCTTTGGCCTTCCTGCAACAGGTCAGCAAGTTGCCTGAGGACAGCAGCATCCGCGTTCAAGCGAACAAGGATGATCCGATCTTGGCCAACTTCGATGTCCTGCGTCGGGAGTATCCCCACATTCACTGGTCCTCCAAGCCCAACGAGGCGGTGGAGAAGGACGTGCAGAAGAACCTGCTCGTGGATCTGCGCTCGGCGTACACCTCTGTGCAGATCACCCGTGATAATCTTGAAGAGCTGTTGATGGAACGTATCGGTCTGCTGACCAACGATCCTGATCAGCTGCAACGATGCGCTCGCCGCATTCAGGAAGTGGTCCGATGAACTTCATTCAGCAAGCAGTGGAAGCACGCGAAAAAGGGCAGACCGTACCGGTGTCAATCGGTACGGCTTTGGCCATCGAAGCCGGCTGTGGCGTCTACCCAGATCGCCCCGAACATCCGGCACCTTTCGTCTTTGTCCAGCAAGTGTGGATCAACTTGCGCACCTTGGTGCGTAACCTCTACGCCTGTTTGGACAAGGACGTGAAGGATACCGCCCTGCCCGATGATCTCTGGCAGGCGGGTCTGGAAGAAATGCAGATCATCGAAACCGCCGTGGCCCAAGCCACCGGTAATCGAACCAAGGTGGTGTTCTACGTGTCCGACTACAAGCGGCCGGAGCAACTCTTCCCTGGAGCCATCATCAAGAAGGCGATCACCCCCAAGCAGATCTTCCAGCTGACCGTGGAAGAGGACACCCTGAAGTTGATGCTGCAGAACAACCAGCAAAACCACATGGTGCACTTCTACGAGTTCATGATCGAGGGGAATCACCCCGCCAGTCTGATCATTACCCACATGCCGGTTGACTTGCTCGCCCGGTTCAGGTTTGAGCGACTGGAGTTGCTGGAGTCCCATACCGGCGCTATCAAGAAGCCGGCGCAATGGAACACGAAACTGACCAACGGCAAAGAGTTGACCAACATCCCCTTCAACCGGATGACGTTGCAGCTGTTTGGGGATAACGGAAACCTGTTTTCGCCCCTGTCCATCACCATTCGTCGAGAGGTGGTGCGACTAGCCGGTATCGACCAGTGGACGGCCGTGACCAGTATGGAAAAGGTGCGTGCCACAATCAGTGGGAAGATGGACAACGACGAGCATCGCAAGACCGTGCTCAAGCTGATGTAAATTTTCCCACATCCCGCTTATCTATTGAGAACCACTCCGGAACACTGAAACCATGTCTGACGGCCAACAGAATCGTACCAACAAACCGCCCATCCTCACCATGGGCGTCCAGAGCCTGAAGCTCTATGGCGAGAACATCAACGGCGCGACCAAGTCGCCGATGCTCTCGCTGAAGATCAAGCGCAACGAGCCCGTCCTGGCCGTGTCCACCGGTGTGGAAGGTGACAAGGACTACGGCAAGTTCGAAGTGGCCATCGACTGGCCGACCCTGTTCCAGATCTTCCAGCACGTCGACGACGCTGCCAACAATCCGGAATTCCCCGGCGCCAAGATCGAGTTCCACCAGAAGCGCTACATGCGTGCCCAGGGTGGGCAGTCGCAGACCCCGATGCTGGAAGGCCAGATCGTCGTCGGCCGCATCGCCGCTTCGGGCGTGATCTACATCGGCGTGTCGACCTGGGACAACGATCGTCCCAAGTGCAAGTACATCTTCCGTCCGATCATCGATGCACGCAAGAAGGTCCAGGTCTTCAAGGGCGACGGCACCCCGTGGGGTGAAGGCGAACTGAGCCAGGCCTACGCCAAGGGTTGGGTGCGCATGATGTCGCAGATCGCCGTCATGATGGCCAGCCAGGAATACGTGGCACCGGACTACAGCCAGCAGAACGGCGGTGGCGGTCAGCGTCAAGGCGGCGGTGGCGGTAGCTGGGGTAACCGCGGCGGTGGCAACGGCGGTGGTGGTTACAACCAGAACCGCGGTGGCGGTAATGGTGGTGGCGGCTACCAGCAGAACCAACAGCAGTCCAGTGGCGGCGGTTCGTCCGGCGGCTGGGGTGATGACGACATCCCCATGTAAGGGATGCCGAGTTGAGGAACGAGGGGGCTTCGGCCCCCTCAATTCTTCCCCTTAAACAAGGCGCTGAAAAAGGCCTAATCCTATTACGGTGGATAGACATGTCCAAGCAACACATGCAGTGCATCTACTGAACAACCTCAAGACCTCACCGAAGCTCTCAATAGCGCCAAGGCGTATTGGGGGTTTCGAGGCAACGTAAGTTGCCCCTCCATTCGAGGGGACGTGTGGCGTATAAACAGAATAACCGAATTTCAAACCCACACTATCCTTTCGAACACACCTATCAGAAATAGCGCAAGGACTGCGCTCTGGGTAGTTCGCAATAAGAAGTAAAACCGAAGGGAACCCGCCAAGATGAAAATCAGTGCAATCTCAGCCCCCGGTCAAGGGTTGACGACCGTCATCACCGAACATGGTGGCGAACGACTGACATGGGATGTTAGTCCGACATACGGCCGCAGTAATAGCCGTGGTGGTAAAGGCAGTATCGCCGATGATGAAATTGACAGCGCCAAGCTGTTTGATGAATTCAACGGCTACGTGGCAACGCTCAGCATGGAACGGCAGCAGGGTATCTGGGAAGCATTCCAGGACATCTACGCCATCTTCCGTGCGGACTACGAACTGGAAACGGCCACCGAGAAGCTCAAGCAGAAGATCCGCTCGCTCTACTCGATGATCCCGATGGCAGAGTTGCGCCACTGGCTCCAGTTCTACGGCAACATCAACTATCCGGCCACCGTCAAGGAACGGTTGGATGGGGATGAAATCACCGACCGCTCTCCCAGCCGTACGTACCTGCGTGCGGACTACTTCGGTCTGGTGGTCTTCACCGTCGCACTGCGACCGATGCTGCCGATCTGGGGTGAGTACATCGCAGCCACCCGGCGCGACTCGGGCAACAACTACAAGGAGAACCGAGCCTGGGGTCTGCTGTATCACACCGAGCTGCCGCGCTCTCCGGAATACGATCGTCTGCTGGAATTCATCACCCACACCAGCCAGAACTTCATCAAGCAGGACGAGACCTTCACTGCAATTCTCGAAGGCCTCAGCACTGCTGAGATGCCGAGCTGGATGCTGGCCATCACCGCCGTACGGCGTCTGGTGATCAGTGAAATCCATCCCGATCCGGATCAGCGCAACAAGAACCTGATCGCGATGGTCCACTTCTTCATTGACAGCAAGATCCTGTCGATGCCCCGCGACTTCGGTCGCAAGTTCGGTGGTCGCATCAGCGACAAGAAGCCGCCAGCCGGCCAGTCCGAGGAAAGCAACTCCTCGGTGGTGGAGCAGTACAAGATCAAGCCGGACATTCCCGACGGCCACATCGTTTCGCTCAACGTGTACTCCGAAGATCCCCACCGGATGTTGCTGGTGCGCGATCCCGACGTACCGACGGAACTGCTCGAAAAGTGCCTGAACTCCATCAAGGACATGGCACCGCGCGACATCGACGCCAGCGGCATGTGGCTCACCCGCTGGGCCATCAGTCCCGTACTGCCGGCCCGAGCCATCGATCTGCTGCTGATCGATTCGCTGAAGAATACCATGGCTGTCTCCCAGGCAACCCTGTGGCATTGGGGTTTCTACGATCTGGCAGCACTGGTCACTGCAACACCGCAGATCACCAACGATGAAATCATTACCGCTCCGGGTGAATCGCGTGGTAAGGTCAACAAGGAGATGATGTCTCAGTTGGCCCAGAACTACACGTACCACCCCCAAGTCAAGCGCAGCACTTCGGTCCGTCAGGCCCGAGGCGACGTGCGTGCAATCGACGCACTGGCTGATCTGATTTCCCGCAACGACTGGATCCTCAATGCTCCCTCAGAGCTGATCGAGGCCTCCTCCACCATCGGCGACTCGCGGTTCATGATGCCGCCGCCGCTGCTGCGTGTCCAGTTGGGGCATCTGCTACTCCACCCGAAGTTCAACAGGATTGATTAATAGCCCATGAAAATTGTCAAAGTTCTGTTCATGGAAATTGGCGCAAATGACCAGATGTATCTGCGCCCGTTTCAGGCAAACGTGGATGGCGAGGAACTGAACCACCTGCAGGAAGTCACCCGCAACGGCAAGAACCTGACACCGGCCGCGCTCAGTGGCGTGGGTGCTGACATCATGCGTCCTTCGGCCACGATCTCCAATCCGGTGGACGTGGTGGGCGGTCTGAACAACGGCCGTCTGGTGTTCATGATGGAAGTGGAATGGCCGGCGCAAGCGGGTCTGGTCACGGTGGAGTACCTCACCGGTTACACCGACTACGTCGGCGTCAACGCCACCTTCGGTCGCAACACCTACGACCCGAACATGCGGCTGTACTTCAACAACGTGATCCGCGGTAGCCGTCGTCGCGATCGCAGCGGCTTTGCTTCCCGCTCCACGGTGCACGTGCAGGATTCCCACCAGATCATCTCCGGTGAGTACCAGCCGGACATCACCAACCTGCACAACGTCCCGCACCTGATGCGCCCGCAGGACGTGTTCACCAACGTCTCCATGGCCGAATGCCGGAACCTGATCTCCGGCGACGTCTACGACACCCGCTCCACCCACGGCCCGGACAAGCTGCAGGTCAGCGACCGTCGCAACAACATCCCCGGCACCTACCTGTCGCGCCTGCTGACCACGTGGAACGATCACAGCGATCGTGATCACCACGACGAGGCGACCATGTACAGCTCGATGGCCTCGGTGGTTGCAGAACCGTCGATCATCAAGCTGCGCACGATCTCCAAGCTGTCCACCATGACCGACCTGCGTCGCGGTGGTTCGGTCACCTGGGGCGAGCTGAAGGAAGCCGATGAAGTGGGCATGCTCGAAGCCCGCACCACGGCGGCACTGGCGCTCTCCAATGCCACCCGCAGTCAGCTCAGCCATGTCGGCCAGGGTCAGCACTGGCGCGGTAATGATCACCACACGATCATCGCCACCAGCGTCGCCCAAGCAGTTCCGGGCATCATGGCGCAGCTGCTGTTGACCATGGCGCAGTTCACGGCCACCAACATGACCTTGGACGGCAGCTGGATCGTCAACATGATCGACTGGGAGTCCTTCAACGACGACCAGGACATGGTGATCGAGCAGGTCAAGCTGTTCCAGCAGCGCATGATCACTGATCTGCTGTTGGGTGTTTCGGCAGGCAACCTGATGCCGATGGCCCTGACCTGCACGTTCGATGTCATGTCCCAGACCAGCATCGAAGTGGACTTCGACGGCGAAGCTGTACCGTTCTTCGCCCCGAGCTTCTGCGACGGCCTGTTCTCCAACATCCGCGCACCCGGCACCAACGCTTTGGACGATCTGGCTACCAACATCCAGAAGCTGATGCTCTCCATGCATCAGGACAACTCGGCCAAGCACACCGCCTACGAACCAATCGAAATGGGAAATTTCCGTAATGATCAAGCCAACCACTCTCTTTGAAATGGTTCTGAACTCGGCCGGTGCCGACCACGACGAAAACGGTCTGGTCAGCATGCGCATGATCGATGAAGAACCGATGCCGTGGAAGATCGGCGGCAAGCGACTGGCCATCCCGTACAAGGAGCTGCTCCGTGAGGGCGCCTTCAACGAAGATGGTCAGCTGATCGCCTTCCAGCCGTTCAGCGAGAACGTCGTGCTGGACACGTCCCCGGTGCTGGAGTCGTTGAACAACGCCTTCCTGCATCGCCTGACCACCGTCACCAAGGAGCTGGTCATCCAGCTCTCGGCGGTGGCTGCGGACAAGGACAAGCACCCGAAGATGAAGATGAATGCCCAGAAGGTGCTCTCGGCCATGCCGGACGCCGACGAGACCATGGCCAAGTCCTTCGCCAAGATCATGCAGGCATCTTCCACCGTCGGCAAGAACCAGCTGCTGTCGCTGTTCGTGCGCTCCTCCGGCACCTACGGCGGCGAGAAGGTGCATCGCCTGGGCAAGTTCTTCCCGCGCGTGGCCGGTGAGCTCGACGATGGCAACCACGAGATCTTCGGCGTAACCCTGCGCAAGAAGAAGGACGTGCCGATGTTCAAGGCACTGCTGGAGTACCTGTTCCCCGGCTACGAGGATCCGGACACCTACTCGGCCCCGTCCAACTCGCCGGTGGCACCGACCTTCCACGCGCTGCTCAAGTGCTTTGCCAAGGTGGCTGCTCAGCTGAACAAGATCGTGGACATCCACGCTCGTCACCTGAACAACCCCGACAGCCTGCGCATCGACATCGACTGGCGGGAAGCGGTGGAAAGCCTGGAACCGTACCGCGACCTGCTCCCGGTACTGCCGGGCAACGACGGCAAGGAAGGCATCAAGACCCAGCGCGTGCGCGCTGAGAAGAGTACGGCCGCGGCCAACACCGCAGCAGCTGCAGCGCCGGCACCGGTCCGCAAGGAAGGCGGCGTGAGCGTGACTGACTTCCTCGGCGGCATCCGTCAATCCACTCAGCCGGCAGCGGCCAGTGGTTGGGGACAGCCCGCCAATGCGGGGGGTCTTCAACCCATGGGTTTCCGCGCTCAACAGCAGGAGCTGATCCGTCGCCAGCGTGAGCTGGAGCAGTTGCCCGATTGGGCTCGTCCGGAGCAGGATAATTCCCGCTTCCAGTCCAACACCGGCAGTGGCTGGGGTCGGGACAACGGCACCATCTCTCGGGGTGGTGGGCGAGTCTTCGGTGGTGGCGGTAGCAGCCGTGGCGGTTGGGGTGGCGGTTCTTCCCTGTAAGGCGGCATAAGCGCCAGGCCCCTCCGGGGGCCTGGCAACTCAGGACATTTTCATTTTGCCAAGGACCGATACACTTGGTACAGGCGATTGAGGGTTTCGGTCGTAGGAATCATGACCGTACCTCGACTGCCATCAAACTCGGTGGGGTTGGTCATGCCATTGACCCGCAGTGCTACCCAGTGACGCTCAGGTGGGACTCCCAGTTCCAGCAGGGCTCCATCAAAGTCGCCGCGGTACTTGTAACCCAAGTGGTCGTCAATGATCACCACGTCCATCTCCGCACTGCTTCGCAGCCATTGGAGATGGTCTTCCACCAGCTTCCTCCATTCGGGGGTGTAGTAAACAGCACCACCGGAAGGGGTAAGCAGGCCCAAAACCGACATGGTCATCGCGACCTCCTAAAAAATCTTAGACACATACTATCATGGGGAGAGTACTCCTGGTAGAATTGTAATGCACAAAACCAAATCGCCGAATTACCAGCGTTGGGTCATGATGGTGCGCAGATGCACCAATCCCCAAGACCCCTCATACGGAAACTACGGTGCACGTGGTATTCGAGTTTGCGAAAGGTGGATGTCTTTCGAGAACTTCGACGCCGACATGGGATTGCCACCAACGCCCGATCATTCGATCGAACGTCTTGACGTCAACGGCCATTATGAGCCGAACAATTGTTGTTGGGCCACTCCCCAGGAACAAGCAAGAAATCGCAGAAGTAACGTTCTGCATGAGCATGACGGGGAGAAACACTTCCTCGATGATCTGGCTGATAAGAACAACATCCCTAAGCGCACCGTGATCGATAGGATGCGTCGAAAGGGAATGAGTTTGTCCGAAGCACTGACAATGCCGAGGATGCGCGAAGACGTCTACATTGAAGTGGACGGCGTAAAGGTGAAAAGGGCTGATCTCTTGCGTAACGCCAAGATTTCCATACCCACTTTCAACAAACGACTCAGTCAAGGAATGTCGGTCGAAGAGGCACTGAAGGCGCCCGTCGTTAGGGGTCGCCCGCGTAAAACACCTAAGTAGGGTCGGTTAGAACTACTGTATCCGCTGCCGCCGCAGCACGTCGTAAAAGCTACTGGGGTAGAAATAAGACCATGAAACAGGTCAACGAACACCGCGCCGAATTGGCGTCCTCAGCATCGTTCAACCCGTTCATCGCCCATGATTCCTCTGCCCGCGTGCAGATGATGGGCTCGCATCTTTCGCAAGCACTCCCCGTCAAGGATTGCCAACCGCGCCGGATTCTTACCGGCATGGAACGGGAATTTGGCCGGGCCACGTTCAATGTCGAGATTCCGGTGGATGCGGAAATCATCGACATCATTCACAAGTTCACCGATACAGCCGGTGCAGGTGGTATTCGCATCAACCCCACCACCGTGATCATCTACATGGATGCTCGCACCAACCAGTTCGATGCCGTGGAGTTCAACAGCTACCACAGCATGCACCAGTCGTTCGGCTTCAACTTCGTCCGCACCCAGGCCATGCGCAACCTGCGTCCTGAGCAGTCGATCCCGGCCGGCACCGTACTGGGTCGTTCGCCGACACTGGATGATCAGGACAACTACCGGATCGGTCTGAACGTCAAGTCGGCGTTCATGTCCATTCCCGGCGTTACCGAGGACGGCTTCATCGTCTCCGAAAGCCTGTGCAAGCGCATGACCACCACGTGCATCAAGAAGACCAGCTTCAGCTGGGGCAAGACGTGGTATCCGCTGAACTTGTACGGCGATGAGAAGAACTACAAGCCGATGCCCGACATCGGTGATCGCATCCGTGACGATGGCCTGATCTGCACCCTGCGCCGCATGGACCAGGATACGGACATCATGTACTATCCGCTGGAGATGTCCAACGAAGCCCTGCAACGGGTGGACTACTTCTTCGACCAGCGCGTGTACGGCAAGAAGGGCGCCAAGGTGATCAACATCACCTCCCGCCACGGTCAGCGTGCATGGCCACGTACACCTGATGGCATGGAAGTGCAGGCCAAGAAGTACTACGACGCCGAGTGTGAGTTCCACCAGGCCATTCTGGACAGCCACCGCAAGTTGGCTCGTCGCTACGGCGATCGTGTGGCACTGGGTGGTACGTTCTCGATGTTGTTGCGCGAGGCCCGGCTGTTCCTGCCGTGCGAGCAGCGCGCCAAGTCGACCCAGATGTACCAGCTGCAACCGCTGGACGACTGGCGCATCGACCTGACCTACGAGTACGACTTCGTTCCGACCATCGGCTCCAAGCTGACCGGTCTGCATGGCGACAAGGGCGTGATCTGCCAGATCTGGCCGGACGAAGACATGCCGGTGGATGAGTGGGGCAATCGCGTTGAAGCGATCTCGCCTGCGTACTCCTCCATCGACCGCATGAACGATGGCCGACCGATCGAGCATGAGATCAATGGCTCGATGGAAATGATGACCGAGGCGGTTCGTATGGGCATGGGCGCACCGCTCAAGTTCATCGACCCGGCAACGCATCAGGCCATGCTGGAAGTGCGCGCCGAGCGTGAACGTCGTGGACTGCCGGTGCCCGATGGGCAGGTGGCCGCCGAACAGATCGCAGCACGGATCAACGGCGACTACAACAACGCCTTCCACGAGGTCAAGGAGTACTACAAGACCATGTCCCCGAAGTTCGGTGCGATCTTCGATCGTCCGGATTACCTCAATGCAGGCGGTGGTGCGAAGTACCACATCGACGACCTGCTCAAGGATGGGATGTACTTGTGGGCACCGCTGGATACCCCCAAGATCTGGCCGGATGTCATCGACGACATCGATCCGGATACCAAGGCGCGCATGATTGCTGAAAGCATCGTTGCCTCGGATCAGACCTTGGGCATGGTGGTCGGGGACAAGCAGCTCTACCCGGCACGCCGTTCGATCCTGCGGTTCCGTGGTCGCTCCGGCAAGATCCGTTTTACCGAAGAGCCGATCATGGTGGCTGATCTGTACCACATCCTGCTGGAGAAAACCGGCAGCGACTGGTCCGGTGTATCCACGGCCTACCACCAGCACTTCGGCCTGCCAGCCAAGCAATCCAAGCAAGACCGTGATAGCAGTCCGGGTCGTGCCAATCCGGTGCGCATCTTCGGTGAGGCAGAAGTTCGCCTGACCAGTGCCGTGCTCGATAGCAAGATCGTGGCTGAGACCATGGAAATGTCCACCAATCCTGCTGTGCACAAGAACGTGGTGTACAACATCCTCAAGGCACCCCAGCCGTCCAACATCGAAGAGGTGGTGGATCGCAGCAAGGTCCCGATCGGCAACAGCCGCTCGCAGTCGTTCGTGGCACACGGCCTGCAGTGCGCAGGTATCGAGCTGCGGTACGTCGACCATACCACCGAAGGCGAGGTCTATCCGGCCGATCCGGGTGGTGCTGCATCGGATCTGGGTCTACTCACTGGGGATGAGGAGGATGACGATGATGATGTCAATGAAAACGAGGACGGCGACGACAGTGCCGATGATGGCGATGACAGCGACGATTGAGGGAGATAAGTAATGCGTCGTTTCCATGCTCGTGAACTGGCTGCCATGCCCAAGGCCGAGCTCTGGGAGATCCCTCAGGAAAGGATCATCGTTGTCTTCGACGACGGTGAGGTGGAATGCTGGACCAGTGAGGCGCTGTACTCGGCCTACATGTGGGGGTTCTACGTGGACTTCCCCGAAACGCCGGCACTGAAGAAACATCACCTGGGCAAGCGCAAGATTGGAACCAGCACGCATCTGAACATGATCAACGAAGTTCGTTGGGATTGCCATGATGCCTACGATGGCCAGATTCGTTCGGACATCTTGAACAAGAAAGCGCTGGAATACATCAACATTGCCTACAATGACCTGAGCGAAGGAAGCGAAGCGTGGGCCACCACGCTGAGCCAGCTGGACATCAACGCGGTGATGCATCACCCGGAGATCAAGGCTGCCAACGAACAGGTCACCATCGCCGACAAGACCATCGTGCATGCACATCGCACGATCGAACGGGTCTTGAAGGACGCCAAAGAGCTGGTGGGTAACTCCCTGGCTCTGGCGGTACAGTGCGGGCTGGTGAAGCTGGGGCAGGTGTTGCAGGTGATTGGTCCGCGAGGATCGGTGACCGACAACGACTCCAACATCTTCCCCTACCCGGTGCAGGTGGGTTTCGCACAAGGCCTCTACCGGTTCTACGACAGCTTCATCGAGTCGCGGACGGCCTCCAAGTCGCTGACCTTCACCGAAAAGCCGCTGCAGGATACGGAGTACTTCAACCGTAAGTTGCAGCTGCTGGCAGCGACCCTGCGTGATCTGTACGATGGCGACTGCGGTACTGAGCAATACCTGCTGTGGCAGATGGGGCCGGGCGATCTGGAAGCCTTCAAGGGTAAGTACTACCTGAAGGACGACGGGACGCTGGGCATGATTCAGAACAACGATGAATGCCGTAAGGAACTGGTAGGTAAATCGGTGCGCATCCGCTCGCCGCTGTACTGCGCCACCCCTGACTCCACGATGGTCTGTACGACCTGCTACGGTGAGATGGAGAAATCCATCCCCCACGGCACCAACATCGGCCACGTGGCTGCCACTGCGTTGTGTAAGCAGGCCTCCCAGCGCGTGCTCTCCACCAAGCACTTGGATACCTCCGCTTCCAGCTCGGGTCTGCGCCTGTCTGAATTCGAACAGCGTTACGTTCGTCTGGGCAATGATCCGAACCTGCTGTTCCTGGCACACCGCCTGGCAGAAGGAGCGAAGATCAAGTTGTACATCTCCGCCGATGAAGCCGAGCGCATTGCAGAGGTCAAGTCGGCAGAGAACGTGGAGATCCTGCTTCCCAGCCACATCAGTGCGCTGACGCAGGTGACCTTCGTGGTGACCAAGAACGGCAAGGAAGAAGCCGAAGTCGTGCAGGTGTCCAATGGTAGTCGTACCAGCTCGCTCTCGCGCGAAATGCTGGTGCACCTGCGCACCCATGGCTGGAAGCTGCTCACCTCCGATCGTGGTGGTAGCAATGACATCGAGATCGACCTGACCGAGTGGGATCCGGATCAGCCGCTGTTTGCAACACCGCGGCGTCAGGAGAACATGCTCGATTACATGGCGACCATCGAGAAGTTCCTGAAGGCGGCGAAGAAGGGCTCTGCCCATAAGTCGCTGAAGGACTTCATGACGGTCGATGGTGCAGCACGGGGTCTTTACGATCTGGTCAGTTCTCGCCTGTTCGTGAACTTCGTGCATCTGGAGATCCTGGTGAAGGTCTGTCAGGTCCGCTCCACGCATCACCGTGATTCGCGCATCCCGTTGATTGGCAACAAGGTGGAATTCGGTCGTTTCGACTTCACCATCTTCAGCCGCTCGGCCGGTGCGAGCATGGCGTATCAGAATCATCGTCAGCAGTGGAATTCGCCGACGACGTATCTGACGCACCTGCGTCCGCCCCATCCGCTGGATCCCATCCTGATGCCGTTGCCGCAAACGCCATCGGTCCACTGGAAGGCGGGTAATTCGTTGTGATGTTATGACAACGGCGGCGGGGTAACACCCGCCGCCTGAGTCGTTTCTTCTTATTTTGATTTGGAGGTTTGCATGTCGGCTCCTTCTGCGGAGGGCGCAAGCAGCACGTCGAGCTTCACCCCAGCCGACATCATCAAGGCTGTCACCGTTCCCCGCGTCCGCTTGGACGTGTACAGCCATGGCATTAAGGTCAGTCGGTTCGGCGGAGAAATCCGCGCATTGCTGATTGACATGTGCCGTACCGAATGGGCCGAGTACGGGGTGATGCAAAATCGCCACACCGGCCGTCGTGAATCGAAGATCAAGCGGGTGTTCGTTGGCACCAACCGAGCCCGTGACGTCTTCCACATCCATCGCAATCAGCTGGACCTGCTGATCCTAAGGCTGCGTCGAGCTGGGATCTCCGATCAACGTATCGAGATCATCAAGCACGAGATGTACGAACCGGTCAAGTGCGAACACAAGCGCGTGGACACCCGTCCCCCGCGAGACGTGCAGGTACCGGTGATCGAATACGTCCTAGCACCGCCTGATGCGCGCTATGCGCCGTCCAAGGTGGTTACCCTACAGACGGGTAAGGGCAAGACCTTCTTGGGCCTGTACTGCATGCGAGAGCTCGGCTCGCGCATCTGTATCGTCCTACCGGCCCGCTACATGAAGAAGTGGGTGGGCGACATCGAAGACGCCTACGGAAAGGAGAAGGGTAGCATCCTGACCATCTCCGGTCTGAAGGATCTGCGCAACGCTTTCCAGATGGTCAAAGACGGTGAGTTCAAGGCCCGCGTGGTACTGATCTCCACCACGACCATGTTCATGTATTTCAAGTACATCGAGCAGTTTGGCGTGGACGACATTGTCAAGGTCGACCCGTATGACTTCTACAAGTACTTCGGCTTTGGCGTTCGCCTGATCGACGAAGTACACGAGGAGTTCCACTGCAATTACCGCATGGACTGCTACGGCCATGTACCGTTGACGATCTCTCTGTCAGCTACCCTAGAGGCTGACCAGGAGTTCACCAACAAGATGTACCACATCGTCTGGCCGGTGGGTACGTGGGCGCCGAAGATCGAGCACCACAAGTACATCGAGATCCAGTCGCTGCAATACCGCTTCAAAGACGAGCATCTACCTAAGATCCGCTACCTGAACTTCATGCGCCAGTACAGCCATACCGAGCTGGAAAAGTCGATCATGAAGCACAAGCCGATCTTGCGCAACTACGTGGAGATGATCCACGACATCGTCGATAAGAAGTTCATCCAAGTCCACCAGCCGGGCCAACGCTGCTTGGTGTTCGTGGCCACCAAGGACATGGCTACGATCGTGTCTGACCACCTCAAGAGTTCCTATCGGGACAAGCTGGTTAACCGGTATATCTCTGAGGATGACTACGACCGCTTGACCGAAGCAGACATTGCGGTGTCTACGCTGAAGTCGGCCGGTACCGCAGTTGACATCCCAGATCTTCGCGTTACCTTGATGACGACGGCCCTGAGTACCAAGCAGGGCAACGAGCAAGCGTTGGGGCGTACCCGTCCGTTGGTTAGCTATCCGGACGTTAACCCTGAGTTCCTCTTCCTCACGGCGATGAATATCGACAAGCACGTGATCTACGAGCGTGAGAAAAAAGAGAAACTGTATGGGAAGGCTTTGTCCTTTACGCCCGTCCGTACGCATTTCGTTATCTAAGGGGAAGGTCGATGGAGACCGCAGAACAGATCGTCAACGAAAACTTCGAAGCGGCCGCTCAAGTTGCCCCCGCCCTGCGGGAGTACCCGGACGCTTTGATTGAGCGCTACCATGCTGAAGGGGTCGACATCGACCCCGTCGCTGTCCGAGAGAACGTCATCGGCGGCATCAGCGTGCTGTGGTTGCTGATGGAAGAAAACATCACCTTCCTGATGGAGGCGTTCCCCAAGGACATGCCCGCTTCGATTGAACACTTCGGCGAGCGCTACTCGCTGGGGCATTCGCTGCTGGATGTGCCCGAAATGGAAGAAGGCTTCTCCATGTTGGCGCACTTTGTGGTCTGTTTGGCCATGAACACCTACACCACCGAACTGTTTGACATCTACCAGGAAACTGGCGAAGGTGAGGACGATGAGTTCGATGAGTTCAGTGGTTGGCCGGTCAAGGCCGATCCCCTGATGGTCATGGGTCACATTGAAGTGGCCCTGGCCACCATTCCCTTCGACGCCCGCTCCTTGACGGGTGTGCGAGCCTACACCAACCGCTGGTTGGGTGAGGTGTTGATGTATCACACCAAGCCGCCGGCGAAAAGTAAGTACCACTGAAAGAGAGTCGACATGGATAGAACGTCGCAAACCCCCGATTCCGAGCGTTTGCTGGCCTACCTGCGTGCTGACCCCAGCACGATCAGTGACGTCTACGCCCACAACCCGCATCTGCGTCAAGTGGCCACCCACGCCATCTCCCATCGTCTGCGCATGCAGCACACCTATGGCGAGAAGGTCAGCGATCAGATCCTGGATGAGGCGGCCTCTGAAGCCTTTACGGCCACGATGCTGCTGACCACGTTGTACAACAACCGTGAGCGGGTTCTGCTGGTCAAGAACATGGGCGATGTCTTGGTATCTGAGGCGGCAACAACGTTCGTTCCTTTGGCTCGCTCCTTGCCCAGTCGCGTGTCCGATCGAGCCCTTCCGTCGTTCGTGCGCGCGCAGATGGATGTTCATCTGTTGTGCTACTATGCCAACCAGATGCGCGAACCACGCGAGTACGTCCGTGAACTGGCCAGCGAGTTGATCATCGACAAGCAGTACATCGACAGGGCAGTGACTGAGGTCATGCAGCATCACCGCTACGTCGGCCAAACCTTCCATTGATTGCCCCACCTGCGTCCTCGGGCGTAGGTGGGTTTTATTCACTACAGCAGGAGAGCAGTGCGTATGAGCTTCTTTGAAACAGTTGAACTTTACTCCGAACATTACCCAGTCAAGCACCATCTGACCTTGGACCACTTCATGATGGGGCGCCTTGTCGATGCTGACACGGTAGAGGTCGAGCTCCTGTTCGGCAGTGACGGGGACAAGCCGAAGCAGGTGCTGTACAAGGACGGCCTGCTGGCCGATAGTTTTGGGGATACGATCTCCAAGGGACGGGTGACCCATCGCGCGCAGTCGATCATGACGGTGGTCCAAGGTCGGCATGGTGCGCCGTTCTATACCCCAATGGATGTGGGCGGGCTGGTTGCCTCACTGTTCTTCCAGTGGGACCAGAATCGCGAACACTACCTCACCCATTCGCTGCAAGCCAAGGTCATCCGCGATCTGATGGGCGACCCCAATGCCGGTACCTGGACGTTGGATCGAATCCTGCAGATGGTACACAACGCCCACCGAGAGACCATCGTCCACATCAGCAACGACTATCCGGTCTCGGTACTGCTGCTTGGCTTCAACCAGAACAGCGACGACATCGCACCACCCATCACCCGCTAAGGAGAGTTGTATGCCCACTCGTTTGTTGCTCCATACGGCTGTGGAAGGTCTGCCCGCCTCCCATCGTAGCTTGGCACTCCAACGCGGCTGCATCCTCCACCTGCGGTTGATCAATGCCAAGAAGGCCATCGCCACATGGTACTCCCCGCTCGGAGATGGTGAACTGCTGTCGTATGCGAAAGACTCTTTCTACCGCAACGAGAAAGAAGACGAAGAGATCTACGAGGTCTGGGACAATCCCTTGACGGTGCTGTTGCCTGACGGCTTGCTCAGGCACCTACCCTTCCCCTACGTTGGCGATGGCACCTACCTGCGCCGTGTACGGCATCGATTGGAGCACACCCCGATCCTGCGGCGTTACCTGAAGGAATACCATCGCTGCGAGATCTACCGCAGTTGACGGCATAAGCCCCCTCCCAGACGGGAGGGGGCGTTGTGCTGCCTTTTCTTTTTGGTTTACGCAGCCACCGGGATATTCGGCGCCTTGTCCATCAGGTGCTTGCGGAACTCGGTCAAGACATCTTCCATCGACGGGGCCGAATGGATCTGCTGACAGATTTCCACCGCATTGACGAAACCACCCGACAGATTGACACCTGCGGCACGCCGATAGATCTCCGGGATGTCGCGGATCATGCACAGTTCCTGAGCCGTGGTGGCCTTGGAGATGTTCATGATGATCTCAACGTTGGGATATGTACCTTCTACGTCAAGCGAAATCTTCACATAGATTCGCTAGATCTATGTCGACGACATTTATTTTGTCGTCTGCTCCAGCTTTCACTGGATGCCGAGACTATATCTTCTACCTCTTGGGTAGGTCACTATTTCGGGACCGCTTGGTCCCTACTCCCCGCTACGGGATAGTCGTTGAACGTTCACCCTCGCAGCGTCTCACGACGGGGCGAGGTAGCTTCGCTGCTGATTGCCCATTGTAGCATCCGTCGACTTTTCAACCTTTCACGCTCGTCCTTACGGACCACGTTGTAGGGCGACGACTTTAGGGGGTTCCAGCAATTAAATGACATTCACGCTATCGATTGCTCGATAGGTGGACCTAGTTCTTCTTTCAGTTTGAAGAGGTTGAAACGATACTTGGATTGGTAGGTCTTCTCACCTTGAGCAAGATTGAAGACGTACACGGGCGACAAGTCGAAGTGGTGAGCTGCGGCTTGCCTGGAGGTGAAGAACTGTTCCTCATTGGTGGTGAGGTCAGTGACGACGATCCCGTCTGGTGATTTGATAGGATGGTCTTTGTAAACTGCAAGATGTCTGGCGCTGTGGTTGGGGAATGGATCTCCACCTATCACATAGCGGAAATTGTACCCGTATGCCGGTAGGACGAGATTATCCCGAGCATGCTGGAGGATAGTGCCTGACTTTACACCGAGTAAGTCTTCCAGATGTTGGGCGCTGGTTCCGATGACGAGATCGCCAGTGAATACATTGCGGGCGACGATACCTCCGCCCGACCCATGACGACTCACCGAACCTGCATCGACTTCCGACCAGTTTGAACCGTCGTCGTATTTGAACAACAGGCGGTCGGAGAACACCTTGTTGGGACATTTACTCAACCGATACTGGATGATGTTGGGAGTCAACTTACCAGTTTGCCGATGGCATTCTGCAATACTCGGGAAGAGGTGTTCCTCGCCGGTGTTGAGGTCACGCATCCAGACAGATTGGAGACTGGCCCTCAGGCCTGTGTCGTAGGCGTGTTGGTTATTGGTCGCATGCGTCGCCCACTCCAGGTTGTCGAGACGATCATCGCCCTTTTGACCGTTTTTATGGTTGACGACGATCTGGTTGACAGAGGCATTATATCGCTTGAACGTTAGCGACAATGCGCGATGTCTAAAAATAGTTCGACTAAAACCGCTCTCGTTGCTAACTCTGGCGGCGCGATAACCCCCGCTGCGAACATCTTTCTCCTTCGTGACGTACCAACTCAAGACCTGCCCAGTTTCAATGTTTCTCAACTCGCCATCACGATTGATCGCGTAGCGCGTGAAGAATGGAACGTAAAAGAATGCAGGCATTCCCTCTACTTCCAGAGGACCATGTCGAAAGCGATACGTCAGGTTTACCACGTTGAGGTTCTTGGGGTCGCCGTCCTTAAAGAGCGGTTCGATCTCCTCCCACAGGTGCTCTTCCAGAGCAATCTGCCTATACGCTACCAGAACCACCATTCCGGCAGAGTATTTCTTTGTTCCGCCGACCCACGTCAGCTCGACCCAATGTTCACCATTTTCAAAGACAAGTGGTAGGGTTCGACCAGCACTGTCTTTGATTTCACCGTATTGTGTCACCAAGTATCGCCGGGCTGAACCCGGCAGGTATTTCGTTTCTTCAAACATGAGATTCTCACCAAGATATGTTCACCATAACATAGGTGAGTTAAGAACTATTAATCGGCCACGTGCGCACGGCCAAAGCTCTTGATGTTAGGCAGACCCTTCAGAAGGACCAGACCGTCATCAGAGACCAGATGGGACGGCAAGGTGACACGTTATCTTCGACCGGGGGCGTAACGCCCGGCCCGCGCCGTTACGCGCAGCTGTAGGTCTCCCTACAGACGAGACTATATCTTCCTCTCCGAGAGAGGGACACCATTTCGAGTCACTTGACTCTACAGGCTGACTAGGCCTTAGTCGTTGAACCTTCTCCTGGGTACGGAGCTTGGCTGCTGATTGCCCAATCCTGTTCGTTGTCAAACCGTCAATACGTGCTTTCGCCGTACTTGTGGTGAACAGGCTCTAAGGGGGTTCCAGCAATTAAATGTCTTATCACTCAGCCGTTACCGGCTGAGGGGACTTCTTTTGTATGGTAAGTTGTCTATAGCGCAATCCTTGACGGACGGCGCCTTGCCTTGCCAAGGTCGCCACGCGGATAGGAGAGATCCCCACCTGCGTTGCTACCTCAAACTTATCACCGAAGTAGACTTCTTCATTCGTGACCGCGTCCTCTACGATAATCGCATCGGATTGTACGTTCACTCTGCCCTTGAAGAATTCTAAATGTTTCTCTGTAAACTCAGGCCACCCTTCAAAGCCCTCAAAGTGACGAAACAACCAGCCCTTATATGGGGTTACTGTTTTTCGACTACACTGTTGGCTAATGGTGGACTGCTGGACACCGCTGATTTCAACGGCCATGGCCATCGTCGGAACAACCACTGTCTTTTTCTCAAAGACATTGTAGATGATCAGCTCTGTATTCCGAACGGACTTATTGGCATGACTGTCCAATTCCAACCAGTCCTGATCGGCGTACTTGAACCGCCAGCCATCGTGGTAACGTTTCTGATTACCCGTGCGGGTCCGGTAAGACACCACGGTGTGACTCAAGCCCAACCGATCCACTGCTTCTTGCATGGTGTTAAAGTGCAGTTGCGAGCCAGTGCGCCAGTTCCATGCATCCACCGGTACGACCTTTTCCGAATGGAGCCCTTGGTCGTAGGCGTGCTTAACGTTCTCAGAGGGCGTGACCCACTCTAGGTTATCCAGACGATCATCCCCTGGAATGCCATTGCGGTGGTTCACCCAACGTTCTGCCGGATGGAAGTTGTAGTCGGTGAAGGTCATTAGGAGAAGGCGATGACGTCTACCCGGTCTCTTATTACCCACGTCGTCCAATAAATTCGCCACCGCATAGCCGCCAGTGATGCGTTTTTCAGGAATAGGTTTGGTCTTTCCCCACTTCAACTCTTTAGCGGTTGAGTTACTTCTCAATCGCCCGTCACGTGAGATCAGGTAGTTGCTGAAGCCTGGAATGAAGTAGAAGCCCTTAAACAGCCAGTGCTCTACCGGAGCTTTGAATTTGTATGTGGTGGGGCGTTCCTCGTGCTCGAGGAGGGCGATTTGATCCCAGAGTTCGGCGGGCAGGCCGATGCTAGGGAAAAGCGCTTTGATTCTTTCTTCGGTGTTCATGTGACGCACTCGTTGTCGGTGTCACATTATAAGGCGACTTAAATACCTTTTTACTATACTGAAATCCAGTCAGTGATGTCAATCACGTACTGATCGTTCTCATCGACCATCTTGTTGGACGTAGACGCTGCCACCAGACCATGCTTTTGCACCATGAAGTGCAAGTCGTCACAGGTACGACGCGGCTGGCTGGGGAAGCGCTTGTACTCGGAGAAGGTGGTCATCAGCGAGATCATCGACCGCAGGTCGGTAATCTGCTCGTCCAGAATTTCCACCGAGACGCAGTCGAAGATGTTGTAAACGCAGTATTCGATCTTGTAGTTCTTCTGCATGAACCGGTGCCACGGGCCCCTACCCGAGGTCAAGTGATCTGCTTCCTTGAACTTCAGCTTTCGAATACCCAACTCCTTCTCAAGGATGGCATCCAGACTGTAGGACGGATCCTTACCGCCGGCAATACGCAGCTTCAGGTAGACGCACATTGCATCCAGTGCGTACCACTTGGCCGGACAGATCACTTCATGCCAACGCTCTGCCGGAGCCAACGCCATGGTCTTGCCGGAGGCGGTGACCTTCTGTGCCGGACCTTCCTTGTATTCGAAGTAACGGAACTCGCGCGGGATCGAGGGATCGGAGAACACATCGGGTAGGTTGTACCCATAGCGCTCCAGCGCCTCGATCATCTTCTTCATATCGAAGTTGATGTTCCAGAAGCTGACAAAGTCCGGACCCCATTCATGGGCGGTTTCGATGATGCGTGCCGAGCACTGGCCGGCGTTGTCGACGAACTCGATCTCCAAGTTCAGTCCACGCTGCTCGATCAGATTGACCGCCACGGTCCGTGGCTGGCTGGGGTCTTTCTTGTGCTTGGGGTTGGGTGCTTCGATGTCGCCCAGGTAGTAGTTGAACTTCTGGTAGATCTGCCGAGTGGCCTCTTCGTCGGACATGCCTTCCAAGAAGCTACGCACCACCACCAGTCGTGCCCGATCACGCATGGTGATCGAGAGCATGATGATCTCGCCGGTCTCCTCATCGAACATGTCGGTTTCCGAGTCGATCACGGCCACCAGATTGTCCGAGACCCGATTGGGCCAACGGTTGAGGTAGTGATGCTTGATCAGTACCGGCGCTGGCACGTCCGTGCCGTAGACGTACGGACTCTGGGCAATCTGACGCAGGTCATTGCGTCCGGTCGGAATGCGACCCAAGGCACGGGTGATGGCCTGGGGCATGTTGATGTCCGAGGACTTCCATTCCTGAAGTCGCTCGATCTTTTCCCACTCCTTCTTGTCCTTATGGTTGCGATAAGGCTCTTTGGTGATGTAGAAGGGGCGCTGGTAATTGTAGATCTGCCGCAGGCGCGATTCGCGCGTACCGTCGGGCTTGTATTCGTATTCCTTGACCACCACCAGGTCATTGGGCGAGCCATCGTTGGCGGTAAAGTACAACGCGTGCTTGCACTCAAACTCGCTCTTGGGAGGCTGCTGGTCACTCATCTGCCTGTTACCTGTCTCTTATTGTGTCCCGGTATAGTATTGATATGAAGCGTATCTTTTCATTCTCCCTTCTCCCTCTCAGGGTCTATACCCATGAAAATTCATCGTCTCCCTCCGCACCGGAGGGTCTCCATGGAGGCCCTTCAGTACCAGGGCAAGTCGATGTTCTTCTTCGATCTCATTCAGGCTGTGAACCTGGTCCGTGAAACCCACGACCTGGAAAAATTCGCAGTGGATCTGGGGAACATCATCAACCGCCACACCAAGATCTTGGTGCGCATTGTGGTGGACGAGGAGTTCGGCGCCTGCTTTGCAGAGCCGGCCTTGTTTGACGCCAGCAACCCCTACGTCAAGCTGCTCACCGCCAGCAACATCTTCGACACCAAGCTGGACCCGATCGAGCGCAATGCGCGTGCCCTGAACTTCGCAGCTGAGCTGGACGGTTGGGTGGACCTGAAGAACAACCAGGTCGGAGGTATCTTCTCCAAGATGCTCAACACCATCCACATCAGCCGTGATGTGATCCTGCCCAATGAAGGCTATCAGCTGGCCAGCGAAGAAGCTGCCGCGGTCATCGGTCACGAGGTCGGTCACCTGTGGAGCTTCTTTGAGAAGGCGGCCAGTACGGTGGCCACCAACGTGGTGGTGGAAACGGCCACGGCCGCACTGGCGACCACGCAGAACCCGGTCCTGCGCATGCAGATCCTGACCAAGAGCGCGGCCCGACTGGGCGCGCCTGCCAACAGCGAAACCATCAAGGCAGCTGCAGAGTCCAACGACTCGGCCGTGGTCGGCCCGCTGTTGATTCGACTGGGCGAGGAAGGTCGTCTGGAACGTCTGGGACTCAAGCCCAATACGGCCCAGGAAGCTTACCACGCTCGTTCGATCGAATACCTGGCCGATCAGTACGTGGTGCGCTTGGGTGGCGCTGTGCCGCTGGCCTCGGCCTTGCACACGCTCTCGCGCTGGCACGTGGCCGACTACGGCAAGAGCAACGCGGCCTTCCTGGCTACCCAGCTCAGCCGCTACACCCTGGTCGGCCTGATCGGTGCAGGTGCCACGCTTGTGGGCGGGCCGGCGGCGATCACCTTCTACGGTCTGATGGGACTGGTGACGCTGGTGGCCGCTGCCACGGCGCATGAAGATGACTACGACATGGACCCGACCGAACGTTTGGGCCGTATCAAGCAGGACCTGGTACAGCTGCTCAAGATCCGCACGCTGACCACCCAGCAGCGCAAGGCCATCCTGCAAGACGTGGATGCCGTGGATGCCCTGCGCGCTGAATCCAAGTCCCACGGCGGTGTGGTGCGGTTCATCTACCGCAACATGATGCCTGCCGGTCGTCGCGCCGCCAAGGTGCGCGAATATCAGAAGGGTCTGGAAGACCTGGTCAACAACGATCTTTTCGTCATCGGTCACCGCCTCGGCGGCAGCCGCTAATCTCTAGGAAACCCTCGCAATGCGAAACATCGACATCATCACCCGCCTGACCGGTCTGGGCATCGCCCCGGAAGTGCAGGCTCAGTACGTCACCGCCGCTGTGGCCCGCGTGATTGCCTATCGCGCCAAGCTGCCGGCCGAACCGGACGAAGGGTTCTTCGCCAGCCAAGTCGCTCCGACCATCGCCGCTGAGCTGGACTTCTTCAACGAGTCCATCCCGCTGGACTACCAGGCCGTCACCGAACTGGTGCAGCGCCTGTGGGAAGTGCGTTACCGCATGGTGCATCCGGGCGACAACATGCGTGACTGGGCCGCGCTGGATTTCGTGGCCAACGAAAGCGGCATCGACTTCGGCGTGCTGCGTACCGATCCGGCCCTGACGATCCTCACCAACGAACTGGCCGGCGGTTAAGTCATGACCGCTGCGGTCTCCATTGACGCAGGTTTGGCTGAGCTTGCAGGTCTGGAGTCCACCGCCAGTGTTCTACTGCGCATGCGTGACCAGTGGCAGACCCGGCAACGGGTCGGCCGTCACGAAGTGCAGATCAGCATGGAACAATTCGGCGTTGACTACGGGCCTTATAAGCTCGGTGCATTCACTGCCGAGCCCAGCGCTGCGGGCCTGACCGTGGCCATGGAGAGCATGGGCAATCGGATCCGGGAGGTCTTCCGGACGATCTTGGCCAAGCTCAAGGAACTGATCAAGCGGGTGGTTGTCGAGATCCGCAACTACTACGACTCGATCCGTAGTAGCAAAGACGCCGAGAAGGTCAAGGACATGCCAGAGTCTGTGCGCAATGCACAGGAGCTGATCGATGCGGTGGAAGAGTACCAAGACGCTCAGCTCTCGGCACTGGCCCATCGCGTCAAGCATCGTCTGGAGGTCTACGAGACCTGGTCGGTGCTCGACTTTGACCTGCTTCAAGACGGCAAGTACACCCAGGCCATGCGTTCGCTGGCTGACCCGATCAAGGAACTGCTGCGCCGCCTGAGCGTAACTGCCGATGATCTTGACCGTGTGGAAGATGCGCAGGAGATGCGCGGTCGTCCTGAGATTTACCGTGACGTGGTCTCCCTCCCCATTCCCGCTGAAGTCAGCCGCCTGGTCAAAGGCGAAGGCTTCATGGATACGATCGTCCGTCTGGTTCATCTGTTGGACATGGAATCGGAAACCGAATCCACCGATCGCCCGGTCTTGCACAACATGCCAGCCCAGCTGCGCAAGAACCCCAACCTCACCAAACCTCTCAACCCGCACATGGACAAGATCCGTGGGCAGCTGTTGGATATGGAGCGGTTGGTGGAAAAGGCGTCGCTACTGGATACGCGTAGTGAGTTCAGCGAAGCCCATGCCAAGGAAACCCAAGAAGGCCTGCGCCTGATCTTGGATGCAGCCACTTCGGTGCGCCTGTATGTGACTTGGTGCGGCCGTCTGCAGCACTACCGCTCCCAGCGTATCGACTTCTTGCATCGCTACGTGACCGACATCATCAAGCTGACCAGCGGCATCAACGCTCGCCAGTAAGCGGCATAAAGCCGGGCCTTCGGGCCCGGCCTTGTGCTGTCAACCCATCGACCCCATGCGGGTCATGCCGCGTGGGGTGAAGGTGTCCATCGACGTTCCACCGGAGATCGAACCACTGCGCTGCAGCGTCTTCAGCAGACCCGTACTGACGGTCAGCTTGAACTGGGTGAGCGCATGCTTCATGAGCATGCCCTCCACCTCGCGGACAAACCGCGCGTCCATGTCCAACGCTTCGCGCCGATCCTTCGGCTCACCGTAGGAGACCGGCAAGACGTACGTCTCCACGCGCAGGGGATTGCGTTGGGAATAGGCCTGGGTGAGGCGGCGGTGGGAATTCCGACTGTAGTAGTAGTCCTGCAGCGGAATGTCGGCCACACCTGCCTGCTTGAGCTGGTGTCCGTAGGCGCCCAGCGCTGCATTGTAGGTCGAGGGCAGGGATTGACCACGGCGAAGGAACTGCACATCCACCGGTCCGTAGAAGGTGAGCGTCCAGACCTGACTCGGGTGGCCCTTGGCCCACTTCTCCGTCACACGCTGACCGGAGTGACAGCTGTAGTAGGCCGTACGAGTCAGGCCCTTGGTTTCTTCCTTCTTTTTCTTCGCCATGATCTTGAGTTCAAAGGGATACACAACCACAAGCTGAACGTGTAAGAAATAACAACCCGCCGTTAATATTTGAAACATTACTCCTTGGTGCAAGATGAGCGACAAAACCTATATCCCCGATCCGCTGCTGCCGGTCGAAGACCAGATTGCCCTGCAGACCCTCGATGACCGACTGGTGAACTACATCACCAAGATGGCACCGGGCAAAGCCAACTCCGATGCGGATCTGGCTCTGCAGCAGAAGCTGCTGATGAACAACGTGTTTGAGTACGCGCTGAACCTGCCGGCCCACCTGTTCCACAAGGCATGGGCACAGATCCTCAACCGCGTACACCAGAACATCACCGGCTGCTTCTCGTTGGCTTACTCGGCACGCGGTCTGGCCTACATGCAGGTCGATCAGAAGACCCGCCGCAACTTCGAGCGCCTGCTGACGCTGACCTACACCACTGCCGATCCGAAGGCGCGCCAGTACTCGATCAAGCAGGTTCATCTCGACCTGATCCTGGCCGGCCTGCCCAGCGAAGTGCAGCGGCAGAAGCTGCAAGACTTCTACACCTTCCAGTGAACCATGGCCTCCTGCTTTCGGGCAGGAGGCTTTATGCAGCATAGACCCCCACCCGAAGGTGGGGGCTTAGCTGTTGAATCAAGCTCTGGACCAGAGTTTAACACCACACGAGTGGTGCGTAAAATGCTTCGGCTTACTAGCCACCCCCGCTATGAGGTGGGAGTAGGTTTACGAAGCTGCTCGGGTTTGGAAAGACTTTCGAGGGGTCTTCCAAATGATTACCAGCCGAGTAAAGATTTACGAGAAGACCTCGTCAAGATCCATATCGGCCGTGGTCAGGCTCTTACCGTGCATCATTCCAGGTAGCGGTAGTCGTCACGTCGTGGATCGCGGACGCGGTTCCAAACAGTCTTTGGGTCGATACCGAGCTCACGTGCCGCGCCAGCCACACTATCGAACTGACGATTCTCAGCGATGACTTTCTTGGCAAACGGATTGTTCCCACCAGACCAAGCCTCTTTACTTCCCTCTTTACCCCAGCGGGTACTCTGACCCTCACGGATTTTCCTCGAGCGTTCAGCGAGCTGCTCAGGGGTCATTTCCTTCAGGGCCCGACGTCGCGCAACTGCCATCTTTTCTTTCATCCCCTCACGCCCCATCACGTGGGAGATAGGAGAACGAACATCGGTGACAGCATTTAACAGAAGCGACTTGTCAGCGTTGTCAATGCGCCGCTTCTCGTCTTCGTAGGCCTCCTCTCGGGTGCCAAAGACGAACACGGTCAGGGTCCATTTGTCCTCGCCAGGATCTTGATCCCACAGGGCCTGCATGGCTTTGTTGTTGTGCTTTCCTTTGCGCAGACTCCAGAAGTGCGAAGCTCTGCGGTTTTGGATGTTCTGCGTGCTACCCACATAGAAACGTCCTGTCGCTTTGTGGGTGAGCCAGTACGTATACCCGATCGGAATCTTCGCTTCCTCTGCGACCTCCGGGTACACGCCATCGTCGAAGAGCCGCCATTGCGACCACTTCGGGTCTTCACTGTAGACGCGGGCAAGGATGTAAGTCTTACTCACACCCAGTGCCCGCGCAGCTTCAGCTACTGATTTATAGATCTTGTCGTCAATGGTGACGTTGAAATAGTTCCGCATGCCAACCGCCAGTATGATTGCTCATACTATTTCCCTAGCACTAAGAAAATACTTCCTCAAGATCCATATCGGCTGTAGTTAAGCTCTTACCGTGCATCAATTTCATGAAGACATCCATGAGCAGCGAACCGATGGCTGCGGCGTACGTGCCCAGTGCCTGCGGGGTCGAAGCGATGCCCTCACCCATACAGCAGCGGCAGTAGTTGTTGGTGCCGGACGTACCTGCACCGGTCAGGCAGTAGGCCGGAGAACGCACGACGATCATCTCGCCGAACTTCTTCTGCACCGTCTGCTCATCGATCAGGATCGACTTACCGTTGATCAGCTCGTAATGGCCGATCAGGTACGGCTGGTTGATCTTGTCAATGCGCATGCGCAGGCCACGCTGACTGCCGCAGTCTTCCTTGTAGACCACCGAGTTCTGGTACATGCGGTTGTTGTTCTTCACCTCCACGCCGCCCAGTGCAGTCTGCGCACCACGACCATAGGAGCCGTCGCGCAGCTGGTTGATCATGGCCGGCAACTTCTTGATGTCCCAACCTTCGGCCAGCGAGGTGGTGATCAGATCCGGGTCCAGACCAAAGCCGGTGGAGAAGCCTTGCATGATGTACAGCTTGGCGCGCACCACGTCGTAGGCCTTGCCCTTGATGTAGAAGCGGGCACCTGGGTCGTTCTTCATCCAAGCCCGATCCATCGCGGTCAGTTCCTTCATGATCCCTGCCACGACCACCGGGTCGTGCAGTTCGTCCTTGTGCAGAGCCAGAAGCTCGTCACGACGCTTGATCATGTTCGGATCACAGGTCATCGTCTTGGGCGTGGCCGACGGCACGCACAGCTGGGAGAAGCCCGGCAACTGACCTGCAGCCATCTGGTAGCGCAGGAACTCGCTGGTGCGAATGGCGGTGGGATCATTAGAGCTATCGTCCCAGTGCTTTTCGATGATCTTCTCGATTGCACCGATACTGATCTCGCCATTCATGTAACCGATCTTGCTGCCGAAGGGCCAGACCAACAGAAGCTGGTTCACCAGCGCGGTGCCATAGGAGGTCACCACTGCTTCGGGCTGGTTCTTCAACGAACCGGCCGGCAGTTCCAGCTTACCCAGCGCCTTGAACACCGGTTGTTCCGGATCGGCATCATCGATCAGTTCAAAACCACCTTCAGGCTTGTAGAACGCCCAGCGGTTGTCTTCGGTCTTGAACAGGCCGTACGGGTAAGGGTGGGGTTTGCCCGGACGGAAGATGCTGAAGGCTTCCAACACCCAGCGCTTCCACAGGTAGTTCTCAGCCTGCAGGCAGAGCAGGAAATATTCGCGCTTGTTCACGCCTTGGCCTCGTCTACGTACTGCTTGATTTGCCGGGAGATCTTAGCCGAGTCGATCATGGGAATGTCGAACAGCTCCTTGGTCTTGTTGGAGACTTCCTCCAGCTTATCCAAGGGCAACGCCGAAGCGGCGGCAAAGACCACCAGCTCACCAGCCAGTTGGTTGGGTTTGAGCTGCATCAATGCATCGATGTGTGGTGCGATGGTTGCGTTGTAGGACATACCCAGCCGCAGGCCGTCGTCCAGAGCCTTCAGGAAGACGCTGGTCTCCGAGACCAAGCCTACCTTGGGGATCAACACGCGCAGGCGCTGACGCGCCGCTGCGGCGTTCTGAGCGTCTGGTTGCGGTTCATTGCCTTCGGCGCTGGTGGCTTCTCGGATGCGGGTGAGCAGATCCACCGAAACATCGTTGACGTGTTCAAGGATCTCTGCCGACGGAACGTTGCTGACATACTCGATCACATCGGCAAAGGCTTCAGTTGCGCCTTCGTCGTAATCGGCCAGCGCGTAGATGGCTTCGTTGTCGCCCCAGTCATCGATCTGGTTGAGCGACTCCATCGTCACGTTGAGCATCTTCAGCGGTGTCTCTTGATCCATGTACACGCCGAACTCAGCCAATGCCTGACGCATCAGCGGAGACAAGATCAGGTTGATCTGCTTGTAGACAACATCAAACTCCAGACCCTCGGCGGTGTCCAATTGCTGCTGCAGCAAGAACTCGTGGTCGCTTACCCCGCTCTCCGCAAGGACGCGGCAACTGGTCAGGATGATCGTTCCCAGCTCCGATGTCGTTGCTTGATCGAGGTAGGCCTCAAGATCTGCAATCATGTCCACTCCTTCTTACGTATGTTAAAAGTTAATACCAAACTGTTCTCATATGAGAAGCCACGTCTTCTACGTTTTTACACATCCGAGCCCCGCGCATGAAAAGCGACAATCGTCAGGGTCACCGACCCGAACAGACGCCAGCGTGGGATACGCTGGCTGGTCTCTCAGCGGCAGCCGGCCAATTGCTCCATCTACCGAGTATTCTGATCCCTCTCTTGCGTGATGAGAAGGCGATGGAAGCGGTGGAAGACAAGGGTCGTCTTCAGTCACTGATGAAACTGATCCAACAGGACGTTCACCAATTCTCCCACACCTACAGCCAACTGCGGCAACGCCACAGTCATCGTAGCGGTGAGGAGACTGACTCCAACGACTTGATGGACTCCATCCAAGTTTACCAGGATTACGTTGAGTGGTCTGCCAGCTTTGAAGAGCTGGTGATGCCCAACGTGACCGACCTCCTCGAGCTGCTGCGCCGCGCTGGTGCCGACACCTCCCACATCCACCTGCCCCGCCTCGACTTCACCTGAGCACCACCAAGGAACCACAATGAGTGACGAAAACCAGACCCCCGAAACCCCCTCGCAGGGTTTCCTGGGTGAGACCAACCTCGACCAGAGTCCTGTACAGACTGAGACTCCGGTAGTGGAGGCCAAGCCGAGCGGTGCGATCATCGGCCTGGAAGCGGAGCCGGAATTCATCGACGTCGAAGAAGCCGTCGAACAGCCGGCTACCGAAGAAGCTGCCGAGCAGCCGACGCAGACCACCAAGGACGAGGTCGTGGCCATCCTGGTGCGCCGTGGCGTCAACCCCAATGCCGAATGCAACAAGGGCAGCCCGTCCAGCCCGCTGGACAAGAAGGACGCCTACCGCTTCCGTCCGGGCGAAGCCCTGGCTGTTCTGCCGGTGACCAACCAGGAACTGGAAGGTCTGCTGACCCACTACGAGAACATCGATCCGTCCAAGTCGGCACCGGGCCGCAACTGGGTCAATACCGTCAGCGCCGGCCGTGACACCATTCCGCGTGGCGACACCGGCCTGGACGCACTGCTGCGCCCGGACAGCCTGTGGCGCCAGAGCGTGACCTTCGACCCCAGCGACAAGGGTTCGATGGAACTGGGCGCGGGCGTGCCGCCGATCGGCGAGCGTGAAGGCAAGGGTACCCTGACCGGCGATACCGCCATGCGCTACCTGAACCAGGTCCTGCACCGCGGTCAGTACGTGCGTGTGCCGCTGTGGCACTCGGGCATCTGGACCACCTTCCGTACCCCGGCCGAGCAGGAACTGCTGGAGCTGGAACGTCGCGTGGCCAACGAGAAGATCACCCTGGGCCGCGTCACCAATGGTCTGGCGTACTCCAACGTCTCGATCTACCTCAATAGCTTCCTGTTCAACTTCGCGCTGGCACTGGTCACCGACGCCACCCTGCCGAACACGGACCTGAACACCCTCAAGGCCAACATCAAGGTCACTGACCTGCCGATCCTGCTGTGGGCCATGCTGTGCACGATGTACCCCAAGGGCTACCGTCACCTGCGTCCGTGCGTGAACAACCCGGCCGCGTGCATGCACATCGTCGATGAACTGCTGGACCTGTCCAAGCTCTGCTGGACCGACAACAGCTCCATCACCGAAGGTCAGCGCAAGCACATGCTCAAGCGCAACTCGAAGTTCACCGACATCGAGCTGACCAACTACCTCAGCAGCCATCGCAACAACCGCTACTCCACGATCAAGCTCGATGAGAGCGAGACCCACCTGACCGTGGTGGAACTGCGCGTACCGTCGCTGGCCGACTGGGAACGTTCGGGCACCTCGTGGGTGGACGGCATCGTGGCCAAGACCGACGCCGCCTTCGGCTCGCAGCTCAACGGCGAATCGCGCAACCAGTACATCATGGATGCGGCCGCTACCACCAGCCTGCGCCAGTACGGCCACTGGATCGAGCGTATCGTGATCACCGACAAGCGCAACAAGCGCCAGGAAGTGATCGATGACCGCGAGACCCTGGAGGAGACCATCGGTCATCTGTCGGGCAGCTCGCACATCCACGATGCGTTCTTCGAGGGTCTGAAGAACTACATGAACGATGCGACGATCTCCCAGATCGCCATCCCACGCTACGCCTGTCCGGTCTGCGGCGCTGACCAGGGTGAAATCGATACGCCGGAGACGCTGATGCATCCGCATCTGATTCCCCTCGACGTGGCGACGATTTTTTTTACCCTTCTCGACCAACGAGTGAGCCTGTTGTTGGATCAGGCCCGACTCTAAGCGATGACGATCCGGAGGGGCACGTTCTGTACCCCTCCTTCGGTCAAGAGGAAACGCTCAACCTGACACCAGTGAAAAACCTGATGGCAGCGCTGCGTACCTTTGACCGAAAAGACCTCGACAGTATCAACACGCAGATCCTGCTGCGCGAACAGTACGACGAGGTCTTCCAGATCGCCAAGCATGGTGATCCCATGCGCCCGCTCTCCTTGGTGGCCAAACACCCCAAGGAGGATCTGTCCAATCGGGACTCGACCGCGCGAATGATGCGACGCTTTGGCGCGCTGAAGATCCGCGATCTGTTTGGGATCTCATGGCCTGAGTTCATCAGGCAGTCACGGGCTGAAGTCGAGCAAATGTTCGAAGTGGCCGAGCATCTGGTGCTGGCCGAGAACAGTCGCCATGACGCCCTTCTCAACGCTCAGAAGAACGCTCAGCGTGAGAATGAGAGGGACATCCAGAACCTGCATAATCCCCCGACGTAAGTCGGGGCTTTATGCTGCCAAAAACGTTTGCAATGAAAAAAGTTTCATCGCTATAATACTCCCGTGAACCCTAGCAATAGAGTTCACTAACCTAACCCTTAAATGGAGAGCAACACATGAACCTGTCCCCTGAATTCAACGCCCTGATGACCATCCTCGAAATCGCCATCGCTGAAGGCCACAGCAACGTCCTGGAGCTGCGCGAGCGCGCCACGCGTGACCTCGCCATGCACATGTCAATGAAGCTGGTCGAAACGGAGATGCAGCGCAACACCCGTCGTTTCCAGTTGGAAGAACACGCGGAGATGGTCGCCAAGATCGTCGTCGAGATGCGCGGGCGCATCGATGATTCCATGACCAAATTCAAGCAGTTGGTGAGCTGGGGTGAGTCGGTGGAACTGGGTGAGCAGTTGGACGAAGCTCGCAACGCGATCCGCAAGCTGCGTGAAGTCAGTGCCGAATACGACTTCGTCGAACTTGGCTTGGTCGAAGTGCAGGCCAAGATCCAAGCCATGGTCTGACCTACCCGGAGCCCCCTCGCAGGGGGCTCCTCTTTTATACCCTTCAAGGAGAGTAACATGAGTAACGACACCGACCGACAGCTGGAAGAAAGCACCCAATTCGCTATCGCCAAGCTGGAGCGCTTGCGCGAACAGATGGTGGAGACCATGAATGCGGTACAGAGCGCTGCACGTGTCGTGCGGGATTCCTACCACAGCAACACGAACCCGGACAAGGTGGGTCGTGCTGATACCTTCCGGACGCGCTTTGCATTGGAACACTCGGTGGAGGGCCTGCGAGATGAACTGACCAGGACTCGCAAGTACCGGACTGAGCATATCGCGTTGCTGGAGGAAACAATCAGCAGCGGACGTGCGGGTCTTGCAGACATGATAGCAGACGATCCGACCGATCCGAAAATCGCAGTGCACCGCCATCACCTTGCAATACTGGAAGAACTGCTGGCCAGGAATGCGGCGATCTTGAAGATGTGCGATGACGCTGACGCGGTGGTTGTCGAAGCTGACGAGATCATCGTGACAATCCAGTAAGGCATAAGCCCTCCTCCCCAATTGGGGAGGAGGGACTCATGGGGTCTTTTCTTTTTTCCTTAGCTGGCCGTGTGTTGCAGCCAGACGAAGGCCACGTCATCTTCCACCGCCAGCGTGCCGTCAGCGCGAGCCACGGCCTTCTTGCGGATGGACAGACGCGCCGAGTCATCGATGAGGGTGATGACATCGTACGGGGTGTTACCACCCAGACCAGTGATCGACACACCCACCGTATCGCCCTGCACACGTTCACGCAGTTCGCGGGTGATGTCAGACATGGACACCACAGCGTTCTGCAGCATGTCGTGGATGACCTCCAATGCGGTGGCCTCCAGTGTTGCACGCAGTTCCAGATCGCGGAAGGCCGCGCCGGAGAGGTGGAAGGTCACGTTGAAGCTCTGCGCCGAGTTCAGCGCCACGGTCTTGTTCTCCAGCACCTTGACGTTGATGTTACCCAGCGTCGATTTCGGATAGAAGAACAGGGTGGTCTGCTCGAGCAGTTCAGACTGCACTTGAGCGATGTCGTTCTTGAGCCAGCTATCGATCAGCGTCGGCAGGCGATCGCGGTATTCGCTGGAGTTGAACTCGGTGGCGAACCAGTAGATGCCATCGATCAGGAACATGTCCATCTGCCGCAGCAGACGACGTGAACCGATGATGATCGGGTTGCCTTCGATGTCGTGCTCGATGTCACCGGCGTAGTGGGCGATCACCTGGTTACCTTGGTCATCCAGCACCGGGTCACCCTTCTCGTGGAGAACCACGAAGGTGGGATTGCCGTTGACGAAGACGACCTCGATCTCACCGTTGGCATCGCGCTTGTACACGGTCTGCTCCCACACCGCCGGTACGTCAGCGACGTAGCGCTTGTAGTCCTGCGCCGAGGCCACAGAGCGACTAGAGGACCACAGACCCTTGAGGGAGGAGCCCAGGGTGATTTCCAGACGATCCTGCGAGATGGCCTTGACATCGTTGGGCAGCAGGGCCCGACCCAGTGCGTCATCAACGGCCGCCTTCTGGTAGCCTTCGATTTCGATCTGGTTGACCGCAAAGTGCACATCGAAGCTGTTGGTCAGCGGGCACGGGTACTTGTGCACCGGATCTTCCAGCATCTGGAAGGAGTTGACGATCAGGTTGTCCTTGGCGTCCACGTCGAAGTCGGTGGCGATCAGGAAGGTGTAGACACGCTCCTCCGCGCCATCGGCGCCCACGTAACCCACCAGCGTACCGTTCTGATACGCACGCACGGTTTCACCGGCCGGCAGGAAACTCATCTGGACAAAGATCTGATCATCGTCCAGATCCTTGAAGCTCTGGCCGGAGGTGAGCACGCAGGTCACCACGTAGCCTTCCGGCACGCGGTCCACCTTGTGGCTCTTGACCGAGACCGAGAAGGGCATGGTCACGTTCTCACCGACAAAGCTCTTGGCGTTGACGCTGGGGTTCTCGAAGTAGTACGGGCGATGCTCGAACACCGAGCCGGTCATGTCCAGCACGTAGTGGAACGGGCTGTACAGATAGGTGGCATCGTTCAGACGACGCGCACGCACGTCCACCTGCGTGGCCAGCAGCGAGTCGACCACCGCCTTGGGGACGATGGAGAGAATGCCGTTGGTGGACTGGTAGACCGTGTCCGGGGTGATCGTGATGCGATCGCCGTTGTCCTTGACCGTATCCAGCTTGGCCAGGTTCTCCATGGACTCCGTCAGCGTCAGCATCGTTGAGCCCGCACCGGAGATGGTGGTGCCATCACCCGGATTGGGCAACAGGCGCGTGGCCAGCATCTGACGGTTGGTGACGTGGTCAACGTCGGTCACCATGTCAAAGCCCATGTCCGCCAGACGCGAGCCGATGTTGATGTTGGTGATCGGCACGTTGGCCTTGCCCAGCGAGTTGGAGATCACTCGAGCGCGCAGCGTCTCGAAGGTCATCGCATTCTCACCGCCCGACACGGTCTGATCGTTGAAGATCGTCAGCGTGGACAGTTCGCGCAGCGGCTTGGAGTACGGCAGCTGACTGGTGTCAGCGTAGCTGGAATCCTTGAACTTGGCCTGGAACTGATTGATGGCGTAGTCGGACATGATCATCTGCATCGGACCGTGGGTCGTGTAGATGTCAATGCGCAGCTCGTTGGTCAGCTGTCGAGTGGTCTGGTAGATGGTCGGCACCGTCACCGTCAGGATCTGGTCCACCACCTTCAGCTGCACCGTCGGCACACTCACGTCGTAGGTCTGATCGGAGTGGGTGGTCTTGATCTCCTTCCAGCTGCCGTTGGCATCGGTGTGATACGCACGGGCATAGTGGAACTGATCGCTGAAGGTGAACTGCTTGACCGAACGCTGGGACAGGTTCAGCGCGTAGCTGTGCGAGGTGATCTCAAACTGGTACATCGGCACGCGCAGACGCAGCCACAGCACGCCTTGCCAGTTGACCCACTCCGGCTCGATCATGTTACTCTGCAAGGCTTGCAGCGGCGAAGGCTCGCTGGTGTCGTAGACCACGTTGATGGCGCCATGGGCTGCCACACGGATCTCGATGGGGTATTGCAAGGTGAAGGTCACCCCACCCACCGTCACCGCGGTATGACGCGGGATGACCAGCTTGTAGGTGCCCGTACTGCCCACCGGCACGGCCGCACGCAACACCTCATCACGATCGAACATGAAGGTGAAGGTGGACATGGCCGGCTGCGCAAAGCGGCCGGCGTAGTCAGCATCGGACATGTGCAGGTACAGGTCTTCTTGGGTCTGAGCCAGACTCGGATACTGCTTGGCCAACGTCACGCCCATCTCCTTGAAGAAGGCGGCGCAGTGGACGATGTTGGCTTCCTTCAGATGCATGAAGGGCGTATTGGGCGTGGACAGATCGTACTGTCCATCCAACATCTTCTCCAGACGGTTCAGGTCATCGACCAGCACTGCCTGGGGGTTGGCGAGCAACAGTTGAGCCTGGGCAACCCAGGCGGCTTGATCACTCATGAAAGGTCCTACGGCGAGAAGAAGGGAATGATGGTGCGCGGGGGCATCGGCTCACCACTGGTGTTGGTCACCGGCTGATTGATCGGCTGCTGGGTCGTGGCTTGACTGCCGCCCTTGACCGCAGCGTAGTCTTCCTTGGACATCCACCACTGCAACTCGTTCTGCTGATCCATGTCAATGCGCGGATAGCCGTGGTAGTTCAGTGCCACCAGTTCGGTGCGCGGGATCTTGACCATGGCCTGTTCGCGACGACCATCGGCCATGTCCGGGTTGAAGATCTCAACCACGTCATTGAATTCCTGCATGATGATCGGATCTTGGTACATCGCACCGATGGCTTGGAACGGCACCGAGATCTGGCTGGCACGATCCTGCATGAACGGAGTATCCGAGGCGAAGTCAAACGCCTGACCCAGCGCGCTGGACATGGGCCAAGCCACACCGCACGCTGCGATCTTCTGCACGTAGGAGCGGGTGGGGTCCAAGATCAATCGGTAGATGCGCGTTTGGTAATCGATCTCACGCAGCATCTCACTGTCCGGGTACGGCAGCATCTTGCCTTGATACACCAGCGACATGTAGATGCGCCAGGCCTCAAGGAGTAAAGATATGGGGTCACCGGAAATATTGCGGAAGCTGGCGTTGAGCGTGTACTCGTGGTAGATGGTGTCAATGCCATCGACCATACCCCACGTCTCCTTGGCCAGACCTGCATCAGCGATGTAGTTCTCAGTGACCGGATCGGGCCAGCCGTTGAGGCTGATCAGATTGTTGGTCAACCACGGGATGAAAGCGCACTTCGGATCGACCAGTGGGAAACGGGTGTTGTGACCGTCAGCGACGATCTTGGCCACCTCAGGATCCAACCACTGACGCACCGCCTCATGGTAGTGCGTACGCGCTCGACCTTTACCTGCACCCAGCAGCGACATGCGGCGGTCGGCGGTGAGGTTATTGTATGACAAATTTAGGCGCGGCCGAGTGAAAAAAGTCAGGCCCTGATTGTCTTGGTTATACGGTACGGGGTTGCCCACACCGCGATGGTTAATGCCAACTGTGATGTTGGCAAAGGCTTCGCTCAGGCTACCAAGACCGCTGCCTCGCGACAGGTAGTCGATGGATTCGCCCAGCACATTGTCGTTATCACTCATGTGTGCATCTCAGCTAGGAACTACGAAAAATGATTACCACCGTTGCAACCAAAGCGGGCATTGCGGGAGCCTTGACGGTTATCGCAACAGTCGCAAAGAAGCTGCTCAACATGCAGAAGAACGATTCGTTGGTGAGCTTCACCAAGGTTCTTCGCGTGGAGCCGGTCACGATGATCGACGAGCGGCTGAAGAACTACGACAACCTGCCGGACATCCTGCAGACGCTGCTGACCCTGTTCTGCGGCTACTACCTGCAAGCGGTGGCCTGCATGACCAATGTCGGCCAGATCAATGTCGTGCGCATGCTCGACACGCTGAACCCGAACCGCGACGGTGGCATGGCAGCTTCATCGTTGGTGGATGCCATCAACGGCAAGGCATCGCCCTCGATGCTGTCCATGGAATCGTTCGGCACCCATCTACCTGATCCAGTCGTGAGCATGGAATCCCCGCAAGACGTGGGCCGTGCTGTGGACTCGGCAATGTCCGGCGTTCGCGCCGCTGTGTCTGCGCATCGTCCGGCCATGGACAAGAACATGTACGGCTCGCTGTCCACCGGCGGGGTTGATCTGAGTCGCGGCATCAAGGCCGCTTCGGAAGCCGTCAACCTGGCCGTGGGCAAGCTGCTGGAAGTGCCGATCATCGGCGAGAACGGCCAGAAGGCTACCTTCCCGATCTCGGTCCGTCTGGCAACCATGACGGTCAATCCGGACGTCCTCACTCATATCCTTGGGACTTCGGGTAGCGACAATTCCTACCGCGAGCGCATCCATCGCTGGCGTGCTGGTGAGCTGTCGCTCGTGCAAGATCTGATCCTGTGCCGGGACATGATCCTGGCAGACAAGCGCCTGATGGCCAAGGACACTTCCGGCGCCATGAGCGAGATCGCTCGCCGCCGCGCAGCCAACACTGCGTCGGCCTTCACCACCGGCACCCCGTCGGTCGGTTCGGCCAGTGGTCTGGTGGTCCTGTCCAAGGACACCGCCGTCCAGCTCGAACGTTCGCGTCTGGGCCGCCTGGACGACCCGCAGTTCCGTGATGCGGTCTTCGCCGACTCGCTGAACATGATCATGGTCGTTGTCGACCAAGACCGTGATCTGGTCACCATCTACACCCGTGACATCGCACTGCCGGTCAAGCTGTCGGTGCGTGAGATCAAGTCGGGTAACTCCGGCAAGGGCGGTGGCTTTGACATCAACGAGATCATGAAAGCCTACCGCCTGGGCAACAGCGCGGTCTTCTAAGCCCTGAGGTCCAAAAAGAAATGAACAGCCTGAAAACCTTCTTCCAGAAGCTGCTGCCCTCGTTCGATCGCTCGCGCGTGATCGAGGACATCGACAGCATGGCCACCAACATCGAAAGCAACCTTGCTCCGAACTACAAGGCCGCTGCCCAGCTGCTGCGTGGTAAGCAGCCGGCCTCCAAGTGGGGTCGGGTTGTGGACGTGGCCTTCCACTACCGCAACAAGAACAACCGCGGTCAGAACTACGTCGGCTACTTCAACGAAGTGCTGCCGCGGATCGCCGAAACCCTGAAGATGCTCGAGCGTCTGGTCCCGGAGATCTTCGCTCGTGACGTCACCAAGGAATCGCTGACCTACAAGCGCGCTGCTGTGCTGCAGTTCCTGGGCCTGACCCGCTTCGTGCTGGACTACGCCGGTGTCAACCTGCGTGTGCTGCTGGCCGATGAAGCGGCCTTTGCGCTCAACGGCGCCGAGGCGGCTGAAGACGTGGCCAAGGCTGATCGCGCCTACCTGAGCGACAACCTGGAAACCTTCATGCACGCGCTGAGCATCGTCGGTCAGCAGACCGTCGCGATCGCTGAGAACCTCGGCACGATGCAGGACCTGCAGCTGATCGTTGACAAGATCAACGTGATCGCCCAGACCGCCGGTCCGGAAAACGTCGATCCGCTGCGCATGAACTTCCTGGGCTGGCAGGCCACCTCCTCGCCGGTGTACATCCTGATGTCGGCTTGGGCCGGCTACCAGGACAAGAACCACAAGCGCCAGATCGAGGAGAGCAAGGCGCTCCAGCTGCGCCTGATGGCGCTCAAGGAAGCCTACGCCCAGAAGCAGAGCCCGGCCATGCAGTCGCGCATCCAGTACACCGAAGATCGCCTGCAGCGGGTCATGGGTGAGCTGGACGAATACCGCGCCAGCATCGCCTGATCCCCACAAGGAGATAGATCATGTCCTTCTACGTCTATCCCCGACATTACACCTCTCGCCGTTTCGACGGCGATGAGGTTGTTGTGTCCAGTGGGGATGAATCGGTCGAGATGCTGTTTGCCTCGTATCTGGATCGCACCGTCAACATCGCCAGCTGGGACTTCCGTCGCGGCATCTTGCTGCACGCCAAGCGCCTGTTCGGCGATCTGCATGAGTGGTTCCGCCTGCAGATGACCAACCCGAACGTGATCGGCTACAATCGCACGTTCATCCTCGACACGATCGAGTACCTCAACACCGGCACCCGGCAGATGTCGGTCACCACTTGGTTCGACCTGATCCAAGAAGGCGGCAAGGGCCATTCCGCCAATGCTGTCCCCACCGCCCTTCAGGGCCATAAGGGCGAAACCCTCTCCGCCAGTTCTGATGAACTGCTGCAAAAGTGGGTTTCGATGCCTAATGGTTTTGAGGATCTGCTCAACACCTTGCAACTGCTGTTCGGCCGCGCCCGAGCAGCGTAAGACCAACTAAAGTTCGGAGCCACTTTCAATGAAGAACAACTCTGTTGCCCAGCGCCTGCGCGCGATCTCCCAAGGCGCCAAGCCGTCGATGGAAGACAACGGCGAAGGCCGTGTCAGCGCCACCCTGCAGTCGCCGGAAGAAACCGTCGCCACCGGCGAAGCGCCGGGTGAGGACAAGGACCTGACCACCAAGATCGTCGAGGTCAAGGAAGGTCACGATGTCGAAGTCGCTGAAGTCGAGCGCACCGACAACGCCCCGATGGTCGGCGCCGAAGTCGCCGACGGCGAAGCCACTCCGGTGGAAGGCGCCGACATCAACCCGAAGGAAGCCGCTCCGGTCGTCTCGACCGAAGATGCCGGCGACGTCAGTGCCACCCTGAAGCCGGTTGACGAAACCCCGGCCGACGGCGAGCGCGCTCCGGGCGAAGACCAGGACCTGTCGACCAACATCGTCGAAGTCAAGGAAAACCAGCCGGTCGAATCGGCCGAAACCGAAGTCAGCGGTGACGTCGAAGAAGCCTCGACCGAAGTGTCGCAGGAAACCTACAACGAAGCCATCTCGATGGAAGGCTGGAAGGGCGCCCTGGGCGGCTTCCTGGCTGGCACCACCTCCGTCTGGGCTGGCGCAGCCGTCGGCGGTCTTGCCGGTCCGATCGGTGCCACGGGCGGTGCCATCGGCGCCAACGTTGGTATCAGTGTCGCCGCCAAGGAACGCCGCGAGCGTCTGAAGGACGACATCCTGAAGATCTCCAAGGCGCTGGAAAGCCTGCGTCAGGGTGACCTCGAGCGGGCCAAGAAGGAAGGCAAGGTCGTCCCGCCCGAACAGCGCCGTCGCCTCACCCCGGCGCAGGTTGCGCTGACCGCCATCAAGGGCTTCGTGCCGTTCCACACCACCTACCAGGGCCACAAGATCGAAGAACTGCAGGATGAACTGCAGGACAAGCTGCGTGAGCTGAAGCGCGAATTCCGCAAGGCCGGCATCGACGTCTCCAACGAGTCCTACGACGCCGCCGAAGCTGCTGCCCTCTTCGCCGAAGGCGCCATGGCTGCTGCTGAAGCAGCTGCAGGTGCTGAAGCTGGTGACTCGGCTGCGGCCGAAGTCCAGGAAGGCGCTGCCGTGACCGACGTGGTCGCTGATGCGGTGCAGGAAGCTGGCGTGGCCGAAGTGGCCGGCGATGAAGCCGCCGCTGAAGTGGCTGATGCCTCGGCCGATCCGGCTGAGCCGATCAGCTCGGACGACGACTCCGACGCCTTGGACGGCCCGAACGAAGAAGACGCGGCCCTGGACGAGGAAATCGCCGGCGCCGAAGATCAGATCGAGGAAGAGGAACAGAACCTCGAAACCTTCGAAGACGCCGAAGTCTCGGTGGAAAGCCTGATCGACACCCTGGAAGCTGCTCAGCAGACCGGTGGTCTGACTCCGTCGGGCGCGAAGATGTTCAACGTCGCGCTGAACACCGTCAGCCGTTCGCTGACCGGCGAAGGTCTCCCGGTGGGCCTGGTCCCGTCGCTGGAATCCTACGGCGGCACCGATACCCGTCGCAACGCCACCGCCATCTCGATGGAAGCGGCCGGCGACTGGTGGCAGAAGATCCTCGAAGCCATCCGTCAGACCTTCCAGGTCCTGAAGCAGTGGGCCCAGAAGTTCGTCAAGATGCTGTTCGACAAGTCCGAGCGCGTGCTGCGCCGTGCCAAGGGCGTTCGCGCCAAGGCTGGCCAGGCCAAGGGCGGTCAGATCAAGGCCGGCGGCTGGGCCAGTGCCATTGCCCACGAAGGCAAGGTGGACCTGAACGGTCTGCAGGTGCTGCCGGGTATCGTCGATGACATCGCCAAGCGCGGTGCCGACGGCGTGGCCGGTTACAACGCCTTGGCTGAGGCCATCAAGAGCCTGGCCGCCAGTGGCGATGCGGGTGAACGCGGCGATGCCATCTTCTCGATGCCGGACCTGCGCAAGGTCGTTGCCAACGCCCGCGGCCCGCTGTTCAAGGTCGAATCCTCGGCTGACACCAAGACCACGGACGGTACGGTCTACAGCACCGACGTGCTGCCGGGCAATGTGCGTTTCGAACTGGAAGTCCACGAGCTCAATCACGGCAAGCTGGCCTCCAGCGACGCCAGCTTCACGGAAGGCTTCAAGGGCGGGTTCAAGTCGAACCAGTGGCCGAAGGTCACCAAGCACTCGGTGGAAGCCGAACGCCCGACCGAAGTTCGCGGCCTGACCTCGGCTGAAGTCAACACCGTCGCCACCCGCGTCATCACCGTGGTTGAGCAGGTGCGTCGTGTGCGTAACCAGATCGCTGAAGCCGAGAAGGCCGATGCGGCGATGCTGCAGGTCCAAGCGCCGGAAGGTGCCGAGCGCGCGCAGCGTCTGAGTCTGTGGATGTTCGTCAAGTCGGCCGAAAGCCTGCGCAAGATGATCGCCAACAACCAGGCGGTGATGCTGAAGTACGTGATCGGTGTGGCCGAAGGCTACGTCAGCTACGCCGAAGCCTCCGTGGGCGGCGCTGCTGCTGAAGCCCCGGCTGCCAGCGAAGCTGCTGCGGCTGCGTAACTGAAGTAAGTGTGGAGCAGGGGCCTGAAAGGGCCCCTGCTTTATGCTGCCAATTGTATGTACTGTCTACCCCTTTCCCTTTTAGGAGACTGCCGTGTCCAAGACCAATGCGCAGCGCGCATTTTTGAGGGCCTGTGAGTCACTCAAGCCTCAAACCCCAGTCGATGAGACCTCGGCGATCTTCGTGGACACCCTCAGTATGGAAATGCTGGAGGAACTGGACAACGCCGAAGTTTCGCTGGAGTCGATGCTGGAACTGATGGCCGCTATGGATCGCCCCGAAGGTGGCCGGTCTGTCACTCGTGAGCAGCTCATGGAGTTTGCTCAACGTGCTGAGGAGTGCCCGTTGTTTGAAGCACCGGTCATTCCTTCGCAGGAGTCTTTTGACAACTTCCCCGACAACGCAGTGGCGGTATCGATGGAAGGACTGCGCGATTCGGTGAAGAAAGCCATCCGTTCGATCATCACCTACATGGTCGAAGTGTGGAAGCGCATGATGGCGTGGTTTGAAGAGATGGCTCGCTCCACTGCGCTGATCAAGATGCGCTCCACGCTGGCTCGCACCCGCATCAATGACGTGCAAGGCCGCTTCCCGCAGACCAAGACGTTGGATGTGGCTGCCTTCGTACCGCTGATCACCACCGACCGTATGCCAGTCATCGACTACCGTCGAGTGTCTGAGCACATGCTGAACATGAACCGTCAGCTTGAGCGCGTGCGACAGCAGTACCTGCCGATGGTCACTGGCGTAGCTCAGACCTTCATCACGCTCTACGATCGCGGTGCGGTGGGTAGCAGTGAATGGCTGGCCGGTTTGAATGATGCTGCTCAACGGTACAACCCGGAAGCGGCGATCAATCTGAGTGAGGCGTTCACCAATACCGCCAACACCCTGTTCCCGATCGGGGCCAAGATGGGTCGTCCTCTGCCGGGTCGTCGCTCGATCGTCTGCGTCAAGCCGGATGCTGAGCGTTTGAACGCTGCCACTTCCCCGGTGGAACTGGCTCGTGCGTTGCAGACCTCGCAGGTCCAGCTGGCAGAGCTGCGTGACGACACTGGTCGCGATGAAATCGAGATGGAGATGGAAGTGCTGGGTGTGACCCACCTGTACGCCATCTTGGACTCGGTGGACAACGTGATCCGGGAGATCGATCGTTCTGCCAATGACAATTCGCGCCGCACCATCCGTGCGCTGACCGTCCGCCTGGACACGATCACCCGTGGTATGGCCGACATGGACGACGGCACGGTCGAAGCCTTCCGTGCGGGCATGGCCTATGCGCGCTCTCTGGTGCGCTGGTGCCGCGAACCGTATTTCTCGCTGATCAATCACGCTGGTAATGTCTGCAACAACGTCATCCGGCTGTGCAACCTCAACACCAAGGCCTACTGGCCGGAATCTGAAGGATCCAACCCATGAGTCACCTCGCCCTGATGGTGCGACGCGCCTCGACCAACGTGGCCCAACGCGTGTCGATGGAGCAGCTGCTGGAAGCAGCCGAGACCGACAACCTGAGCATGGAGCAACTGTTCGACGAACACGAACAGCTCAGCGCCCTGCATGAAGGTCTGTCGGCCACGGTCGTGTCTTTCGAGAACCTGAGCGATCCCACCGATCGCGACTACCAGAACGCACGCACCCAGATCGGCTCACAGCTGCGTCTGGTGGGCATGAGTGCTGGTGATGTGGCAGACATCGTCCCGTCGATGGAAAACCGCAGCAGTGCCTGGGAAAACTTCAAGGCGTTCCTGGAGCGCCTGTGGAAGATGATCACCGAACTGGCCAAGAAGGTCTGGACGTTCATCGCCACTGCCCTCAAGCGCTCCACCGAAGGTGAGAAGCTGGCCATGGCTCGCCTGAACTTCCTGGTCAAGCACGGCCTGAGTCTGGCCCGTGACGGTATGACCGTCAACCCGACCATCCCGCTGACGATGGCTCACGCCTACCTGTTCTCTCCGCCGACCATGGAGATTGCACCGGGTCAGCATCAAGGTGGCGATGAGATCTCCACCACTTGGCGCCGCGGTCCGGTGCTGTCCGATCCGGAACATCTGGTGGCCAACGTGGCAGCCTTCGTCAAGGCACGCGATGCCTTCGAGGTGGGTTACGTCAACCACATCCACGCTCAAGTGGACAAGGTGATCGCCGCGCTCAAGCAAGGCACCGGCATGAGCTCCTCGGACCTGACCGGTGCGGTGGCAATCCAGTCGGCCATTGCCGATGCGGTGCGCGAGCTTTCCCCGGACGCCATGCTGCGCGCCATGGGTGGGATGAAGAACCCGATCCCACTGGTCTTTGACCGCGCCCTGTTCGTGGAAGGCACGCCGGCCATGGCGGTGCGCTGGGATGACCCGGTTGCTGTCAACGAGTACATGAACAGCCTGGGCGTGGATGTGGTACAGGTTCCGGTCAAGCTGGATCCGGAAAACCTCGGCTCGTTCCCAGCCATGCGTTGGCGCGAACTGACCCGTACTGTGGAACGTGCGATCAACCTGATCGATACTGGCCATAGTGCAGATCAGCGCAAGCGTTGGAACCAGTTGCAAGATCGCATCGAAATGCTGGAGAGCCATACCAGCGCCATGCGTAACCTGACCAAGCGTCTGGACAACGTGGACCCCAACATCGCCGTCATCTTCGAGATGGCCTACCGCTTCTACCAGAACGCGCTCAAGTGGGCCACGGCTCCTTATCGCAAGATGGGTGCGGTGAACATCATGGTGGTCAACTCGCTCATTGCCATGGTGCAGTCGCAGTTGAACAACTACCAAGATGCGCACAACTTCCAAAAGGCCGACGGTTCGGTCGGGGGAGCTGGTACGGCTGGCTGGCGTTAAGTCGCATAAGCCCCGCCTTCGGGCGGGGTTTTATGCTGTCTTTTCACTCATTCTATGGCATTTACGCGCCGGTTGCCCATAAGGGCCGCCTAACACAGGAACCATGATCATGGCAAACAACAAGATTGCAACTTCCCTTGCACGCGCGATGGCTGCTACCCATCGCGTGTCGATGGAAGCCAGCACCGATGCCGAGCAGGGCAAAGATGCTGAAATCACCGACAAGGAGCTGGACCAGGTCAACGCCGAAGCCAGCGCCGAAGTCACCGATCCGGCGACCGATGAAACCGCCGGTGCTACCAACGACGATGGCGAGCTGCCGCCGAGCGATCCGGCTGCTGAGCCGACCGCTGAAGAAGGTGCTGCGACCGATGTGGCCGCTGACACCACGCTGCCGCCGGCTGAAGACGCTGGGAGCGACACCGAAGAGGTGCCGGTCGATCAGATCCAGACCCCGGCTGAAGAAGAAGCCGCCGCACTGAGCGAAGAAGATCCGACCGCAGGCGCTGAAGCCAATGCCGAGATCGAAGCAGCCGACCTGGGTTCGGACCCGGCCGCTGCGCCGGCAGCGACTGCTGATGCTCCGGTGGAGGGTGATGTGACTGCTCCGGCCGCCGATGGTGCCGATGCGATCGCCGTGGATGCAGGTGCCGAAGCTGCGGTGGAACCGGCTGCGGATGTGGCTGCCCCTGCGCCGGCAGAAGGCGTGGAAAGCACCGGTACCCCGGAAGCTGCCGAGGGTGGCGACGTCCCCGCTGTCGTGAGCGAAAGCGCTCCGGACAACAGCGAGCAGACCACCAGCGAACCGGCTGAAGGTGCGCAGAAGGAAGCCAGCGAACCCTCGCAGGCCGCTGACGCCTCCGAAGCTGTGGCAGAAGTGGTTGAGGTCGTCGAAGCGGCTGCTGAAGCCCAGTCGGCCGAAGACGTGCTCAAGCAGGTTGCAGGCATCAACGAAGGTCTGAAGGATCTGCAGGGCACCGCCGAGTTCATCAACGAACAGGGCGGTGTGACCATGGAATCGATGGCCATGCTGACGCTGGCTGCCAACGCCTTCACCCATCACCTGGGCCGTGAGCCGATCAGCTTCGGTGTGACCATGGAGTCCTTCGAGGACGCCACCACCCGCAAGCGCGTGTCGCTGGAAGAGCTGCAGGACCTGATCAACGAGCTGGACCTGAGCGAGCCGGAGCTGGAGCGCCAGGCGCTGCAGTCGATCGACCGCATGGTCGAAGGCCTGAAGGCGGCCATCCCGAGTACCCGTCAGCGCCTGCTGGACGTGCTCTCCATCGCCTCGGCCACCGACGACAGCCGTGAAGGTGCGCAGGTCAAGATCGGCGACGGCATCGAAGGTGCCCTCTGCATCGACGGTGCATTCCCGCAGGACGTGTCCAACGAGCTGCAGCAATACGCCGCGCTCGGTGAGACCATCCTGACCACCTACCAGGAAGCCGCTGTGCGCGCCGCCAAGGGCGCCTCGATGATCCTGAACAACCTGGACTTCACCAGCCTGACCTCCTTCTGGGAAAAGATCGGTAAGGTCGTGGACAGCGTCACCGATCCGCGCACCAACATCAGCCGTACCCAGATCGAGCGCCAGCTGCCGGGTGGCGTCTGCCTGTTCGGCGAAGCCAACATGACCCCGGAAGTCCCCAACCCGGTCCTGGCCACGCTGTTCACCTACAACAGCAACTATCCGCCGCTGGAAACCGCGGTGGCGTCCAAGGGCGCGGCCAACGCTGAAGCCACCGGTCCGGCGCTGAGCGCTTCGAAGATCCAGCTGATCGGCAAGGCCTTCAACGAGCTGATGTGCTCCGAGCGCATCGATGCCCTGCTGGAGGAAGGCTCCAAGCTGTGGCCGGAAGCGGCCGACGCTGTGCGTCATCTCCAAGAGAACCTGGAGAACGCTCCGCAGGAGATCGCCCAGACCGCAGGCATCGACTTCAGCCAGCTGACCAAGTTCGTCAAGACCAACTACGCTCTGGCCACCTGGCCGCTGCTGAACTACCTGAGCAACCTGGTGATCACCGCCAATGCGTTCGTGCTCTACGCCGATCGCTCGCTCAAGGCAGAAGCACCGAGCGAAGTGGCTGACGTGAGCGAAGTCCTGCCGGCCGAGTCGGCCATCGCTGCACCGGCTGCCGATCCGGTCGTTGACGGCATTCCGCCGGCCGACCCGGCTGCCGATGCCGCTGTCGACCCGGCGGGTGCCGGCGACCTGCCGTTGCCGGAAGGTGGTGAGGAAGCTGCGACGGCCGATGCTTCGGCTGAAGGTGGTGAGCTGCCCGATGCCCCGGCTACCGATGCGGAGGCAGGCGCTGAGCCGCCGGTCGCTGACAGTGGTGATGGCGCCGAGCCGAAGAAGGACGAGACCAAGCCGGAAGATGAAATTCCGGACCCGACCGTCTGATCAATGAGCATAGGCGGGGCCTTCGGGTCCCGCTTTGACAAGGAAACGAAAATGTCATTGCTCAAGATCACGCTGGAAAACATGGCTGCCGAACGGGCAGTCCAGACCATCCTCGATGAATCGCAGGGTGAGCCCGGCAGTGTCCTGGAAGATGTGGTTCATGCCGGTGAGATCGCCCGTATTGAAATCGCTGCTGACGACTACGACAACGCCGCTGAAGATGGCAACAACCTGGATGAAAGTCTGGGTGGTGTGATTGCCGAAATCGAACGACAGAACAGCTTGGGCGGTTTGAGCATGGAGTCGATGGCACTAGCCCATCTGGCCCTGCGCGCCCATGGCGTCAAGCTTTCGATGGAAACCGATCATGTACTGCCGTCCATGGAATCGCTGACGGAAGAACGCACCTACGTCGACACCGACTACTTGCAGGGTCTACACGTCAGTATGGAAGGTGTCTTCACCGACATCGGTCAGCGTGCTGCTGCCGAGTTCATCCGTGCATTTAACCTGGCCTGGGTTCGTGTGTTGCGTCATCGTGCGCGACAGGCTAATCTGGCCAAGGATGCAGCAGCAGCTGGCGGTAACACCTCCAGCCCGGAGATGATCACCGCCGGTATGAAGGGTCTGCACCGTGACGGTCAGGCGCCCAGGGACATGCGCGAGTACATGTTCCAGTATCTGCGGATCATCAACTACATGGCAGGTAGGTTTGGCTCGGACGGGGAGAAGGCGGCAGAGGCCAACTTCAATGCAATCCATCGCATGGGGGTGACCACTGAAACCAACCCGGCTCAGTTTGACAGCGCTTGCCAGAACCTGCTGAGCAGTTGGCGCGATCCGCGTTCGGCTCTGCCGGCCAACTTCTTCTACTTCAACGCGCCCGGTGGTAAGCGGCTGTTTGAGGATACCACACCCAACTACAAGGGCCGTGATAAACTCACTGTTGCTTTTGACGACATCGCCACCAAGAACCTGCCGACTCGCATCGGCAGTCAAGGTACGGGTGTGAAGTGGGACGGTAGTGCAGCGCCGTGCATGTCCAACCGTGACATCGTGGTGGTGTGTAACGAGTTCCTGAAGGTGCTTCAGCGCATCTCTGCGCCCAGCGCAGCAGCTGCCTCGATTCGCTCCTTCGGTAGTATCGCGCTGCCGGTGGTGAGCCTGCTGGCGCCCTTCCTGAGCCATCGTGATGCTCGTGCCAAGTTTGCCATGGTAGGTGCAGTTGCCGTGGCACAAGGCGTGCGTCGTGCTAACAACACCGCACCGGTCATCGATGCGGCCAGTCAGCGCGCTGCAGCTCGTTCGCGTATCAACGCGATCAGCCGAGCCGTCAACACCGTCTATGGGTTCCGCCTGCGGACCCAGATCGATGCGATCAGCAACCTGTTGTCGGTCAGTGGGGCATTCATGTCCTACGCCCAAGCCTGCTTGGCAGCCAATGCCCGTGCGGCAAAATAAGACCAAGAATAGAAGGGGGCCGTGAAGGCCCTCTTCTTATTCTGTCAACTTGGTGTTCACATCTACATAAAACCACATAACGGCGCAGGATCGTCTGGAGAAACCGACTGATCATCGGGGGATCCAGTCCATCTTGAGGAAACGCAACGACTTAAGATGGTTTGGGGGAACAGTTGGGGCTATCACACCAAACAAGTTCCGAGAGGCGAACACCATGCGTAACATTGAACTTTTGACCAACCACGGTAACGATGCCCTGCGTGTCTCGGCCGATTACCCGTCCCGTCGCGGGATGCCTTCCCATCGCTATGTGATCTCGGGGTTCGATACCTCGGACAATGGCGCTGCGCGAAGCGGTGGTTTCATTCCTCGGTTCCAAGATGTTTCGATCATCTTGCAATCTGAGGGCGCTGCCAACGACCTGCGGCCGGATGGCGTCTCCAGTGACGCACTTCTGGCTATCGTCGAAGATCATCTCAGTGGTCTGCAAGGTGGCCCGGATGCATCGTTGAACAAGCAACTGGCGATCGAATACATCAGCCATGCTCGTCAACTGCTGGCAGAAGAAGCGGCGGCCCAGTCCTCGCACTATTCCAACAGCACCCGCTGGGGTGGTTCCGAACGTCGAGTCGGTAGCCATCACAGCCTGTAACCAAACGTCATAAACGCCCCACCGACGGGTGGGGCTTTATGCTGCCTCGTAAATGAGCAACAATGAAAAGAATTTCAAACCTATATTACTCTCCTGAACACTGGCAGTAAAAACCAGTCCACCAACCCTTGCAAGGAGAGTTACATGAGTACGCCCCATTCCACCTTCGCCGATGCCACCGAGCTCTTCGCCACCCAGGCCTTCATCTCCCATCTGGCCGATGCGGTCGAGGAGAATGTTCGCAAGGGCGATCTGCCCAAGGACATCATCGTCGCCGTTGACGGTGACAACTTGGTCAAGTTCTCCGGTGATAACTTCACCGTCAGCTGCACCAAGGTGATCGACGATGTGCCGATCTTCGTCGTCCAGATCGCCTGCAGTCCGTCGCTGCGCGCCAAGCTCAAGGAATACCACACGCTGGAGTTCATCCACAAGCGTCTGCCGGAGTTCTTCAGCACCAGTGCTGAACAGCCCGACAGTGAGCACAACGTGCACGACATGCTCAAGGCCGCAGCGCTGATTCAGGGACGTACCATCCTCACTTCCACCTACCGCGAACCGATCGCGCTGCTGGCGGCGAACGAGCAGGATCATCATCGCGCGGTGCGTCGACTGAAGCTGGTCGAGGCAGAGTTCGAGGACAAGACCATCGTACTGGTCGGCGAGGATTTCCTGAGCACGCTCAAGTCAGCGCTGCGTGGTAGCGAAATCGAAGGTATCACCATCTCTGTCGATGACTTGGGTAACAACTACATCAAGTGGGAAACAGGTGAGGTGCATTTCCTCAAGGACGATCCGGGTATCTACACGGTCGACTTCTACACCAAGGCCGAACTGGCTTCGCTGACTCGCACCATCCTGCGCTCGCAGTACATTCAAGATACGCTCGCCCCGTACCTGCGCAATCTGCTGGATGACAACGCCGCCACCCAAGAGGTCTTGGAAGGACTGCGCAAGATCGCCCTGGCTGTCCCCACCGATCCGGAGTCCATCTCCGAACCCTTCTTCTTCCTGTACGCCAACCCGGCCGATGAGGCCACCATCCTGGAGCACCACATGAACAGCCATCACAAGAGCGAAGCCAACAACAACAACAACAACGACAAGCCGACCGCCGATGCCATCCGCGAAGCGGCAGGCGATGCGGTGGACACCGCCAAGAGCGGCATCGATCGCGCAGCTGAAGCCATCGGCAGTGCCGCCGAGAAGGTCAACGATGCAGTGCACGATGCACGTGAGCACGTGGCCGAAGCCCTGCTGAAGGAACCGACCTTCTTCGATCGCGCCACGCAGTTCACCAAGGACCACGCACGCGACATGGTCTTCGGCGCCATCGGCTTTGCCGTGGGCGTGGTTGCCACCACCATCATCAAGCGCTAATCGCGCCCGGCCGGTAAAAGTGGTGGAAGCAAAAAACTTTCACCACTATACTACCACCGTGATAACCCCTAGTGAAGATTCTTCGCTAGGTCCCTCAGCACCACAGAAAGGAGTGTGTCATGCAAGACAACGTACAGTTCATCGATCGCAACGCCGAAGTCAAGGCGTACTGCAAGGCGCTGTTCGTCACCGCCCTGTGGGTTGGTGGGATCATCGCCATCCGCACGGCGATCACCAGCGGCTTCGACAAAGTCCTGGACAGCACCAAGTAATACCTCCCTCCGTCATACAAGGACCGCAGTCATGTTCAACAAGAAGAAGACCGTCACCCTCGACGACCTGCTGCCGAAGAATAAAAACATGCGCTACTTCATCGGCACCTTCGGTTTCCTCTGCGCCATGGGTGCGGTGATCGAGATCACCAGCCGCACCACTGCCGCTGTCATCGAAGCGCTGTAAACCATGGCCGCCAGCATACGCGCAGAGCAGCTGCTGGCGGCTGCTCTGCGTCACCAAGATGTACCACCAGCCCATTCCAACGAGAACGAGAACATCATGAACAATTCCGCCAACAAGAACGCCTCCGCCACTGCCGATGCCCTGGACGCTGCTGCCGACAACCTGCGTGCCACCGAAGCCGACCTGCAGCGTGCCCGCCAGGAAGAGCTGGATCGCCTGACCTCACTGCGTGACAGCACCAACGCCCGCATCCAGGAACTGCAGGGCGAGAACAAGAACGCTGCCAACCTGCTGGCCGGCGCGGCCGAGCCGAGCATGGGCCGTACCGTCCTGAAGTACATGACCGTCACCGCCGCCGCCGTCGGCGTGGGCGCCCTGGGCCTGTGGGCCTACGGTCGCTTCAGCGGTCGTGGCGTCGAAGAAGTGGTGCAGTCGGCCGGCGAAGCCGTCGCCAGTGCCGGTGACGCCATCGCCAACGCCGCCTAAGGCGAGCGCTGAGCAGTAACAACGCCCTCCACCCTTCGGGGTGGAGGGCTTACGCCGGTGGTCTTTTCTTTTTCTCTCCAGCGACCAGAGCGATGATATGACTGACATTTAGAACCCATCCTAGGAGCACGTATGCCCCGGAACGTCATCGACGTCCAGCAGACGTTTGACAACATCACCCGTCCGGTGGCTCTGCAAATCGCAGAGCGTCTGGGTCGGGTAATGAACCTGCCACCCAACACCAAACTGCTGTTGCCTGATGCAGCTGAAGCTGCGTTGTTCCCCAACAGCGAACTGGGTGCCAAGGACCCTGCTAACCCTGCCACCTTTGGCCACACCGATCAGCTGCAGATCGAGATCCAAGAAAACCCAGTGGAAGGTTTCATCCTCTCCACGGCGGTCCATCAGGTAGACCAGCGTGCTATCTTCTTGGACCCGGAACTGAAGATCCGGATCTGGCCGGTGAAGATGCCAAAGGAGTTGGCCTTCAACTTCGTGGCTCGTTTTCAGAACCGCACGCGCGCACGTCAGTTCCGCGATGAGATCCTCAACCGCACCTCTGCGTTGCGCGAAGGGATCATGCATGAGCTGGACTACTACTACCACGTCCCCAAGATCATGCAGGAGCTGTTGGTACACCTGCACACGCTGCGTGAGAAGACTGCTGGCTACGGTGAGGACTACCCCACCTGGCTCACCAAACACATCACTCCCACTGCCACGGAGCTGACCGATCAGATCGGTTGGATCGGTGCACTGGCCGTGGCGGAAAAGCAGGTCTACGATCTGGGCCACTTCGACTTCACCGGCACCACCGACCCGGAAGAAGTCGACAAGCGTTCCGGTACGTGGACGGTGAGCTTCGGCTACAAGCTGGTCTATGACCAAGTCACCCAGCTGGTGATGGAGTATCCGCTGCAAGTCCATCAGTCGCTGGTCGACTCGTTGTGGTACGGCCGCCGCTATGCTTCCGGTGAACTGGTCGATCCGGATCGCCGCAAGCGCACCCAGACGCACTCACGTGAGGCGATGGACTTCTTTACCAACAGCTTTATCAATCGCTGCCTGGAGACCTACCACAGCGGTCTGACACTGCCGGAGTTTGATGAGTGGAAGCCCAAGTTCGCTGTCCCCAACACCTCCACGCTGTACACCGCCATGCTTGGTCTGGACCCCACGGCCCCGCGTTCGCTGTACAACCTGTTTGACGATGATCTGTACGGCTACAGCCTCAGCCCCAGCCTACGTGAGTTCATGGAAGGGGAGGCGCCGTATGTGTGCCGCAAGGGCGCTTCGATCTTCGACCTGCGCCTGTACCTGAACGACGACCCGATGGACGACGGTTGCCTGCTGCTCGATGCCGATGGCAACGTCACCTTGAACGTAGTGCCCGACTTCCGTCAGCGCTACCATGTTCGACTGGCCTTGGTCAATAATCTGTTCACCTTGAACTCTGAGGCACAGATGCGCTTGCGTTCGGCCGGGCAGGTGGGCATTGACATCCTGAACACGCTGCAGTGGAAGTTGCTGGGTAAGGCTTTCACCCCACGCCTGCTCGGTGGTCGGGTCATCTCTCGCGAAGACTTCGAGACGATCGCGCAGCGGATCAACGATCTGAAGGTGCCACACCGCGGGCCATTCGAATTCAACATCTTGACCGTCAACGAAGCGGTCATCATCGCCCATCGGAGTAACAATGTCGGCAATCATCAAACCCAACCCAACGGCTCCGGCTCCGCTGGATCCGGTGCAGGTTCAGATCCATTCACCGATCCAGCGCCATGCTGTAGTTGATACCCGCTACACCCCACGCGCCTCGTTGATGCAGCACGTCGACGGCAGTTCGTGGGAAGTGGTGTATTACTCCCAGCTGCTGGGTGCCAGCAGTCAACCAGGTCCGCTGGACATCAACCGTTCGGCCACTGACCAGCAGTACTGCCGCATCCGTAACATGGAGATCAAGGTCACCACGCCCTTGACCCCTACTGAGGCAACTCCGGATCGCAGCCATACGCTGGAAGGTGTGGCTACGGTCTATCCGCACGTCAAGCCCAACTTCGGCGATATGTTCGTCGCTGACGTCGGTGACGGTCGTGCCGGTCTGTTTGCGGTGACCGCAGTGCGTCGCTTGACGCACCTGATGGAAACCTACAGCGAGATCGAATACAGCCTGGTCGATCTGATCGACACTCGTCCGGACATGAAGGCCAACCTCGAGATCAAGACCAAGAAGAAGATGGTCTGGTACGAGGAGTTCCTCAAGTACGGTGAGAACCCGCAGATTCTGGAAAGCTTCTACGACGACATCATGTCGTTGAATGCAGCCTACCAAGACCTGGCGCATTTCTACATGCGTGACTTCTTCTCCTCGCGTCTGAGTACGTTGCTGGTACCCGGTCAAAAGGGACCGACCTACGATCCCTACCTGACCAAGGAACTGGTGCAGTGGTTGGTTGATGACATCCCGGAACTGCGCAAGGTCAAGATGCCCAGCATCACGGCCAACATCTACCACAACAACTACACCCTCTGGGCGGCGTTGTCGGTGATGAAGCAGTCATACCTGACCAACTCGACCCAGCAGGCGCGCTTGATGTCCACCACTGCTTTCCGTGGCGTACCGGACGTCAGCAGCATCTACTACACCGGTATCCAGTACGTGGTCTGCCCCAGTGACGCACCGGACAACGTGGACAGCGAGTACGACATCGATTCGTATTGCTGCTGCAACACCGGCATGGGCAAGGGTTTTGACTTCACCAAGGGCGGTACGCTCTTGCAAGCCACTGGCCTGAAGTGGAAAGACCTGCTGCGCTATATCCCCTCGGGCAATCTGGATGGTTTCACGGATGCCCCGAAGGATTCCCAAAAGCTCGAGAGCCTGCCCGACATCGTGCCTGTAACCTTCGATGAGTACTACGTGCTCAGCGAGCCGATGTATCGGGGCGGTAAACTCAACTCCAAGTTGGAAGTGCTGGTCAAGCAAGCCTTGAACCAAGAACCCATCGACACGGTGACGTTGGTGGATCTGGTGCGTGGCGCCAGTAACTGGCCGAACTTGGAACGCTACTACTACCACCCGATTCTGTTTGCACTGATTAAGGTGGTGGTGCGGAGAAATGCATGACGGCTCGTACCGCTGTTGAGACCCGCTTTGTCAGGCGCGAGCGGGATCGTAGGAAGCACAGTCCGGCGTACAAGATCTTCTACTACATGTTCGACGTGTCGGTACCCTACGCGTACCACTTCACTGAGAACTACACCCGCTACTTGGGTGTGCCGGTCAGTGACGATCCAGAGTACAACAAGCGCCTGCCGTCGCAGATGGTGGGCGGTCGTTACACCGTGGCACAGATGGCCGAACTGTTTGACGAAGGCGCGCAGATCCTGCTGAGCAACCCCGAAGATGCGCTGACCATCTATGAGATGATCTTCCAGCATCTGGAGGTGTGGTCCAGCAAGATCCGTTCCAAGGATCCACTGGATCTGGCCCAAGTCCCCGACCGTGATCTACTGGCCCTGTCGCGTCTGGGCGATGAACTGTATCGCCACGCCAAGCGCTTTGTGAAGATGCCGGTGCGTCGTGCCGGTGGTCTGATCTCTAAGCTGCAAGGCATGCGCGGTGGTCAGGTCAACGGCGGTCGTCACCGTGTGGTCGTACCGGTGGATGAAAAGGGTGTGCCCGAGCGTCCGCAGCTCAAGGACCACGCCGAGTTCACCAAGGACATCATGTACGGTGGTAATGGGAGGACTCCGTGGAGCTGAGGGATTCGGCACTGTGGGAAGAAATCAAAGCCATCGCCCTTCAGGGCGGTGGCGCTCCACTGATCTTTGGTTGGCGAGTTGAGTTCAAGGTCAAGGACAAGACCTACAAGCCGCTGAAGATGATCAGCATGGAGATCCTGCGCAACTACGCCAATGCCATGGGCGATGAGATCGTCCTTGACGTGATGATGGGACAGGGTGATTTCCTCTACGACATCTACCCCAATCGCCAGAACCTGGTGGCCAACCTGTTCTGCGAACAGCGCGCTTACGATGAGAGCGTGGTCAAGCTGTCCTCGGACATCGAGACCCAGACGTTGCGCGCAACACTGATGGACGACCATTCGGCAGCTGTGGAGGCCAACACGTCCGCTGCTGCCAGTCGCGAAGACCTCAACCGTCTGGACCCGATCACGGTACGCTTCCAGTTGATCGATCAAGCGCTGGAGTATTCGCGCCTGCAATCGGTCCAAGTGTTGTTCCGCAACACCACCGTTGGTGACTGCTTGACCTACATCCTCACGGCAGCCAGCAAGGATGCCAACTTGGATGAGAACAACAAGGTCCTCGGTGTGGAGATGGTCGATCCGGCCAACACCGATGAGTACAAGCACATCGTCTTCCCCGGCGGCACCAAGCTCTCGCAGCTGCGTAACTTCTTGCAGAAGAAAGTCGGTGGTCTGTATCCCACCGGCACCGGCCTGTACCTGCAAAAGCGAACGTGGTTCGTCTTCCCGCTGTTTGACCTGACGCGGTTTGACAAGAGCTTTGAAACGTTGACGGTGATCAATATCCCGCCCAACCAGTTGCCGAGCATCGAACGTTCATACCGCAAGACCAGCAACCAAACGCTGATCGTGGCGACCGGACAAACCAAGCACATCGACCGTAGTGAGTCCAAGATCGCCAATGCCGGTAACGGTGTGCGTTACGCCGATGCGCGTAAGGTGATGGAGAACCAGCCCGCTGCCGGCGACAACAAGGCAGTGCTGAAACGATCTGAGACCAACAACGAGTTCATCACGGAAGAACGCCCCTCGGGGCTGAATAATGTGGTGACGTCTACCCGTCGCATCACGTCCAACAAGTTTGAAGAACTCTCCCAGATGTCTTCGCGCTACGGTGCGTTGGTGGAGACGTTGTGGGAAAACTCGGACCCCGGCTCCATTTGGCCTGGGATGCCGTTGAAGTTCCTCTACCTCAAAGGAAACGAGGTGAAGGAATTGAAGGGCGTTGTTCTGGGGGCACACCACTTCATTCAGACCTACGGACAGTCTGTGACGGATGGGCGACACATTTGCAATACTGCTCTGCAGCTTTTCGTTGAACGAGAAGACGTAGGTCCAGTAACCCCTCCCAGAGAAAGGAAACGCTAGGTCATGTCCAATCCCCTTACCTCCGAGAAGGTCATCCTGAACCTGATCAACGAGAAGGCCACCCGCCAGTTCGTTGCCGGTCAGCTCACCTTCGCCGCCCCGACCGTCATCAGCGACGGCGCGTTCAACACCAGCCTGGTGGTCTCCCCGGCCGCCGGTCAGCCGTACACCGGCACCCAGACCATCAAGTACACCCGTCTGGCTCTGGCCGACGCCCCGCAGGGCGCCAGCACCGAGTTCACCCTGGGCTCGCAGGCATCCACCTCGGACGTCCTGGCTGATCTGGTGGACCGCTACGGCGTGCTGCTGACCACCGAAGACATCATCGTCGAAGCCCTGCCGGCCGCTGACGAGTTCGGTGCCGTCAGCTTCAACCTGCGCGCCAACGGCGCTTCCAAGCTGTGGATCGGCCAGCTGGCCCTGGTCCTCAAGCCGGTTGAAGTGGCGCTCAACAGCGTCATCCCGACCGACATGGATGGCCTGACCATCACCGACGTGTCCACCGCCCCGTAAGGGTCGACGGCATAAAAGCAGCATAGCAGGAGGGCCGTGAGGCCCTCCTGCCTTATGCCGCCTTAGGCGTGCGCAGCGCGCTGCCACGGCCGGGTTTCACCGGCCTGGGGATTCCACGGACTGACTGAAACGATCTTGTACTTGGCGATGTCGGCGCTGGCAGCCAGACGCACGAAACGGTTGTCCAAGTAGTACGCTTCCTTGAAGTCGGACGAAGCCACTTCGCACAGGCAGTGACCTTCACCGTTCTCGGTGTAGCAGGTCACCAGTCGTGCGTTGAACCCCAACCGCATGGCATTGTCCATTGCCACCATGGCGAACTCTTCACAGTCGCCAGTGAACTTGGTGACGCCCGAACTGCGCAGGTTACGCAGCGTGGAGCTGTCTTCCCAATGTTCCACCAGCCCCCACTTATCCTTGTCGGAGCGATAGGTGAACTTCTCGCGGATGTCGCGATGCAGAGAGGTGAGAGCGCCGTAGGCGCCGTGGTCGAAGCCGCTCATTAGCACTTCCCCCAACGACGACGCAGATCCAGACAGCCTGCCGGAGTCGGTGCCGGGCCGTCGGTTTGGATGGGTGCGCCGGTAGGACGCTTGGGTGCGGACTCACACCCGGCTACGAGTGCTACCCCAGCACACATGAGCGCATAAAGGACAAGACGTTTCATTCCCCAGACTCCAGTTGAGATCACTATACAATTGGTGTAATTGATTACAGAGCTAAGAAATGCTGTGTCTATAACCTGTCAATAAGCTCATGAACAATCAAGGGAAGTTCCTCTGCGTAGAGGGTCCGGATGGCGCTGGCAAGACCACCCAGATGGAAATGCTGCGCGACTATCTGGTTGCTCGCGGCGTGGAAGTGGTGACCGTTCGTGAGCCGGGCGGGACGTTTATCGGTGAAGGCATCCGTTCGCTGTTCAAGCAGAACTTCGGACAGACCAACCCGATGGCCGAGGTCTACATGATGCTCGCCGCCAAGACCCAGCTGTGGCACGAAGTCATCCAGCCGGCGCTGCGCCGTGGTGCCTGGGTGATCACCGATCGTTACACCCCGTCGCTGTACGCCTACCAAGGCGGCGGCCATCGCGTCAGCCGCAACGTGCTCGACGGTCTGGTGCAGCGCGGTTACGCCGGTGGTGCGTTCGACGCCCCGCACGCTACGGTGCTGCTGCAAGTCTCCCGTGAAGAACAGGCTCGACGTCTGATGGGCCGTGCAGATAGCGAGGAGCTGGACAAGATCGATACCGCTGCTGCCGACTTCCGTGAGCGTGTGTACGCCACGTACGTCTCCATGGGGCAGCGTCAGGAAGGTTATCCGGTTGGCGTGGTGCATTTCCCCATCGACGCCGACCGCTCGCCGGAGGAAGTCCACCAGCTCGTCCTGACCGCCTTCAGCTGCGACCTACCGGAGTTCGATAGTGTCGAAGTCAACTGACATCCTGGAAGAGATCGAAACCCAACTGCGCAAGCCGGAAACGGACAAGCAGATGCTGTTGATGCAGTTGAAAGACTGCGTCAACGTGGCGGTTCTGGAGATGGACAAAGAAGACGGCCTGACCCGCGGTGCATTGGGCGGTGTGTTCTACTGTCTGGAGCGGTTGCGCAAGCACTGGAACCAAGACGGGCAAGCACCGTCCATGGAAGCGCTGACTGAGATCTACGCGCAGGTTGAACTGCAGCGTTTTGACTTCGACCAAGACCAGATCAAGCGCACTCAGCAGCACTACCGAGACGCCAACCTCTTGGCTCAGTTGCACCGAGTGGAACTGAAAGACGGGCGCAGCTGTTTTGTCCTGTCTTCGATACACAACCAAACCACGCTGGACGGTCGTTTGATCGCCAGGGGTGAGATGCTGCAATCGTCCCGCGCTCCTGTGCCGACCTTCGGTGAGATCGTGGACAAAGCCACTAACCGAGGGGGTAAGTGATGGAAGACGTGGTGTGTCTTTTTCATGGGGACTGCTTTGATGGCATGGGTGCGGCGTGGACGGTCAGGCGCAAGTACCCCAACGCCAAGTTCATTCCGGTAGAATACCAGAAGGTTCCGCCGGTAGAAGAACTGCTGGGCAAGAACGTCCTGATCGTCGACTTCAGCTACAGCATCCATTGGTTGACTTACATCGCTGTGGCGGCCAAGTCGCTGGTGATCTACGATCACCACAAGAGTGCAGAGAACGACCTGCGCATGTACAACGACTGGGTCAAGACCGAGCGCCCAGACCTGACCGAACGCTTCCATGCCGTCTACGACGTCAAGCGCAGTGGTGCGCTGATCACCTGGGAGGAGCTCTTCCCGACGATCACCCCACCTCGACTGATCCAGCACATCAGCGATCGTGATTTGTGGACCAATGTCCTGCCGTCCACCCGAGAGATCATGGCCGGTGTGGGCGCATATCCGCTGGATCTGGACGTGTGGAATGCGGTGTTCCCTTATTACTACCCCGGTCACTTCGACATCGAACAAGATGACCTGATGTGTGAACTGGCAATAGCGGGCACGCACATCCTGCGCAAACAGCAGACAGACATTGACCGATTGATCGCACTAACCAAGCGCGAGATTACGATCGGCGAACACACAGTGCAGATGATCAACGTTCCTCGCCATCTGGTGAGTGAGGCAGTTGGTCAGCTCGCCAAAGGCGCACCCTTTGCGGTGGGCTACTTTGACACGGCCGAAGGCCGCGAGTTCAGCTTCCGCTCAACCAAGGGCGAGGGGTTGGACGTTTCCAAAGTCGCTGCCATCATCGGCGGCGGCGGTCACATGAATGCTGCCGGAGCTCGCGTACCGCGCGACCATCCGCTGGCTCAAATCTGAGAACTCCAATGAACAACTTCTTCGTCAACCTCCATGCGTGGCTGAAGTCACAGCTGGTGTTCGTTGCCATGGCCGTCGTCTTCGGCCTGGTCGCGGGCTTTCTGCACTTCAACCACTCCCCGGTCACCTTCGTGGCCATCGCCACCCTCGTCGTCCTGACCCTCTACCTCACCTACGCCAACTACCGGCAGTACGAGCAGTTGGTGGGCGACCACGATGAGCAACTGGTGAGTCTCCATCGGGAACACAATGCCAAGGTAACCTCGATGGCTGATACCATCGAAGATCTGCGGGTCAAGCTGCACGGGGCCAACATCAACAACGCCACCCTGCGCAACCAGCTCGAATCCAAGGAGCTCGGCTACAGCCAAGCCCAGGCCGACCTGGCCGCAGGGGAGTTGAAACTGGCTGAGAAGCTCGCCCGCATCGAAGATCTGGAAGTGCAGCTCCAGACCGCGAAGGAGAATGCGCTCTTCAGTGACAATCGCCACAGCGTCGCCAAGATGGAAAGCGACTACCTGCGCCAGCACTCGCGTGAGCTGATGATCTTCCTGGCCTCGGTCTACGAGTCCGGCACGCGCCAGGAGAACTACCTCGACGGCCTGCACTGGTTCCTGTACGTGGACGCCCCCGGTTCGCAGGTTCGCTTCCTGGTGCCGGAGCTGAGCGCCGAGATCTCCGCCTACGACAAGGACGCCAAGACCTTCGTGAACTTCCTCAAGGCCCTGCCGGCCTACGAGAAGGCCTGGGACGGCCACCTGCCGAACATGGTCTACGACCGACTGGTCGCACTGGCCGGCAAGCTGCACGACACCCGCCTGTCCCCGCCGATCGCTCTGGCCAGCACCGGCAAGGCGCCGACCAAGGCCCGCGTGGCCAAGAAGCGCGCTCGTGGCCCGAAGGCCTAAGCGCTACGGTAAGTGGGTACTGATCACCTGGGCACTGGCGACCTTTGCCTACTTGGTGTCCTTCGTGTTCTGGATGATCGGTAACCAACCGCTTTACCGTGTCACTCAGCTGATTGCGGCCGGCCTCAGTTTCGCCTTGATCTACTTTGCCATCCAGTACAGCCATCAAATCAAGATGGAAGAGATTCAGGAGACGCTGGCGAACGTGCGGGCCCGCAAGAAGGTCGTCCCGACCGAGGAATGAGAGAGCCCCCACCTTCGGGTGGGGGTTTTATTACGCAATCGTATGGTTAATACATCGGAGAACAACCATGCTGTTGCGTCTGAATGACAAGAACTGCGCGGTCAAGGAGATGCAGCTGAAGCTGGGTCTGACCGCCGATGGGGCCTTTGGCCCTGCCACGCAGAAGGCCGTGATTGCCTTCCAGAAATCCAAGGGACTGGTCGCTGACGGCATCGCTGGTCCGGCCACCTTGGCCGCACTGGGCTTGACGGGTCTGGAGATCTGCTCGGCACCGGTGGGCGTGGGTACCAAGCTGGTCGAGCAGGATTACATCGACGCTGCCAAGCTGCTGTCCAAGCCAGGGCAAGCCTGTGAGGTGGCAGCCATCAAGGCGGTGGCGCTAGTGGAAGCCAAGGGTGTGGCTTTCCTGCCCAGCGGCAAGCCTAAGACCCTGTGGGAGCGCCACTGGTTCTGGAAGCTGATGACCGACACCAAGCTGCGCGACCGTCTGGCGCTGAGCGAACGCGACATCTGCTTCAAGTCGGCCAAGACCAACAAGAAGGTCGACGACGCCGGCAAGCCGATCCTGGAGATCGACCGCTACCAAGGCGGCGACAAGGAGTGGGAGTTCATCGATCGGGCCATGAAGTACGATGCCAATGCTGCCATGCAGTCGGCCTCGTTCGGCATGTTCCAGATCATGGGCTTCAACTACCAGCGTGCCGGCTTCACCACCCCCAAGGCGTACTACGACTCCACCTTCCGTGGTGAGCGTGAGCACCTGATGGCCTTCGTCAACTTCATCAAGTCCGACGCCACCCTGTGGAACGCACTGCTGACGAAGAACTGGGCAGTCTTCGCCTTCAACTACAACGGTCCTGGCTACAAGGTCTACAGCTACGACACCAAGATGGCCAACGCTTACAAGCAGTACAAATGATCGACAGTATAGAGGCGGGCCTTCGGGCCCGCTTTTATGCCATTGAAAAATTTCCGACGCCCTTACTATCCCTAAGAGAGCCCCTACTTCCGTAAAATCAAATTGTGGGCATCCATCATCTGAAACCTCTACCCGGCACACGAACCACATGAACGATACCGCAAAGCGCAAAGGCAAGTACCTGTACCAAGCTAACCGGGCAGCCCATGTTGCCGTCCTCTGGGCGGTCAATCAAGAACTTACCAGTGATGAAACCCTGCGCCTGCAGCGAATGGAAGATACCCTGCGCAGTCATCCTGCGTTCGGACATCTGACCTTCGCACCGAAGGACGGCTACTGCGGAGTAGTCGAAGAATTTGATGTGCACCTGTACAAGGGTAAGGAAATCTTCTACCCCCGCGGTGCCCACGTCCTGCCGTTGCCCCACTACATGCAGGTGGTTGGCAAGGGCTACTTCCAGTACGAGAAGTGATATGCCCCAAGGCCGTGATCTGATCGTTCGACAGGTTGCTGGAGTCGGCAGCCGGGAAACACCCGAAGAGATCAAGCCGCTGTTTTTGGACATCTTTGAATGTCTGACCGATGACAACTACCAACTCACCAGTGGCGATGCACAAGGGCCCGACGAATGGGCCCACGAAGGAGCCATGCGTTCGTCTAACTATGGCTTGATCGGTGCGAACATCTTCCTTCCGTGGAATGGCGTTCGTCGCCACGATGGTACCTACCGTTATGAGGACGGCAAGGTTTTCTTTGACGCCTCCAAGTTTGAGAACTGGGAACGTGCCGGCGAGATCTCTCTTGCTGCGCGCGGTTCATGGGAGGGTTTGGGTCGTGGTGGGATTGCCTTGCACACTCGCAATGCCTACCAAGTCCTCTCGCGCTCACTGGAGAAGCCTGTCAAACAGATCGTTTGCTGGGCCTTGCCGGTAGGTAAGAAAGGCCGGGTTAGGGGTGGTACCAACACTGCTCATCAGATTGGTTTGGACTACAATGTCCCAATCATCAACCTTGCCACCGAAGAAGGCATGCAGCGGGCGATGGACTATTTGCGACGTAAGGGAAGGCGCTGATGATTGCCTGGATAGATCGGGTCATCAATGAGACTCATGGCAGGCATTGGGCCGTGCTCTTTATCACCGGCCATGGCTTTCCCTTGTATTGGCTGATACGTCATCCGCTCATTGCCTTCAGTGTTTATCAGCTGGCAATGTTTCGAATGAAGGAGTACCAAGGACGTGAACCTGACTGAGAAGAGCCTCAAAGAAGCCTACTACCAGCGACTGCTGTCGCGGTTCTGGCTGTCGGTGCTGTTGGTGACCCTACTGGGGGTAGGGATTATCTCGAGCGTCTATACCGCCTTTACCCATCCGGAGTTCTTCATCCGACCCGGCGGGATTGCAATCGTTCTGGCGTGGACGCTACTCACCGGAATCGTTGCACTGTTCCACGGCAACAATAACCGATCTATCCACGCGCTGGAGAACTACTTCGGTTATCAAGGGGATCGTGCCAAAGCACGACACGAGCACTTCTGCACCAACCTCCTGCACTGCGCCATGGTGCATAACAGGATTGACGAGGAGTAAATAGGGGATGGGGATGGAAAAGATTGAAGAATCTGAGTACAAATATCGCACGGCCTATCTGATAGCGTTTGTCTTTGTACTAGCCATGACGCTGATTGATCTGGCCCTGTTGATCTGTGGTCTCAGGGGATGGGTGGAGATCTCTCTACTCACGGCGGGTAAGTTGTTTGTCTGCCTGCTCGTACTGGTGGTGGTCACTCGCCTGGTGTGGGAGTTCTACGATGCTCAGCGTGAAGCCTACCAACAGTTCAGGAGCCAGACCGATGCTTAAGCGTATCGCCGCCAGTGCTGCCCAAATCATCATCTGGGCCATGATGCTCGCCGTTTCAATTGCCATGGTCTGGGTGGCGTGTTGGGTCCGCCAAGCTGCACCGGAACTCAAGGACCAAGCCTACCTGACGGCAATCACCGCCGTGGCGATCGCCTTTGTCTGGATCATCGGACTGAGCACGATCAAGCGGCTCCGGTTCTACGACAGCCTCAAGGCTAAGGGAAGCGCATGAAGGGCATGGGCAACTACACGCACCAGTCGCTGGTGTATGCAAGCGTCCACCGGGCGTGTGCGAGCGCTCGCACTGCCTGGCGCACCACGCTGCTGATAGCTTTGGTCTACGCAGGGATTACGATCCCGATGATCATCGCCAAGCCCGAGCGCACGCTGTGGACCTTCGTGGTCCCAACCCTGATCGCCCTCGTGTTCGGCGTTCTGGCATACGTCTTCTATCGACGTATGGTGCGTGCCCAACAGCAGCTGGACCATCTCACCGAGTCCTCCGGCATCGGACGACTGTGGGACGATCTGTAACCGCATAGGGACGGCTGCGGCCGTCTCTTATGCCCTCAAAACACAACAGGAATGAAATCATGGCACGCTACAAGAAACGCACCTACGAAATCCACAGCAACGGAACGGTGGAGACGTTCACCGACGAGGACAAAGTGTTGTCCTTCCTGCTCAACAGGGCACGCGACGTCACGGCTCTGTACGTCATCACTGGTGGTGGGCGACGTGTCTTGAGTCCTCTGACTAAGGAACTCAACAAGCCGCTGGACCTGTACAAGTTCCGCCACTGGATGTGGATGTATCAGGACCGGATCAAGGGTATCTCTCCAGACACGGCCCGTCGCATGGGTATTCAACAGTACCTGCGCGGTCGTGCGGCACCGCTGGATCACAGCGTGCGTGCTACCCGCGATGAACTCAAGTTCAAACGCGAACTGGCCGATCTCAAGTACGCCCACAAGAAGTTGGCCGAGGACAACGACCGCCTGCGCGCTGAAAACAAGCAGACTCAGAGTCTGCTGAACGAAGCAATGAAACTGCACATCAAGCACTGGATGGTTGAGCAGAACGGCGGCCCTATCGCCAGTGACCAGTACCGTTTTGCCACGCTCTGGTTGCCACAGCCTGCCGTATTCAAGAGCGTAGCTGACGTACTGGCCTCCATGCACTATTTTGGTACGTCCGGTAAAGATGCTGTGCGTGATGTGTGGGATCGCAAATATAAGAAAGAGCCCAACTCCACCAGCCTCTATATCGCCGAGCTCAACGGTGACAAACTCACTCTGTGGTGGCAGGGCAACTACGACGCACTGCGCTACCGCATCTCCAAATTTACCAGGTGAAGAAATGAAGAACAAAGACCTTACCGGTCGGCAGTTCGGTAAGCTTACGGTTCTTCGTGCAGATGGAGCTCGAGCGCGCCGGGACTACCGAGAGGTTTTGTGGCTGTGCCGCTGTGACTGCGGCGTGGAAAAGACCATCGGTAGTCGAGCCCTCCTTCACAAGGTCCACGGCAGTAAGTCGTGCGGTTGCGTGAGGAGCCAGAAGCTCGTCGCTGCCGCCTACAGTACCAAACACGGGCTCAAACAACACCGACTATACCCGATCTGGAAAACGATGCGTATGCGGTGCAACAACCCGAATAACCATAAGTACGCCAACTATGGCGGTCGGGGAATTCGGGTCTGTGAACGCTGGTCAGACTTTAAGACCTTCTTGGATGACATGGGCCCATCATTTACAGAGGGTTTGAGTCTGGATCGCATTGACGTCAACGGGCATTACGAACCGGGTAATTGCCGCTGGGCGACTTACAAGGTCCAAGCCAATAATCGTGAAAGGTCGGGACGCCTCCAAGTTGTCGTCAAGGTTCCGGACACCTTGGACGATTCAGACCTCTCGAATTGGATGGATGTGGCTGAGGTGGTCAAAGTTCTCCAACCCATCCAGAAGCAACACGACAGCCCTTTCAAGTTTTATCGCCGCATCACATCAACCGACGTTATCTACAGCCTGGAGCTTTAAGTGAAGCAATATCTCGATCTTCTGCGTGACGTTCGCGAGAATGCACGTTACAAGCTGGACCGCACCAAGGTCGGCTGCTACTCAGTCTTCGGTCGACAGGTGAGGTTCAATCTTGCCGATGGTTTTCCGATGTGCACCACCAAGAAGCTGCACCTGCGTTCGATCATCCACGAGCTGCTGTGGTTCCTCAAGGGTGACACCAACATCGGTTACCTCAAGAGCCTGGGCGTGCGCATCTGGGACGAATGGGCCTCAGCGTCGGGAGATTTGGGGCCGATCTATGGGTTCGGCTGGCGGTACGCGCCCGTCGAAAATCCCAAGCATCTGGTCCAAGTTGCGATTCGCTCCGACCAAGATGCCGACTACGTGGAACAGATCCCCGCGTTCCAACCGCCCATCAAGTGCGATCTCAACAATGAACGCATGTGGGCCATCGAAGACCTGGGTGCAGACGGCGGGAACACCCGCTACAAGGTCCAGTTCGCCTCTGGTTTCATTGGTGAGATCTCGCGTCCGAACTGGCGTGCATTGACCGACTACGATGTGGTCGATGGTTACGCACGTACAGTGTGCGGTGTCGGCTATCTCGGTAATCCGGTCCTCAAGCACGACCGCCTGTACGCTCTTTGGCGTAACATGTTGGCCCGCTGCTACGACCCCGCACACCCCAGCTATCCGTCGTATGGCGGTGCGGGCATCACTGTCTCGCCGATCTGGCATAGCTACGAGCAGTTCGTTCGCACGACAACGCGGCTACCGCTGTACGCACTGTGGAATATCCATCCGGGTAACTACGACCTGGACAAGGATTACTACGGAAGCGGCGTGTACTCGCCTAGCACCTGTGTGTTCATCCCACAGGAACTCAATGCCGCTCTCCCGAAGGACGGTATCGCGCTGGCCGTCAAGGGGCAGCTCTTTGCGAACTGGGAGGCCTTCGCGCGCCACAACCGTATTCGCCCGGATTACATCAAGGCTCGAATCTCTGAGGGGCATAAGTGCGGCGAATTCCACCCGGACGATTTTGAAGAAGTTCGTCCGAAGGAAGGGTTCTTGTATCGACAGAAGTTCTACGTCGACCAGATCGCTGATGCCATCCATACGCTGCGAACGTCCCCGGCTTCCCGTCGGATCATCGTCAACGCCTGGCTACCGTCACTGATCGCAGACCAAGCACTTACCCCGTGTCATGCCATGTTCCAGTTCTACGCTGAAGAGCTGACCCTGCAAGAGCGCGCCACCCTGTACATCGCCAAGCAGTACCCGGAAGGCATCAGTGCGGCGCAGTACAACGCTGACCACCTGCTGGGTCTGGTCAAGATCTACGAGGAAGAATCCAAGCTCACCTTCCATGGCGAGTACGGTGCTGCTGGCCAGCCGGAATTGGAACAGCGACTGGAAATGATCGAAGTGATCCTCGAAGAGCACAAGATCCCGAAGCATCGCCTGTCCTGCCAGCTCTACCAGCGTAAACAACACTGCGCCATTGCAGCGTGAGCTGCATTGAAACACATTCCTTAAAGCAATACATGTCCAGGAAGTAGTGTTCCGGGGCAATGACAGGAGAATTAATTTGAGCGAACCACCGTCTGAACCAGAGGAATTCTGGAAAAGAGTCGAGAAATTCAAAAGACTAGAAGTCTCCAATCTGGGTGGTGCGCGAACGGTGTGGCCGCACAAGGTTAAGGTTCTTCAGCCGATGAAGGCACCTTCCAGTAAGGATCATTACCTGAAAATTTCAGTTAGTCCTTCGGAAGGAGGTAAACAAAAACAGGTCATGATCCACACCCTCGTTGCTGAAGCTTTCATTGATCGACCATCGGGTATTGTCGATATGGAAGTCAACCACAAGGATGGGGTAAAGACGAACAATGTTGCGACGAATCTCGAATGGACAACCCACCAAGGGAATATCCAACATTCGTTCGAAAGCGGATTGAGGGCGGCGTGTGTCGGTGAACTTCATCCACAGGCGAAATCCGTCCGGGCTATAAATGTGATGGACGGCGAAATTATCGCTGCCGGGACCGTTGACGAGTTGGCTCAGAAACTGGGCGTCGAAAGATCCTTCATTCGAAGGAGATTAAATGGAACCGTCACATCCATAAATCCTAAATTGCCTTACCGAATCGAAGGTCTGGGAAAGGGCAACACTACCTGAGCTAAATCAGTGTCCTCACCCAAAGGAATGTGTAAACCTCTCTAAAACGGGAAACTCTCGACTGAGACAATCCGTTGCTAAATCGAAACAACCTGAATAAAGACCTACACTATCCTCAGGCTAGTAATCAGAGGAGAATTGTGATGACAATTGCCGCCTATATCCTGACTGACCCCATCTCTGGGTTCGAGTACTACGGCAGCAGTGAAAATGTGGAAGTACGTCTTGATCGACACTTCCGCGACCTTCAAGCCAACCAACACCACAACAGTAGACTGCAGGAGCTGTACAACGCAGGTCGTGTGTTGGACAAGATCATCTTTGAAAGTAGTACAATCGAAGATGCCCGTGAAACCGAACTGGCGTTTATCAATTCCCACCAAGGTAGCTGGAGAATGATGAACATTGGTCTTGGCGTTAACGGGGGCGATAATCTCTCGAACCATCCAGAGCGGGAACGCATCATTTCGAAGATTTCTGAGTCCGTCCGAACGAGAATGGCTCAAATGTCACCGGAAGATCGCAAGGAAAAGTGGGGACGCCCAGGCGCCAGCAACCCCATGTTCGGTAGGACCCACTCTGAAGAGGTCCGCCTTGCAAGTTCCAAGCTTCATCGGGGGAACACCCACGCTCTGGGAAACGAATGGTCCCCTGAAGCTAGGGCAAAGTTGTCGAAAATAGCTTCCGAACGGACAGGAGACAAAAATCCTTTCTTCGGTAAGACGCATTCGGCAGAGAGTCGCGAAAAAATAAGGCAGGCCAAACTCGGCGGGGGACCGCCGACGAATGCCATGAAGGTAATGGTCAAGGGTATCGTTTACAATTCTGTCAAAGATGCTTGCGATGGTGTCGGGATCTCGTATCCGACCATGGCTAAGCGTCTGAAAAGTGACGACCCCGATTATTCATTTGTCTCGTAAAGGCCTAACGACTATCCAAAGTACCCTAGGACTAAAAGGGTAACGAGTAGAGTAGACTCCAAGTGGAGTCGAAAAGAGAGGGGTCTCCAAGGAAGGAGATCGTGATATAGTCTAAACTGCATGGTGACATGTAGCTGTCAAGCTTGAAGAACTTGACGGGTTAGGAGTAACGATCCTAACTGAAGGTCGGCATGAGCGCCGACATCTTCCTTGGCGTACCGTTCAACATCGCCAGCTACGCGCTGCTGACGCACATGGTGGCCCACGTGGTGGGCATGGCGCCGGGCGACTTCGTCCACACCTTCGGTGACCTGCACGTCTACTCCAACCACATCGACCAGATCGAGTTGCAGATGACCCGTGACCCGCTGCCGCTGCCCAAGCTGCTGCTCAACCCGGACGTGAAGAACATTGACGACTTCACCTTCGATGACATCCGTGTGGTCGGCTACGAGTCGCATCCGGCCATCAAGGGCGACGTGGCGGTCTGATCATGTCTCACACTGGATTCTTCATCCTCTGCGGGTTTGTCATCCTCTGCCACGTTGGACTGTGCTTGGCACTCCACTTGGAGTACCGGAAGTACTACCGGAAGTGGTGAAGTACAGACATAATCCCCTCCCGATTGGGAGGGGACAGGAGGGCACATGCAACATGTCTTGGCAACACGAGCGAGCGGATCGCAGTTCCCCGTTCGTATCTACGACCAGCAGGTTACCGACCACGGCGTCAAGGTGACCCTACCTGCCTCTACGATGGAAACGCTGAAGCGTGAGAACGCAACCATCACACTGCGCATCCATGCCGTGGAGCAAACCACACACCGACTCATTGGGGGCTGACATGGCCGAGCTCGAAAAGCGCCTACCCTCCACCGCAACTGGAACCGAACAATGACCTGTCCCGAACACACGATCGCTCTCAAGCAGAGCTACCTCGCCTGGCTCAAGGATGCCAACATCGATCGGCAGCTGAACCAGGATCCGCACACCGTCAACACGCTCCAGCACATGTTGCCGGTACTGGAATGGATCCACACCAACCTGAAGCGCCAGGACATGGCCGCCAGCTTCTCCGGTGAGACGCACGATGTCGCCCTCGAGCACTACCGGACGTTCGTGCTGGACATGGGTCGTCAGGGTGGTAACGCCATGCTGGCGCAGCTGCTCTGCAACGAAGATACCCTGCTCTTCGACGCAACCGATTACAGCGACCTCGTCGGGTACCGCGTCCAAGGTATTCCGGCCATCGATGAAAGCATCTACGCCCACCTGAAGAAAGCCAAGGTCGTCAAGAACGACGCCGCCGCCTTCATGGCCGAGCTGGACACCAACAAGTACGTGACTGTGGTCATCTACGGAACTCGTTCGCTGTCGCGATTCATTGGCGAAGGTACGGCGAAAGAGTACACCACGCGCAGCTTCCGCGACACGCTGTTCTATTCGCCCAATCGCGAGAACCTCAAGCACGTCCTGATCATCGGGTAACCGGCGATGTTCGGCCATTTCAACAACATGTCCCACTTCGAGTACGAGTTCTGGAAGTTCCAGATGACTGCGTTGGCGATGGGGTTCATCCTCCTCGTCCTCTTGATTGTCTGGATCATCGACTCGTGCACGAAATGGTGTCGCAAGCGCGGCGCACGCTGGCGTCGTAAACAACCACGGAGATAATCATGGCTGACTTTTGGGCTTCGGTCTTCATGACGATCGGCATCCTCATCGCTGCCGGGTTCGTCATTGGCATGATGATTACCGTCACCGGCGTGGCCAAGAAGGACCCGCCGCGTAGCGGTTGTGGTTCGGTGGAAATCTAACCCCACCTAGGGTGATGAAGTGGAGGGCACTTTGGTGCCCTCCGGTTATACCGTTTTAATGTTTCACACCACAGCCCCACCATGTGGACAATTGAAAGAAGTATTTGCTGTACCAAGGAGAACTACAAGAATGACAGCCCCAAGAAACAACCATCTGATGCGTTTGCCGCGTCAGTTTGATCTCCCGGTGTTGCGCGTGGTCACTGCCAACAACACCCGTTGGGAGTTCACCTTGGATGACAAGGACCACATGATCTCCAGCTCCCAGCTGCGCAACCAGCTGGCCGACCAAGGGATCAGCAACTACTACATCGTCTACCTGCAATTGGAAGACATGTACCCGGCAGATCAAAACGGCGTGGTGTTGAAGTTCATGCCACATCGCTTTGTGGTGCAGATCAAGAGTTCGCCTGGTGTGTTTACCACTGAAGAACTCAACGAGGCCTTCCAGGCGCTGGTCTACGCTGTCAAGTACGAGGTCGATCGGATCTTGGACTTGGACGAAGCAGCCGAGACCCTACCCCACGTTGGCCGAGTGTTTGCCAACGACCGCAACAACCACCCTCGCGCCACCACAGCCACAGCCGTCTTCGGAGGAAGGTGACATGAAATCCGAATGTGTGGTAGTCAGTAACGGCGGCTCGTTGTTTCTCGTCGGACCGACTGGTAAAACCACCCCGTTGACTCTACTTGAACGGATCAGATTGGCTCTCACCAATCGGTATCCACAACGCGCCCTGAACGCCGTACAGACCAACGACAAGCTCGGCTGGCTGGAACCTACCCGACCCACTGTGGAAAACATCAGCCGCAGTGACCAACCCGTTCGTGGTGTGCTGAACATCACCATCGAACAGCTGTCCTGCATCGCTAACCCGGCGCCTTACCGCGGGGATGTGATGCTTCATGCGTACATGCCAGGTCATCCGCAGTTCGCTGAACGACTGGCCGAAGTCGACGAAGGTAAACCCGATTGTTGGAAGGCTACCGCGTATTGGTCGGTAGTTGGTGGTGGGGTGCAGATCGAACCGATACTGTTTGTTTTTGTGGCCAAGAGCATCGACCCGACCTTCCACACCATGACCGGCCTGGATCACCGGTTCCTGTACTACACCATGGTCGAACTGGCCCGGCAATTTGGCCATGCCTGGAACGCCTCCTCGTCCACCAAGGTCGTACTGCAAAACCTCCATCTGGACGGCAGTGAAGTTGACTGCCTTCCCATGAAGCCGCCCAAATCCCTTGATCGTAGTCTCCGCCGCCACGGTCCCCGTTAACCCTCAAGTTCAGAAGAAACCATGAGCAACTTCAACAAGCGCCAGATCCGCACCATGCTGGACAACTCCGCACGCGTGGCCAAACGCTACCGTTCGATCACCAACGTCTACCTGACCAACCCGGTGCATGGCCGCCTGTTCTTCCACAACAACATCCACGGCATGGCCATGGTGCAGGTGGTGGATACGCTGGCCAAGATGACCGGCAACGTCACCAAGGACGAGCTGGAGCTGCTGCACACTGCCGCTGCATGGCATGACTGCCACCACAGCGGTCACCCGGACAGCTGGCTTGATGAGAACGGTAAGGACAACATCGATCGCACGATCGAGCAGTACAATCTGTACGTCCAACAGCATCGCCAGGTCTGGAACGCGGCCGTGGTGCGTCTGATCCGTGGCACCCGCTTCCCGTACGACTACGTGCTGCCGCGCACCACCGGTCCCGAAGCTGATCCGAATGGCCTGACTGAGCGTGAGGTCTTCCTGCTGGGTCTGCTGCGTGACGCCGACGCAGTGTGGGGCATGCTGCACGAGTACTCGGCCCAGTCCGTGGTTGGTCTGTGGCTGGAGCGCACCCATGCCGGCGAAGAAGAGAAGAACCCGGACCCGGAAGAAGTCGTGCGTCGTCGCATGGCTTTCCTGAAGAGCGTCAAGCCCTTCACCGCGGCCGGCAAGAACTTCTTCCGCGCTTTCTTGGATGAAACCCTGGAAGACACCGAGCGCCTGTATATGGAGATGACCCGCCAGAACCAGCTGGCAGAACTGGTCGGCGACCTCACCCTCGATGAATTGGCCCAGTACCGTGCCGGCAAGACCATCAACCAGATCCACGCCGCCCGCGCCGCCAAGGCAGCGCCGAAGCAGGGGGAAGAACTGGTCGACCTGGTTCCGACGCTGGATGCCGAACTGCCGATCAGCGGCATGCCGGTCATCTCGGCCAATGAAATCCTGGAAGCGCACGGCCTGAAGTAAGTTTCGCGCGGTGGGAGGCCCCTTCGGGGGCCTTCCGCTTTATGCCCTTCACGCCGTAAATTTCCCCACCGAAGAGAGACTCTGTGTGAAACCCTACACCCCTCTGAAAACCGCCGTCATCGTCGGTGTGATGATCTTCAGCGCCGCCATGTTGATCATCGCCCTGGTCTGCCTGTGGTCTGTCTTTGATGACTTGCTGATCGGCAATGTTGTCGGCGCTGGTCTGAAGTTGTTGACCGGCCTGATCAGCGCCATCGTGGGTCTCATCCTCACTTTCACCACCGTCCGCCTCCTGAGGTAAAAAATGTCGACCGAACGCAACCACCCGCGTGATCAGAACAGCTCCGCCGTTGATGCCATGTTGAAGGACATGGCCGAGCGTGTCGAGGCAATTGGGAAGGTCACCGAAGATGACATGCTTTTCGACATCCCCACCGGCCTGATCCCCGGTTGCGACAACAAGATGCTCAAGACCGGTCTGCTGCTTATCTACGTCTACCCTGACGCCGATATGGACAAGGTCAAGGCACATTGCCAGAAGATCACCGAAGTCTTCGGGGAGCGGCTGTACTCCTACGATGACACCGGTCGTGGGCACTACAGCGTCAGCTCGCGCGAAGAAGAGCGCAACCGCCTGCGTCAGCTTCGCACCGATGCCAACAAGGACTTCAAGACGGCCATCGTGGTCAGGCCGCTGCCCCATGATCGCTGGTCCGATACGCTGGAGCAGGAAGCTGATACCTCCATCTACTTCTACGCCGGCGTGAACCGGCTCTACACCATCCTCGAACGCGGTAAGCTGCGCCGCGCCGATGCGCCGAAAGATACCAATCGGGTTCTTTCGCTGTAATCTAGCAGCAACCCTCAACTGAAACAAAGGTGAAGTAATGGACAACTCGCACGGCGATCAGAGCTACCACAAACGTGGGCTCCTGCCGGCTGTCGATTCAATGAAGCCCGGCCTGTACCTGTTCCATATCCACTCCGGATTGGATCGCAGGTACTTGGTCGAACACACCAACAAGCTCAATGAGGCATTGCAGAAGGATGGGTTGTATCCGTCCTTCCAACAGAAGAACCTCAACGAGATGTCGGTCAACGATGTCACCCAAACCCTACACCGACTGCGCGAAGAAGCACTCAGTGCCGGTCGGGCGTACTTCCTGTTGTCGCCGATCTTCAAACCGCGTCAGCGTTACGTGGAGGACCGCGTGGACATGAGCTGGACCATCATGCCAGCCGATGACTGCGCATTCATGTTCGTCTCCACGCGAGGTTTCAATGGCGTTGGTCCGTTCCAGTACAGTCCGGACCACTACGCGTTCCGCCTGTGGTTGGAGCAGCGTGAAGCCAAACGTCAACCCAACCCCCTGATCGAAAGTAAGGATCGCATCGAGATCCAGGTGATCGGTGCCCCCTACGTCGGTAAGACGGCCGTGGCGGCCATCATCAACGAAGCGCTGCTTGCCAAGTGGCCGCACATCCAGCTGAACTGGAGCAACACTGACAACGACCAAGAAGTTGTCCAGTCCAAGCTGCGTCAGGGTGAGTACGAGAACATCGGCGCCCGCGCTTTCCAGATCACCGAGGTGAGTGGGTATCTGCCCAAGTACTCGGAGTCCGTCATCGTTGAAGAAGGGAAGGAATAACCATGTCCAGTGAAAAGAATCCGGTCGATCTGATCAACGACCTCGCCGACGCAACCGGCGGCAGCGTTACCGAAGTCCAGCAGTTGTCGGACGGGAGCGGTTTTGCCATGCTGTCCATGCCGCTGCGCGAAGACCATTGGATTTACGAGACCGATTCGGCAGCGCCGGGTTACTCGGGCCCGTCCCCCATGCCCATGGCCGGCAACTGCCATGACCCCCTGCGGTTGATCTTGCAGGATCACCTGCAGACCGCATCCCGCTACGGTATCCGCTCGTCAACGTCCTGTGGTCGTGAGGATGACTTCGATCCGGATGCGATGGTCCGCAACATCGAGATCGGCCTGTTTGGCTATTACGGCAAGAACAGCCCCTACTCCCACGACCTGCAGTTCGAACCGGCTCGCGGCGGTAAGTTGCTGAACGTGGTGGAAGATGCGCTGGATGAACGTGGTCGTACGTTGTTTGAAATCCGCGATCGCGTAAACCGTCGTCTGGCTGCGGACCCGGAACAGACCAACAACCTCAACCCGGCCCACCTGATCCATCCGGCCTTCCACGTCGAACTGCTGACGCTGGGCGCCCTGCTGCTGCGTCACAACAAGTCGCACAAGGCCCTGTTGGATGCGATGTCACGGGCAGCGGTTGAGGAGTGGGGCGTGGATCCGGAAACGGCCTCGCGTGTCATCTTCTCCGGTCTGAGCCTGCTGGTCAACTTCGACAAGAACACGTTGAAGGACTGGAGCGCTTTCGAAGAAGAGCGTCGGCGCAAGTGGCGTGAAGCCAACCCTCAGACGGTGGACGAAACCATTGCCGGCTGCGACGCTGCCGAGTGATCAACCGGTGGGGTCTTCGGACCCCACCTTTCAAGGAATGTGATCATGTCCAACAAGATCGATACGACGGTCCACCTGACCGACAAGGAAAAGTACAACCCGCTGTTCTGGCAGGACGGTCGTGCAGGGCCTGCCAATATCGTCACCTACAACGGTGAGGACTGCCGCGGCGTTTCGTTTGTGGCCGATGACGATGCCCGCAAGGAAATCATCGACCACCACAACCTGGGTGTGCGCCTACTGTACGAGCACCTCCAGAAGACCCACTTCCAGTCGGTCCAGCAGAAGCTGGCCGAAGTCGCCCTGACGGCCAATACCCCGGCCGCAGCCTATGAGCTGGCCACGCGTTTCCATGATACCTACGAGCGCTTGGCGCCGCAGTTTGGGTATGAAACCCGTCAGGACACCAAGCTGTTCGATCCCACCACTCCCAATGGTCAGCTGATGTTGGCTGTGGCCAGGGAGATCCTCAAGGACTACCTCCCATTGGGTGATGCATGAAACGCGAAGAAGCCACGGCCAACGTATTGGCCAAGCTCAAGGAAAAAGGCATTGTCGGTGAGCTGGCCGCTTCGATCGCCGACAAGCTGACCGCCGATCTGCTCTTCGAATCGGAGCTGGAGAAGATGCTGCACGAGCGGTGTAGCCACCCGCTTTACGAATACGTCACCAAGGAAGGGGGCAAGTCGGATACGGAAGACTACCCGCCGGAAGGTAAGGGGTGGGAGATCAACGTCGACCTCTACAACGGTTACTATAAGCACGACAACTACGTCGACAACTACTGGCGCCGTGAGAAGAAGCATGCGTTGACCGACAACGTGCCGATCTTCGATCTGCCGGAAGTGCGCATCCGCAAGCGAGATTTCGCTGAAGTCATCGCTCGACTGCGTGAGCAGTATCCTGCCACCGTGATCTATGGCGGCACCGGCAACTCCCTCACCAGCAAGCCGGAGTACGTGTCCACTCCGACTGCCTTCTTCCACGGCAGTCATCAGCCGGGCTTGCTGGCGTATTCGCCGGACACCTACGTGCTTGATCGGGAGTGGGAGAACTTCCCCTTCCATCCACACGAGTCCGATACCCGGAGTCCGGTGTATATCCAACTGGCCCCGGAAGACCATCCCTTCGAACTGCTGATCGACGGTCGTGATCCGGAAGGCAACTCCTGGGTCCGCACCAAGACCAAGGGCGGTAGCTGGGGTGATTGGGAGCAGATCGCAACGAACACCCCGTTGCCCATCCATCCCACAGCGTGGGAAAAACTGACCGACATGATCTGAGGTAAATGTGGACACCGTTAAGATGGACATCACCACCCAAAGCTATCCCACGCAGTTCACCTATCGGGTACCGCACAGCCCCGGTAAGACCACCATCTTACCTGGCATGTTGTCCATGTCCGGCTGGGCCGGTGCTCCCTTCGAAGGTAAGCGCAAGAAAGCCCGCACCCTCAGTGCCATCAGCCGTATCGCCAAGCGTCGCAACAAGAGGAAGTAGTCATGCCGTCGAGCAGCCATGATTCGTACTACAAGGGTCTTCAGAAGTTGGAACAACAGGGACTGAGTACCCGCGTTGCCAACGATGTGATGTACCTGCGCAAGCAGGCCGGTCACACCCCCGCTCGTGAGGAGCGGTTCATCCAAGAAGCCAAGGCTGGCTCGATCCCTGACGTCACTACGTTTGCCAAGTAACTGTGCTCCCCCACCTTTGGGTGGGGGACATTCTATGTCCCTTTCTTTTGGATAGCACATGTCCCAATATCAGCTCAACAACGCGTTCGTCGACAACATGGACCCCCATCAGCAGTTGGTGGCTTCGGCGATGCGTCCCAGCGCCAAGCAGGTGCGCTTCCGTCTGGTGGACAGCGAAGGCGGCGAATACTGGTTCGTCCAGAAAGAGCCGGCCAAGCTGGAAGCCAAAACGCTGATCGACATGGCCTCCGCACTGCTGCAGCAGCTGTACATCCGCTGGCGCGCCAACTTCGATCAGGTGGAGATCATCATCCCCACGCATGTGTCCGAACGTACTTGCGATGTCTCCGGCCAGACCAATGAGTTCATCTACTGCGACAAGTTCGTAGTCAAGTCCTTCCACCAGAACGGCTACGATGCCAGTGCGATCGCGCTGCGCACCCCCTCCTTCGTGGGCGAGTGGCGCAACCGCAATTTCGACGCCGACATCGGTCTGGAATTCATGCGCATGCTCGACCAGGATAGCCGGATCTTGGAACTGACCTTCCATCCGGAAGTGGAAGACTTCGCCCACGGCGTGGTCGACACGAACAAGGTCATGCAGGAAGTGGCCGATGGTCTGCACAGTTCGCTGGGTCTGCTGTTGCGGTCGATGGAGTACATCAACCCACTGACTGGTGAAAGCAAGTTCTACACCCCGGTGTACATCCCGGCCGAGTGACGACATAGACCCCCCGCCTTCGGGCGGGGGTTTTATGATCCCAATCATTTTCAGACCCGTATTACCCCTGTGAGCGTCCCACAAAGACATTCATTCCATTAATACAGGAGAAACCTTTCACATGGAAAATAACAACACTTCGGCTTTTGTCAGCACCGACCAGAGCTTCTTCGACGAAGGTCTCGTCATCCACGTCGGCAAGCAGGTCGAGCAGGATGCCATCGACCAGATGGTGGCCGCCATCGCGGCAACGTACGATGCGCAGGGTCTCTCCCTGGCCTTCGCCGTCGAGCGTAGCATTTACTACGCCCCGACCATGAAGCTGTCCTACAAGGCCGCCTTCAAGTTCACCCAGCCCGACGGCACCAGCCATGGCCAGGAACTGGAGTTCGACATCCGCAGCAACTCGCTCGGCGACTTCTTCACCGCCCGCGGCGCTGCGCTGAACGCGTTCCAGTGGAACATCCTCAACGGCCTGCGCCAGCAGCTGGAAAACGGCAAGCCGGCCAGTGAAGTGCTGGACGTGATGAACCAGTTCATCACCAAGTTCCCGCGCCTGAACAACCTGGGCCTGTAAGCCTCGGCGCCTGCCCCCGAAGGGGCAGGCCTTTGGCAGGGCTTTTCTTTTGGACAAAAACCCACCCAAAGAAAAATGTTTCACCGCTATACTACACTCGTGAAGTTGGACCTAATAATTACCTCATGGAGAGTTGTGAATGAAGAGTTTTGAAGAAGTAGCACGTCTGGGTCATTCGGAGTTTCGTAAGGCCCTGCTGCGTTTGCCGCAGATCGAATTCAATCCGGAATGGTCGGGTAATTACCTGTCCACTTTGGTGACCTGCAAGTTGTTTGTCAAGCCGGTCTGGTTTGTCGATGAGCGCAGCGGTTGCGTGCTCGTCATTCCGGTGGCGGGTCTGGGCAATATGGTTGTCTCGGAGATGTGTCCGGGTCAACCCACCACGTACCCATTGTTTGTGGAGTGCGCGGAAGGTTTACCGCTCATCGGTGGTCGTTGGGAAATCACGATCGACGATGTACGTAGCAAGTGGAGTCAAACCAAGGCGGTAACCAACGCCCGCCTTGACACGCAGTACCTGTTGGACCTGATCACCACGGCCGAAAATCAAGTAGGCCTCACCCTGGAGTAACTGTCATGGAACTTTTCTCTGTTCTGGTTGCTGCGTACCTGGGCCTGGAGTGTCTTGCCAACTTCAACCAGGTCTACGCTTACGTCAACAAGCGTGAACCCTGGAAGATCACCAAGTGGTCCTCCAACCTGTTCTACAAGTGGCACCCCAAGCTGGGCGTGTTCTACTACCTGATCATGATCGCTCTGATGGTGTGCTACACCTTCGGCATGGGCGTGATTGAATCCTGGCTGTTGTTCTTCATGGCGATCATCTACGGTTTCACCACGATCTTTGCCTGGTTCGTGCTGGCTCGCAAGAGCGAGCACAAGCAGGTGCAGGTGCAGATGAACGCCATCGGGCCGCAGGGTGGAATGACCCCGCCGCCGATCCCGCAGTAAGCTGTAGCCGCCCCTAGAAGTCTCGTGCTTCTAGGGGCGGTGATGGTGCGTAGTTTTTTCTACGCGTGCTAAGTTGTATGACCCAAGGAGTTCGCATGAACCAGATCCCGAGTTTCCCGTTATGCCGATGTAGCGGCTATAACCGGAGACCCACCCAATGTCACGTACTACCCGGCGCAACAAGCGTCACCTGATCCTCGACACCCTCGGGGATTTCCCCCGCTTCGTCAACGACATCTTCGGCTGGCCGCGCAGTGCGGTCTTGATGCTCATGTCGTACAGCGCGCTCTACGGAAAGATCTGGATTCCGTGCTCGATCGCCATCCTGGCCGCTTTGTTCGTTCCTTTCGATCCCCAGTTGCAGGTGTGGGTGGTTGGTTTGACCATCACCTACCTGGCACAGCGGGCCGTGTCCACGTTCATCATCAAGGGTCTGAACACCCCATGAGCAATAGTGCCTATGCGGCCGCAGAGTTAGGTGAGTAGTCTCACTTAACCTGGAGCCTGAAGATGTCCCGTACTTTCCGTCGTACTCGTAAGAACGCTGTCCAGCAACACATGGGCACCTTTGGCGAGTTCAAGGGATACTGGTGGATGCAGCAGACCGCTGATCGCAAGGGGATGACCCTGCGTGAACTGTTTGACCTGCACACCCGTCAGTTCCACATGGACCGCGATAACGAAGGCCGTCGCAATCCGCCCCGTTGGTGGCGCCGTGATTTCGGTGCCAAACGTGTGCGCATTGCCAACAAGCGTATGCTGCAGCGTCATCTGGAATACGACACTTTCGACATGCACACCCCGGAGCCGTTCGTGAACCGTCACTTCGTCACGTTCTGGCTCTAAAAGGAGAAATGGCCGATGGCCAAAAATGAAAGGGGACTCAAGCGAGGCAGCCCCTGCACGCAACGTGCAGGGGGCCTAACCGGAGTCGACCCGTGGCAAATCGTACCCGCGCCGAAAGGCGCCATCATTATCGTCGCATGATCGCAAAGCGCACTAAGCAGGACGCTACTCGTGGCGTTGGTCTTCCCAACGAAAAGGAGTGGTTGTTTATGCATGCCCGCGTTAGGGCGCGCACGGGCACCCTGTGCTCTTGCTCTATGTGTTGCTCCCCGCGCTATGTGTACGGTAATGGCAAGGCCGCTAAAACCTGGCAGGAGTTGGCCGCCCTGGAACACTTGAAAGAACGTTAACAGCCTAAATAGGAGGGCTTATGAAGAAGGTACTGGTTATCGGTTTCATGGCCCTCCTGCTGGTGGGCTGTGGCAAGCACCCGGCGCAGCAGGGCATTGAAGAAGCCTTTGCTGCCGAGAAGGCCAAGAGCACAATCCCCGCCCAATAAGGGCGGGGCTTTATGCCGTTTTAACGGTGTCTGAATGTGCACCAAATGGTCAAACCTTGTAGTAGAAAGGGGCGATTCAAAGAGAAGTCAAACCCACACTATCTCCGTGTAAGGGGCCTCCAACCCTTTATGCGGATGCAGTAACCCTTTTATCTAGCAGGAGAGCGTCATGTACAGTGGCGTGCGTATCGAAGTTCGGGGAGCTACGCCTGAGGATGTGGCTTCCATTGTACAGAAGATCGAAGCGATGCTTGGGCAGAAGCAGGTCTTCCTCTGTGGCGGTGCCGTAGCGCCATCGGCCGAGGTCTCTAAGATCCTCTCCCCTACAGTGCAGCGAGCTGTCGATCAATCGCACCGTTACCCCCTCATCACGATGGCTGACAGTAAACCGTTGGCGATCACCCTCGTAGGACGTTTGGAAGAGTAACGTCCCGAGTTCACCGTTGTATCCACCGCAGTATCCACACAAGAGAGAATAGCACCATGGGGAACACCCGCTTCAATCGCAGCACTCTGGTCGCTGCAATCCTGGCCCTGGCAGTGTCGGGCCCGACCTTCGCTCAGACCACGCCGGCACCGTCGTGCCCGCCGGGTACGGCGTCGTGCTCGATCCAAGACCAGCAGATGGGCGATACCGACAACTCGTCCAGTGCCAACGGCAGCCATTCCAATGCCAGCCAGTCCGGCACCAGCTCCAACAGCAACCAGTCCGGCAATGCCATGACGGGTAGCTACGACAACTCGTCGCAGAACTCGTCGACCACCACCGGTGAAATCAACGGTACGATCACCGGCGGCAACACCAGCTCCCAGGGCGGCAGTGCAACCGGCGGTGCCGGCGGTTCGGCCACGGGCAACCTGAGCAACAACGACAACGACAACCGCTCCTCGGTTGGCAACACGTCCAGCAATTCGGGCGGCAACTCGATGGTGGGTGGCTCCAACACCAACAACACCGGTGGCAATTCGGTCACCGGCGGTGATGTCAGCAATACCAACAGCACCGGTGGTAACACCCTGACTGGTGGTGCGCTGACGGGCGGTAACAACACCAGCAACATGAACGGTGGCAATTCGAGCAACACCAATGGCAACGCCAACAACGTGGCCGGCGGTAACAACACCTCGAACTCCAACCTGACCGGTGGCAATACCTCCAGCAACAACGCCAATGCGCTGAACGGCGGTAACAACTCGGCCACCACGGGCAACAACACCAACAGCCTGGGCCAGGGTCAGTCCAACGACAACTCCGGCAACAGCACCAACACCGTTGGCCAGTCGTCCAGCAATGCCAACTCGCAGGGCCAGAGCAGCAGCAACACCAATGGTCAGTCGAGCCGCAACACCAACGCCCTGAGCAACGGCAGCAACTCCGGTGGCAACCAGACCTCCTCCGGTTCGTCGGCCAACAACAGCGGTGGCAACAACGCCGTCAACATCGACAGCTCCAACCGTTCTTCGTACAAGTCGATCTTCATCCCGAGCGTGGTTCCGATGACTCCGCCGTCCACGGTGGCCATTGGCAACATCATCAAGGAAACCACTGCCTGCGGCCCGCTGCAGGACGTGCAGAAGACCGAAGTGCTGGGCATGTTCATCGGCCTGGTGAAGAAGGTGCGCATCCATCAGGGCTACACCTACGACCTGGTGGAAAAGCGTGATGCCAACGGCGAACTGCTGCCGTACTACATCCAGCCGCTGAAGGATCGTCCGGGCTACCGCATGTTCGGTCACCAGAAGATCATCTTCGCTTCGATGGCCGGTGTGTCGTCCAACCGCAATATCGCCCTGGGCGGCGGCAGTGGTAACGGCGACTGGGGTCAGGCCGGTATGGGCAGTTCCTCGTCCAACACTCGTATCGTGACCAACATTCAGTTGGCACTGTGCGAGATCGGCACCGTGGAACCGGAAGTGCGTTACATCGAAGTTGCTCCGCGCAAGGGCAAGGAATAAGCAATATCGGGGGCGGTCTCTGATCGCCCCCTCTCAATCTTTTTACATGGAGAGTTTCAATGTTCGGTTGGTCCAAGCGCCCGAAGAAGGCTAAGAAAGAAAGCAGGTATCCGCCGGGTTCAAACCCGGCACTTACTCCTGAAGAACGTGAACGTCGCAGGGAGCAGCGAAGGGCTAACGCGCCCTCCCCGGCACCTCCGCCCGCTCACAGAGATGATTGGCGCAGGATGGAGTTGGACCTTGCCAATACGTCACTTCATCTCTCCGGTCTGCAGAAGACCCTCAACTCGATGACCGACCAACTGGCCATGCATGCTGAACGCGATGTCAGGGTGGTGGCCGTCGTCGGACGGGTGTCGCGTGGTGAGCTCGATGCCCAGGCCGGTATCGATCAGATCATCCAGTTGTATTTCAACGGGAACACACGATGACCAGCAATACCAATCCGTTCAATCCTGATGCCAAGATCGAGATCGACGTGCCGGCTGATGGTGAGTCATTCCAAGACTGGATGGACAAGACACCCTTTGATCCAATGCGGTTCGCTACGTCGTTGCTCGACGCTGAGCAGCGCGCACATGGACTTGAGTGGCTGAAGATCCTGCGTCGGACTGCCGCAGACCTCGACGCCGGTGTGATCAAGCGCGATGAGTTCATCAACGAACGCAACATCGCCAGTGCGGCACATCGACTGGGTCATTTTGCTTATGCCCAAATGGGTGTCGAAAAGCTGATGGCCATTGCTGAGGACACCAAGGACCCCCATCGACAGGAGTTGTTCCTCAAGCTGATCTTGGCGCTGGAAGAGCGTCAGAAATACACCCACCGTTCTTTCTGAGGGCTGCGAACATGTTTTCTCTCTGGGCAACCCGCTACCTTGAAGACGGGGTGGTTCATCTCCACCTGGATACGGTCGACACCGCAACTGGCGATGTGATCCAAGTCCTCAACGAAGCACAGGCCGCCGAGATCCAGTCGATGGTGGGGCGGTATCCAGGCATCGCCTACCGAACTCCCAACTTCGTGTATATCACGTTGGGTCCGGTGGGTAATTACCTGCTGGAACATTTCCCGGACACGTTCTCCCACATGGTCCATTACGACCCGCGTCTCTTGACGTCGCCGTTGAAGACCAACATCCACACCGACCTGCCGCCCTGCGAGAACGGCCCCGGCCCCCTGTCCATGCGCGTCCCTGCCGGTGAACCGCTGCCGATTTTGATGCCACTACTGAAGGAATGAATGATGGACGCAGTAACTGTATTCGTGGCCAAGGCGTTGATCTGCTTCGCAGGTCAGTGTCACCCGGCACTGGTGGGGCATGACACAATCCCCGGTACGTACGACATGTCGATCCTGTACACGCAGCAGCGTGGCTACGGTGGCGACGTGCTGATGTACGACTCGGATGATCGCAGCTGGAATGCCATCCACTCCACCTACACGCTCGATCCGCGCCGCAAGCGCGAGGAGCTGTACCTGAACACCACGGCCGCCGAGCGGACCGTGACGGCCGGCTGCGTGAACGTTGAGCCGGAGATCTATCAGGATCTGCGCGACAACTACCGCAACCTCCCGCTGGTGATCATGCCGTGATGCGGTTTCTGATCCGCATGATCACTTTCCGGTTCGCCGGACCCAGCATCACCCTCCCGATGTAACTACAAGGACTAGCAATGCGTATTGTCAAACGAGCTGAACTTCTGCAGCAGCCGCACGGCACCATGTTCTCCAAGTGCAAATCGCTGTCTTTCGACGACCTGTACATCTTCTTGGGTCCGTTCGGCAACGACTTCGTCTATGATTCCCTGCTCGGTATCGATTTCGGGAATCCGGCGAACGTGGACAAAGCGACGGACGCACTGGAGGATTCCTCCATCGAGGTCGACATCGATCTCTACTGTTCCGCACGCTGGGGTAACTTTGACGAAGAAGAAACCTTCGCCATCTACTCCGCCGAAGAGCAGGCCGCGTTCATCGCTCGCATCCAGTACGCACTGTACCGGCGCCTGGTTACCGAATCCCCGCAGTTCCCGGAACACCTGATCACCGTGGTGTCCCCACACGCGGACGTCGTTGAACATTCCACCAACATCATCAAGGGCGTGTTCCAAGACGCCATCGTCCTCGGCTCCGTTCGCGCCAAAGACTGACCCCTCCCTTCCAAGGATAGCAATCATGCGTATCGTCACCCTGCAGCAGATGCTGCGTGAACCCAACGGCACTGTCTTCTCGGTGGAGCAGTTCGAGAACATCAACGATCTGTTCATCAAGACCGGCAACCGTGAAGACGGCAAGGGCATCTTGCACAACACCCTGATCGCTCCGCGCGACAACCCCGAACGCGGCGATGCGCTCGAAGCGATCGAACGTGCCATCGAAGATCCTGACCACGTGATCGACCTGAACTTCGACGCCGTCCACAGCTTCACCCGACGCGACGAAGTCAACATCTGCATCTACGACATCGGCGAGATCAACCAGATGATCGCCAAGCTGCAGAACGCCCTCCACATCCTGCCGATCCGGCAGTAAGGTAACGATCATGTCCAAGCTCTACAAAAGTGTCTACGATGGTGAAGAAGACGGCGACTTCGTCATGGATCCCGATGGTGATGTTCTGGTGTTCTGCTCCGAACCCAGCGATGCGTCGCTACTGGTGGAACACCTGAACGAGCCGCTGTATGGTGGTGGTTACACCATCGAAGATCCGGAAGAAGACGAGGAAGAAGGCGACGAAGAGCCGCTGTTCACGCTGCTCGATCCGGAAGGCGACGACATCTTCTACCATGAAAGTCGTGCCGTGCTGGAAACCCTGATCAGCCACCTGAACCGCCTGCAGTAACACCCAAGCAATACCCACACATGGAGAGTAGGAATGTCCCGATACAAGGACGCCGTAGCTAAACCCGGCAGCTGGCTTGCGCAGTTCCAAGCCAGCCGTCCCACCCGCATGAAGCGTTTCCCCAATGCTCAAGAAGAGGCCGAAGACTACGAGCCCGCTGAGTTGGAAATGTCTGACGAACCCATCCGCTTGGACTCGCCTGAGTTCGACTTCTTTGATTGAAAGGAATCCATCATGCTGCCCCATGTAATCGTTAAGCCTGATCCGCTGGTGTTCAGCGATGGTCAGGAAATTGAAGTCGCCATTCAAGTCATCGCTAAAGACAGCGACACCCTTGCTACGCTCGGCATCAAGTTGGTCAGGTACAAGAAAAAGACCTACGCGATGCTGACCAAGATCGAGGGTCCGGTTGAACAGTTCGCTCGTTTTGCTGAGACGATGGTGGCTGTGATCAAGCGATGCATTGCCGGCTGGGAGTGCTGGGCTGTCGAGAAGGATCTTTTTGCCATCGATCCTGAGATCTACGACGTGCTCCCTCACAGCGTGCTTGATTTCGTCGAGATCGACGACGAGTTGTTGTTCTTCAGTTCCAAGGGCGTGGCGCATTTCAGCGACACCGTCCCGCTGTACAAGATCGAGATGGCTTAGTTCCACCTGTTGTAATCCCAGTGTTGTACCGTGCATTGGGCGCTGGCGGGCGCCCTTTGCACACCTTTCCAACCCGCCTAGAGAAGAGAGAGCAAACCATGAAGATGATCAAGAGCATGCTGGCCGTGGCCCTGCTGGCCGTTTCGTCCGTCGCCATGGCCCAGTCGGCCGGCGCTGGTGGTACCGTGGGTGTGGGCGCAGTCGGCGGTGCCGGCTACACCAAGACCGACTACGCCTCCAATGCCACCGGCAACGCCAGCTCCTCCACCGGTGGTGGCGGCATGGCCCAGTCCAACGTCCAGGGCACCGGCTTCAGCGCCCAGGCCAACGTTGGCGCCGGCCAGACCAGCGCGTACTCCAACGCCGAAATCGGCAAGGGCTACGTGAACACCAACACCGGCGGCTCCAACACCGTCTACAACACCTCGGCCGGCTACACCATCGGCAACGCTGCCGGTACCGCTGAAGGCCAGGTCGGTGGCGACTACAGCTCCAAGGCCGTCGGCAACCACGCCACCAGCTACACCGGTTCGGACGTGACCGGCTACGTGTACCTGGGTGCCGGCTTCAACATCGGCGTGTACCAGTACACCCAGCCGTAAGCGATCCCTGCGAAGGGGGAACGGGGATCGGCCCTCACCGAGGGCCGTCCCTACCTGCAACACAACGTCCCTAAGGGGGAGTTCTTTCCATGAAGCACCTGATGATCGTGGCCGCGCTCGGCCTTGCTATCGCAGCCCCGGCATGGGGTCAGGATAGTACCCTCACCAGCAACAACACCAGCAGTTCCAGTTCGTCCACCTCCTCGCAGTCGGGGGCGATGAACCAGGGTGTACAGGCCACCGTCAACCAGATGTCCTCTGGTACGGTGGAGTACAGCGGCAGTTACACGCAAGACGTGCGGGCCCAGGTCCCGCTTTCGGTCGTCGGTTACGGCAGCTTCTCGCAGAACAACTGCCAGAACTCCGTGGGCGTCGGCGCCACCTCCCGCGTGTTCTCCTTCGTCTACAACGGACCGAAGGGCAATCCGCACTGCGAGGCGATCACTCGTTCGGACCAGTTCGGCCGCGAATCGCAGCTCGCCTATGCCCAGGGCCGCTCCCGCGATGCGGAGCTGCTGCGCTCGATGAGCGTGTGGGAAACCTGCAACACCAACGAGACCACCAAGCAGGCTTGCCTGAAGATGGGTCTGGTCGACGGGGCTACCTCGGTCGATGCTCGTGGGCGTGAATCGTCCATGATCCATCCCAAGCCGAACATGATCGAATCCCGTCCGATCGCGCAAGTCTCCGAGCCGACCTCGGGGCAGCAGGTGGTGCAGCCCACGGCGGCACAGGTGGTGGGTAGCAACGGCGCTGCGGCGCTGGTGCACGCCCGTAACTGATGGTCCGGCAGGGGGAGGAAACTCCCCCTGTCTTTTATTTTTCCCTCAGGAGAGCAATTAGATGTTGATCGAAAACTACCGTATGGAGATTGCAGCATGAGTATCCCCGATTGGTTGATTTACACGGCCGTACTGGTTCTGATGGTTCTGAATATCGCGCGCTCCCACCGCCGGTTCAAGGTCGCCCGCATTCTGTCCGAGCGGGTGGAGCAGGTTGGCCAGAAGGACTACAACCTGATGGTGCGCGCTTACGAGGCGCGTAACAATGGGTGGCGCGAATTGCGCATGCTCTTCGAGTTCGTCTGGCCGGTCTTTCTGATTGGACCGTACATCCCTTACGCCAACGGTTTCATCAAGACGCTGTGGATGCTCCAAGGTCTGGTAATGACCGTGGCCTACGTCATGCTCTGGTCGACCATACGTCAAGACTGGGGTCAGGACCACGTCCGCTATCTGCGGCACCTCCGCTGGCGCAAGCAGCAGAACTTCCCGATTTTCCGAGCCCCGTAAGGAGAGAGTTTCATGATTGGTGCTGAGCACATGAGTTGCCACCACTGGGCGGTGTACGAGAAGATCACCGCCCTGTTGGCGGTGGCCCAAGCCACTCCGGTGGAGACTATGGATGACATTGCCGAAGAGTTCGGCGTCTTCCGGGTCCCCGACACCCACCCCCACGCGCCGGAGGAGTTCAAGTACGCCTACGTGCTGAGCTTGGAGGTTCCCTCCAATCACCGCGTGGCTGCCGAGAACGAAACCCCGCTGCGCTTCACCGTGGTCAAGCACGGTCAGTCTCAGAGCGGTTTCATGCGTGTCCTGCCGCCGGGTGGTCGGGAGTGGGTTGCCTTCTACACTCTCAACGAAATACACCTGAGCGTGCTGGAACCGCTGGTTGATACGTTGCTGGAATCTTATCCGGGTGTCACCCAGCAGATGGAGTGGCAGTCGGTGCAGTATCGTGGCCAGCAGGCTGTGGCGCAGCTGATCGAAGTGCTGCACGAACGCAACCAGTTCGAGAAGCCCGAAGTGGAGTTGCTGGAAACGCTGGCACAGGTCTTCCTCCTGAAGAACGTGGACGCGCCGAACCCGCAGGCCAGTGCCTATGCCAAGGCGCTGCACAACTCGGCGCTGGAAACGGCCAAACTGGTCTTGGATCGTCTGAAGTAATCGGCGGCATAAACCCCCTGCCTTCGGGCAGGGGGAACATATGCTGTTTTTTCTTTTCGCCCTTAGCCGCCCGGTGCGGTGTACACCAGACCATCCAGCAGGTTGTTCGGGACAACTTCAGCCAGATCGCGGGTAGCGGCCTTGACGGTCAGGGTGACGCTGTTGATGTAGACGTACGAAGTGGCCAGCGCCGTCAGGGTGACGTCGTGGGTTTCGCCCGGCGCACCGGTGAAGGTGGGCAGGTCAGCGTCGGTGTAGTCCACGCCAGCAACCAGGTTGGTGCCGAAGCGGGTGTTGAACTCGGCCACCACGTGCGACAGGCGGGTCTTGCCTTCTTCATCGAAGGCCAGATCGCCGGTGGCGCCGATCACCGCCAGCGAGAGGCGGTTGTAGTAGAACGTCTGGGCACCGGTGAAACCGGCTTCCTGCTTACCGGTGACAACCACTTCCGAGTTACGCTGGGCGTCGAACGTCGAGGTCGACACGGCGCCGATCGTGATGTCGGTAGTCTTGAGGTTGGCCCCGGTGTTCTTCGCGTTGATCATTTCGATCAACAGTTGGGGAAAGGTCTTGCTCAGGTCACTCATTGGGGGTTACTCCACGGGGAACACGTACCACATATTATGTCAGTACTTTTTAACAGAGGATCCCAATATGTCCATTCGGGCATTCTACGGTTTCGATGGAGTGGCCACGGGCGTGCAAGGAAGCTCGGGCGATGCCGCTATCGCACCCCAGCCGGGTGCGGGCGTATCCAACAACCGCAACCAGCCTCTGACGATCAAGCTCTACAACCCCGCATCGCCCCAGTACAACGCAGTGGGCGTGACAGGTTTGGACCGGCACAAGGTCGGCAAGGTTGGCCAGCGCCGGAACGCACTGGTCATTCATCGTTACTCGTACGCCATCAGCTTCACCTCCGGCGCCACGGTCAATCTCTTCGACAAGATCGAAGGTAAAACCGACGCACCTTGGAAGGTGGTCGCAGGTTTCACCTACGTTGACTTCGCCGATCAGGAGCCAACGGTGGCTTACTGGTTGGCGCGAGTCAGTCGCGGTGAAAATCCGTCCTACTTCAATCTGATCCAGCGTCGCAATGACGGCAAGATCAGTGTCAACGGCAATGTAGTTCCCATCGAACGGAACAAGGAATACTACTTCGAGATCGAACTGTGGTGTGATTCGGTTGTACCGGGTCGTTCGTCCAATCCGGTTTCGGCACGGGTTTACCTCGATGGCGAAGTGGTCGGCGAATGGCTGGGCTCATTCGGCTCGTTCGCCACTACCGGCACCACGCCGATGGGTCTGGAAGTGGGCTATGTGGCCCATGCTTCCAATCCCATCGTGATGCAGATGGGCATTGCCGACGTCTACGTACTGGACGGCACTGGCGAGTCGCCTTACAACGAACGCCTGGGTGCGCAGCAGGTCGAGTTCAAGCGTCCCAATGCAGTGGTTGAAGGCGGCTGGATTCCCACGGGCACCAGTAACGCACTGACGGCTCTGACCGATGGTTTGGATTCCACAGGTCTTAAGAGTCCCAAGGGCAGTACTACCGGCGTGCTGCAGGTCAACCTCGGTTTGAACAGCGGCTCGATCGTCAATGGCGTGCTGGTCTACGCACGCGGCGATCGTGGTCCGGGTGCGCCTCGCGCTATCTCTGGAGCCATCGAAGACTCCAACGGCACCGCCTTGGGGCAGGAAAAGAAAACCGGGTTTGTGCCCTCGCTTTCCGATACGGTCTTGGCTGAGTATTTGCCGAGTAAGACAATCGACATGGCCGCCTTGATTGGCAATCGTTTGAACAACATCACTGTCGACTTCAAGGTCGAATAAAGGAGTCAACGTGTCTCTTCTCTTCTTCGCCGGTTTTGACAACTTCGGCGGTGGCTTGGCCGGTACCGCCGGCGGAACGGCCGACTTCCCGGCCTCCAAGGCAGGTATCGCCGGCACTCCGTATGAAACCCAGATTCCCATTGTCTACGGTGGTACAGGTATCTACAACAGCATGGGTGTGCCTAACCAAGATCGCTTCCGCATTGGCAGCGGCGCCGAGCGCCGTAACATGCTGGTGGCAGCGTGCGGCGGTGCCACTGCAACCTACTTTGCCATGGCGCGCATCGGCGCCGGTATCAACTACACGATCGGCCAACCATTCCAACTGACCATCGGATTCAACATCTGCGACTTCTCCTCGGCCAATCCAGCCGGTGGTTATTTCGCAGTGCGTCTGTGCCGTGCCACGGGCACGCTGGTAAATCTGATCGAACACATCGGTGGTACCAGTAATTGGCGTCTGGCGGGTTCGCCGCTATACGCTTTCACGTTGGGTCAGCCGACTTACGTGGAGTTCGTCATTGACATCCCCAATCCCAATGGCAGCAGCAACACCTTCCGGTGCCAGGTCTACGTCAATGGGGAGTTGTATCACACCAACGCGGCACTGACCTCGCTGACGCCCCAAACCACCGAACTCTTCTTCGAGCTCGGTTACGATCGTGTACAGACAGCCAACCGGTATATTGGCTTCTCCGACATCTACCTGCTCGACGGCGCCGGTGAGGCACCGTTCAATTCGCGCTTGGGACCGCAGATCGTTCTGCCGTACAAGGCCGACAGCGTGGTGGCTTCGGGTTGGACGCCGAATGGCGGTACCGATCCGTTGACGCTGCTGACGGACGGTTCGGATTCGACGTACCTGACCTCACCTATCGGTAAGGCGTCCATCGATGTGACGGCTGATCTGAAGCTGGCACCAGGCAGTCAGGTCAATGGCCTGGCCTTCTTCACCCGTGTCGGCCGCGACTCCGGTGCGCCGCGTCAGTTGATTAGTACGGCCAAGCGTGTTGCCGACGGTACGACTCTGGGTGCATCCATTACTGCCAGTACCACGGCTGCTCCCGGTTACGTGAACTCTGCGCGGTATCTGCCCAAGACTCCGGCCGAACGTGAGTTGCTGAACTTCTCCGACTCCGGCAAGGTCAGCTTCAACATCTCCTCCGAACAATCAGGCTAAGGAATAAGTCATGGCCATCCTCAAATTTACGGGCTTTGACATGTTCCCCGGTCAGGCCAATGCGGGTAACACCCTACCCGTCCATGGGGCGGGCGTCACTGGTACGCCAATTGCTGCCTCGTTCCCGATCACCGTATCCAACACCAGTCACTTGGTGGGCGTGTCGGGTCTGGCCGCGCACAAGATCGGCAGCGGTGCCAAGCAGCGAAATGGGTTGGTCGTTTACCGCCCCGCCGGTACTTCGACCCACGCCTTGCTGACGGTGATCAATGGCGAAACCCTTGGCAACGGCGCGTGGGCGCGCGTGATCAACTTCACCGTCAAGGACATCTCTGGCGCTGACATCAATACGGCGGTATCGCTGGCCACCATCGGCACGGGCCCGACGGTACTCAACGGCTATCTGCTGGGACTGAATGCCAGTAAGGCCATCATGGTCAACGGGTCGAGTGTTTCTGGACTGGTCTGGGAACTCAACCGCGAGTACAGCGTAGAAATCAAGATGTGGCGAGTAGGCACCGAGCCTAACAACTACTACAATCTTGAGGTGCGTCTGGACGGTACGGTCATCCGTACATTGCAGATCACCACGATAGCCTTCACCACCCCGATGTACGTCACGCTGGGTATGAACTCCAACACCAACATCACCACGGCACGCACGCTGGTTTACAGCGACATCGTGGTCAGCGACGGCGACTATCTCGGTCCCTCGCAGGTGTTGCCTGCTACCGTCACTGCTGTTCCTGCGGCTGGTGGTTGGGAGAAGGAAGGTAACGCCGATGCGCCCACCACGTTGAACGACCGCGATGACACCACCTGCTACACGTCTCCGGTCGACTCCGGCGCACTGAGCGTGAAACTCGGCATTAGCGAGGACAGTGCGGTTCCGGTTCGCAGTGCTCAGTTCTTTGTGCGCAGCACCCGTGATGCAAGTGCCGGCCGTGGCATGCAGGTCAAGCTGGAAGATACATCGGGCGCCGCCGTAGGTGGCCCGGTGTTGATTTCCAATACCACCGCTTTCGCCGATTACCGGGCATTCAACGTGAACAGCCTAGCCAGCGTCGGTGACGTCGCTGGCTCGACGCTCAAGATCAGCGCCATCGTACCCTAAGGAGGGGCTGACATGAGTGACTTCAAAGTCTCACGCGTAGCCGCCCAGACGGTGGTTCCGGTAGTTTCCAAGGGCCTGGTGTATGAGGTCAATGGTAACTACATGAAGCGCAGGACGGTCAACGCCCAGATTTACGAGGTGACTGGCAACTACATGCGCGACGCCCGTATCTTGGACATGACCAAACCGCTGAAGGTATCGGCGGTGCGTGCCCAAGTGATCGTGCCGGTGGTGGTGGATACCACCATTACCGAAATCGGCGTACTGATGCTCAAGTCGCAGAACGATCGCGTGATCCCGGAAACCACCGGCGCGTTCCTCCAAACCCGCCAAGCCTAAAGGTGCCCCAATGAGCGTGGATTTTGCAAAGCCTCCATTGGAAAACCTGATGGAGTTGATGAACGCCAAAAGCTCGATCGTGGCTACCGTTGGCGACTTCATGGAAATCGGTAAGCCCGTCGTTCTGACGGGCGATCCCGACGGTCGAAACACACAGGTGAAGTTGCGTACCAGCATGGACTACAGCCATGCTGGCTTCGTGACGGTCAAGTACAACCGCCTGCCCTTGAATGTGGTGATCACCCCGGATGTGAACATCACCGTTGAGGACTACCAAAAGTTCGATGTCGCTCTGGACATGTACCGTCGTAAGTACGGTGTGTATCTGGATGAGAAAGACATCGTTACCGAGCAACCCTTTGACGTGTCCGGTGGTGACCTGACCTACCAAGTGGCTGTGAAGTCGCCTGCGGACTCCTACGGTTACACCGGCACGGCCACCTTGACGGTCAACGTCAACTGGCGTCTGGATGACCCTGAGTTGGTGGAGGTGGAGATCAATCGCCTGCGTCAGCTGGTGCAAGTCTCTATTCCCATGTCCATCCTTACTGCCTTCTAAGGAGCCCCTGTGTCCAACCCCACCAATCCCCCGACCCAGCAAGAACTGCTGGAGCGTCAGAAGCTGCTGCTGGACCGCATGGAAGTGGACAGCGGCGACTTCCAGAAGTTCCTTCATGGTGCTGCGGGCGAAACCATCATGACTGACAGCGGCCCGATTCCTACGCTGGCCGGTCTGGTTGAGATGGTCTCCCAGCAGTCTGGTGCGCGTCGCTATGAGATCGCCTACTTCGCCGAAGACCTTACCCGCTATGCCAACGGCAACGAACCGCTGTTGCGCACGCTGCCGAGTGTGGCCGTCGTACTCCACCACGCCATGGTCGGCTCGTTCTTCAAGCTGGCCACCCCGTCCAGCCAGAAGATCCAGCTGACCCTGACGGCCGGTACCGATACCTTCGTCATTGAGTTCGCTGCCAACAGCACCGATGGTGCGGTGGTTTCGGCCACGATCACCGAGCCGAAGGTCTACGATCCGGGTACGATGATCACCCTGAGCCTGACCAGCCCGTCGTGGACGGCCAAGGGTCTGGTGGTCAATATCCTCGGCTTCGTACAGCCGCCGACACCGGCCGACGCCTAAGGAGTGAGCGATGCCCGACCATCTGAATAAACCCAGTGCGGAGCTGATCATCGATCTGGTGAACAAGACCGGTGTGCAGACCCCGCTTGCGGTCGGTGACGTCACTTTCGATGTGCCTGTTGTAGTCAACAACGGCACGCGCAACAGTTCGGTGGTCATGCGTGGTGTGCGTGCTAACGGTTTTCGTGGTACGCGTACGGTACGCTACAACCGCCTGGACCTGAGTGTTGCCATGCCGCCCACGGACGGGCAGACCATGGAAGTGATGGTCCCCAACGACGGCTTTGAAACCAAGCTGGAAGTGTGCGACCGACTGAACAAGCAGTACAAGTTGCAAATCGGCGCTGATGACATTGTCGACGGCCCGGTGGATACCACGGTACTGCCGGCCACCACCAACATCCAAGCCAAGCCGGGCTCGCTGGCATGGTTCGGTTCTCTGTCGATCGAGTTCGTGCCGGATCGTCCGTTCTACAAGGACACCTTCTCCACCTTCGTGCTCGACGGCTTGCCGACACCGGTTGCCGTACCGGCAGAGCTGGTTCCTCCGTCCAACAGCATCAACGACTACACCACTACGGTCAATGGGGAAGCCAAGGTTTCCTTCAGTCCGCGTGTGGGCGATGGTAGCGTTGCAGTGCCTGGGCAGAGTTCGGACTACAGCTTCTCGCTGACCTTGGCCGGTGCTGATGACTGGTGCGTGCTGTTGGATCTGGGCTTCCTGTCCAAGACCACCAACTTCGCTGAAACCTACCAGACCCAGTTTGCGATCACTGCTCCGGATAAAACCGAACTGGTGCTCAAGTTGGTATGGGACGGTAGCGATTACACGCTGGTCAACACCGACAAGGCCCTGAGCCTGCCTGTGGAGCCCACCGATGCCAATGGCGCACAGCTTACCGCCAAGGTGAGCATGAAGGCCTTGGAAGCGCATCTGGGGACGATCATGCGCAGTGCACAAGGTGTTCCGCTGGGTTCGTACACCCTGCGCCTGCAAGCGCGTCGAATCAACACGATCGCTCCGCGCGTGCTGGCCTCGGCGACGGCCAAAGTCACCAACTGACGGCATAGACCCCCTCCCAAAGCGGGAGGGGGCTTATGTCGGCTTAGCCGATCTTGGCGATGCTGCGGGCTACCCAGCGCAGCAGCCCAGTGACAACCTGATCGATCTGATCTTCGATGTGGTTGTAGTGGGTGTAGCGCCGTTCGAACTCGTGGTGTTCGCACAGTTCGCAGTAGTCATCCAGCAGGCCAGCCTCATCGAGGTTGCCCCACATCAAGCTACCATCGCTGTGATCAGCGTAGCCGATGACGTTGACGAACTCGACATCACGCTGCTTGTCCACGATCTCCACGATGAACTGCAGCGCCTTCTCAACGCCAGCCTTGTCCAGTGCCGGCATCAGAGTGGGCGAACGCACCAAACCCTGCTTTTGACGGAACGTGCCATTGTCGTTGACGACCTTGTCCGGACCCATCAACTGCATCGAGCGACCCAACGCCTTGGCCGGACCTTGACGGTTGAGTACCGCCTTGAACTGGGGAGCGGCCTTGTTGAACAAGGCATGTACGATGTCTTCGTCGACACCGATCTCCTTGTCGTAGGCGTCAGCCAACTTTGGCTCGAAGCTCTTGTGGATTGCCAGCAGGGCGTCGCTCTCAGCCTTGATGGCAGCACTGATCGCTTGGCACTGCTTGACCACCTTGTTGGTGTTGTCGATGGTCTTGCCCAACATGACCGCACCATTGCCCGAGAGCGGACCGCCGTAGGCCAGCTTGTCGTAGATGCCGTCGGCGGCCACCAGGCCGTGTTCGACAAAGCGCGTACCTTCAGGCACCTTCAGGTTCGGGAACAGCCCTTGGATCAGGTCCTTGACCTTCATGCCGTCAGCGCTGGAGAGATCCCGCAGTTCCGGCTTCTTCGGTTCGGGTGTGGAGAACACCTTGCGTACCGACTTGATCAGATCGCCGAAACCTTCCAGCGAGACGCCGAAGGAACTCTCGATTTCCTCGGCCTCCTCACCAGAGATGAAGCCCATGCCCAAGTAGTCGTTGAGGGCTGCCTCCATGGAGATCACGTGGGGGTCGTCCTCGTAGTCTTCCATCGAGGTGAAGTAACCCTCCAGCGTCTTGGCGGCATCGCCAGAGTAGTCCGAGCCCATGATCATAGCGACCTGCTGCTTGGACCATTCCAGAATGTCAGCCGAACGGGTGGAGATGTTCGGCTCGTCCCCGGTATCCAGGGTGACGAACTGGAACTTCACTGGCGTGTCCTGACCCAGGCGATCGATACGGGCCTTGGCCTGCACCAGTTCATGGTCGCGGAAGGGACTGTTGAGGAAGATCGCAAGATCGGCCATCACCAGCGGCACCGCCGTGGACAGGGACGGGTAGGTAGCGCACAGCGGGTCGACACTGGGGTCGGTCTCGAATGCACCCACGTTGGTGGCCAGATCCTTGTTGGTCTTGCCGTAGACCAGCAACGGCTTCTTGCCCAGCTTGGTCAGTACGTTCTGCAGCTCTTCGACCACCGGCACGTAAGAGGTGAAGATCACCGTCTTCTTCTGCGCCTTGTCCATGATCGCATCGAACGGGATGTGCGGCAGCATCTCCAGATGGCAGCGACTGCGTGACTTGCCGACCACCGAACCCAGGGCCTCGCCCATGACCTTCAGGTGGACGTACTTGATCACCGAGCGGGCGCCCTTGAACGCCTTGCGGTCAGCGATGTTCAACTTCGGCATGATGAACTTCAGCTCGAAGTTGTTGCAGAACATCGCCTCTTCCTTCATCTCCTTCGGATCGTAGTACTTCTTGATCTTCTCGATGTAGGTGCGGTAGGTCTTGTAGTCGCTGCGTTCCTGCGTGGTCGCAATAGCGTCCTCGTAGTCACGCAGGCAGTTCTCGTAGATGTCCTCGTACTTGGAGTAGTTCTTCTTGTAGTACTCCAAGCGCTCAGCGATGAAGTCCTTCATCTGCTGGCGGATCGAGTCCAGCGTGTAGTCCTCGCCGTTGGGCAACTTGACCTTCACCGTCGGCAGTTCGACCGGCTTGTTGTCCACCACGTCCTTCTTCTCAACGCGGTAGGAGATAAAGCCCATGCGGTTGCGCAGCACGTCCAGTGCGCGCTTGGCATTGACGCCGAAGATCGCACGGAAGCCCTTCTCCACGTCCGGAGTGAAGCGCGGATCGATGGTCTTGAGCAGTGGTACACATTCACCACCCAGCGCCTTGATCGGCGTGCCAGAGGACCACAGTACGTTCTCGCTCTTGACCCGCTCGCACAGGTCGATGAAGGTCTGCGTACGCTGGGAGGACATCTCGTTGAAGTTGTGCGACTCATCGAGGATGACCGTCACCTTGCCGTTGAGCTTGCCGACGTTGGACATCAGGATCGGCAGACCCTCGTAGTGGGTGATCAGGATACGTTCACCCTTGTAGGGCTTCTTCTCACCAGCGATCCACGGGATCTGCGGCTTGACGTATTCCTCGCGCACGGTCTTGTCCCACACGCGGTAGACCGCATTGTTGGGCGAGACAATGACGATGTAGTCCGAGTGGACCATCTCAGCCAGGAACAGGTTGGTGAGCGTGTTGTGCGTCACCACGAAGTTGTCGGTAATGTACAGTCGATCAGGGTGGTCGATAGAGATGCACTGGCACGGTTCTTCGGAGACTTTCTCAACCTTTACGACGGCAAGTTTGAGGTTTTGCGCGTATTGGTTATCGTCGTTGGTGCGTTCACGCTTCCGGGCCAGCCTGAAGAGATCACCACCACGCTTGATCCTGACGTTTACCAAATACGAAAGTCGCCCAGCTCGCCGTTCTTCACCGTAGGTATAGTAGGTCTGTCTGGAAGTTACACTGGCGATGCCGCCCACAGACCAAATCAGGTCCTGTACATCCAGGGCGAGTTTCTCGCTGGTGGTGCAGTACGTGATCGTACCCCCACTTACCGTGCCATCTGTATCGAAAAGACCTTGTAGGATCGACAGACGTTGTTGGAGCGACCCGTTCTTGTATTGGTTGGGAATGAATCTTTCGTGAGAACCCAATCCAAACAATCCAAGGTCACGAAGAATTTCAGTGAGGGGGTTCTTCTTCACTGACATGTCGGTGCGGGTGAGACGGTACGTCAGGGCCCGTTCATCTTTCGTCTGAACCAAGCCCACGCCTTCCGGAAGTAGTGGGGTGATGGTGTCGAAAAGTTCCGCATCATTTTTAGTGATGGCGATCGAACCGCTGGCCGTGGAGCCATCACCAATCAGTACACCCAGCAAATAAGGATCGACTGGAAGTTGGACCTCACTCCCCGCATCGGGGGTCATCAGATCGATGTGTACTCGATGGCCTTGCTCCAGGCGATCCTTCATTGCCAGAGTGTCGATAACCTGACAATAGCCGGGACGTTCAGGGCGCTGCCGATTGTCATACACCCGCCACAGGTGTTCACCACAGCTACGGGCAGTGCGCCCGTCTTTGAAGGTGATCTCATAGACGTCCTTGACGCCCTGGGGGTACACCCCGGTGATGCGGGTCTCCGAACCGTCCCACGCGGTAACTACCGAGCCCACTTGAGCCTCACCCATGGTCATCCAACCATCAGGCGTTTTGATGAGTGAACTCAGAGGTTGGGCTTTACCCGAACCGGCCGCAGCCGAGAGCAGATAGCCATGCAGGCCAAGGGCGGTACGGCCGTACTCGTAGACATCGAAGAACTCCAACTGGTGCTTCATCGGCGTCTTCTTGAACAGCTTGAGCTTGGTGCGATCAAAGATGCGCGGGAAGTTTTCCTTATCGGCCAGACCGGCCAACCAGGTATTCTCTTCCATGGCCTTGATCGCGGCCAGGATCGTATTGCGCGGTGTCCAGTTGCGGCGCTGCTTGAGCAGCTCCTGGAGCATGTAGTGGATTTCGATGGCGTAGAAGTCACGGAACTTGATCGAGCGCTTGGACATGTCCAAGAACATGTTGCCCTCGATCTTGCTCGTACCCCATGCGGCCTTGATGTCGCGCATCAGGTTGGCGGCGCCAGCGCCACCAATTTCGATTACGTTGTCTTCTTGGGAAACGTAAACGATACCCAACATGCGCTTGAGGAATTGGGACATGGTGATAAACTCTTAGGAGGCTTTGTCGAGGCAGGAGTTGGCGAAGTCGGCGAGTTCGCCAAGAACCTTCAGACGGAACTGCAGGCCGGTGGAGAGGTCGCCGGAGACGCGCGAGGTCAGGCTGATCAGGCTCTTCATCGCCACCAGACTGAGCTTGTCTTCGTCGGAGTAGTCTTCATCGCGCTTGCGATCGTTCTCTTCGTCCAGACGATCGGTGACCTTGGCCAGTTCGTTGAGCAGGGTGCGAACTTCGAAGTTGAGCTTGATCTGCAGATCCTGGGTTTCCTCCAGCAGCTTCATCAGCTGGCTGATCTGACCCTTGACGGTGACCGTGCCCGTACCTGCAGCACCCAGGTTCTGCTTAAACGCATCGCTCATCATCGCCCTGGTCGGCGCTTCAGTGCCGGCGAGCACTTCGCTGACCGAAGTCAGACCAGTGGGAGCATCGCCGCCCATCATGATCCAGGACTGGCGGGACATCAGGTACAGGTCGCAAAGGCGGGTGGTGTTGGAAACATCCAGACCATGGACGCGTGCTTCTTCAAAGCGCTTGATCAGCTGGCCGTAACCGGCCACAGTGCGCGGCTGGAAGTGACGGGTGTCCATGCGGCTGATCATGACCGCCGCCACGCGAAGCGGTAGGCCGGCGCCGTTGAGTTCCACATCGAAGGTGGACCGACCCTTGTGACTGTTCAGGTAGTCACGGGCCTTTTTGATCTTGCCATCGATGTTGGCGGTGACGGTACTCACCCAAGCCATGAACTGCTTGGCCAGTTCCTTGATCTTCTTCAGGATGATCGGAACCCACTTCTTCAAGAAGGCAACGATCTGATCGACTTGCGAGCTGTTGAGGTGGATCTGCACCCCCTCCATCGAGACGGTTTCACCCGTACCCAGGACCTGACCGTGGGCGTTGATCTCCTGAGCCACCTTGGGGTCCAGACGTTTGGCGCGGACCAGCCAGTCGTTGGCCTGATTGAGTTCCTCGAAGGAAACGGTCAGCTCCTCCAGAATGGATTCGCCGGTGGCGGTATCGCCAGTTGGGCCCTGCGTAATGCGGGCATTGAAAGCGGTTTGACGGGGGCGCATGTGAGTGTGGCCTTATGGGAATTCAGTCATAGAATCAGCCTCGGTGAAGACCAGGCAAAATCGACTTGATTGAAAAAAGTTTCATCGCTATAATACAACCGTGAAGCCTAAGACAGATCATTGATTAGGTGGATCTCAACCCTACCCAATTTGGAGAGCTTTCAATGTACGCTAACAACACTGCCGCCACCGTCGCCATCATCAACGCCATCTTCGCCAACAACGCCATCGAGCAGGTGGAGTTCAAGCCGGAGTACCACAACGGCACTGGCTACTTCGACCCGATCGCCAAGGCAGATCTGGGTTCGGAGATCGTCAAGATGGTCGATGAGAACGGCCGCCGCATCGTGGTCATCCCCTGCCCGCGTCAGAACGTGGTGCTCAACGAGCGCTATCGTGACAACCAGGGCCAGGTGGTGATCCACTGCCACAAGGCCGACGTGGTTGCTGGTTACGACGCCAGCCTGCGCATCAACCACACCTACAGCGGTGCGGTCGACCGCGACGACCTGACCGCCTGGCTGAACGAGACCGCCGAGATCGTCGGCGCAGCTCACTAACCCGCAGGAGTCCAACTCATGAGTGCTGAGAAAAAGCAGGAAGGTGAGTTGGACTCTGCTGGAGAGCAGAGCCCACCGCCGCCGGAAACCTTCTCTGAACTGGCTGGCGATGCACTCGCCGGTCTGTTCGGGCACATCTTCGAATCGTTCGTTAAGCACAAGGACAAAGAGTCATGATCACCACCACCGTCGCCGCCAACAAGCTCGCCTACACCATGCGTACCCGCAACCTGCGCATCCTGGGCCCGGCTGAAATCCATCGCGCCGAAGAAGGTGAGATCTTCAAGACCACCTACGAAGGCTACAAGGCGTTGGCCATCCGTCAGGGCCAGGGCTACGCCTACCTGTACTACCACAAGGAAGACAACAAGGCCTACGCCTACATCGACAGTGGCGTGGACAACACTGCCATGCAGAAGCTTGTTGCCGCCTGCTAATCCGCACAACCCGCAACACCTAACCCATTCTGGAGAGCTACAATGATTGACCTTATCCATCCCTCGATGTTCGCCCGCTTCGAGCAGCTGCTGACTACCGCCAAGGTGCGTACCACCTTCGTCATGGGGCTCGACTCTCCGTCTGAGCACCTGCAGGGTCTGCGTAAGTGCGAACTGTTCTTCGACGACGAAGCTCGCGCTGACCGTGACCTGCTCGGCATGCCGACTCTGATGCTGGCTGTGGAGCACAGCCCCAACGTCGTGGTGGCTCGCCATCCGCAGTTGGGTTGGCTGGACGTGAGCAATGCCACGCCGGAGGATCTGGCCCGACTGCATAGTGGCACGTTCAACAACGAGATGTTTGGCGCCATCAAGCCGTTCACCACCGAAGAAACCAAGCCGGAGCCGGCCAAGTCGGTGGCTCCGACCATCGGCAATGTGATCGATGTAGTCCTCGGCCGCATCTTCAATATGGCTCGCTGAGTCTACACACAGCGCCTTGGCAACAGGGCGCTGCACTGTGGGCTTACCCCACTTGAAGGGAGAGTGTCATGATTCTCTTGCAATTGTACATCGCCGCGTTTCTGGTGTTTATCGCCTTGGCAATTTTGGGCATGATCATCAAAGCCGGCCAATCGGTAGTTGAGTACTTCCAAGCTGTTTAACCCGAAAGGAGAGCTGTATGTTCAAGATTGGTATCATGGGGTTGAAGCCGCGTCAGAGTTCGTCGATCGATCTGACCGCCTTCCCCCATCTGTCTGTGGCGTTCTACGATGAGCGCAGCTACAGTCGTGCTGCGGTGACCAAGTTCGTAGGTAACTACGACAAGGTCATCGTACTGCAGCGCAACGTCCCCGGCCCGACGACCTCCTATGTCCCCAACGAAAAGCTGAGCATCATCACCGGCAGTGTCAGCTCGGTTGTTCGGGAGCTGGAGACGATCGAACAAGCCCAGGCTGCAAGTGATACCCCCGCACAGAAGGAAGAGAACAAGCCCAAGTTCAAGATTCCCAAGGACTGGTCGGCACCTTCGCCGGAAGTGCTGGCTATGTCGGTGGAAGAGGAAGTTGCAAAGCCGGAACCGGAACCTGTAGCTGAAGTTGCCGCAGCTCCGGAAAAGAAGATCCAGCGTGTGGCGCTTGCCATGGATCTGCCGGAAGGGTATCGTTCGCAGTACTCTCTGCCGGAGGTGGACTGCGACGTGGTGGTCAACTTCCCCAACTCCAACGGCGTGCAGAGTTACATGCTGCTGATGGCAGCCGAGCCGGGTGATGTGCTTCGCTTTGCCCGTCCGGCCGATACCTCGTTGACGGTCTGGCGTCAGCGGATCAATTCGGTGCGCTGGCGTTACCAGAAGATCCACGGCAAGCTGTTGGAAGCACATTACTACCAGGACTATGTGGACCTGCAGGTGATGCGCAAGGAAGAGGTGCCGACCAACACGCTCAACGTCAAGGCTGAGGTTACCAAGGTCGAGGCTGAGCTGTTCCCCTCCGCCGATATGGGTAGCACGGTGGTTGTGGTAACCGACTCCGAGCACGGCTTCACTGCGGTGACGGCCGATGTGGCGGAGGTTCCCAACGGCATGTCTGCTGCGGAGATGGATTTCGCCGAAGAAGACGAGACTCCCGCTGAAGTACAGCAGACGACCTCGGAGCTTGATTGGGTTGTTCGGGGCAACCACCCGCCGCGTGTCAATGCAGGAGCGCACTTCACTGGGTTTGGTGATAGTCTTTATCCGGCTGGTATGACTGCACCGGTGGAAACCTCGCCGCGTTTGAAACCGCCTGTCAACGTCGAGTCGGTCGAACTCACCCACCAGCAGTTGGTCGAGGCGGCTGAGCGGACCTTCATGGACACGACCGAACCGGCTGCTGTCGTAGAAGCACCCAGCCCGGAAGCAAAGACCGTCTCCACGGTTCCTGAAAGGCTGTTCTGGCGGAAGGTGTTCTTCCACTTCCTCAACAACGGCATGACTGCCACCCACGCTGCCAATCAGGCAGACACGGCGCTGGAACGCCATCGCAAGACGCTGTAATCCCCAGGGGCTCTTCGGAGCCCCTTCTCTTTTCTATCAAAGGACCGCAACTCATGAATATCGACATCCTGTTCTCCACCGTCTTCTTCGCCATCACCGTCATCGGCGCTGCTGCCACCCTGTACAGCGTGACCATGGTGGTGCCGCACATGGAGCGCCGCGCTCTGAAGGCCTCCCACATCTCCGGCCTGTCCCAGCTGATCTTCGCCCTGAGTCTGCTGGCCTTGGCGGTCATGTTCAACACCCGTGGCCTGCCGATGACCTCCGGTTCGATCGTGGCGCTGGCGCTGGTTGCACTGGGTGCGGTCAACTGGCACAACGTGTACGTCCGTCGCGCCTACAACCTGGCCCTGCGCTAAGGGGACGCTCATGATGAAGTGGACCACCCAACTGGCGACCGCCTGCCGCGAGTTCAAGCGTAAGTTGGACGCTGATTTGATGAGTATGGACCTGTGGAGGCGCAGCAGGTCGGCATGTGAAGCTGCCATGGCCTGCGACACCGCCGCCCGCCGGCTGGAGTCAAAAGGCCAGAAGGGTAGTGACAGTTGGCACATTCAGAAAGCGTTCTTCCAAGTACACGAGAACAATTTTCGCAATGTCCAACTGGCCATCACCGCCCAGAAAGAATTCCACGAACAGCACAACACCTGTTTCTGGAAAACCGCCCGTTGGTTCCGCGACTGGTTCTACTAAGTAACACGCTCCTGCCCCTTCGGGGGCAGGGGCAGATGGGGATCTCTTTCTTTTTCGGTATCGTATGGTAACCGCAACTATCACCTATGCCGGAGACGGGACCATGTTCCCCATCGATTGGACCAAACTGCTCAACCCCAAGAACATCGTCATGCTCGTGGTCTCCCTGCTGATGCTGGGGGCTGCGATCTACGGCGGTGTCAAGGTCTACAACTGGGTGTACGATCGAGGCGCCGCCTCCCGTGATCCCGAAGTGGCCGAAGCCCAGCGCCTGCAGAAGGAGGCGGAGGACAACTACAAGCGCTACAAGGGCGAATACGACAACTGGGTGGCCAACACCAAGAAAGCCAACGAGCAATACATCAAGGAACAACTGGCTGATCTGGATGCCCGTCAAAAGCGCCTGACGGAGGCTGAGACCGCTGCCCGCAACAAACCCGCAACCATCCAAGAGGTTATCAAGTATGTTCCCGCTGAAGTCGACGCTGCTTATCGTCTGCCTGTTGGCCTTGTCCGCCTGTACAACGACACCCTCCAAGGACCCGCCGGCACCTATTCCGGCACTGGCCTTCCCGGAGGCTTCCAAGTCGATGCTGGAGAAGCGTCCGGCACTACGATGTCTCAATTTGGACAAGTCGCAGCTTTCAACAACACCGAGTGTGTCCTGCGTGGAAAGGTAGTCGAGGAATGGCAAGACTGGTATTCGGTCAATAAAGCCAAGTTCGACGCACTCCAAAAGCAACAGCAAGAAACCGCACCGAAACCGTAACTGGGGAATTACGATGAACAAGCAGCAAGCCAAGGCTGACGTGCAGAGCATGCACGATGAGCTCGGGGACTGGATCTACGGGTGTTCGCCGATCAAAGCGCGCAATCGCGCTGACGATTACAACAGCGATGCCGATGAGATCGAGAAAGCTCAACCCAACAGCCCCATTGCCCAAGCACGGGCGATGCGCCTGAGGTCCAAGGCGACCTTGCTGAATCACCTCAGTGCCTGTCTGGAAGTGCTGGGCTGCGAACTGGGGGCGCCTCCGATGGAGGAGCTTCCCAAGGGCGTGATCCGCTTCCCCGGCAAGCAGAACGAAACGATCATCTTCCACGAACCGGCTGACGGGGATGTGGAGGTAGACCAAGAATCCATGGTGTCTTTCACCGATGCTGAAATGAAGGCCGGTCCGCAGCCGCGCTTCAAGATCGGGGATGATGCTTGGATCGTGGACCAGAACCCGGATGATCCTGAGGACATCGGCTTTCTGGAGGTAGTGATCGTCGGGGTCGATCACGGTGTGGAGGATGTACATTACCTCATCGGCCATCGCGGTGATGACGGAATCATCCGCACCAACTACGAATGCGTCTGCGCACACGAGATCCTGGGGGATCCGGATGAGTATGATGACACCCGTCCCAAGCGTCTGAGCAAGGAACAGGTGCGCGCTCACTTGCGCGTGGTCAAGTGACATACAGGCCCCGCTTCGGCGGGGCTTTTATGTCGCCAATGAAAAATGGTTCACCGCTATACTACTCACGTGAACCTCAACCAAGGAAGTCTGCAATGAAAGTCGATGTCGAATACATGCTGGATGAAGACGGCCATCAGCTCACCATCCATTTCCCCGGCCAGCAGCCATATTACCTGACCTACGACCTCGCCCCTGATGGCACCGTCTGTCAGGTGCATCTGAAAGAGATCAGCTGGGCCAAGCTGGGGATCACCGACGACGTCCCCGGTCTGTTGCTCTCCCTGCACGTGCTGTCGCAGTTGCTGGAAGACGAATACGGCCCGACGATGTTTATCATCGACCCGGCCTACTTGAACGAACACCACTTCCCCAACTTCATCACCTCCCTCTCCAAGGTGGTGGAACAGGTGGGTTCTGACGTGGGGCCGCGTCTGATCGTCAAGGCCGAGGCTATCGCCAAGTGCTGGCACGATGTCTTCGGCGATGAGCCGGTGATCATCAATTCGGAGAAGGACCCGACATGAAGTTCACCACCAGCTGAAGGGCAGGCTCTTCAGGACCGGCTTCAATATTGCGCGGATCGCGGAATTTGATTACAAGTCCGAAGACGAAGAGTAATCGGCAGCATAAGAGAGGCTCCCTTCGGGGAGCCTCTCAGGGATCTTGGTTTTTTCTTTTACCTTAGTAGCGGCGCGGGCCCTTAGTGGGTTTTGCTGCCAGCTTATCGTAAGGATAATCTTCCAGGAACCTATCCAACTTCAACATCGTCTCAAAACTGCCCAGCGTGACACCCGTGCGCTTCTTCTTGAGCCTGAAGGGATGGTCACTGCCTTTTACGATCACTACTTCGATCAGCGCTTTCTTTTTCTTAAGCATTCGCAGCTGTTCGGTGGCGGTAAGCACAGGAATGCGTTCGACGGTTTCGGACATGGCACGTGGACTCCAGGGGAAAGGGTTGCGGTTAGTAGATCTTGCCTACACAGGATTACGTAAATTTTCACGCATGGATAACATCCTGTGGTAGAAGCCCGCTTAAGTCCTGACTTGCCGTCTTTTACCCCTCGTCCCCCTAAGTGGCCTTTTAAGGCCGATCGCCCCTTCCTTGGCGAACCCTCTTACTTGGTGCGGGACGAGTCCTATTCAAATGACTTCTTAAATCGTGGAAGATTGCAGCTCTTTTCAGAGCGCGATCATCGGTGCGTCTGGCAAATCCGGCACCGGCTGGCCCACTACCGTTCCAGGGGACGGGGAAGTCGCCTTTTCTGCGGACATGTAGCTCAGTTGGTTAGAGAGAACATGGGTAATAACTACAACCAGTACATGGCAGGCTACATGAATCGGCGCTATAAGAGACGTCGAGAGTGGGCTGTGGAATTACTGGGCGGGGTGTGTCGGCACTGCGGGAAGCCCGATGACGGGACTCATGAGTTTGACCACATTAACCCTACCGATAAGTTGGTGCCCATTGCAAGTCTTTGGTCGGCCAACCTCGAGCTCTTCCTGAACGAACTAGAGTGCTGTCAGCTTTTATGTAAAGCGTGCCACATCGTAAAGACTAGGAAAGATCTAGGTCAAAATGATGCGCGAATTGTCCACGGCACGCTTTCTAGCTATCGGTACTGTCGCTGCGATGCATGTAGACAAGCCAAAAGTGAATGGTCGCGTCAGGCCTACATAAAGCGAAAAGAACAACAGCGACAACACTCACTTTGAAAGTTTCACTAGGGATGTCGTCAAGTGGTCTAAGACACGGTCTTTTGATGTCCGCACGCGTAGGTTCGAATCCTGCCATCCCTGCCACAGTTTCAAGGGTCAGTAGCTCAATAAGGATAGAGCAGCGATCTCTGGTCGTTGGTTGAAGGTTCGAGTCCTTCTTGACCCGCCACAGTTACAAAGCCCCCATGATGTACTGGAGCATTCCCGTCTCTAAAAGGACGGGTCGTGAGGTTCGAATCCTCAAAGGGGCACTCACCTTTCAATACAGCGTTCGTCTAGCGGTCTAGGATCGCGGCCTTTCACGTCGCTAACACGGGTTCGAATCCCGTACGCTGTACCACCTTTCGGAGCCTTCATGAAGTATCCAACGATCTACAAGCTGGAGAATCTGGCAGCCCTTGCGGAGGGCAACGTCAGTAGCTCAGTCGACGGTAAGACCTGGGTTCCCACCCGTCCCATCGGCTACCCCAGTTGGCGTACGCGCCTGAAGGCTGCATGGCTGGTGCTCACCGGTCGTGCTGATGCGGTTGTCTGGCCGCAGGGTCAGTAAGTTTTCTGTGGATTAGCTCAGTTGGCTAGAGCGTTCCCCTGATAAGGGAAAGGTCGGTGGTTCGAGTCCACTATCCGCAACCAGTTCTGGGTCTTGGTGTGATCGGCTGAAGCGTCTGATCCGGAGCGCTGGGGGATTCCCCCGCCACGGATCTTATTCCCCGTGACTTACGGTGTAACGGGGTGTATCTGTGTCCTGCCTTTCCCCGATTGCGAGTCGGGCTCACAGGCGGGCGAACCGTGCGGTCCCTATCGCGGGGGCAAGTTGTAAGACGTTGTATCAACCGGGAGACTTGGCTCTTAACGGAGGGCCGAAGGGTCGTTCGCGGCTAGACCTCGGTTGTTGACGTGTGCAGCCTTTAGTTATCCTCTTTGTCGGTGTGCACCTGACTGGTCGATAACTAATGGAAGTACATGAGTTGGAAAGGGGTGTAGGAGAGGAGGCTGCAGCCTCCTCTCTTATGCTGTCGATCCAAGTTGGATTGAGGGCTATACTATCCCCATGACAGGGTGCATCAAAAAAGACACCCGAGTATCTTCCTATAGACCAAGAGGAAACCCGCCGATGTTCCAGACTCCCAAGGGCATGTCCAGCTTCCTGCCCCATTATCTCTACGCTCTGGTTTACTGGATCGAGGAGAACAACTTCGACCCGTACCTGATCGTCAACCGCCAAGCGGAAGGTGTGGAGATCCCCACGTCCGTTCCAGGCAATGACGACGGCACGATCGCACTGAACCTGGCCAGTCGTACGCGCGATGCGCAGCACTTCTACTTCACCGAGAACCACTTCGAGTACAAGACCGCCTTCAACGGCAAGCGTACAGTGGTGAAGGTGCCCTACACTGCGATCTACGCCGTGACAGCCCGTGGCTGTACCGAGTGGGAGGGTGAGAACGTCATCCACTTGTTGAACCTGCGTGATGGAAAGGTACAACAGATGTACGTAGTGATGGGCCCGCACGAAGAAGCCCCCACCTCATCCGAACTGCATCGCATCGGCGAAGCGCTGATGGGCAGTCTCAAGTCGCCAGTGGCGGGCGAACAGCTGGCGGAAGAATTCACCAAGCGTCTGGCTGCAGCACCGCAGGAAACGCATCCGGACGTCGTCCAACCCACCCAATCCCATGAGTCCCACCCGGACGTCGTGGAAAACACCACCTCCACGGCCGAGCCGGCATCCAACGTCGTCTACGCCGCCTTCGGAAAAAGGAAGCCCTGATGGAAAGTGTTTTGCGTAAGCAGATGAAAGAGCTCTGCGCCGCCGCCGACCAAGTCACCCATCTGTTCGGGTGGGCAACGGTTGAAGATGTGGCCGAGTTACGCATGCAGTTGAACCGCATGCAGAACGCCATCGCCGGCATGACCAACGGGCAGGTTCTGGCAGCGATGCTTCGCGACCCGACTCCGGAAGAACAGGCAGTGAGGTATCTGACCATTGACATGCGTCCGGACGTGAAGCTGTATGATCCGTCAATGATCGTGGTCGAGGTGAACGACACCCTGCACAACCCGGAAGATGAAGGTTACGAGCCCATCACCAACTTCACCCGTGCCGGCCAAGCGCAGAAAGGTCCTCGGTTCAACCTTGACGACGCCAGTACGATCGACGCCCGCTTCACGGCTGCGGCTGCGCCGGACCTGAGCAAGTGCTTCACGATGGTGATCAAGTCGTAAGACAGCATAAGCAGGGGCTCCGAAGAGCCCCTGCCGTTATGCCGCTTAGCGTCCGTGACTAAGTCCAAGCCAGATGTAACATGCGTACGCCACTGCATGTAGAATTCGGATGGTGATGATTCGGCGCAGGTACTGCGGTCGTGCCATGTCCAGCAATCCTGAGTAATGGGCGTAGGTGCCCGTGCTCAGATGGATGGCAAAGTCAACCCCGGCGAACCTCAGAGCCCAGCTCCAAGCCACGATTTGTCCGAAGAACAGATACGTCAACAAAGAACCGCCAACACAGGTGATCAATGCAGCGAAGTACCAGAGGTCACTCCTGAGCATTTGCTTGTACCAATCGGTGTGGGTAAACCGCCTCACAGCCGTGTGCTTGATAGCACAGCTGATGGCCAATAGAAGCGCCACCACACCGGTAGGGAGTTGGTCGAACAGCATGACACTCCACCTGTAGACGAGGATCCTTTCCTCATAGGTAAAGCTAAATTTTGATACGAAGCCCCCACCGTATGTCAGACAGGGAATAGTGATGAACGACTTTGAAGAAGCACTGAATCGGGTTGCAGAAATGGGCCCTGAACTCGAAGGTAGGCTCAAAGCGACCATCGATGAAAAGACCAAAGAGGGTCCGGTCACGGTCTTGGTTGTCGGCAACCACAACGCTCGACTGCTCACTGCGGTGCTGGCACGCATTGGGGCCGAGCGGCAGGTGACGGTGGAAGTAGAGCCGGAGCCCATGCAGATCGATCGGACCTTGATTGCCGAAAAGATCGGCGACCACCTGAGCAAGCTGGTCCGTGAACTTCGGTACATCGAAGACCAGACCAGTATCCACGAACTTGAAGTGGTTGAAGCCCAAGAAATCGAACGGGCCAAGCCGCTCAAGACCAAGGTCAAGGGCTTCCAATCCAACCGCCAGTTCAAACAGCAGAAGCCGGCGTTCAAGAACCAACATCAAATGCGCGCGATGATTCGCCCGCCACGACGGGGTGGCTAACCAATGAAAGGAAGTGCCATGGGTCTCAAAGAAGGAACCTACTGGAAGGGTCGACTGAGGGTCTACCGTAACGAATCCAGTTGGGGTGTGACGCTTCACTCTGCCGGTGAAGACTACCGTCACGACAAGAAGAACCGGCTGGTCGTGGAGGGGTTTGGCTGGTCGTTCTGGCTGAATCTTCCTGATTGGGTCAAGCCGGTCAAGGTCACCAAGAGCTACAACGGTAAGAGCTACGTGGTCACCGAAAAGCGGGTTTACGGGATCAGCCTGTTCGATGGCGAGCACCTGACCGTCTCCTACGGCCACAATGACATCAACGTCGAGAACCCACAACGCTGGTCGTGTTTCTTACCGTGGACGCAGTTCGCCCACGTCCGCCACAGCGGGTACGATCTCAACCACAAGCACGTATTGGACTTCGATAAATCTGACTACGATCAGTTGTATGTTCAACGTGCTCTGGTCCCCAGTGCCGAGATCGGCTTCCTCGATTACGACGGCCAGGCCCTGACCGCCACCGTACGCATCGAGGAGCGCGAATGGCGCAGGGGTGACAAGTGGGGTTGGCGCTGGTTGCGCTGGTTCAGCAAGCCGATTATCTCCCGCCGGCTGGAAGTGGAGTACAGCGGTGAGACCGGCCCACGCAAGGGCGAGTGGAAGGGCGGTACGATCGCTGAGTCGATCAACATGCTTCCCAATGAACCATACATGGAAGCCTTCGCACGTCTGCGCCAGCAGCGTCTGGAGGCGATCAACAAGCAGCGAAGGAGAGACTGATGAGTCACGGTCGTGACGATGACCCGCCGAAGGGTCCGCAAGTTCTGTTGCTGATCCCTGGAAAGAAGGGTAAGCCGGATACCATTTACAAGCGCCGGCGCGATGAAGATAGCAAAGAAGTGCTGGCCATGAATTTGGTCGAACCCCGTTTTATCGGTGAGTTCCAGGTGGTCTCCTTGCTGCCCCGTTGGAATTTCGATTTCAGCTCCAACATGGACAGCTACACCGGCAAGCAGGTTCGAGGCCTGTATTCCTCACCTGCCAATGCTGGGTTCCAGAAGATTGTCGACAAGAACCACTTCACCGAAGAAACCATCTCCAAGCTGGCCAAGCTGGCCGAGTTGATTGGCGAGGACTGTAAGTACAGCGCCCTGGCTGGCTGTAGCGATGGCCGGATCCGGTTGTTCGAGTTCAAGTTCGACAGCGATGGTGCATTTGATCGCACGGTGCTGACCTTCGACGAGCCGGTGGTGTTCTTCGCCAATCACTTCTACCGCACCAAGACCCAACTGGTCAAGACGCTGCAGGATCGTGTCCACAAGCAGGTAACCGACCTGCAGCGGTATTTTGATCCCGAGTTCGACCAGATGAACTTCGCCGGGTTCCAGTAACCCGACCTCCTTTCCACCCGCAACCAACAAGACAAGCATGCACACCAACACCAAGTACGTCTTCTCCGAAGGCCAGCATTTCCCCCTCAACGCCAAGTTCAATGCCGTCGGTGGCAATCCGGCGCCGACCCAGGGCCTGTCCCTGGTGGAAGTGATCACCCGTGCCAAGCGCCAGACCGGCCTGGTCCGCTCCGAGTACAACGAGCTGACCGATGAAGGTATCACCCCGCAGAACTCCACGCTGGTGCGCGATGGCGTGGCCGACGTGATCGTCACGATCGACGGCCTGTACCATCGCCTGGGCTTGGCCTATCCGACGGCCGTCCACAATCCGGACAACTTCGAGCTGATCCCGGAAGCCACGATCGTCGCCGAAGTCGAAGGGTCGCTGACCAGCACCTACATCGCCCTCAACGCCATCGAAGCGCTGATCAAGGAACTGGAGATCTACAGCCTGGCCGAATCCCGCGGTGAGATCCTGCAGTTCCCGGCCGCGGTGATCGTGCAGCAGATCAACCTGTACGCCAACGTCGTACTGCTGTCCATGCACCAGATCGCCTACGCCCTGCACTTCGACCTGCTCGAAGACCAGCGCACCGTGTACTCTTCCAACATGTCCAAGTTCGCCCAGGACCCGGAAGTGGCCGAGCGCGGTGTGGCCAAGTACGCCGCTCTGGACGTGCCGGCTGGCGTGTTCCCGGTGGAAACCGACGGCGAGACCTACTACGTGGTCAAGTGCACTGCTGAAGGTCCGATCAAGGGCAACGACGGCGGCGACTACAGCCCCGGCAAGATCCTCAAGGGCGTGGACTTCCACAAGCCGCGCTGGACCGCGCTGAGCGAAGCTGGTGAGCGTCGCTTCGGCATCCTGTTCGGCAAGATCGAGCCGATCGCCTTCGATGCCATGGCCGCTGCACGTGAGCAGGTGGAGAAGGAACTGCGCGAGAACTCCTACGGTGGCGGTTGGGCGCTGGCCGATTCCGATGACGTGCAGTACTTCGAGGTCTCCTACGAAGACGGCAGCAATGAAAAGACCCTGCGCTTCTACAACGTCAACGAGAAGATCGACGGCCGCTCCAGTGCCGATGAAGACTTCGCCACCCGCCCCATCAAGGACTACAAGGTCGGCGACCTGATCCTGATCCCCAGCGGCGAAGACTACGTTGAAGTGCAGCTGCTGAAGACCTACCTGCACGTGCCGGCGACGACCGAAGTGGTTGAGACCTCCGAAGCGCCGGCCGGCGGTAGCTCCTACACCTTCCACTTCGACCCGGCTGAAGAATCCGAGGTCTGGGAAAACGCTCCGGCTGCGCTGCAGATCTACGCACGCCAGAAGCTCGAAGACGGCACCTGGGGTGAGACCCAGAGCCTGCCGGCCTCGCAGATCCGTGAAGGCATGTCCATCGGTGTGGAAACCGGTCCGCTGGATGCCATCCGCTTCGCCACCGTCACCAAGGTCGAAACCTTGGAGTTCGGTTACGATCCGGGTGTTGAAGAAGAAACCGTGAACGATGGTGACATCGAAGGTACCGAGGGCGACGCCCCGGCCGACGAAGCCGAGAACTCCACGGCCGGCTGAGTAACACCGTAACACCATAACGCGGGGACCTTCGGGTCCCCGCTTATGCCTCTTTCTCTAACATGGAGTGCAATGATGATCTACTACAGTCCCTACAAGTTCGGCCGTATCCAAGTCCAGTTCAACATGAACGCGAACGACGCCTACCAGTCGGCCAGCGTGTCCTCGGTCAAGTGGGGCGACTTCACAACCGTACCTGCAGAAATCGTTCTGGGTGAACACACCTTCACCAAGCGCTGGGATCTGCCGGCTATGGCGTTCAGCCAGAACACTGGTCATTACAGGAACGAACGGCCGGACTTCACCACCGTCACTGAGTTGTACCGCGCGTACTTCATCAAAGCGCTGCGCAGTGATAACGAGCGCCTGGAGTCCCTGTCCTTCGCCGACTGGCTGGAACTGACCACCAACCGTGGTGGGTTCAACGAAGTGGCAGCCATCGATCTGTTCATCGATGAACAGGGCAAGACGTGGCTGGTGCGGATCGTCAAGGGCGAGATCGAATACACCCTGCTCGAAACGGCCACGATCATCGCCGGTCTGAAGCCCTTCGATCTGGCAGCCTTGGTTGAACGTCGTCGGGCCGCGTTGCAGACGCACCTGGCGGAACTGGACATCATGGAAGAGCGCATGAAGGATGAAGGTCACATCCTGTTTTTTGATGACTATCACCCCGAGAAACCGCGCCTGCGGATGTCCAGCTACATCGAGAGTCTTCTGACGTAATTCCCAAGGCGTGAAATCTCACGCCTCCGGGTAATCCTACGCCTCCCAAGGAAAACGAACATGCCTGTTCCTACCGCCAACTTTACCATCCCCAAGTCACGCGTGGATGCCTTCTATGCTCAGCATCCCAAGCAGACGCAGCTGCGTCTGGGGCAGGCGTTCTACAACTACATGGAACTGGGCAAGATGACCCAGGACCGTGACTTCACCGATGCGATGCATGCGGCCGATGGCCAGCGTGCTCGCGACCTGATCACCTCCATCACCGACCCCTCGAACTGACCATGAGTATTCTCTCCGACATCTCCATCGCCAAACTTTGCCAAGCAGATCGACCGATGATCACCCCGTTCAAGCCGGAATCGATCAAGGAGGTCGGACGCGCAGATGGCGGTCGTATGAGGATTATTTCGGCTGGCCTCACCTCGTTCGGCTATGACGTCAGTCTGGCCCGTGAGGTCAAGATCTTCTCCAACATCCACTCGGCCGAGATCGACCCCAAGCGTTTTGATCAGGACAAGTGCCTGATCGAACCGATCATCCGCAAGGATACCGACGGGGCTGAATACGTCACCCTGCCGGCCAACAGCTATCTGCTGGGTCCGACCGAAGAGTACTTCCACATCCCGCGTGACATCATGGTCATCTGCGTGGGCAAGAGCACCTACGCCCGTTCGGGTGTGGTGATCAACACCACGCCGATCGAACCGGGCTTTGAAGGACAGGTGGTGATCGAGGTGTACAACGGCACGACCTCCCCGGTACGCATCTACCTCAATGAAGGAATTGCACAGTTCCTTTTTTTGAAAGGCGACCAAGCGTGCAAGGTCAGCTACAAGGACCGCGCAGGAAAATACATGTTGCAGACGGGCATCACCATGTCCAAGGTGTGATTATGTCAAAGCAAAATCAACGGCAGTACTACGTCACTAACCCTCAGGCCATCGATCGTTACTTTTGGCTGACCCTACTGCCAGCGACCAACGACAGCGGGTTTCGCTATATTGGCGAGATGACATTCGTCGAAGCCTTAGCCACGCACCGCCAGAACGATTTTGTTCTGGCCACGCTGGACGACGTCAATGAGATCTGGCGCATCCTGAACCATCCGGATACACAGAACTGCTCGATCATGTTTGAAGTGGAAGGGGTTGAACTCAAACCCATGGCCACTACCCGCAACTGGTCATTCAAGGCGCTGAACATGCCGGCCACCTTCGAGGATGAGGAAGATTACGAAAGGTGGCAGCTTAAGCAGTCCATCTACACCCATCACCTCTACATCGCTGTCTACGATCTGGATGTGGCCAAACGTATTTTCCGTGTCTTAACCGCAGAGGAAGTCAATCCGTCATGAGCGGACCCAAGTGGTATCACATCGTCTTGATGATCGGTGGTGCTGTGGCGTTGGGTACGCTCGGTGGGAAGATCGTCGCTGAAAAGGCGGCGGAAAACCAACGAGAGTGGGAGCGCTTTGAAGCCTCCCACGGCGGCTGCTGGCGTACTGGTGCGTATGACGTCAGTACGTCCCTCGTGCCGATCTACGGTCCAGATGCCAGCGGCAACCTGACGATCATCACCTGGACCACCCAAGACGACTACACCTATCATTGGATCTGTCGCGACGGGGTCACCTACAAGCGTTGAAGGAAAAGAAATGTCTGCATCCAGCAATGGTCCTCGCTTGACTCTTCGTGAGAAGCTAGAGCTGACCCGTCCCTCAAACCCGGAATTCCAGAGACTGGCGGGGTTGACTCAGGAGGAAGTGCAATGGGGCATCAAGACCCTTGAAGACACCGTCCGGTACTTCAGTATTGAGATGGACATCAATGATGGCATGATCCTCACCAAGGAACAGGCCGACTTCTACCTGAGTCACGGAAAGTATTTGGATGAGGTAGTCACGCCCAAGAATTATCCGCCGGATAGTCCGGCATGGGGCTATTTTGCCAAGCGTAATAAGTTCTTCGAAGAACATCCCGAACTGAGAATCGAGCAATGAACGATTTGAAGAAAGGCCTTTACATCGGGAAGGACGAGAAACCTGAGGACGTCCTCCCGCCGCGTTACGAGGTGCATGCGCCTATGGCGCCCCATCCGGTGGAGCTGGCCATTGCCGGGTTCTGCCTGTCCTGGCTCACCCTGATGGGCTGGTGCCTGTTTGTGGTGGTCTTGGGTCTGACTTATTTCACCATGGCCGTAGGCTTAGTGGTCAGTGTCATTGGTGGTATTCGCGCACTGATCGACCCAAGTCAATTGGCGTCGAATTGGTGGATCTACCCAACTTACTTCATCGTTGGCGCGGCCGTGGCTGTTTTGCTCGATCGCATTCGCCGTAACGGGTTGAATAAACTCGGAGCGTGGGCCAAGAAGTACGGCATCTAACCCAAGGACAAGTCGATGAGTTACTACGACGAGGAATATCAGCACGGTCAGCTCATCCAGACGGTGGCCTGGCTTTTGCGTTCAGCGGTACGGGTGACCGATGAAGCGACGATCAAGGAAATCTGCGCTCCCCTGGAGGCCACCCCCTACTCGGAACTGCGTGACTTCGGTCAACACGGACTGATGGTTCACGCCCTGCAGAACTACCCTGAACTGCTGGCCCGGTGGGAGCTCCATCAGGACGCGGTACAGGTGGTCTCTGGCGAACCCAAAGAGGTCATCAGACCCGGACTGATTCCGGCGTCCCAAGGCTTCCGCCCGCTGGAGAATCCTGACCAACACATCGACACGCTGAAAGCGCTGGTCGCTCCGTCGTTTTACGTCAAGACCGACAAGGACGGTAAAAAGTCCTACGAGCTGCGCCCTGTCAATATTGACGCAAGGAGCTGAGATGTCACAGCGTCAGGATAAAATCGAATACGAACTGGCACTGCGTTCGCCCCAAACCGGAGGCTTCGGCTTTGTCATCCGGTGGCAATGGTCTTTTGCCACTGATAGTGGTCGCATCCTCCATGCCAACGCGAAGTGTTATCGGTGCGAAAGTGCAGACGATGTGGACTACGCCGACGTGCCGACCGCTCCGTTCCACTACGAGAAGGTCCGCATTTTGAGCGACAGCAGGCCGGCCGAATTGAACGAGTTTGACAGCGCCACTCCGGTTCTTGATCTCTCGGTGAAATGGGATGGGTGTACCAACACCAATTTTGCCCAGTATCTCCATCTCTGTGAATTGGACTACATGGTCCAGTTCGCCGACCTGATCAAGTACGTCACCAACAAGGCAGCCAAGGCCTTTGAGGAATCGGGTGGCGTTGATGCCGAAATCACCGAAGGTGGCCTGACCTACCTTCCGCCCATCCCCTATCAACCTCAGGGTACCTGATCATGCACCCGGAAAATTTCGAACGCTCGGAACTTCCCTATAGTTCGCGCTACACCCTGCTGTGGAACGGATCGATCCCGCCGGCTGCACCGCCGCCAGTTCTGTCGCGCCTGCAGAGCATGCTCAACTACGTCCACCTCAGGTGGCAGATCAACACGACCCGCCGTCGGGTCAGCAACGACAACGTGCGCGCCCTGATGTCCATGGTGGCAATCATGGAGGCTCTGTCGCCGCCGGCACCACCGACGTTCGTGCAACTGCTTCTGCGTCCCTTCCGCAAGATCTACTACCGGCTCAAGGACAAGTTCTTCCCCGAGCCGGAAGTCCCCTACACCTGCCCCTGCTGTGAACACTGAGGTTACCATGTCCGACAACAAGCCGTTTTCGATCATCATCGCCGACTCGATGGAGGCCGTGAAGAAAATCCACGCCACCCGTGAACTGCCGCCGCTGGTGAGCTGGAAGGAAGAAAGCGATCGCCTGGAAGCGCAGGCACAGGGCGCCAACGAGACGGCCGTGGCCTTGGCTGCAGCCCATCTGAAGGCCGGCTACCTGATGAAGCTGCGCGACGCCACGCTCTACGTGCTGGTCGAAGAGCAGATCTTGCGCCAGCAAGACGCCATGCGCGCCGCACGTTTCCCGGAGAAGGCGTTCTTTGTGGCCAATGAATGCTGGATCCACATCGACGGCTTTGCCTCCAACATCCGCGATCGGAGCGGTGGCCAGGGGATGTACAAGATCGACGAAATCCCGGTACCGTTCGATCTGCTCACGGTGCCGCAGTTTGGCAATGGCGCCACCGTCCTGCAGACCCAGCTGGTCAGCCGCGCGAAGGGTTACATCGCCACCCTGATCGACACCAACGCCGAAAACATGCGCATGTCGGTGATCAGCGTGGTCGATCATCTGACCGGCGACCTGACCGATCCGGCTGAATACACCGCCGATTCGATTTCGGCCGTCCCGTTCAAGGGCGAAGTGCCGGATCTGCCGGCGGAAACCTGGGTGCTGCGTCGCCACATCACCGGTACCGAGATCGTCCACCATCTGGGTTACTTCACCAACGAAGAAGGCGCCAAGGCTGCTCTAGAATACCTCAAGAGCTACCCGCGTTAACCAAGCAACTACAAGGAGAGCTTTGCATGCGTATCCATCTTGTCCGCCACGGCGAATCGGAAGGTAACGTCAAGCTGCACGATTACTCGATCGCAGGTGACCACCAGGTCAAGCTGACCGCACGCGGCATCGAACAGGCCCAAGCAGCCGGCCAGTGGCTGTCCAAAGCCCTGTCCCAGTGCTACACCGGTCGCACGCTGCTGTACCGCTCGCCGTACCACCGCACCCGCCAGACGCTCAATGCCATGCTGAACGCGGCCAACATCCACTTCGACAACGACGAACAAGCGCCGCCGATCTACGAAGATCCACGCCTACGTGAAGTGGAGCACGGTTACGGGCAGGACGTAGACGATCAAGACGACCTGCACAAGGTCCACGGGTTCTTCTACTACCGTTACCGCAACGGTGAGAGCCCGGCAGACTGCTACGATCGCATGTGTACCTTCACCGACAGCATGCATCGTCAGGTCGCCCGTAAGGGCGCTGAGGACGTGGTGATTGTCAGCCATGGCCTTACCATCCGCTGCTTCGTGATGCGCTTCCTGAAGCTCTCCCCGGAGCAGTTTGACAGCATGGCCAACCCGAAGAACTGCGCCATCATCACCATTGACCTGAAGGAGAACCTGATCGACCCGGTGTTCACCAACGGCCGCTGGGGTGTCACGGGTCTCCAACTGCGCGAGCCCGCCGTGGTGGAGGTGGTCTGATGCGTCAGCCTCTTTTCTACACCGGGCCGCTACCGGCCCATCTGCAACGCATGTTGTCGGAGACCAAAAAAGAAGTGGACATGACCAACCAACAGACCAAGCCGGTGGCCACTGAGTTCCCGCAGCCGGAACGCATCACTCAGGCCGGTACTCCGGCAACGGCCCTGCACTCGCTTCGCTCCGACCGGCGTCCCGGTGATTACGAGTCCGAGCCGTGCGAGGCCGAAGACTACTCCACTGACCGTCGTCCGGAATGGCAGAAGATCGCCTCCCGTGGTGGTCGCTCCCGTCCCAACCGCAAGAGGTAATCCATGTCCTACGAAGTACTGCTGCTCCCGCTGAACCGTCCGACCGTGAACGGCCGCATCTATACCCGCGAAGCCATTGCTGGCGCACTGGAAAGTCTGAAAGAGCGCGTGGCCGCCGGTGATGTGATCGGTGAATTCGGCTCGCCCCGCGCACGCGTCGGCGGCGATCCCGACGAAGCAATGCGGATCGACATGAGCCGCCGCTGCCTGCGGGTGATCGAGATCGATCTGCGCGAAGACGGCCTCTACGGCAAGATCGCGGCCGAAGGCCCGATGGCTGACAAGCTGGTGGACGCGATCGAAACCGGCAAGGACAGTATCCCCGTGATGAGCATGCGGTCCCTGAGCCGCCTGTCTGTCGCCACGCCTAATGTGAAGGAGACCGCGAAGATCATCACCTTTGACTTCGACGAGCAGGTGGCCTACGCCAAGCACGAAGCCAACGCCACATCGCTGTCGCCGGCCGGTGGTATCGCTCCGCACATGGAAGCGGTCCGGTACGCGCTGGTCCACGATGCCGAGTACGCCTGGTCCTGGTTCTGCAACCTGAAGATGCCGCATATCGACGCAGGTGCCAGCTGGGCCTCCGCCTCCGAGGGCGCCGCTCGATTCCTGTCGATCCTGACCGGCTGTGAGTTGGACATCACCAAGCACCCCAACTGGGCCAACAATGCCGCAATCGATGCGCGGACTGACGCCGAGAAGGTCGACACCTTCCCGGAAGTGTCGAGCGACCGCAACGTGATGAACATCATCGTCGAAGCGCCGGCCCACCACGGTGGTCAGATGGTGGCCACGGCCTTGGGCCAGTTCCTGAACAAGGTACTGCCGAACACCACGATCCACGAGCGCAAGGGCGCGTGGGATGAAGTCACGACGCTGGAGCATCAAGCGGCGGTCCGCAAGGCCGTTGAAGATGGCCAACTGGAAATCGACACCTGGAATCGTGACTTCGTGGAGGACCGCGAGTTTGCCGTTGTTGTCCAAGCGCGTCCGCGCCGTGAACTGCGTTTCGACAAGCGCCTGAAGGACTGAGTCATGTACGACTCAGAGTGGAAACAGTTTCTGTTTGCAGCATTGGCACTCGTAGGTGGTATCGGCTTTTTCGTCCTGCACTTCCTCGAGTACCGTGAGGCAGGAACGTTCTCGCTGATCATGGCCATGTTGAGCGGGATTCGCTGGATAGATGGTCCTGGCGCCACACTGATCTGAATAAAGCCCCCTGCCTTCGGGCAGGGGGTCTTATGGCCTTTATTTTTTCATTGGGCGTGATGGTTCTATGAACCCAAGCGTTTTGAGATCCTTAGTATCCATCTGAGGCTGCCCAATGCAATGCCTTAGGAGGATAAGATGATCAAGAATCTGCTTGCCCTGATCGGTACCGGTGCCGTGGTCTATGCGGCTGTGAAGATCAACAACTGGATCGTGGCGATCCGTGTACAAGAGGAGCTCAACCGCCGTGGAAACGCCTAAAGGAGAATCCCTGTCCACCTTCGCCGCCCGCATGGGTATGCTGGGTGCGACTCCGCAAAAGATGGACGACCCGAAGGATAGAGAAGCGCTGCAGGCTCTCTTCCGACGACTTCGCAACTTCGCCCAGGCCCAGGAACCCATCTTCCTTCCAGCGTCTGCACCGACGGCTGAGTTCACCCAGGAAATGAAGGACCTGATCGAATTCGCCGAATGGACTGCCGGTAAGGAGATCCCGAAGTGGCATCGCGACATCCTGCTGGGCATGGAGCGTGACGCTCCGCGTATGCAGGTCGCCGACCTGATGTTCAACATCCCGGTGGCCGAAACGTCGGAAGCGGGGAAGTTCCTGACCATCACCCGAGCCAAGTCGCGCGAAGGCGCGGTTGAAAACCTGGCCATCAACCCCACCCGGCTGCGGGTGGGTAATTTCATCAAGGATCTGTAATGAGCGAACTGTCCAAACCCCGTATCGTCTGCGCCGCCAACCAGCTGGTCTTCCGTGATCAGGCCGGTCAAGTCCGTAAGATCGTCATTGCCGGTGCTCGTCATTGCGACAGCATCATGAACCCGATCCGGCATCTGCTGGTCGGGACGGAATTCGCTGACCCACGCATCGTCCGTGACGGTCATGAGTCGGTACCGCATGGAGAATGGCGCGGTGTCGAAATGCCAGGGCAGGCAGACTATTTCGACGAAGTCCAAGGCTTCATCGATCAGCACGGGACGTTCTACACCCGTAGCGAAGCATACGTGATCGCCAAGGAGAACGACCAGCTCATCCGGCAGGAAGGTTGGAACTCCACCGGCAAGCTGTACTCGGAAAACCTGTACTAAGGGGAAGGACATGCCAAAGAAAGGCTACAACCACTCCGGCCGTAAGGTCTGGCGCGGTACTCTCAAGAACACCGTTCCGCGGCCGCGCTACAAGAAAGCGGTGAAGAAGCGCTTCCACGTGTCGGCCGTTGCCCGCAATGACGGCAACCTCGGTCCCCACCAAATGGTGATGGGGCAGCGCTACACCATCGTCATCAGTGGTACTAACGCAGACAAGGTCCTCAACGATCTGACCAGTGCCGGTTTCATCGTGGAAGACGTCATGTCCACCGGAGAATACCAGCGGGCTGTACGCACGGCCAAGCACTCTGATTTCATCGACGCTGCTGAGTCGCGCTCGATCTGGGCTGTGCGTGCCAAGCACGACCAGAGCAAGGCGCGGCACAGGTTGCGTATCCGGCAGTCGTGGGTGGTCAATTTCCCTGCCGCACTCGACACCCTCAGTCAGTACGGCCAAGAAATCGCAGGTGTGGCTGAACGGGTGATGTCCTCCCTGAGTGGTTTGCTGGACCAACGCCGGCTGGTGGGTGCGGAGACGATCGATGCCCCGACGTAAGTACAAGCTGGTCTATACCGTCCCCGGAAGTCACCCCAAGCTCCACTCCATGCGCTATGAGGAGATCTCAGCACGCACGGATGAAGAGGCTAAGGTGGTCGGTAAGGAAGTGGCCGAAAAGGCCGGTGGCGAATTCCTGGCGACCTACAGCATGGCCTTCAATGGCGGGGCACGGCGCGACTTCCGCAGGGCCATGCGTTACCACAACCCCGAATCCTTCGTGTCGTTCGATCTGAAGCACCGGCACAAGGGTCGACCGATCAAGGGCAAGCGCAATTGCCCGCGCCCCAAGAAGCTGACAATGACCAGCCGCGACGTCGGCTTGGACTAGGAGAAAGGAAATGTCGAAAGTAGGAGAATTCTGGCCGACCAGCACCCCCAAGGATGAGTCGGTAGAAGAAGGGCCGATCGAAGGTGCTTTCCACCGTATCGAGCGGAGCATCACCGCGCAGGGCGCAGCGGGTCTTTTCACGATGGAGCCGGTGTATGACACCAAGCTCTTTGATCTGATCGACAAGCCGCTGGAAGTGTTGGCCGGTGTGTCGGTGGTGTTGCGTGATGTGTCATCGCCGATGACCATCTGTGCCTACCAGTTCGTCGAATACGGCACAGGCATGCGCGTGTGGATCTACGTCGACCTGCTCTGGGGCGAGGGCGTCAAGCCGTGGCTGATTGCCCAAGCTGCGGCAGTGAACCAGATCCGTGGTGGTATCTGCTCCATGTTGCTGCCAGCCGGCTACCGACCCTCCATAAGCGACCACGGTTCGCCCGCTCTGCGTCCGGCGATCCAAGCCCAAGAGAATCTGTGGGAGGACAACAGCTGTATCAACCGCTTCTTCGATCTGCAGGCCCACGTAGCCCAGAAATACCACGCAATGGGTGTCTGGGATAGCGAGATCAGTATCGAAGCTGGTCAGCCGTACATTGACCAGCATTTTGACAACAACTGGACCACCGAGCTTCGCATCTCCAGCTCGAGTGTTTTGGTGCGTCGTTCGCAGTGGACCCACATCGAGCAATACTTCGGTAGTCCCTGGTACTGGGCTGACGGTAAACTCATCCCCGAAGCGATGATCAAGGAGCGGCCGGATCGCAACTACGACATCCGCAGGTACACCTTCGAACCGGCACCGAGTTGGGACAACCTCCATTCGCTGACCCTGACCGACGCCGGCATGCGGGTGTACGCCAACCTGCCTGGGTTTGTCACGATGAAAACCGAACTGCCGCAAGTTCAGCTTGACCCCGACGAGTGGGTGCTGATCAGCTGGGCGTGCGAAAACGGCGGCGAGTATACGTCGAAGGAAACCCACCGCACCATCTCACCTGGGCAAGTACGGGAGTCGTTTGAGGGCCAGCAAAAGATCCACTACCCCACCTGGGAATCGCGGCATGATGAATCGGGTAGCCACCAGATCTGGGAGAAGCCCCCCTTCTCCACCGAGTGGGTTCTCACGGAGACCTACCGCACGGACGTACATGGTCGGCGCATCGATCCCAACGCTGTTCCTCCGACCCCGAAGTCCAGGGGTTGGTTTGCCCGCCTGCTGTTGCGACTGAACCTGATCAAATGATCCACGTCAAGCCTGACAAGCTCTTCCCCGGTCAACCCGACCGGGGATCGCTGTCCAATGCTGCTATCGAGTCAGCTCGAGAAATCCGGCAGCGCATGTGGGAAGCTGCTCAAGCAGCACAGACAGGAATGGCCCAGCAACGCAAGGCCTTCCAAGACTACCTCAAGACCTGATCACCTCCAATGCTCACACCCGTCACGTTCGAACAAGAACGCCAAGCGCAGGCCTATGCGCACATCGCCCGCACCGTCGCCCGTTTGGCCCATAAGGACCAATTGGATCTGGGTGGGAATCTCTACATCGAACATGCCCAGTACGTGGGTCGGTTCGAGAACTACCATACGGCCAAGGTGGTGGGCCTGTTGCATGACGTACTGGAAGTTGACGGGTGGTCGATCAAGCGGTTGAGCGATTACGGGTTTCCGGAGTTCATCTTGGAGCGCCTGTTGCTGTTGTATCGACCGCAGGGGATGTCCTACAGCCAGTACATCCAGCGCTTGGCGGTGGATGAGATTTGCCGACTGGTCAAGATCCGTGACCTACGGCACAACATGCGTCCGGAGCGACTGATCCGGTTCGATGATGCTGCGGTGGCTCGGATCAAGAAGTACCACCGCTGGTATCTGTTCCTCAAGTCCTACGTACCGGAGAAGTGAGATGGAAGAAACCAACAAAGCCTTCGAAGGTCTGAGGGCATGGGTTGTAAGTTTCCGTGCTGCCGTGCGGCAACTGGTGGAACGCATGATGGGGTCGATCAGCGCAGTTCTGCGAATCTACTACGTCCAGCGCGATCTGCGTGGCCGCTTCGTCCACAACCACAAGGGCAAGTCGCGCCGTCACCACGCTACGCCCCGCCGCTACCTTTGGTGTTAGCGATGAAAGCTTGGATACGACGTTGGGCCGCTGCGTCCGATGAGACCCCGATGGAGACCGGGTTCATCTTGGGCGCGATAGCCGCAGTGATCCTGATCATTGGAGTGGTGGCCACCGGTAGTACTTTCGGCCAGCGTTGTGCGAAGGTGGCTCCGAAGGACTCTCCCGAATGGCACCAATGCATCAAAGACCTGACCGCCGGCAAGAAAGAAAAGGACTGACATGAACAACACCCGTATTCCCGATCTCCACTACCACCTGACCATCGGTGTGACGTTGGAGCAGTTTTTCAAGCAACCGATCAACAGGGCCATCGACGCCGAAGATACCGCGGTGGCCTACGGTACGATCAAGCAGCTCGACGGCATCCCGCACTCCCTGGCAGTACATGCCTACGAAACCCGGCCGTGGAACCAGCGCACCCATGCGCGACTGGAGCGTTTCACGATCGAGTTCGTCCAATCCATCCCGGATCAGCCTACCGAGCTGTCTGTGAAGGAACTGGAGATCTTGTTGTTGAGCAAGGGCAATGTGGAGCTGTTTGCCGACATCCAGAAGCGTCTGGGCGTCGAAGCCACTCGCTGGAGCAAGGCGTGGGCCAACCACTACAGCCGCTCGATCACCAACGCGACGGTGGTGTATTTCATTTCTCAGACCAACGTAATACCTCGTGTGGACTACGAATGGGCACGGGGACACCTCAACCGCGAAGTTATCAAGAAGGTCTGCGAGACGGCCTTGCAGCAGGTGTTTTTCGGGGATGGTCGTTTGGCAGACTTCACCAGCTTTGGCATGAAGGATGTCAAGTTGAACCTGAAGGAAGGGACGGTCGAAGTAGAACTGTAACAGGGGGCAACATGGAAAACGCATTGAGTCCGTTGCAACACGCGCTGGTCGTGCTCGGGGAAGAGGCTGCCGAGGTCAGCGAAGGGGCAATGGACATTGCGCAACGCGCTGCGCGTATCTCGCAAATCGCACAGAAGGCTTTGCGCTTTGGCATTGAAGACTATCACCCGATCAAGAGGATGATCAATCTGGCTCACATGCAAGACGAGCTCAGTGACTTGATGGGGGCGATTCGTCTTTTCAATGTCGAACTGGAAAAGGCGGGTCTACCGCCGCTACGTACGGATGATGAAGCCCGTATCCAAAGGAAGATGAACCGCATCGTGATCTATTCAGATCGCAGTCTGCGCTCTGGAAAGCTATCCGGCTTCCTCGATTACGGCCTCAACTCCAAAGCGGAGGTGACGTCGTAGTTCGGGGCACTACGACTAGAAGGTAATCCCAATGCAAGCTGATGAAAAGTACTCGCTGCGCTTACTGAGTCCCAGTGAGCGCGTGAGATTGGCAGTGGAGTACAACCACGAAGCTGCCGGTCGACTCAAGGGCGAGAAGCTGGACGAGAACGAAGCCCTACTCGATCCCAGTCGGGTGCGTGAGATTTTGCGCATCCTCGATGAAACCGATGTGCCTGTTCTCACCACCCAGCTCTCGCTGGAGGAATTGGACTTCCTGTACGGTCTGGACAGCGCCCTACGTCGGCCGCACCGTCAGCTTAAGCTGTTGTCCTCTTACCTCAGTCATGGTCAGTTGGCTGAGCTGGAAGAGATCTTTGCCAGCGCCAGCATCGATTACCTCTCCGACAGCCGGACAGGACCGATGGTGCGTTTGCAGATCACCGCCGCCACCCCTGAACTGGCTGAGCGGCATCGGGAGTTGCACACCGAGTGGGTGCGTCAGAACCACAACGTGATGGTCAAGGGCTTGGATGAGGTGTCCTGGCTGCTGGCCGAACATACCAACAGAAACTCTGCCCCGCAGAGCTATACTGGTATGATCACTCCCTCACGGGCCAATTGGCAGGCTGACACGACCAACTGGCGTGAGCAGCTCAACAATGACGCCCAGCGTTACCCGGAGTTTGCGCCCATTCGCCAATGGATCATCCAGCAGGTGATGGACAAGGAAGCACGGCAACCCCAGAAGCTGCTACTGGATACTCCCAGTGCAGTACTGCGGGTCACCGGGGTCAAGGACAATGGCATGCTCCAACTGTCCAGTAACTTGGACAGCGAGCTTAGCTATGATTCGGAACTGCCCTACAGCTTCGTTCGCCCTGAACGTAATGACGGTACCTACCGTCTGTACCTGTCGGCAGTCTCTTCGCTCTGATTAAGCTCGGGAGGGCTTATGGAAGGTGATTTGACGCAAGTCCAGCTGGAGAAGATCTGCTGGCTGGCGTGTCGACGGTTGGCCTCGATCCACGTACCAGCAGCCGAAGACGGCGACATGCCCAATCGGGTCTGGTACTTTGCCAACTACCTGATTCACGTAGGTGGGGTTCCTTACCACCTGATGTTGGCCCCGCAGTATGACAACACCGAGCTGGCTGAAGAGAACTTGGAGGCCTACGCTCGCAATGGGTTGGATGGCGCGTTGAATCACCTGCTGAGCTATCACGGCTTGAAGGTGGCTGAGCGTGTCACCGAGGGCGATCATCGTGGTATGTCGGAGGAAGACTGGCGTACGATCTTCCGCTTGATGTGCAACGAAGAAATCTACCTGTCCTTTGTGACCAACAAGGAAAGGCGGTTGGCGCTGGATTGGTTGCCGGTGGTAATCAACAACAGCATCTTCTACGTGGCCTCTACCGATGGTACGGTGGCCTATCTGAGCTATCTGCCCAAGATCCGGACGATGTTTGACCGGTGGGGCTCTGACGGGCTGCACGCGTGGTCGGCCCATCAGCGTGGGGAGAAACCTCTGCCCAAGTATGACACCGCCTCGTTCCGCGAAGCGCTTGCTTACAGCAAGCGTACCCATGGGGTGGGCTCGTACGAGTATTTCCAGCAGAGCTTGCAACAAGCAGCATAAACCGGCGCCCCTTCGGGGGCGCTTTTATTCCGTCAAGAGGGATTGCAATGGAAGAGAAGTACGAGCACGCAGGGCGCGATCCGCGTCCGTTGGTCCCGCCGGGTCGTCACGTCGGTATGGCTGGTTGCCACTGGGTGGCCCATGTCGATTACGACGGTCGGTCACTGGGTTCGCCGGAAGTCTACCAGTGGCAGCCGTTTGCCAAGAAGTGGTGTCGTCCCAACGAACACGCCTCTGATCGCAACCTGGATCTGGTCAACTACCGCTGGGTGGCACCGTGCCCGCTGCCGGTGACTGCGCCGGAGTACAACGAGGTCAAGGCTACGTTGACCAAGATCAAGAACGGGGAGAAGGTCTCGCCCGAGCAGATGGAACAGCTCATGCTGATCTTCCATGAGCAGGTCTTCCCCTACGCGTAAGTCTTCACGTAGGGGTTTGATGATTTGAACAAGTGCGATCCGAATGACGATGGCAAGTGAGTCGTTGGTAGATGCGCATGACCTGGGTAAGCTGTAGGTGGATAACCAGGACCAGGCGACCTTTGTTAGCTTCTGAGCGCAGAGGTTACGGACTAGCCGAGCACGTATGTGATGTTGGGGAGAGAGGGAACGCCGTATAGCCACCCCCTACACATGTGCGATAACCTTCGTAGTTTTGGAGTGTTGATGAAGATCAAGCAGTTTATCAAGGACGTGCGTGCGTTCAGTCAACAGCTGCGCTACTTGTTCGTAGCCATCTGGAACGGCGAGATCGTCTTCCGTGAAGATGGTCAGATTGGTTGTCGGAACATCGCCATCGGAATCAAATCCGAGCAAACCTTCGACGACTCGGTGATCGACGCTGAGATTGTGAGGACTGATGAGCAACAACCGCTTGCGCTCTCTGAGCGAAGAACAATTGCAGGACCTGATCCATCGAGCGGACAAGACGCTTGATGAACTGGAAGGACTGATCGCTGAGGAGCAAAAGCTCACTCACGAAAAGAACCAACATGTTTTCCTCTGTGAGGCACGGCAGTGTTTGACAGGCTTTCGTCTGAGTGCAACAAACGTGCATGCACGCAAGCGTATCCTCGGACGATAACGAACCCAAGGCAAGGACTGGTAAGAACAAGCATCTCAGAAAGCAGTCGGAAACTACAACTGGTATTCAGTCGTCCCTGTCGATACGTACCCTCGCTGAAACCTGCAAAGGTGGAGAGGGATTCCTGCGTGTTGGCACATAAGGGGAGAGAAGCCCAGGTCGCGGTGAGGAAGAAACGCGATGAGTAAAGACGCGGTATCGTGCCGTCCCCGTACTGAGGGAGGGCATTAAGCGATACGTGGTGCAATCCCACACTTTCTGAGGTGCTCTTGAATCACGTCGTCCTGGACCGTTGGGAAAACCAAGTACCGAGAAGTGCAAGCGTTGCTCCGGCGATGCAAGCATGAAGTGTCCTGTGCCCGACGTGGGCGAAATCAGCCAGCTTGGGGTGCAAGGCTGATGGGTCCTGACTTAAAGCAATGCGTGTCGCCAGTCAGCGACATATCTAACCCTGCTACGTTACAGCTACCGGGAGACGCCACTCGGGAGGCTGCTCGACAACGCCTGTTTGAGTTAGAGGTGCGGGCTAGAACTGGCGTGGCTGCCAGAGATCCCCAAACTTGGCTTGACAGGCTGGACCTAATCTAGCTTTAGACCCCCCTCCTTCGGGAGGGGGTCTTTTATACCGGGTGCAACATAGACCCTTCAAGAAGTGAGAAGAACATGACTTTGAGAAGCCTGAGTGAATTGGAAGTGTTGCCGTGCCAGTTGTACGTGCAACCCAAAGGCGAACGCAAGTATCGAGTGGTGGACATCGTAAGTCCGGTACCGGTACCGGATGGAATTGGGCCGTTCACGGCCACCTTCCACATCGCCTCTGGTTGTCCTGAGCCCGCCTTGACGTTGCGGTGGCCGGTGCCTGACAACCATCGCATGAAGAAAGAAACATTCCTGAACCTGTGTTACTCCCAGGCGGAGTATTTCAACGCCCAGCTGTTGAAGCTCGGCGGTCAATACCGTGTCACAGCGTTCGACCAAACTTACCAGGTCGCTGAAGATCGCTTCGATACGCATCGCTACACGATTCCTTTCAGTCCGTTCGAACTGGTGGCCGTGGAAGGTAATCCCTGCATCAGTCCGTACAACGCTGCCGTCGAGCCAAGTGAATAACCAGATCCCCGCCTTCGGGCGGGGCCTTTATATCTCCAACAAGGAAATGCAGTGAACGAATACAACATGAACCCGAACTCCGTATTCCAGCGGATGATCGAAGAGCGCCAGCGTAAGTTGGACGCAGAGCTGGCCGGTGTCGAGCAGGAAGATGCGGCGACCCTGCTCTCCCACATCAACGAAGTGAAACTGCAAATTCCGGACCTGGGTGCTTACATCCAGTGGCATGTCAACAACATGGGTACGGTGGGCGCCGACGGCGACCTGCCGGTCAGGCAGCACACGATCGCCCTGACACTGTTGCGCCTGCGGGCTTGGGTCACCAAGTACTACGACGAATCCAAACTGGAGGGTTCGGAGATCCATTTCATGCGAGTCAAGCTGGAGATCCTGAAGCGTCAGCTCGACACGCTGTTTGACAGGACTGGTCTGGAGCCGTGGCCGGAATGCGAGAAGTCCTTGCAGGAGTATTGGGAAAGCTTCTGAACGAGTTATGGAGTTTGAAATGTTCAACTGGTTCAAAGAAAGGCGCCGCCGCAAGGACATGGCCCAGATGCTGGCTGCCGAGTTGATCAACCTCTGCGAAACCCTGAAGATGACGCGGGGTGAGATTGTCGAGATGTTGATCATCAATCAAGGCGTGCTCGAAGAGTTCGATTGGGACGGACCTGAAGAAGGGCGCCGTAAGCGTTACTTCGAATTCCTGGTGGAGCAGAATCTGGTGCCCGTCAAACGGCTGGAACTGCTCAGGACCAACCCGGACATCGAAGCACAGCTTCAAACCTGGTTCGAGCAACCCTCGCTCATCCAGTTGTAATTTCGCACAGCCGTGCGAAACCCTGTGTACGACGGTGAGGGCCCAAAGCGGACAGGCCGTCGTGCATTTCAATCAACGCTAAACACCAACAAAGGTAAGCGCAATGAACACCAACACCAACGGCCGCCGCGAACTGACCGTCGATGAACGTACCCAGCTGTGGTTTTCCACTCAGGTTAATCCCAAGGTCGCGTTGGATCGCAAGCTTGCATTCGAGTCGGGGAACATGCTGACGGCTGAAGCATGTCATGAGATGCTCGACGAGCTTCACATCCCCACCCATGCCGGCGAATTCATGTTCGTCGACCTGCCCAAGGATGGTCTGACGCACGACATGATCACCTTCAAGCCGGAGTGGATTGACAGCAGCGGCCTGCCCTATGGGGCGATCAAGTGGGGTATGCTCAACATCGGTGCCCGGCGCGACAGCAAGATCTGCATGTGCTTCCTGCTCGACCAGCCGGCCATCGTGGAGATCAGTCGTTTCGACGAATCGGTCACGGTGAACATCGTGATCGGCACGCGCACGCGGGTGAAAATGGGTCAGGACCACTACACGATCTTTACCCGTGGCATGCGCGATGAAGAGCAGCGTTTTGAACGGCGTATGGATCCCCAAGGTCAGCCGGTGTGGGTACCCACCCGTGTGCTGAAGAACACCATCCTGCCGACGGCACTGAACTGCCCCACCACGATCTGGAACTACCAGCGTGAAGTCGGTAAGCAGTTGTGCTGGCGTTGGAATGACAACCAGAACGGCGAACTACTTGTGTCGGTGGACGATGTACTGGGTCGCTACACGATCTTCAACGGCCCCACTACGGCGGAGATGGCGCAGGCGTTCTACACCCACATCAACGTGCTGAACTTGAATCATCCGTTGGATGACAAGGACAAACGTTGGCTCAACCCGATCGAGTTCTTCGACCTCCTGCATCGGATGGCCGTGGTCCTCGGTGTGGACGAAGACAAACTTCGCACCATCCGGGAAGAGGCCGCCCGCGCAGCCGCTGCCTGGAACCCGGCGCAATAAAGCATAAGGCCCCTCTCCTTCGGGAGAGGGGTTTGTGCCGTCCTTTGTTTTTTGGTTAACGAGGTGCTTCTTTTTTAGAGGCGGGGTCTACCATTTGAAACGAGATTCAACGCTACATTATCCATCAGATACCCCCGAACCGGAAACGGTCATGAACAATGAACTGAGAGAATACCAAGAGCTGTGTGAGCTGGTGCGTGAGGCACAAGAAGCTTACCACGGTCAAGACCATCTGATCATGTCCGACTACGACTACGATCAGAAGATCAAAGAACTGCGAGCAATTGAAGCAGCTCATCCGGAATGGCGCACTGAAGACAGCCCGACCGAAGCGGTAGGCGCTGCGATCAAGCGTGGTCTGTACCCGGTCACCCACGACATCCGTATGCTGTCGCTGGACAATGCGTTCAACGATACCGAACTGCTGGAACATATCAACCGCTGGGGCAACCCCCAGGCCGGTATGACGGCCTCACCGAAATTCGACGGTCTGGCGGTGAAGTTGGATTACACCGAAGGTCGACTGACTGAAGCAGCTACTCGTGGCGATAGTCGCGTGGGCGAATCGATCGTTCACAACCTGCGCGGCAATCCGACCATTCCCGAGTTCCTGCCCAAGGCGCCGGCGCGCATCCAGATCACCGGCGAGATCATGATCGACCGCAAGGATTTTGCCGAGATCAACGAGCTGTTGGTTGCTCAAGGCAAGCCGCCGATGGCCAACCCGCGTAATGCGGCTGCCGGCATTGCACGTCGCGTCAACGGTAAGGGCGAAGGTCTGCAGAAGTACCTGCGGTTCAAGCCGTACGGTATCGCGCTGGTGTCTCCAGACTTCCAGTCCTCCTCGCACAGCGAAACCATGCACAAGTTGCGCGACTGGGGTTTTGAGGTGGTACTGTGGTGCTCCAACAAGATCGACTTCGAATGGGCCACCAAGATGGTGGTAATCCTCGATGAAGCCCGCAAGTCACTGGAGTATGACATTGACGGTGTGGTATTCCGTGTCGACGACTACGCCGCCTGCAACCAACTGGGTACGACCTCACGTGCGCCCAAGTGGGGTGTGGCCCGCAAGTTGCCGCCGGAAGAGAAGAGCACGGTGGTGCAGGACATCCGTATCCAGATCGGTCGTACGGGCAACGTGACGCCGGTGGCGGTGTTGGATGAAGTCAATGTCGGTGGTGTGAACGTAACCAACGCCACGCTGCACAACGAGGACTTCATCAACGCCCTGGATCTGGCTGTGGGCGATACCGTGGTGATTCGCCGAGCTGGTGATGTGATCCCGGAAATTGCTGCGGTGACCCATCGACCGGAAGGTCGCACGCCGTGGACGTTCCCCACTGAGTGCCCGGAGTGTTCCTCACCGCTGGTGCGCAGGGAAGGTACGGCCAACCACTACTGCACCGGCGGTGCCAAGTGCCCGGCACAAATCCAGAGGCGCTTTGAGCACTTTGTCTCTCGCGATGCCATGGACATCGACGGCCTGGGTGAAGAGATCATCTCCGACCTGCTCAAGGAAGGACTGATCATGGATCCCTCGGATTTGTTCCGTCTGACCAAGGACCAGCTACTGAGTATCCGTAGTGAGAACTCTGGTCGGTGGGCGTGGAATGTGATCGAGTCCATCGACCGCGCCAAGCGCACCACGTTGGCACGCGTGCTGATCTCTGCTGGCATTCCGTTGGTGGGACAATCCACCGCCCGTGATCTGGCCGAGTACTTCGGTTCGCTGGATCTGATTACCCGTGCATCGGTGGAGATGCTCAAGACCGTACCAGGCATTGGTAAGGAAGTGGCGCAGTCGATCTATGACTACTTCCACAACGAAGCTGGCGTGTTGGGCGATCATCCCATCCAGCGTTTGCTTGATGCAGGTGTGGTGATCATCGACGAGTTGGGTCCGTCGCCGGCTTTTGCAGAACTGGCCAACTTCCCGCACCTGTTCACGGTGTACGGGATCAAGAAGGTCCGCGCTCCCAAGGGCAAGTCCCTGGAACGCACTCTGCACTTGCTGGACCGCTTGGGCTACCCCGGCCACCGTGCTGTCCTGGTGCGCAAGGAGGACCCCGAGTTCGCCGAAGCCACTGAGTACTACGAAGCCAACGCCACCGCTTTGTGGGCGCTGGAGCGCGATTGGGACCTGATCCGCTCCCATGCCGACAAAGCACGTGCCGTCACCAACAACAGCCCCCTGGCTGGCAATACTTACGTCCTCACCGGTGGCTTTGAGGAGACCCTCGGCTCCCGCCAAGCCTTGACCCAGCAGTTGGTTGATCTTGGGGCGAAGGTTACTGGTAGTGTATCGGCCAAGACCACCGCGGTCTTTGCTGGCACCGCACCGGGTGAGAACAAGCTGGAAGCTGCGCGCAAGCACGGCGTACCGATCCTGACGCAGAACGATCTGCAGACGGTCCTTTCCGAACATTCCAAGAGTGAAACCAATGACTGAACCGGTGGATTTCAGCAAGTTCCTGCGAGATGCCCAGATCCGTAAGAACACACAACAACTGCGGGACATCCACGTGCCGGGGTGGTTGGAGTCGCCACTGCTGATGACTTTGGAAAGTTTCCGTGATCAACAGGGCCGGCCGGCGGGGTACAGCCCGCTGGACATGGTGGACATCCGCTATCAGGTCGAAGGGGAAGCGCGATGGTGGTCTTTCGGCGCCGAGGGCCAACGTGCGTTTGTGATCACCGCCAGGGGTAGTGCGCTCAACGATTGGCCTGATGTGGACCCCAGTCGTTGTGATACCAATGAAGATGCCGTGGCCAAGGTCGTCATGGCTACGCTGAGTAGTTACCTGGAACCCCTGGCGGCGAAATACCAGGTCCAACCGGCATTGCCCTGGCTGGTCGGTGGCTTACTGGGGATGCTTTACGCTTACTACAGCAACCCGTTGCGAGTTTCTGTAGTGGATCACCCCGGCGAGATTCGTTCGATCACGTTCAACGACGAAATCGGGATCTGGCTGTACCCTGACATGTTCCATCACTTACAGAGGAAAGAAACCATGGAAGTCCAATCCAACACGCCGGCTCAGCCGAAGTACTACGCCATCTCCACCATCGAAGAGCCGGAGACCTCGCTGTTCTCCGTGGACGAGTTGGACGTTGAAGAGGATGAAGTTCCGGCTGAAGTGGCCCAGTGCGTGGCCGATCGTTTCGGCATGGATCTGATGACCGTGGTCACCGCCGAAGAACTCAAGGCCATCGACGATAGCATCGTCTTCCCGCCGGACCCCACCGACCACTGGTGGTCGTTCAACCGGGTCACCCAGCGCTTCGTTTCGCTGGGCGACTTCGAGGACATGAGCGAAGACGAAATGCGTGCCGCACGCCGCAAGTATCGCCGTGAGCACGACAGCACCGCTGATCTGCTCACCCCGGTCAACGCGCTGGACGTCCTCCAGCTCAAGGGTGACATCCGCTACACGCTGAAGGAAGCCGAGGAGGACGAGGTTGAATAAGTACTTCGCCATCTACTTCGTGAGCTGTGACGATGACGGCGCTTGCAGTTATCGAGTGAGGCTTATCCGGGCCAAGGACCTGACTCACGCACTCGCCACCCCGGTGGGTGGCAACAAGGTTCTCGATGTGGTCGAAGCGCACAAGTTCGAACGCGTCATGGCCTCGCTCACCTTCCCGACCAACCCGATCCATTACCAGTGGGCCTACATGACCGCTCGTCAGGAGTTCTGGGGGTTGGGTCACCACCGTGATCCTGATCAGGACGAACTGGAAGAGCAGGCCCTCGCCGATTACGGTCGCGGCATTGCGCAGGAAGTCTTGATCCTTGATGCCCGTGAGGCTTTGCTCTTCCTGCAAAGTGCCCACGCCGCTTGGGAACTATACCAACAGGAAATTGCATCATGAAGACCGTCTTCTATCTGGTATGGGGTCAAGGCGATCAGCTGGAAATCCTCGACCGTAAGGAACCGGACGACAGCTTCACCCACCCCCAAGAGTACGAAGACTGGGACGTCCATGTCCTGATCGCGATCTTCGGTGAGCAGCGCTTCCGCGCCGCCATCCAGTCGTTGCAAGACTTGCGTATTGTGGATGGACATTACTACGCCCTCCTCTCGCGTAACTTGGCCTTCTACGATCTGGGTGCGGTTGACAACTACGACCCCGAAGCACTGGCGGCTGAAGCTCTCAAGCGTCATGCCGGTCCCTACGAACAGAGCGCCACCGTCTTCACCGCCACTCAGGTCAGTGAGATCCTGCGTATGGGTCTGTACAGCCTGCAATGTCTTGACCAGGAGAAACAGAACGATGCGAGTACGGGAACATCGAGCACTGCTGGTTGAGTCGCTGGAAACGGCGGTTGAGATCGCAGAGAACCGGCCGGCGCTGGTAGCGCACGTCATCAAAACGTGCGCACCGCTGCTGGAGGTGAAGGCTCGCGACATCAAGGTCAAGCCGTATGGTCCCCACCCCGGTCTAGGTGACCCGGAATGGATCGTCCTCATCGAGGGGTACGGTGTGTTCGGGTTTATTGACCGTGTGGTTGAACCTGGCCCTTGGCTGACCGAAGGGTTCTACCCGGACCTGCTGGAGCGCTACCGCGAAATCCTACGTGCCGCAGAAGACTGGGTCGGCCCTGACAAAGCCGGCCGTACCCATCTGCTGTGGATGCTAGATGAACTGGAATGTCGCCACGAACAGAGCCTGACCAAGAAGCATCGTTGGTTGGGTTTCATCCAAGGGGTGATGATCGATCGCGGTTTGATGACGGTGGACGAAGAGCGCGATCACACGCGCTCTGTTTTCCTCGGGGCCTGAAAGGCTAATAGTGTGTAGTTGTTCTGCTCTCCGGGCTCATGGCCCGGAGGGTATTATGCTGTCGATTTTTACGATCGACCCTCATTTTACGCATACAAGGAGATAGCAGTGTCCATCATTGAAACGGCGTCCATTACGGGCGCTTACGGTGAAGTAATCCGGGTCAACCCACTCTCGCACACGCCGATGGTCGAAGTGCGCGTCACCGTGACTCCCAAGGGTGCGAGGAAGTCGCTGGACCTGAGCCTGTACTACGGTTTCATCACCAGCCCCCGTAGTGTGGATCTGGACGTGGCGGCGATCGATCTGTTTGAAGACATCCGCATCCATGCCTCTGAATGCTTGGCTATCGCCGGCTACAAGCTGCCCAAACCCAAGGATGGCAAGTCCGCGCTGGTGATTGGGTTCACTCAGAAATTCCGCGACCATCACGCATATTGGCCGCAGGGCCTGAAGGTGCTGGCATAAAGTCGCTTCGACACACCTTTTCCGTCAATACCCTGGAAGTACCATGTCCTTGAAAATCGAACGCCGTCCAGTACCTGACTACGACAAGTCAGCATGGCCCCCCACCACACTCCCGATCATTCGTGACATCTACGCTTCTCGCGGTGTTACCAAGCCGGAGAGCGTGACCCATGTTCTTTCCAAGATGATCCACTGGAAAGAGCTGGGCGGTATTGTCGAGGCTGCCAAGATCATCGCTCAGGCTATTCGTGAGCAGTGGTTCATTACGATCTCTGGCGACTACGACTGCGACGGCGCCACCGGTACATCGGTGGCAGTGCTGGGCCTGAAGATGCTCGGGGCTCGCAACGTCAAGTTCATTGTCCCCAATCGCTTCAAGCACGGCTACGGCCTGAGCCCGGCGTTGGTGGATGACATGGATGAACGCACTCAGTTGATCATCACGGTCGACTCGGGTACGTCCAACGTGGACGGTGTGGCACGAGCCAAGGAACTGGGACGCAAGGTGGTCATCACCGACCACCATCTGCAAGGTGAAAAGCTGCCTGATGCAGATGCCATCGTCAATCCGAATTTGATTGGCGATCCGTTCCCCTCCAAGGCGCTGGCTGGTGTGGGCGTGATGTTCTACGTCCTGCTGGCCACTCGCGCTTACATGCGTACTCAGGAGCCGGTGACGCAAGCCGAGCCGGATCTGCGCAAGCTGTTGGATCTGGTAGCACTGGGCACGATTGCCGATCTGGTACCGCTGGATCAGAACAATCGCATCTTGGTCGCTGCGGGTCTGCGGGGCATACGTGCTGGTCAGATCTCTCCGGGATTGAAAGCCCTGATTGAAAAGGCGGGTAAGAACATCCGTGAACTGACCGCTACCGACTTCGCCTTTGCCGTGGGCCCACGGTTGAATGCAGCTGGCCGCATGGAAGACATGTCCATCGGCATCACCGCACTGATCAGTGAAGACCCCGCCCAGATCGATCAGTACGTCGATGAGCTCGAAGAGATTAACTCTCTGCGAAAAGAAAAACAGCAGGAGATGATCGGCGAAGCCGAGGAGATCTTGGCCGCAGACAGCGAGCTGTTGGGCAAGGGTGTGGTCGTCTACGATCCCAAGTGGCATTCGGGTATCGTCGGTCTGGTAGCCTCCAAGCTGAAGGAGACCCTGTACCGTCCGGTCATCGCCCTGTCGCCTGCCGAAGAAGGCAGTACCGAACTGCGTGGCTCGGCGCGTTCGATCCCCGGCTTCCACCTGCGTGATGCACTGGCGGTGGTGGATGCGCGCAATCCTGGCCTGATGAAGAAGTTCGGTGGTCACGCCATGGCCGCTGGCCTGAGCATGCACATCGACAACGTGGAGCGCTTCACCAAGGCCTTTGCTGAAGTAGCTGAGGAGTTGATCACTCCGGACATGCTCAGTGCTACGGTCCTGCACGACGGTGAAGTGCCGGAAGGCTATTTCACTGCCGGCTTTGTCGACTTCCTTAACGAGTGCGGTCCGTGGGGTCAGGGCTTCCCGGCTCCGTTCTTCCAGAACGTGTTTGACGTGGATGTGGAGTACTGCAAGGTGCTCAACAACCGCATCACTCAGGAACCCACCCACCTGAAGTTGTGTCTGTACGATCCGCGTGATGGTCAGCAGGTCTGGGGAATTCATTTCTTCTCTGAGTTCCTGGACAACATCCCGACCAAGGCCCGAATCACCTTTGAACTGGCCATTGACACCTACCGTGGCCGCAACGCACAGCTGGTTGTGCGCCACATCGAACCTTTGGAGTGAGAGATGCGAAACAAGGAATACCCCTATACCTCCCCGCTGCCGCTGTTCTACGTCGTCGGCGTTGTACTTCTGATGGGTGGCGTGCTGCTCAATGCAAGCTGCTCCCGGCAGGTCACCCCGCAGGAACAGGAGGAGCAGTTGCGCGCCGCTCAGGTGGCCCGCGGCGAGACCATCCCAACCGTGCCTGAGCGCGCGGCATGGGTGGGTCTGAACAAAGACGTTGACAAGTTGGTCGACCCTGACACCGGCAACGTCTGCTATCGCCTCAACGGTGACCGGAGCCCCGAACGCCTGCGCTTTGACTGCGTACAGGGGAAGTAACCATGGCTTCTTCGGTTTACTTCACCTTCCAGGCACAGCTGAGCAAGGACACACCCAAGTGGATCATCGAGGCCATCCAAGCGATGGTCAGCGAAGATGATTCCGATCCGGCGGTGTTGGAAAAGATCATGGATCTCACCCGTAGCGACCTGGACAAGTTCTTCAAGCAGCATCGCTGGGAACGTCTGTTGACGCAGCGTGACTGCGCCTGGCCGGAGGACAATGAGGCGCCGCCGACGCGTTTTGATCCGGTACTCGACGAAGACGGCAAGCTGGTGCGCTGGGGTCTGTACGGCGCCTCCAGTGTCAAGCGCAACGGCTGGGATCTGGCCTACGAGTTCGCCAACATGATCGGTCCGTGGTTGGAACCCGAGCACAACCTTGTCGACGTCTCTGAAGGGCGGAAATGTCAGCCGTTCATGCTGGCTCAGGACGATGTGCCCTTCGATGCCGATCGTCCCGAACTCACGCTCTACTTCCGTCACGGCATGCGCGCCGTGACGCAGTACCGAGTGCGGGAATACATCGACGACTTCCCGATCCCGACCTGCTGGGGCGAAGCCCATACGTGGGGTATGGAGAAGTCCAAACCCGTCAGCGTCTTCGACGTGGGCAAACTCGTGACCAACTGATAAGACCATGAGCGAACAGACATTATCCAACACCCCGCCGCCCATGCCGACAGACGAAACTGATCGGAAGATGTGGTTCTACGTGCTGTCCACGGCCGGCCGTCTACTTCAGCCGCCGCAGGATGAACTGTGGAGTGACCACGCCAGCGGTTCAAACCACGTCGACATCAACCTACATGGCATCCCACCGCTCTGGCTGCTGCAACGTGGTGGGCTGCAGAGCTGCGACATCCATCGCACAGTCAGGGCGGTTGACGATCTGGTCCACACCAAGACCTTCACGATCAATACGCCCAACTATCCACGCCGCATCGAGATCCAACGCGATCGCGACAAGATGCTGCGGGTGTGGGAGCTTTGGCACGAGCTCGGCCGTAAGCTACACGACTACCTGGCTGAGATCTTCAGTCTGCACACCGAGCCGGGGCACTGGTATATCCCCTTCAAGCTCACCCTGGAATACAGCGATTACGGCCAGAAGATCGTGGCCGCTGTGCATTATCGCGAAATGAAGCGAGTGGAGGAAATTGCCAATGTATCTTGAACAACCCCGCCTGCGTGAGATCACCCTGCTCTCGCTGGACACCACGGCCTTGGAGGTAGCTACGGCTGTCTTCAAGGACATTCCGTTCAACGACACGCTGGCCAAGGCCGACGTGATCGTCAAGGCCCGCACCTGCACGCTGGAGAAGCTGCTGGCTACGGAAAGTTTCGATGCCATCGCCGCACCGGGCAACAGCTTCGGCCACATGACCGGTGGCTTTGACGGAGCGTTGGCTGCGCAGTACCCCTTCTTGGATAAGCGCGTGCGCGACTACATCCAAGCGGTGTTCTGCGGGGAGTGCAATGTGGGGCAGGCCTTTGAGGTATCGGCAGACCGCTTTGGTCCTTCGATCATCTACGCCCCGACCATGCGTATCCCCAAGAAGCTGCCCGACAACAGCGAAGCACCGTACCTAGCCACCTTCGCAATCATGCAGGTGGTGCGTCGGATCAACCTCGGCGCACAAGGCGAGACGATGCCGCCGGAAGGCATTAACACCCTGCTGTTGCCGGTGATGGGCATGGGTACCGGTCTGTTGCCGATCACCAAGGTGGCTCGCCAGATGCAGATGGCCATCGTGCGCGCCCTGGACCACAGCCCGATCGACACCCTGGGTAACATGGGGTATGCGATCGACACCGTCATCAACCGCTGAAGGTCTTTCGATGTCGAAAATGTCAACGGTACTCGCACTCGTGGTGGGCGGATTGGCGGCGGTGGTTGTGGTGAACGCACGATCTGCGCGCACCGGTTTCTTCTCGGTGGAAAGTCAGGTGCAGTTTGACGAGACTTACTTCTATCGCCTGATCGACCGCGAACTGGGGACGGTCTGCTACTACCGGCACGCCAGTCGCATGCCGCCGATACCGCTGGGGTGCGTTAAGTACGCCGAACCCCCGGCCCAACCAAGGAAGCTGTAATGGAAGTGGTAGTCAAAGAAACCCCGCCGGTTCGTCAATTCTTGGCCGATTGGTCTAGGCAGGTCAACCCGAAAGCGTGCTCGCCACTTGCGAAAATGGAACTTCGCATCACCCACGACGTCACGAAGCATGTCGGCAAGTTGGATGAGTGCCTCGCCAAGTTCAAGAAACCGCGTAACAGTGCGATTGGCCCCTCGTACTCGCGCCTGCTGCGGGGCCTCTACGTGCATGCTCACAAGGGCCGTTCCAAGCGCAAGCACTGGCGCCCGCGCAAGCCGCTGGAGCTGGTGGAAGTCTACGTACTCGGCAATTCGTACGTGACCGCTCCACCACACACCGTGCACGTCCCCAGTTCGGGACTGCTAGAAATCAACCACACCTTCACTTTCAAGGATCCCGATGAAATCTCTGCTGAACAGTGAACCGGTGGATACCCAGTCCACCAAACGCGCCATTCCGCTGGCGAGTGAACTCAAAGCCAACGGTGTACGGATCAACCCGTGCTTCATCGCCGAAGATGGGAAGCTCGATTTCCTCCCCGGTGCGAACCGGGTCGATGAACTGCACAACGATCCGACCTTTGCCAATGAGCCGCTCGTGCTGACCAACCGCAACGGCGCCAGCTACATGGAGTTCGTCAACTCCACCTTCTTCGCCCTGTGGATCTGGCTCTACCCCGATCTGCAGATTCCCATGGGGCAGGAGCGTGAGAAGCTGCGCGACCACGTCCACATCGCCGCCCAGCTGAAAGCTGCCCAGCTCGGCCTGAAGCTGTACCTCAGCTGATGCGTATCGGCGCCGGCACACCAGCGCATCTGGCCCAACGCGGGCTGGATGCAAAGCTGTACAACCAGTACGGTGAGCTGCGCGGAGCGCTGTTAGCAACGACACGTAATCCTGAAGGTTGTGTTGTCTCTGTCCTTGAAGACGAGCAATACAACCTTCAGGGGATATGCCTGATCGAAGAAGACGGGCGGATCCAAGTGTTTGTCCGCGAAGAACATCGTGGTAAAGGTTGGGGGCGAAAGTTGGTGCAAATGGCGTGCATCATCTCCCCTCGACCTCGAAGTGAATTGCAGGCAGGTCCGGGCGATGCCTTTGTCCCGTCGGTGGACTTCTGGCGTCGTGAACAGATTCCAGTCCATGAACCAGATGGGATGTTCCTCCTACCTGCTTCGGCCTATCAGGAAATGAAGGCCGGCAACACCCTGCTCCTGCACAAAGCCGCCGATCGCTTGCGGCGTAACACGGTAACTACCCTGTACCTGCATGGGGCGTTTGAACGCAACGTGCCGAAGGACTACAACAGCATCAAGAACTGTTTGGCAGAGTTGGAGTTCTTTTTGTCCAACCCCGTCCTCGACTACACCCAACTGCCTTGCCATTACATCGTTTTTCACATGGGATCAGGATCGTGTGGACCAAGGTTCTACAGCACAGGCATCGCTATCGAACGACCCGACAGCAGCATCGAGATCCAGCTGTATGTTGACCCAACCAAGCGCAAACAGGGGATGGGCCAGAAGATCATCGACACGATCAAGGAAGTCTACCCCGGCCGCACGCTCTGGGGTTATCACACCGACACATCCCGCTCTCTACTGTTGAGTAACGGGATCAAGAACCTGAGGAAAGAGTTAGATGAATATCCAGTACCCGTCGGAGCTGCAGCCGTTGGCTGATCAAATCGTACCGATCATCGAGAAGACGATCCAGCACTACGCCGGTGAACGTGGCATGATCCTGGCCGGCTACCCGCTTTCCCGCGAAGCCTACCACCGCACCCTCACCAACGGCGTGCTGGTCGGTGACGACGAGTGCATCCCCTACGAGATCAAGGTGGATGTCACCACCGGTAACCGCACCCGCATGTCCTCTTCGGTCGCACGTGACATGATGCAGGCTGAACTGAGCCGACTGCTTCTCAAGCACAAGGTCATCGTGTTGCGCAGTGACCGCAACGAAGCCAAGGACTGCCGAGACGGAGCGCACTTCTTCCGTCTGGCGTTCATTCCGGCCAAGGTCTTCGCTGAGGCGTTGATCGTCAACTTGAAGCTCCGCCGTCCGCGCGTGTTCGAGCTCGGCCAGAACCCGCAGTTGTTGCTCGATGACGACGACGCCCGGTTGGACGGGGCGGTCTGGAAGGAAGAAGTCAGTCCCTACTGGTGGTTGGATCGTCCGTTCCGCTTCGGCCGTGCGGTGCGTGCTCATTTCCACGAGGCCAGTGAAGGTAATGACTGGCAGATGATCCAAGACGAAGCCAACGTCCTCTTGCGCGACCAAGGCGTGGAGGTGATGCGCCTGTACCGCGACTCGGTGCTGCTGAGTCTGGCCGGTATGTGTCCGGACCTGGTGGAGGAAGACGTGCGCTGGGCTGCGGCGCAGTGCGACACCGATAACTACGGGCTGGCCGTTCTGGCACCGCATCTGCCCGAGGATGCTCGTGACTTCCTGTTCGCCTATGCCGAGCACTTCCACACTTGCAGTACGAAGGGTCAATTCCTGAAGGCCATCCGTCTGCGTGGGCTGCCCTACCCGCTGCCCAACCACATCGTCGATGACATCATCGAGCACGATCAACCGCTGGGTGTAACCGACCAGTTTGAGATCCAGTTCAAGCTGCTGCACGCCTTCCTCTACGACGACAACTTCAAGCGAGCCTACAACTTCGACAAGCGCTCGATTCGTCGGCAGTCCCTACACCGCTACGTGGAGTTCCGCAATGCACACGCTCCTTCAGCCTGACGAAGACAACATCCGTCGGCAGATCCTGCTGACCCACCCGGAGTTGAACCTGCCGTTTGACTTCCAGCTGGACTACGTTGACCTGACCCATCTGGCGCATGACTTCAACCGACATCCTTACGCGGCGTACGTCGAACCGTACTTGATGAATCACATCAACGAACTGGTGCAGACCCGTTGCTTTGATGAGCAGGGTGAGCCGATCGGTTGCAAGCACATCCACTTGGCCATCAATGTCACCGGGTTCACCCCCTTCATGGTGGCCAATGCGCGCATGCGACTGGAGCCCGGCTACTTCCAGGCTGCGGGTATCGGCAGCATCACACTGATCGATAACAACCCCCGGCCGTTCAGCACTCCCGGCCACGCCTACGCCGGCGCTCTGCCGGCACTGCGGGCGATGACTAGTAGTCGCTGGACCGACACTGAGGGTAGTCTCCTCGGTGAGATGGCGGTGGTCGACACGATCAAGCGCCTACTCGATACCATCGATGACCAACAGCGCCAGCTGGCACTGAAGGACAACGAGATCGTCGGCATGCGTCAGGTGATCTACAAGGGCCGGTAAAGTCCATGGAACGACGCAACATAAAAGCCATGCTCCGGGAAATGGCCTCGCCGCAATGGCAGGCCAAACAACGCGAGCACCACCAATTCAACACACCACCGCCCAAGGAACCACCCGTGTCCCGCAACTACAGCGACAATACCCCTCCGCACATCCCCGGTTGGCTGATCGCCACCGTCCTGATCCTCGTCTTCATGGTCCTCGCCGTTATCGGCGGCTGCAGCGCTTTCGATCGCGTCAAGACCGAAGCCGGCACCGAGACGGTGGTCACCGACACCCCGCTGTTCTTCGGCAAGGGCGGCGTGCGTCCGGAAACCCTCAAGCCGGGCGCCGAGTGGATCTGGTCCACCACCAAGCGCGACGTGGTCAACCCCAAGCCGGTGATGATCCCGGTCACGATCGATGACTTCGTGTCCGAGGACAACATCCTGTTGGACTTCGACGCTTCGGTTACTGTGCAGGTCACCAACTGGCCGCTGATGATGAGCCTGTACGGCGAGCAATGGTGGAAGAACAACCTGGAGCGTCCGTACCAGGCCATGGTTCGCGAGCAGGTCAAGCAGAAGTCCATGAAGGCCATGATGTCCGACGTCACTGCCGCCAAGGAAGTCGACGACAACCTGACCAAGAACCTGACCGACAAGGTCGCCGAACTGAAGATGCCGGTTCGCATTCTGGAGATCTCGCTGGGCAAGGCCAAACCCAACCCCAAGATCCTGGAACAGATGAACGAAACGGCGGCCCAGCAGCAACGCCTGCTGACGCTGGAGCAGGCTCGTCTGGCCGAAGTCAAGCGTAAGGAAGAGCAGACCGCCAAGGCCCAAGCCGACAACGCCTACCGCAACACCATCGGTCTGAGTGCAGAGGAGTACGTCCGCCTGCAGCTGGCCGACAAGCTCGTTGCCGCCTGCCGCGAGGCCAAGGAATGCGTGCTGGTGCCGCAGGGCACCAACGTCGTGCGCTGATGCCCAGCTGGGCTTTGCACCAGCAGTTCCTGTTTTACCACCAACTACGTTCCAAGGAGCAACCAACGATGGATGAACAGCTGATCGACCACAGCAACAAGCGCGTGACGCCGGGCGTGTACAAGCACTACAAACGTGGCCGCTTCGTCGTGCTGGGCGTTGCCAAGAACTGCAAGACCAACGAAGAGGTCGTGGTCTTCTACAACGAGGAAGACATGTCCTCGATGTGGATTCGCCCGGTCGAGGAGTTCCTGAGCACGGCCGAGCTGGACGGTGATCAGGTGGTCCGCTTCGTCAAGGTCGACCACGTCCTGCGCGACTGAGTGTGATCGTATGTGGGGAGGATGGTCCTCCCCACTGCGCTGTAAGAACCCTAGGGGAATTAGGATGAAAGTGCGACGCAGGGGATTGTTCCAGAGCTTGGTGTTTGTCATCGCATGGCGGTTGAACGCCTTGCGCCAGAAGTACTTCTCACCGGACGTACCGCCGGTGGTCCAGATCCCGCGGGAGATCCTTCCGCTGACGTATCTGGGTTCGGTGATCATGCAGTACTGCGCCTTCACCAACCGTGAGCCGGAGGAGCTGAAAGCTTCTGCCAAGCTGACCCAGTTGGTCGAACGCGGCACCGGTGACCACGAGCTGCACAGCACGCTGCTGGAGATGTTTATCCACGGCTCTTACGTCACCTCGACGTTTGACTGGCTGGTCAGTATCGGCGATGCCAAACACGAAGAGCGGGAGGCGTTCTTTAAGTTCGCCACGATCTCACCTGTAATCCCGACCTAACCATCCCCGCCTTCGGGCGGGGTTTTATTCGCATGGAGAAGTTATGGCGCGTGAAGAAAATGCGTTGATGTTTCGTCTGCAAGTGCGACTGAAATCGGACACTCCGGACTTTGTAATTCAGACGCTACGTCTGATGGTGGGGCAGCGTGCAGTGCAGCCGCCCAAGCACCCGCCCGAACATGCTTTTGGCCGTTTGCCGGGATGGTACAACCTGCTGCGTAATCTGAGCACGCGTACGCAGCGCTTTGCCTCCCACGAAACGGGCGGCAGTGGGAAGTTCAGCCAGTTGAAGTACACGTCGGGTTCATCCACCTTGCGTGAGTACAGTGGTTACTACGAACTCAAGGCAATTGGTGTCAGTAGTGCTGAAGAGCAGGATTTCGGTCTGTTCCTGGCATGGCTCTCGCCCTACTTGGTGCGTGCTGAGGGCGATCAGTGGTTGGCGCTGGTGCAAGCCTATGCCTTCTACACCCCGAAGGCAGGTCGTCGTAGGACCAAAGCAGGACTGATCAAGTTGTATAGTCATCCGGTGAAAGGTGGTAGCTATCCGACCCTACATTACCGCGTTGGTCGTTTGCCGGATCTGGTCAAGCACATCTTGTGAGACCCTCGTTCAAGGACACCCCATGTACGGCACCGCCGACAACAAGAAGAGCTTCCATCTGCGGATGGGGCCAGTAACGCTGCACTCCCTCCCGCCCAAGGACGTTGCAGTTCGCGTCCACATCTGTCCGGAGACCAACGTGCTGTTGGTGTTGGGCCGCGATAAGGGTGAGTGGACGGAGAAGCACTTGATGGCTGCGCAGTTCATCGCCGACCTGGCTGAGTACATGAAGCAGCGCGCCTTCACCGGGCACTTCTATCTCGGCGGCGCTGAGTACCTGCGCGTCAACCAACGCTACACCCGTTCGACCCCGCGCGCCCGCGCACCTCTGTGACGGCACATAGCCCCTCCCCCAAACGGGGAGGGGTTTATGCGACGTCTTTCTTTTTTGCCTTAATACTGTGGAGAGCACCATTCCTTCCCACACTCAGGGTTTTAACCCCATGGCAAAGAACGCACAGAAGTCTGATCGTCGCAGCGGTAAGCGTGCTCGTCGTCAAGAAGAGACCGGCTCCAACGTGATCCCGTTCACTGTCAGCGCCAAATCCGACAAGCGCCACCGCGAAGAGTCCACTCGTCGACTCATCGCCAAGCCGCTAGTGTGCAAGGGCGACACCCAGCCGAAATACCTGGACGCAATCCGTGGTCATGACCTGACTTTCGGTGTGGGTCCGGCCGGTACGGGTAAGACCTACGTGTCCACCAAGTGGGCCGCCATCGAAGTTGACCAGAAGCGCTACCAGCGCCTGATCATCGTTCGCCCCATCGTCGAAGCAGGTGGTGGCCTGGGCTTCTTGCCCGGTGACATCGCAGAAAAGACCGACCCCTACCAGGAACCGTTCAAGCGCGTGCTGATCGAGCACTGGGGTGAGAGTCATCTGGAAAACCTGATGCGCGGTGAGGACGCCAAGGTGGTGTTCGTGGCGCCGGAGTTCATTCGTGGCCGCACCTTCGACAATGCCGTGGTGATTCTGGACGAAGCCCAGAACATGACGCCGCTGCAGATGAAGACCTTCCTCACCCGTATCGGTGAGAACTCCAAGGTCATCATCAACGGCGACATCGACCAGGTGGACATCAAGGGGCTGTCGGGCCTGAAGGACGCCATCGACCGGCTGGAAGGAATGGACGAAGTGGGCATCATCCACTTCACCGAAGAAGACATCGTGCGCAGCAAGCTGGTCAAGGCCATCCTGATGCGCTACCGCACCCAAGACACCCTCAAGGTGTAAGCATAATGCGTACCGCCCCCGCCTTCGGGCGGGGGTTATGCTGCTAAGTTTTCAGACGACCTCTAATGGTATGCACAGGTCAAAGGACCATGTGCACTCCTGACAATAAAGAGGTTCAAATGAACACCTATAACGAAAGCGCTCACGTAGAAGAACCGACGGATGCCGTCGAACCAACCATCGCCAAGATCGAAATGGCGTGGGGTTGGAACAACACCACCTGTCGCCAGTTGGTTTTCTTTGAGGGTATCTACGATTACTTCCGGCGGCGTGCTTTTGGAAGCGACATCACCGATCCAGTTGAAGCTGACTATTTGGAAGTCAACCGCACGGATCTGCAGGGTTTCCAATTCCTGCGGTTCAATCGCGCAACTCGAGAACTCCATGGTACGGTCCGTCTGAAGGGTCGCCAACGCCATTCTACCAAGATGGTGGATGTCGATCTGGTCTTCAAGATGACCCCCATTCTCTTGGAAATTGAGTATCGCGGTAAAAGCCAACCCGGTACGGTGCTCTGGCAGAAATTCATCGAGGTCGAACGTGGGATTGCTCCACGTTGGATCAGGGTGATTGACACCACCCCTCGCCGCATGGTTCCCCCCAACATGCTCTCCTTGGACAGTAAGGAACTGGTGTCTACCATCAGCCGCGAACTGTCCGTCAATGTCATGTTGGACTCAGAGTCCTGCGAAAATCTCAACTTCATCCTCGGCAGCCTTCAGGCTTGGCGGGGGATGCGGGTAATCGATGAGGAGCTGGCTCTCAGGCATATGGGGGTACTGTCTATCGCTCTGTACGACGCACAGAGTGAACTTAACGCGGAGATCCCCGTTGGTGACGGGACCAAGACCCGCGGGCACCTTACTCGGAAGGCTGTTTTGCGTATCATGAAGGCGTTGGATCCTTTCACCGAACCGGGGACATCGCCAATGGGGCAGGTGTTTGCCCAAGTGGCGGGTAGGAAGATGTTGTCCATTCAGTTGGACCCCGACGACCCCAACCCGATCGATACGGTTAGCTTCCTGATTGACGAGCACCGCAAGCGTGAACGTTACCCTGGCACGATCATGAAAGTGGCAGATCGGAAGAGGGATTGGTCCTAACCCCATCCATAGACCCGTTCTTCGGAACGGGTTTTATGCTGTCGGCGCATCATATGTGGGGAAAGAATTCTGTCCCGAAACACACGTCGAGAAGACCCCCTAAGGACTGCTCGACAAGCAAGGTTTGTGCCCTAAGGTGGGTCTGTAAAAAACAACCCCCGACCTTGTAGGATATGAAAAAGTCCTCTAAGCCGCAACACGCAATCACCCCCATCAGAGGATACCCGTCCCTCTGATCGTCCAACTCAGGAAACAACATGGAAACTCTGGAAGACCGGACCGCCTACAATGCAGCCATCGCCACCTCGCACGCTCAGCTCAAGGAGCTGATCGCCGCCCATGCGCATGTGCTGGTCATCTTCAGCCGCGTGACGTGCCCGCACTGCCGCACGCTGGAAGCTGTAATGGCTGAACCGGTGATCCAAGACGCCTTCGCTGCGCGCGATGTGAGCGTTGTCGAGATCAAGCTGGACAAGGTCGAGCCGGCCGTGGCCGTCGAATACGGTTTGCGTGCAGCGCCGACCCAGGTGTACTTCGTGGAAGGCAAGGAAGTGGCCCGTGCAACCGGCGCTACCGCCCTGACCGATCTGGTCGGCCTGATCGAAGCCAACTTCTCCAAGCCGGCTGCTGAAGAGAAGCCGCTTGTGGACATCAAGCCTGATGCGGTCCTTGAAAAGCACCTGGTCAGCGAAGCACAGCCGCAGAAGGCTCCTGAAATGCGCGTGACCAAGCGCAACGGCAAGACCGAGCCGGTGGACCTGAACAAGATCCTGCGCGCCGTACAGCGCAGCGCAGAAGGCCTGAACGCCGTTGATCCGATGCGCGTGGCCACCCGTACCATCTCCGGCCTGTACGACGGCGCCACCACCCGTGAACTGGACGAGCTGTCCATCCGCACCGCCGCCCTGCTGACCGGCGAAGACCCTGAGTATTCCAAGCTGGCTGCGCGCCTGCAGGCGAACTACATCGCCAAGGAAGTCACCAACCAGCAGATCTACGCGTTCACCCAGTCCATCCAGCTGGGCTTCGATGTCGGCCTGATCAATGAGCGTCTGCTGAAGTTCGTGCAGGCCAATGCCCGCAAGCTCAACGACACCATCAACATCGAAAACGACAACAACTTCGAGTACTTCGGTCTGCGGACCATGTACGACCGCTACCTTCTGCGCCACCCGATCACCCGCAAGGTCATCGAGACCCCGCAGCAGTTCTTCCTGCGTATCGCTTCGGCCCTGGCCACCGACGTCTCCGAAGCCCAGGCCCTGTACGAGCGCATGGCTGCGCTGGACTACCTGCCGTCCTCGCCGACCCTGTTCAACTCCGGCACCCGCCATGAGCAGATGTCCTCCTGCTTCCTGCTGGACTCCCCGCAGGACGACCTGGGCGCGATCTACGCCAAGTACGGCGACATCGCTCAGCTGAGCAAGTTCTCCGGCGGTATCGGCGTGGGCTTCACCCGCGTACGTGCTCGTGGTTCGCTGATCAAGTCCACCAACGGCCACTCCAACGGCATCGTGCCGTGGCTGAAGACCCTGGACTCCTCCGTGGCCGCCGTCAACCAGGGCGGCAAGCGCAAGGGCGCTGCTTGCGTCTATCTGGAAACCTGGCATGCCGACGTCGAGGACTTCCTCGAACTGCGTGACAACGTGGGCGATGAAGCCCGCCGTACCCACAACCTGAACCTGGCCAACTGGATCCCCGACCTGTTCATGCAGCGCGTGGAAGCTGACCAGCAGTGGTCGCTGTTCGACCCGAACAAGGTCCCGCACTTCACCGACCTGTACGGTGACGACTTCACCGCCGCCTACGAGCAGGCCGAGCAGCAGGGCCTGTACGAACGCCAGATCTCCGCACGCAAGCTGTACGCGCGCATGATGCGCACGCTGGCTGAGACCGGCAATGGCTGGATGAACTTCAAGGACAAGTGCAACAAGGCGTCCAACCAGACCGCCAAGGCCGGCAACGTCATCCACCTGTCCAACCTGTGCACCGAGATCCTGGAAGTCACCGACAAGGACGAGACGGCCGTGTGCAACCTCGGCTCGATCAACCTGGGTCACCACGTGGTCAATGGCGAGTTCGACTTCGCCAAGCTGGGTGAGACCGTGCGTCTGGCCATCCGTCAGCTGGACCGGGTGATCGACCTGAACTTCTACCCGATCGAATCGGCCCGTCGTTCCAACAGCCGCTGGCGTCCGGTCGGTCTGGGTACGATGGGTCTGCAGGACGTGTTCTTCAAGAAGGGCTACGCCTTCGACTCCGAAGAAGCCCGCGCCCTGTCCAAGCAGATCGCCGAGACCATCTACTTCTACGCGCTGGAAGCTTCGTGCGAACTGGCTCAGCAGCTGGGCAAGCACGCCTCCTTCGCCGACACCCGTGCCGCCAAGGGCGAGCTGCAGTTCGACGCGTGGGGCGTGACCCCGAGCGATACCGCCAAGTGGGACGCTCTGCGTGAGCAGATCAAGCAGCACGGTCTGCGCAATTCGCTGATGATCGCCATCGCCCCCACTGCCACGATCGCCTCGATCGCCGGCTGCTACGAGTGCGTGGAACCGCAGGTGTCCAACCTGTTCAAGCGCGAGACCCTGTCTGGCGACTTCCTGCAGATCAACAAGTACCTGGTGGCTGACCTGAAGAAGGCCGGCCTGTGGAATGCTGGCGTGCGCGACGCCATCAAGCTGGCTGAAGGTTCGATCCAGGGCATCGAGGCCATTCCGGCCGCTCTGCGTCAGACCTATCGCACCGTGTGGGAACTGCCGATGCGTTCGCTGATCGACATGGCCGCCGATCGTGGTGCGTTCATCGACCAGTCCGCCTCGCTGAACCTGTTCATGGAAAGCCCGAACATCGGCGCGATGTCTTCCATGTACATGTACGCTTGGAAGAAGGGTATCAAGACCACCTACTACCTGCGTTCGCGCCCGGCGACCAAGATCGCCAAGACCACCGTGTCGGCCTACAGCCCGACCGATGCCGTGGCCTGCTCGCTGGAAAACCCGGAAACTTGCGAAGCCTGCACCTGATCCATGGAACTGTATCAGCACCCGGTCTTTCCGGGTGTTCAGGCCACGCGATCCGGTGAGGTCTTCTCGCACGGCAAGCATCTGAGGGGAAGCAACATCAAGTACCCTCAGGTGTTTGTCCGCGATGCGGGTAAGCTCCAAACCAAGCATCGTCTTGTCTACGAGTGCGTCACCGGTGAGCCATTACCGGAATACGAACGCAAGGGCAACGGGCTTGAACTCAACCACAAAGACGGCGACACCCGCAATGCCGCCTTCGACAACCTTGAGCTGATCACCCATGGCGAGAATATGCGCCATTCATGGCAGACGCTTGGCAAACGCCAAGCTCTTGCTCCCGGTGTGCTCAACGCCAGTGCCAAACTGACGGTCCATGACATCCATGTGATCTTCATCGACTGGTACTACGGCGCCACCTATGCGGAACTCGGGCGACGGTTCGGTGTGCATGAAAGTGCCATCAGTCGAATCATCTCCGGAGAGCAATACCAACGCGAATCCCAGCAGATCCGGGAAGAGCTCGGACTGTAGTAACTGAGATGGGGGTGCCCGCAACGGCACCCCCTCTTTATCCCCTGACAAGAAGAAGATCATGACGAAGAAAATGTTGCTCGACCCCGGTTTCGAACTGACGCTGCGCCCGATGCGCTACCCGCAGTTCTACGACATGTACCGCGACGCGATCAAGAACACCTGGACGGTTGATGAAATCAACTTCCAGCTGGACATCAGCGACCTGCATGACAAGATGACGCCGGCCGATCGACACCTGATCCACCGCCTGGTTGCGTTCTTCGCCACCGGCGACAGCATCGTCTCCAACAACCTGGTGCTCAACCTGTACCAGCACCTGAACTCACCTGAAGCGCGCATGTACCTGTCGCGCCAGCTGTACGAAGAAGCCCTGCACGTGCAGTTCTACCTGACCCTGCTGGACAACTACCTGCCGGATCCGGAACAGCGCAATGCCGCCTTTGCTGCGGTCGAGAACATCCCCTCGATCAAGAAGAAGGCCGACTTCTGCTTCAAGTGGATCGACTCGATCCAGGACCTGCACAAGCTGGAAACCCGCGAACACCGCCGGCAGTTCCTGCTCAACCAGATCTGCTTTGCCGCGATCATCGAAGGCCTGTTCTTCTTCGCTGCCTTCGCCTACGTGTACTACTTCCGTTCGCGCGGTCTGCTCTCCGGCCTGGCCAGCGGCACCAACTGGGTGTTCCGCGACGAAAGCTGTATGCCTGTGGACTCCACGGAGATTTTGACCGATAAGGGCTTTGTGGGCCTGCGTGAGGTCATTGCGCGGGGCGAGGCGGGCGATAGCTTCAACGTTGCCCAGTACGCCGCTGACGGCACTGTGAGCTTTGTGGAACCGCGCGGTTATGTACTCAAGCCTTTCAACGGTGAGCTGATCCACTGCCGCACTGAGAAGAGTGTGTCGCTACTGACCACCGATGACCATGACAACGTGACGCGCTCCAAAACCACCGGTGCACTGCGCAAGACTAAAGCGATGGACATGTCGCTTTCTTCGACGTCGGAAATGGTCTGCGCCGGCTTCGGCATGGGTCCTGCGGCTACGTTGACTGACATCGAACGCTTTGCTATCGTTTACCAGGCCGATGGCGTTGAGCGCGTCAATGGTAATGGTGAGCGCAGCGGTACTGTTGGCGTTAAGTTTGGCTTTGCCAAGGAACGCAAGATCCAGCGCTTTGAAGCGCTGTTGGATCGCCTGCGGTGGGATTACTCCAAGGTCATCAGCTCTCGTGAAAACGAGCGTAACGACCAGGTTGTGTACCGCGTTAAGATGCCTGCCTCGCTGATGGCAATCATCGACAAGGACTTCTCCTGGGTGACTATGGATCGGATCCATAGCAACTGGGCGCGTGAGTTCATCGAAGAGGTCTCCCATTGGGACAGTTATCTGGCTGAAGACCGCACCTGCGTGCAGTACATCAATACCAACGAGGACGCGGTTAACAAGGTACAGGCGGTGGCCGCTCTGGCCGGGTATGCCACCAACCTCTACCGCAAGACCGACGGCCGTAGCGACAGCTACAACGACGTGTACAACCTGTTTATCAAGCATCGCGATTACGCTGACCTGCATAATGCGGAATTGGTCACCGTACCGTTCACCGGGGATGTCGGTTGTGTGAACGTACCCACCGGAATGATCATCGTTCGTCAGGACGGTAAGGTTCACGTTACCGGGAACTGCCACATGAACTTCGCCTTCGAGTCGGTGCGCGTGATCCGTGAAGAAGAGCCGGACCTGTTCGACGCCGAGATGGAAGCGCAGGTGTACCAGATGCTGGAAGAAGGCATCGAGTGCGAGCTGCAGTTCGCTGAAGACGTCCTCTCCGGCGGCGTGGCTGGCATCTCCACCAACGACATGCGCCAGTACCTGCAGCACTGCGCCGACAACCACTTCCTGCGCCTGGGCATGAAGAAGAAGTACAACGTCTCCAACCCGCTGCCGTTCATGGAGCTGCAGGACGTCCAGGAACTGACCAACTTCTTCGAGCGCCGCGTCTCGGCCTACCAGGTCGGCGTGCAAGGCGAAGTTGCCTTCGACATGAACTTCTAACCCGCAAGGATCCTGCGCATGCAGCGCTTTACTTTCAGGGGGTATGAGATCAATGCCCTCAATGAAGTCGATGATGAGCATCTGTGTCAGCTCGAAACCGACTCAGCCTTCAGAGCGGTAACGGCATGTCTGGATCCGAGCCGGCGGTTGGATTACCTCAAGGTGATCTTCCGCACTAACGGTGCCACGTTCGGTGAGTTCTCTCCGTATTCGGTGTGGGGTACGCTGGAGGTTTTTGAGGAAGCCCTACGTAACACCATTCTGGCTACGAAGGTCCAACTGAACCTGGAGCTGAGCCAAGAGCGGGCTACTGAAGATCTGATCGTGTCTGCACTGGATCGGATTCGCCTGCGCAGTTGACAGCATAACGCCCCCTCCCAGACGGGAGGGGGCTTATGGTCACTCTTGCTGCTTGCCGCCGAAGACAGACTTGAACAGGGCAAAGCGTTCGGCGATGGCCTTCTGATCGACCAGGCGGCTGACGGCACCGAGGAAGCCAACCCACTGCACCAGGCGCTCGAAGATCAGCGGCAGATGACCAGCACTGATCAGCTTGTACTGTACGGCCAGTGCGTAGAGTTCCGGAGAGAAGCCGATGATGAAGAAGGCCCACATCGAGAACCACTTCCAGGCCCGCTTCCAGTCGTTGACCAGATACTTGTTGAAGAACTCGGCAATCATTGTAAAGCTCCAGCGGATGATGCTCTCCATAGGATGCTGTGAATAAAAACAGCCGTGTTTGATGGTGTGGCTCAAAGGCCAGAGCGCTGCGCATTCTGCGCGCCCAAACACAGAGAAAAAGAAATGAGTGACGCAACCATCGTGAAACCGAGTTACCAGCTGGGCACCCCGGTCATCCCGATCGATCAGGGCCAGGGAATTTTCCTGGAGCACTTCCAGCTTCCCAAGCAGTATCTGGCAGTGGACGGTAAGCTGCTGCCGGTTGCCGTGCTGAAGTTCGACACCGCCTACGACCTGATCGGCGTCAGTCAGGACCACACCCTGCTCCACGGCGGTCACATCGACTTTACCGACTCGTTGGACGAGGAGGTCTCGATCGACGCGCTGTATTATCGAGACGAGTTCTCCAAGGATGCCGAGTGGAAGATCATCGACGTCACTGCTTTCTCTGAGCGCTTCTGCTTTGACAAGTTCCCCGTCGAAGGCAACAGCCGTGTGCGCGGCCTGCAGGAATACATCGTCCTGCCGATTACCATCGACGGCGAAGAACATCGCGTCAAGTACGCCATCGCTGGCGAATTGAATGTGGAGTTCGGCAGCGTCAAGGTCTGGTGGAGCATCAACGAAATCCTCACTGCTCCCTCCGGCCAGCAGAAGGAACTGCGTGCCAAGATCTTCAATCTCAACCCCCTGCGCGGTTTCAAGGTCGGCGCCTACCGCGCCAACGCCAACCGCGCTACACGCTGAGGGCCAACCATGTCCGATGTAATGAAGATCCAGACCGTGGCTTTTGACGGCGACCAGACGGAAGTCGTTGAAGAGCACGTCATTCCCAATGACACCCGACACACCCAGCTACTGACCTTCGAAAACGGCCCAACCGAAGAGCCGGCCAATGATGCTGTTCTGATCAACGGCCGTGTCATCGCTCTGGGTTACTTCGAACTGGATAAGACCTACGATCTGTTGAACTCTTCAGATCACCCATATCTGCGAGAACAGGGTCTCATCCATGCCAATGACAGCATCGACGGACATATCACGGTTGAAGGTCTGCTGGTACGCGGTATCTGGGCTGATGACGGTCATGTGATCCAGGGTCCCACCTACGTTCGACTGGATGTGTTTGGTAAGGAATACGCCTACGACCAGCATACCGACTACGCCACCATCGACGCGGTGAACATCCAGATCGAATTGCCGATTGGCGTGCCCGGCCATGGAGGTGTCCAGTTCAAGCTGTGGCTGCAAGGTGAGCTGTCACGTCGCAAGGGTACGGTGAATCTGGAAGTGGTTCGCTGCGAAGCCATCGGTCGCTGGGAGGGCTCTGAACTGATCCGTCACCCGGAGAGGTGGGCGACGAATGTTGAAAGTGCCGACCTGTTCGAAAAGTGGTTCCGGGAGTACCAACCCATCGAAGGTTATCGGGTCAAGACTACCCGTACCTACAGCGCCAACTTTATGGCCTTCCTCGCCCAACGTGAAGCTAAGCGCCAAGCATAATAGAGCCCCGCCTTCGGGCGGGGTTTTATGCCACCAAACAAAAAAGTTTCATCGCTATAATACCCTCGTGAACTCCAATCCCGGAAGTTCACAACCTTTGTTAGCAAGGAGAGTTATTCATGTCTGAGATTTTCAACGTCACCGCCGAGACCACCTACCGTCAGCTGGCCAAGGCCACTGGCATCCCGCTGAAGGATCTGCTCCAGGATCTGAAGGACAAGGGCTACAAGGTCAAGCGTGACTACCGCGTGCGCGCCACCAGCCCGCACTACAGCCGCGTACGCAAGGTGCTGGACCAGTACGAACTGGCAGTGGGTGTCAAGTTCATCAAGGTGGCTGCCAGCGTCCGCATGGCCAACCACAACCACAACATGGCCCTGTACCGCAAGAAGGTCAAGACCATCAGTACGGCCGAGCTGGTGGAAGCGTTCGGCAAGGCAACGCGCAACCGTCGCCTGCGCAAGACCGAAGACGGCAAGCTGATCAAGGTCACCAAGACCGCAGCCAAGAAGACTTCGGCCAACAACTCGGGTCTGACGATCCGTGAGCTGGAAAAGGAGATCTTCTTCGTCGACAAGCTGCGTGTGGTGATCCGTGCTCCGTCGCATCTGCGCAGCGGCTGCACCACCTACGGCAAGGCGCTGCCGAAGGGCTCCACCGTGGAGACGCTGACCCGTCGCCTGGAACGCTACTTCCGCAACAGCCGTCATGCTGAAGAGCTGGCCGGTGTCGAGTTCGTGGTGATCACCCCGCGCGGTGAAGCGCATCACAACACCCGCACCAAGAAGCTGCCGATCGCTCGCGCTCGCTTCGAGTAATCGACACGCCCCCGGAGACCTGATCGTCTCCGGGGGTTAACTCGCTGTATTTCTTTTTGCGTCACCCCACAACTTTTGTACCAGCCGCTGGAGAGTAGGAAATGTCGCACCTGATCGCTTTCATCTTGGCGATGATCATCGCCGCCCCGAGCCAGCAGCTGCCCAACCCGCAGCAGCCGGTCAATACCAACCAACTGGAAGTGCTGCGCAAGAACGACAAGCAGCTGGAAAAGAAGTACCCCGGCTTCAGTCGCTTCCAGCGCCAGTTGGCCGATTGCGGTCAGCAGCTGAAGGAGCAGTTCGGCGAACCGGTGGACCCGCAAGACTTGGAGGCGTGCATCACCTATGCACGTTACATCACCGATACGCTCGACCAAGCGGAGGGTAAGTAATGGGATTTCTCTCTGAAGTCGGTAAAATCTTCCTGCAGGTCTTCGCTACTCCGGTGCGTGACATACCGGAAATCGAGCGGGTTGGCGGGACCATCAATTACGCCAACAGTCGAATGTATCCGGCACGCCGTCGTACCCACCGGTACGTCGGTAACGAGCGCAAGAAGTTGTTGAGCGTCGAGGCGGGTTGGTACATCATCGACCACATCGCCAACCGTCAGGAAACCAAGGTGGGGGTTTTCTTCGAGGCCAATTCACCTGGCGAAGCTTTCCGCCAATACCAAAACAAGGACAAGACATGAAGTGGGTTGCAATGATGTTGGTGGTGCTGGCTGCGGCCGGTTGTAAGCGGGTTGAACCTGCCACTCCGACTGGTCGCGTGCAGCAGGTCTTCGAAACCTGTATGCGGGAAGCCGGCCGCACCGCAGGCGGACAACTGCCAGCCGAAGTCGTGCGCGAATGTCGTCAACTGGCTGAATCAGCGCTCAAGGCCGAATGCCCTTCGGGTCTTCTAGGTGAGGCGCCCTTGTCCCACCCAAGACCAAAGGAAAACGAATGATCAAGCGCGACCCTGAGAACCTGAAGATCGAGAAGGTGACCTTCAACGACGTGACCAGCGCAGTCTGGAATCGTGAGAACGTGCAGATCGTGTTCCTCTGCCCCGGTCATCTGTTCATCAAGCAGACCCCGGTGGAGAACACCATCCGCCGTAGTGTCGGCGCCGGTTACCGCTACGAGACGGCACTGAGCGAGCGCATGACCGTCTCGCATCTGGTCCACCGCCTGCAGCGTGAAGTCGGTGACGTGCCCTTCCTGATCGTGTTGCCCGATGGTGGCGTCTACGATCCGCGCCTGGCACATCACGCCATCGTACCGATGGGTACGGTGCGCGATTACTACCGCAGGACGCCGGACTACCACAAGCCCTACGCGTAATGGCACACCCCCTCCCTTCGGGGAGGGGGCTTTATGGCCTTTGTTTTTTGGCTTGAACCAAAGAGATCCTAAAAATTCAAAGGACTATAATATCGATTTGAGGGTGGTGGTAACGAATCCTCCCTGCAAGGCCGCGCCACAGAGGCAAAAAGGTCAAGTAGGTTTCCCTAAAACCCAGTGAGGTTAAAAATGAACAGCAATACCCGTAAGACCGCGGTGTCTTTCTTCTTTGACGAGAAGGATGGCGGTAAGTTCACCCTGAGCATTGTGGTGGAAAACCTCGGCGTGACCGATCGTTACGCTCTCCATGGTACCGTCACCCGGCAGTTGGGAATCGTGACGCTCGACGAACTTGAACACAGCATGCCGGAAGGGACGCGTCTGAGCGACCTCTTCCAAGCAACGGTGTTGCGCGTGACCAGCTTGTACACCGGCTACGCGCTGCGCAAATTCCACATCGCCAACGAGCTCGTCAAGTACTTCTCCGAGTACACGATCAGCGATGTGCCGAACGAGTACAACCTGCCGGCAGTCAAAGTCAAGGAAACCTTGGAGGCCAGCAAGGCAGCGGCTGAGGTGTTTGATGTGACGTGTACGAACATGTACGCGATCTTGACGCATGACCCTGAAGATGTGACCTTCCAGGAAGAGTGGATGGACACCACAACGCAAATGATGCTCAATGCGGTGTTTGAGATCCCCAAGATGTGGACGTCCAACATCAACGCTTCGGGTATGGTGGTGCGTGACTCGCAAACGGAGTGGGTGTGGAACTACAGTCCCTCCACCGAGATCCTGATCATCCACGTCCGTGATCGTGCCAACAAGAAGCACTCCCAGTGGGAAGTCACCAAGGAACTGGCTATCCACTTCACCGGTAACGATCGTGAGAACGGCACGCACTATCGCAGTTTCATCAACCACGAGGGTGGTCGCCAGTGGCATGTGACTCGTAAGGTCGTTATCCAGCGGGCGTTCATCACTGAGTTGCCGGCGGGCACCACCAGGGGCGTGTTCAAGCAGATCAAGCACATCCTGCAGGTCTTGCAGGACAGGGCCACCTGCAAGATCGGTGAAACGACCTTTACCCCCAACTACCTGCTCTGGCTGCCGATGACCTCGCTGGAAGAAGCGTGGCGAGGTGCTGACGGCAAACTCCCCATCGAACCACCCGCGGCGCTGCGCGAAGCCTACCTGAGGCTGGTTTTCCACTACGACAACACACTGCCCAAGTACAACGCCCCCGACGGCAGTAGTGGACCTGCTCGTTCGCAGGAAGTGGTGGAGGCGATGTATGAACTGCTGGCGCCGCGGTACGGGTCTGGTGAATCGCAAGCAGCGCGGTTCTCGAAGTTCTGGGCGCAGTTTGACATCGATCTCGAAAAGCTCCGAACGGACATGGCTGCCAAGTTCGAAGGTGACCGAGCGTCGAATAAATACGATGTTTTCGTTACGATCAATACGTCCAACATCCTACAGAACCTGATGACCTTTAAGTCAGAGGTCAAGGAAAAGGAAAACCAAGAGGATGAGAACATTGGCCATTAAGCGTCCCTTCGCACTGCCGAAGTTTGTACAGCGCCTGACCATGCACAACGACGACTTCGAGAATCGCTTCTTGGAGAACCATCGCTTTCAGGTGATGGGTAACGTCGAGTTCGAAGGTGGCAATCCCTCTCGTGCTATCCGGCACTTGGGGGAGGTGGGTAAGATCGCCTCGATCTCACCTCACGGCTACCAGACGTTGGTGATCTACGACCCGGCCATCCATGACCGGGAATCGTTGGTGTTGATGCTCACCGCTCTGTGGGACGGCTCGTTCGTCCCCACCGAGCGCGTCGACTTCAACAAGGACAACACCAGCCGCAAGAAGCTGTATGGCATCAAGGATCATGAACGCCCCAACGCATGGTTGGACATCGTCAATAACGTCTACTGGACCATGGTGGATGTGAACATTGCCGACGTTCAGAAGACCATGCGGATTCAGGCCAACTACTGGGATGCCCAGCGCAGGATCCGGCAAGGTAAGGCCAAGCAGCAGCGCAACGCCGTTGAACGCGCCCTGCGTCGGGGCTCGGAATCGGACCTGCGCGCGCAGCTGATCCTCACCGGCCGCCTCAAGCCGAGATAGTATGGGGAAACTATCTGAGATCCACCAATGGGGAATAAAGAGCACTACGTAACCAGACCAGCCCTTGATCAATCACCCAAAGCCCGCGCACGTGCCCGGTTTTTGATCAACGGTCTGTACTCTGACATGTTCGGGAAAGCAATCCGACATGAGACCGTGCGATCGATCCGTGTCAAGATCATCGAACTGGAAGCCAACCTGGAACGGGTACGGGAATTCTTACCCATGGCTGTCTACCAATCGATGGTCCGGCAAGTAGTGAACTACGAACGGGTCTGCGAGCAACTGGAAGTGCTCTCTTGAAACAAGGTCCCCACCTTCGGGTGGGGACTTATGCCGCCTAAAAAGAAATTAAGCTGTACCATCGTCTGAATCCAACCAAGGAATGTACGCAATGAATGAGAAGGTATTCATCGGCAGCACTGTCGACCGTGTTGCCATGTCGCAGGAAGTGGCTCGCTTCAATGCCGCACTGGCCGAGCGTTTGAAGGCCGCCCTTGCCCTGGTCGTGGGCACCCATCCCACCTACGGCGGCCGCTATGCATGGGTACAGCTGGATGTGGATGGTCTGTACCTGACCTTCACCAGCGTGCTCGATGAGCGCACTGCTGCCGAATACGACTGCTCCTGCTGCCGCACGTTCGTCAACCGCTACCTGACCAGCGCCATCCTGGACACCCACACCGGCAAGATCGTCCGCACCTTGATGCCGGAGGCCGACCAGGTCGATGACATCTTCAAGCCGGGCGTGATCGCAGCCCAGGAAGCGCTGCTCAAGGCCAACGTGATCGGCGTGTTCCCGATCGATGAAGTCAAGGCCGGTCATAAGCTGTTGGGCGTCAAGATGGCCGGTGGTTTTGACCACTTCCATTTCGAACTCGACCCTTCGGCGGTCCGTACCCTGATCGCCGGCAACACGCTGGACGCGTACACGCGTCTGTCTCAGCGTGAAGACCAGCGCGACATGCTGGTGCGTTCGCTCAAGGCGTATGATCCGGCGCTGGTACGGGCCTCGATCATCCACATCAACAACGCCTTCGGTGAGTCGCTCGAACTGCGCAAGTTCGTCAGCAACCTGGAAGCCTTCGTGGAGGTCAAGGCGGTGTTTGAAGCCACCACGGGCATCGATCGCAGCCGACTGCTGAACAACTACGCCATGCGTGGCAACCAGGCCGTCATTCGCATGGACACCGCTGGCGCGCTACTGGGCGGGTTCCTCTCGCGCATGAAGGATGCAGGTGAAAACGAGCATCAGATCAAGAACGCGCTGAACTGGTTGGCTACCAACGGCAACGGTATCCGTTACCGCCGTCAGGTGGCTGCTCCGAAGGATGGCACGATCCACCGTGCCAACCAGATCTTCGAGGAGCGTGGTCTGGCTCCGTCGATGGCCCGTCGTGCACTGCCACTGGCCGAAGTCATCGATCGCGTCTGGGAGCGCAAGGAAGCGGTGCAGGAAGAAACCAAGAGCGGTGGGTTCTTCGACAAGCAGTTGAGCACCAAGCCGGACGCTCCGGCCAAGCTGCCGCCGCGTAAGCGGACGGTTCGCCTGAGCCAGCTGGGCGAAGTGATCCAGGAGTTCGATCGCCTGTATCATCAGTTCAGCCGTCCCGGTCATTCGGCCATCCTCATCGGTCTGACCACCGCCGTCAATCTGGATGCCCCGCCGATCCTGAAGTGGGACGACCAGGAAGACCGCTACCCGTACTCCGGGTACCAGCCGAGCCAGCCTCGTCCTCTGAGCGAGTATGGCGAAGCACTGGCTGCTGAAGTACGTGAAACCGGCCGTGCGGAAATCGCTGTGGTCACCAACATGCTCGAGCGCATGCGCTTGGGCAATGGTCAGCTGTTGGCGCTCTACGTCAACGGTCACCACCGCCTGACGTCCGGCTCCTCGCTGTTCCCGGAAACCCTGCGACCGGACCTGTACGAGGTCAGCAAGGTCATCGAGCAGTACTCCAACAACGATCCGCTGGCGGATCATGAAAAGGGTGCTGTGGGTTGGTGGCTCAACAACGCGCTGATCGTCGGCGTTCGCGCCGACGGCAGCGAAGACCACATCACGGTGGTTGCGGCCGAGTAATCGGCACAAGCGCCCCCACCTTCGGGTGGGGGCTTTATTCTGCTTTATCGGCGGGTCGGAGTCGTAAATCTCTACACGCCACCTTCATTCTCTGCCTACTCCAATTTCACAACCACTACAAGAAACAAGGAAACCGACCATGCATCACGACATCGAGTCCCAGGAAGACAAGCTGTACGGTGAGCTCTACAAGCTGGCTGAAATGCTGCTCACCAACGGCAACCTCAAGGTCCTCCAGCTGCCGCTGGTGGCCAACGTCGACTGGCAGAAGGGTCCGTCGCTGACCAAGGACAAGACCTACATGCTCGAAGCCTCCATGTCCATCGAGTACGCCATGGGCCGGCCGATGGTGAACGTCGACATGGTCTTTGACGATGACATCGGCGCCACCACCCGTCTTAGCGGCGCTCACCTGCTGATGTTCAATCCGGTCGACCGTGAAGCGGCCATCGAGACCATCAATTCCACCCTGCAGGACCGTCGCGCCAGCCGCCTCGCTGAAGCGCTCAAGAGCCTGACCAAGGCGGCCGACCACAACCCGATGACCCTCAAGCCCGGCGACGTCGTCAGCCGTCAGGACAAGCTGGACGCCGAGGTGGTGGACGATGAATACACCTGGGTGGTGGTTCATGTGCTCACCAAGGCCGAACAGCTGCTGTACTGGAAGGCACAGGGCGGTCAGACCACCCTGCAGCACGTGATCTTGGTCGGCACCCAGACTGGCGCCGACGGCTCGCAGGCGCGCACCTGCTTGCCGGTCTCAGCGCTGGATCTGGTCAAGATCGGCACGCTGGCCGATTTCGGTCTGGAATTGCCGCAGGGCGATTGGCTGGAGATGATCCTGCCGATGGGTCCGGGCTTCAGCGACCTGGTGAAGTAACAAGGGCAGGGGGTAGGAAACTACCCCCTTCTTCAAAATGTCCAATGGGGAGAAACAGATGTCGTGTGGCTGCTGTGATGGATCCAAGGGATTGACGTTGCCTACTGAAGCACCCGCCCCGTGCTGCCCGCGCAGTGAGTGGCCCAGTTACTTCGTCCCCGACCCGCAAGACCCCAGATGGGGCACGTGGCATTGCCCACGCTGTGGCATTGGACAGCCCGACAAGAGCACCGCCGACGTACCGCAGGCACGCACCCTGTGGCAACGTCTTTCCAGCTGGTGGGCCGACAAGAGTCCGCTGGCGATCTGATCGAGAAACCGAAAATGACAACGATCGTTTATCATGGTCTGGAACAAACCTTCGCTATGGACAGCATGGTGACCTGGACCAATGGGGCTAAGCAACACCGCATCGAAAACAGTTACAAGATCGATGATCTCTCCAAGGCGGGGATTGTCACCTGCGAAGGTGAGCGCCTGATCGCTATGTGCCTGTCTGGCTCGGTCAACAGCTTCGAGCGTTGTGCCAACTTCATCCTCGACCACCTGCATAAGTGGGAAGAGAAGATGAAGATCGTCAACGACATCGGCGGTTCATTCGGTGTGCAGAACACCGTGGGTGTTATTCTAGTCACCGACAAGCACACCTACGTCTTCCGCTTCAACGGTCAAGGCGTCAACGTGGTCAAGCACAAGCCTGAAGCCTTCGTTGCGGCTGGTTCTGGCGCGATCCCGGCCATGACGGCACACCACGTTTACGGCGCTTCGGCACTGGATGCAGTCAAGGCCGCGGCATTGATCGATGAGGGTAGTGGTTACCTGGTACACGCGCTGCGTATCGTCGATGGTAAGGTGTCGCCGAACCAACCGCATTACATCACCGACGCGAAGGCTGAAGTGATGGCCATGCGTAAGCGTGCTGGTAAGTCTCAGGCTTACGACATGCCCAAGAAGACCACCGAGTTCGCCAACCGTTACAGCCACACCGACGACGCGCGCGACAAGAAGCTAACCAAGATCCGTGAGGACCAGGAAAAGCTGCGGAAGGAGGCTGAAGCCAAGGCAGCTGAAAAGGCTGCCGCTGAGAAGGCCGGGAAGAAGGGCAAGCGCACGCAGGGCCGCAAGGCTCAAGAAAAGCAGCTCACCGAACTGACTGAGAAGACCACGCCGGTTCAGCCGCTGGGCCGTCGTCGTGGTAAGGCCGGTCCGCTGCCGGCACGCACCTAAGGAGGACCCATGCGAGGTCGCTTCAGCAAGTTGACCACCAAAGTGTTCCAAGGAGTTACCGTGGACTACTTACCGCAACCTATCAAGTATCATCCCCGTTACACACATCGTCGGATTGAAAATCCCCACTTGGTCCCTCTGGAGACCTTGCGCAACTGGGGTAACCAGCCTTCCTTCGCTGATCTGTTCCGGATGAGGATGCAGGGAAAGGCCAAGGTGGTTGTCTCTCGGATGTACCACTGGACCGATGGTGAAGACCTGCGAATGGAAGACCTCACCCATGGTCGTTTGTATCTGAGCCACAACTCTGCACACTGGGCACCTAAGGTAGCCAATGGTCAGGCGTTGTTTGAACTGGACTGCCGATTCGATCAGCCGGTACATTTTGGCGATATGGGTCAGCCGTATGAGCACGTATGGCGTCGCTTGGAGGATCGCCTGGAAGCGATTCACTTGCAACGTGATGCGCTATTCTATACTCCCGCAACCGTCGAACCGCCCCAAGGCTTCGTTTACGATGCGCGGAAGTCTATTCTGGCGATCAGGTACATCGGAACTGCCATTTGAAGAAAGACCCCTAGTCAGTCATCTTAGGTTGGAATACCTGAGCAATGCATCTGGCTAGGGCCCATTCCTACAAGAGCGTCACCTGTGTGTTCAACTACCTTAAACTGATCCTGATCTCCTTCCTGGCGATCACCTCACTGACGGCCTGCACTACGCTTAGCAACCGTACTGCCGCTGTCGCTCCGATCACCATCTCCGAACTGGAAGTCGAATACCCAACGATCGATTTGATCGACGCAGTTGCAGTGGAAGCGCCTGTACTGGAAGTACGGGAAATCAGCGTGCCCATGGAGCCGCTGGAGTTGCATGAGAAAGCTCGGATCGTTATGAGCGATGCCGAGGTACGTTGCATGACCGACGCAATATACCACGAAGCCCGTAGCGAATCCTACGAAGGCAGAGTTGCGGTAGGCTATGTTGTGCTGAATCGAATTGCAGATGGTCGCTTTCGCGATTCCATCTGTAGCACGGTCTACCAAAAAGATAAAGGCCGTTGTCAGTTTAGCTGGTGTAAGAGTCAGCCTCGCATCAAGTATCCGCAACTCTATCGTGAGGCGAATGAGATCGCCCTGAGGGTGATGCGGCGTGAGGTTGCAAATCCCATCGGCAATAGTTTGTTCTTCCACGCCAAATACGTTAACAACGGCAAGAAGTATGCCATGGAGTATCGTATTGGCGGGCATCGTTTTTATGGCGCTGTAGTCAGAATGTAGGTGGTGTATGCGTTTTCTTGATTTGACTGGTCAACGGTTTGAACGGTTAGTGGTCCTGAGCTACGAAAAGGTGGGTCAAAAAACCAAATGGAACTGCCGCTGTGATTGCGGTAACCACACCTCTGCCGCCACCAGTGATCTCAGATCAGGGAAGACGAAGAGCTGTGGTTGTTTGCGTAACGAGCAAAATCTGACGAATAAGATGACCCACGGCATGTCCTCAAGTCCCGAGCATTCCAACTGGACGGCAATGAAGAATCGTTGCCTCAATCCTAATGGGTCGGACTTCAATCGCTACGGCGGTCGAGGCATCACCATCGATCCACGTTGGATCAATTCGTTCGAGGCCTTCTACGCCGACATGGGACCACGGCCCACCCCTGAGCACACCTTGGAGCGAAAAGACAACGACCAAGGATACAGCAAAGACAACTGCACCTGGGCCACCCGTAAAGAGCAGGCAAGGAATCAATCTACCACTCTGAGATATGAGTACAAGGGGCAGTTGCTGTCACTGCGTGAAATCACTGAGCTGGAAGGCGTCAGTTTCGACATGGTATATCAGCGCATGCGGAACATGGGGATGACCCTCGAAGAAGCCCTCAATCCAGTTCACTTTCGATAACCCATAAGACCCCCACCTACGGGTGGGGGCTTATGTCAATTCTTACCCTAGGAGAGCTGTAATGAAACCCAACATTGTCGATAACACCCATCGTCCGGTGGACGTTGGTCTGCGCGAAATTCTCGATGAAGACCATCTGCCCAACTGGATGTTTGATCCGTTACTGCGCGCACTTAAACGCGTCGATCCTACTGGGGAAGGTAGTATTTTCCTGAACGGGATGACCTTCAGTACGTCCGGTTACCACCCTGGGCGTGGGAACTTCGTCAAGTTCGATCGACCGCGTACTTTCGAGCAGGGCGAACTGGGTTTGATCGATTACGCTGTGCGCCGTCTGGACGTGGATAAACCGTTCGCTGATGACTTTACTGTTCGTGGGGAATCCACTGTCATTGACGGTGAGTTCAACATTGAAGGTATGCTGCAAACCATCGCCACGTACACTACCGACGCTTTTATTGGTGAACGCACCACGATCGCGATGGATGGTGTGTTGTGGGCGTACTGGTTGGAGGAAATGCACAAGGACGGCATTCAATCGCGTCTGATGCTTTTCCACATGGACGAAGAACAAGTGTACATGGGTACGGTAGAGCACGAGAACATGCAACTGTCGCTGATCTTGAATCTCACCAAGATGCAAGTGATCAACCCCGCCACTGAAGTTGCGAGCTCGCCCCGTCTGCACTAATCTTCACTCGAGCACTACGTGCTGTTAATCACAACGCGTAGTGCTTACACTTTGACCCAACGGTAACCGCCATGGAAATAGCACCTCTACCGCCAGCAGTGGCCGATCATTTCTTCAATATCTGTGGGACGCTGCAGGAAGCCCCATGGCATCCGGGCAGTGCGCTGTGGTACGGTCACGACATGGCAATTGACAACCAAGTCAACTTCGGTTGGAATCCTACCGAGGATGAAGCCACTGAAGTGCGTACGATCGAATTGCTACATCTCACCGGCACATCGGAGGAGATTGAAAAGCTATACCATCCATTAGTAAATGGAATGGTGTTGATCGACGTTCCCGCCATCAGCATTCAAAGTACGCGCGATTTTATCTTCGCTGCGTGGTGTGATCCCAATGTTCGTTTGGGGCCGGATCTAATGTTGTGTCTGGGGCTGCCTTATCTGGTACAGGAAGAACTAAAGCCCCAGCGCGTACGGCAAGGCTACGACGCTCAGAACAAGACGATTGTCTACATGTTCGACATGGAAGGCTTCTCCTTGTTCTGGACGATCTACGCTAAGTCAATCTCCGTCATGAAGACCGAGTGAGAAACATGTCCAACCCCCAGTATGACGACGAAGACGTCCCCGAGGAGGAACGTTTGTACTTCTACGCGCTGCAGGCCGACGGAGCAATGTTCGCATTGCCCAAGTCCATGTCGGTCAATACCTCGATCCAGCGCTACCACGATGAATGTGCCGCTGCTGGCATCACACCCAAGAGCTTCGAGCTGGTGTACACCGATGTGCTGTTGAGCCAATTGATCGCCAACATGGATGCGATCGAGGCCAACAACAACATCACCACCCATTACTTCGCCATCATGATCAACGATCTGGTCTCGCCCAGTCCGTCGCAGTTCGGCGATGACCTGGCCAAGGCCCAGGCGTGGTATGACAAGCTGCGCAAGCCGCCGTTCAACTTCAAGCTGATTGGCCCCATCGCTACGGCGCGCATGCGCACCGAGTGGACGGCGCTGCTGCAGCACTGAACTACCCCTCATCGAGCAATGAGGTAGTAATCTGGGCCGTTATCCCCAACGGCTCAGTCGATGGTTCTCTTCTCCCCAGAGTAGATCCATTAAGTGGCAAGCACTGTTGTTAAATAGAGCTTCGGTCATACGCGGAGGGGTCGTGCCCTCCGCACTTTATGCCGCACTTCCCTTAAATAGGAGCAGTACATGAACAAGCAAGCCAAAGCTGTATTGAGCACCCCGGTGATGTCGGACTACCTGACCAAGGCTCTGATCACCGGTGTGGAGAAGAACCGTCTGCGTCTGGTGTCGATGTGCAACGTCGCCTCCAAGATCGACGGTGAGAATCTTTTCAGTCGCGCCCTGATCCGCGTCAAGCTCGGCGGCGCGCCGATGGAGTACACCCTGTCGATCTTCAACGCCGACCAGCTCGAGAAAGCCGGCGGTAGTGATGGCGACATCTTCGCCCATTCCTTCTACAAGGTGGCAGGCAGCGACCAGAAGGACGATGGGATTCCGGCAGGTGCTGATCGGTGGGTGAACAACTACGTTCCTCAGGATGATGTTTTCTCCGAGCGTAGCCTGTCCTTCCTCAACACCCGCCCCGACGAAGGTACCTACGAGATCGCCTGCCTGTTGCTGGACCTGATGGACCTGCCGAAAGAGCACCATCTCGCATTGGTGTATCTGGACAACATCGGCCTGCGTCACGTCCTGTGCTTGCCCAACGAAAACGACGGCGATCCGGAAGTGACCTACGTGCTGATCCATCAGCCCGGTCGTGAAAACTTCCGTCGTCCCAACGACTACCGGCTGCCGCTGCTGTCCAAGAACCCGCCGGCCCTGCTGCGGTTGCTGTTGCGTGAACTGCACCTTGACGGTGACGGCGATCGTGACGACATCCATCCGCTGGACACCGATGTAGAAAAGGTCCAGTGGGGCTACGGCGGTCCGTACGCAGTCCAGTACGGCCTGGCCCGGTTGTTGATTTATACGGCCGAGGCAGAAGGTGTGTTGCCAGCACATCCGCTGTTGATTGTGGCCGACAGCGCACTGGCATCGGCCGGTACCTACGGCGCCGCCCCGCACTGCATGCGGTGTCCGACCGACATTCGTTGGGCACTGGAGAACATCCCGGCACTGTACCAGCCCCATCCGGCCAGCGAACTGGCGCGTGATTTCCTGGCATGCTTGATGAAGCAGAATTCCTTCGATAAGGTCCTGTTGTTCATTCGCGTCGACCATGCCGGACAAGCCAGTGGCTTTACCCTGATTCAGGACGATGCCGCCATCGATTTCAACCTGCAGTACTGATTCACCTCAACCAGAGAAGGCAATACATGAATACCAACCAGAACCTCCAGGACATCATCCGCCAGAACCTGGCTGCCAACGTGATGGAAGCCAGCGGCAAGTTGCCGACTCCGATCTCCCTGGCCCAGCGCAACCTGGCCGACATGTACCTGGATCACCTCAAGCAGCAGTTCGGCGATGAGCAGGCCCAGACGATGTGGAGCGTGCCGCAGCCGATCTTCATCAGCCATCCGGCCTATACCGAGATCAACCTGGTCAACGCCAGCCCCGTCGCCTTGGGTGCCAACTCCAACAGCTGGCTGCGCGTGGTCTACTACTCCGGCCGCATCTTCACCCAGAACCGTACCCCGGTCGGCAATACCGATTGGATCGAGCCAGCTCTGGCCGAGATCTTCGGCACCCAGCCGCATGTGATCTTCCACAACGACGACGTGCGTTCGCAGTTCACCGGCCTGACCGGCACCTGGCAGGCCGTGGATCGCGTGCTGGAACAGCTGGACAGCCCGCATCACAGCGAGAGGTCCCTGCGCTTCTACGGCGCTGTGGCGGCCACCGAGTACTACCAGAACCACTCGATGCAGAAGCTGTACTTCGTCTACCACGACGTAGATCGCGTGTATCTGGTCGATGCCTACGGCTGGGGTCAGGGTGCGCCGGGCTGCCATCGTCTGGTGGGCTTCTCGATCGAAGCACTGGGCTTCTACCAGAATGCCCGTGAAGAAGGCCTGGCCATCACCAACCCGCAGACCAACCAGCAGTACAACCTGGCCGCCCCGCTGTCCACCGGCCTGATGTCGGTTTGGCTGGCACCGGCCGGGCTGCCGACTGGCGTGTACGCTTACCGCGACCAGCCGGCCAACGTGGGTGACTGGCAGTACAGCCTGACCAGCCACACGCCGGGTGACGTGCCCAAGACCAGCACTGGCTCTGCGGTGGCTGAGGAGTTCAGCGCTGACCCGGTGGAACGTCGTGAGCGTGTCCTGGAGCTGTTCGTCCAGGCGCACGAGGGCAAGGGTCAGAAGGCCTACGACTACGGTCTGCTGGTGACGGTGCTCTCCCGTCAGGTGAGTGCGGAGCTGCTGCGCGATGTCTTCATCGACGAGGAAGGCTCGCTGGTGATCGATGTCGGCCTCGGCCCGGCGGCCGATGAACGCTTCACCTTCCGCACCTGGCGAGGTGAGACTCAGGACAACGCACCGGTTGATCGTGCAGAGCCGGCGCAGGTGGAAGAAGCTGCCGAACCCCGTCGTGATGAGCTCGAAAACAACCTGAAGGACCTGGGCATCGAAAAGCCTGAGTAAATAATTCCGGCAGGTTCTGATGATGTGGAACTTGACTGCACGTGCCGCGACGGTGGCAATCCAACCGTGCAGATCGTCTGGGAGACCCACGTAAGTTACGTAAGTCCTCCCGCCAGCAGACGTTCATGAGGCGTTTGCAATGACCGGCCGGGCTGTGAAAGCAGCCCGGTCTCTTTATGCCATCCGCAACAAATGAGGGATAGAAAGCCATGACCGAAGTACAGAGCAGCCCGGCACCGAAGAAGCACAACCTGCACGAATTTTCCAACACCCATTTCCATCTCCTGATCGTTGCCGACGACCAGGACGTCAACAAGGCACTGCTGGAACGTGCGAAGCTCGCCGCTCCCATTTCGAGCGTCCTCGTCGACCTGTCCCCGATCAGGGACACCAGCGGGCGTGCGCGCGGCATTGCCGTGGACAAGCTGCTGGCCGCGGCCGCCAAGGCACATCCGGATAGTGAGCTGATCGTGGCAACGAGCGCACCGGCTGCGTTTGCAGGCGCAATGGTCAAGGGCGAAGACAACTCCTTTGCTCGCGGCGCACTGCAGAACATCATCGACGGCCTGCTTGGCTTCCGCACCCTGAACCTGCTCGATTCGATCACGGTCTACGCCGGCGCCCTCAAGAAGTCGCACTGGTTCAGTTCGGCCATGCCGGCTTGGTCCAAGCTCCAGCATCCGAAAGCTGAACCGAAGCCGGTCAAGGTCCATGGCAACTTCAAGGTGGCAGGTGGCCGTGTGGAAGTATCGCGCGGTGGCCCGGCTCGGATGACCAAGACGGCCGGCGAGCTCGCCGCCGAACAAGGTGTCGAAGTGATCTTGGAAAAGCAGACCAAGGGCACCGCTGAAGCCAAGCTCGGTGGTAAGCTCGCTGGCGTCAAGGGTAGCCAAGGGTACACCAATCCCTGGCTGGCCTTCGGTTTCAACGAAGGTCCGGAAGACGACCGCAACCAGCACGTGGCCTTCGACAGCCTGTTCGATCATCATGCCAAGGCTCGCATGGGTCTCGATGTCCTGTCGCTCGATGAAATCGTCGAGACCGCCCGCCTGATCACTTCCCTGGAAGGCAGTGCGGCACCACACGAGATCAGTAACAAGCAGACCTTGGCCCGTCTGATCGGTGCTGTCCGTCGTTCGCTGGCCGGTGAGCGGTACGCCGAACAGCTCAGCGATCTGCTGTTTGCGCTGAAGGCTGAGCAGGCCGGCGGCAACGACATCCGCAAGCAGATCATGATGGTGGTGGAGACCGGTGCGATCAAGTACGTCGCAGTCGCCAACCGCCGTCCGCTGCTGGCAACGGTCTTCGAAGGTCTGCACCGTCGTGTCAAGGGGGCACTGCGCCGTCGTAAGCAAGTGGCTGACCAGAAGAAGGCGCAGGCTGAACCGGCACCGGTGGTTGAAGCTCCGGCCAAGAAAAAGAAGAAGCGCAAGAAGAAGGTCGAGCAGGCATCGACCGAACAGCCCTTCGAATCGCGCTTCGCGGCCAAGATTCTCGACACCGATCAACCGACCCTGAGTGAACAGGAGTATCAGGCTCGCAAGCAACAGCTTCTCGATGCTAGGAAGACCCACAGCGAAGAAGCCACGCCGCAGCCAGCGGCAGAACTCGCGCAGACCGAAGAGAAGTAAGTCTCAAAGTTAACACCGCAAGTCTTAACTTGTGATAACACTTTGAGATCGTCGGATCATGAAACTCACACCTGCTCAGCAACGCTTTCGGCAGAATCAAATCACCAACGTCAGCCTGGAAGGTGACGCGGATGGTTCGACCAAAGTCGAGAAAGAGATCGTCACCTTCGGCAAGATCGTAGACTTCAAGCAGCTCGAAAAGGCCGACCGCAAGGAACGCCAAGAGCAATGGGAACTGCGCTCCAAAGATGGTGACAACCTGCACGGTGGTTGCATTCGCATTCGGTGTATTGACGAGAAGAAGTACATCCTGACCGTCAAGACGTTTGTCCCGGACAAGGGCAATCTGTCGGAAACCGAAACCGAACTGGACGCCGAAGCCGGTAAGGCCATGCTGAAAGAGTTCTCCAAACTCTCCAGCGGTGGCATGATCAAAACGCGTTACTTCTTCAACGTCCCCGACTCGGAGTTGGTCTGGGAAGTGGACGTGTACTACGACGAGAAGGGTAACCCTCGTGAGTGGTGCAAGATCGATCTGGAGGTGACGGACATGCGCATCAAGCGTCCGGAGCTTCCGATTGAACTGAAGGAGGCTCGTGAGATTCCGCCAAAGAATCGCAGCGAGGAAGAGCAGAAGTTCGTGGAGCGGCTGATGAGTAAGGAATTCATTACTCCCAATCCGTATCCGGCCAAGTGATGGCATAATGTCCCCCTGCCTTCGGGCAGGGGGCATACCCTCTTATTTGTTTTTTGCCCATCCATTACGGATGGGTGCTTATGCCCTTGATTCAAACAGAAGTCAAACCCGTATCATCTTCTTGAACCAACAACCAAACCTGGAGTAAACGCTATGTACCGTAACCTTGGTACCGGCGGCCGACTCCTCTGGGGTCTGACCGTCTTTGTTATCTGGTGTGTGCTGTTTGGATATTCCGTCAAGGTGTTCAACGCAGTGCACGAGGTAGTCACTGACTGGCTGTATCCTGCGGTTTATGCTGGTGGTTTCTCAAGCATTGTCGCCTCGGTCATTGAGCTGTTGACTGTGGTGATTGGCATTCTCGTTTTCCCAGGCACTGCGACCTGGGGGCTTTATTTCGCCAATAAGAAACTCAAGGGTAACTGACATGAAACACCAATTCACTGCAAGCGACTTCGACGATCATATGGACCGTTGCTCTGACTGCCGCCACGATCCACTCAACCCGTGCCAGGAGGGACGCCGCACCCTCCACGACTCGGTGCGTGAGGGTCGGGCTAGTCCCTTCGATCGTCGGCTGCACAACTCCTTTGATGACAGTGAGGAATGAGATGGACCTGAGGAAACCTGAAGGGGTGACTGTGTGCTTGATCGCTGCCGTGGACAAGAACGGTGCAATCGGTACTGGCAACAAGTTACCCTGGCACCACCCGCTGGAGATGAAGTACTTTCGCCAGATGACGATCAACAGCACAGTTCTGATGGGCGCCAATACCTGGCGCTCGCTGGGCTGCAAGCCGTTGGTGCAGCGTCGCAACATCGTGCTGACCTCCGATCCGGAGCAGTTCGGTGAGCCGTCGCTGGATACGCATTTCATCTCCGACCCGAATGAAGCCTTCAAGCTTCTGAAGTCGGACGAACTGCTGGTCATCGGCGGGGCCAAGGTGTATGAACTGTTCCTGCCGTTGGCGGACTACCTGTTCATCACCGAGATCGACATCGAAGTGGAAGCACCTGATGCATACTTCCCCAGGTTCGATGAAGCGGCCTTCCATCCGGTACAGCGCTACCCGCGCGAGCCGGAAGTGTATGGCGATGTGATGTTGCCTGCCTGGACACCCACCACCCGTGCTCGCATCATCCCCGAGCGCAGCTGACGGCATAGCCCCTCCCTGCACTAGCAGGGAGGGGCGTTATGCGGTCTTACTTTTTTGTTACGCCTGCGGGACTTCTTCAGGCGGCATGACCTTCGTGCGGACGTAGTTCTGCTGACGCACGATCGTGGCCAGCGGGTACTCGCCGATATTCACGTAGGCATTCTGACCGTAGATCAGGTAGCCGTCGGTGTTGGAGTTACCCGTGTTGGCCTTGTCCACCAGGATGCCCTTGACGTTCGAGCAGGACAGCGGCAGACGTTCCGGCATCAGCTGACCGTTCTCGTCAATCACGAACACGTCGCGATTGTGACCGAAGCGGTTGCCGTTCGAATCGCGCCACCAGGCCGTACGCTTGGCCACCATGAAGCCGCTCTGGTCGCTCAGCGGGACCAGATCGACCAAGCCGTAGCCATCGCTCTGGCTCTCGTCGGAACCTTCCAGAATGCGACCATTCCAGGCCGGATCCACCTTCCAGTCCGAGGTCAACCGTTCGACCGTGAACAGGTCGTAGTCGTAGGTCGGATTGGCCAGACGGGTCCGGCTGCTGTACACGATCCAGCCGTTGGTGTACGGGCAGGCGTAGACCTTGTAAATCTGGCAGTTCTGGTTGGCCTTGAACGGCTGGGCATTGGATGCCGGCACCGTACCGTCGGACTTGATCAGGATCGGCTGATAGCCCTTGGTGCCGCCCTGGTTGACGATCAGATCGCCGTTGGGCAGCATCAGCGCCGAACGGAAGTCGATGTCGGCCAGCGAACCGCCCGGATTCATCGGGTTGTTCCAGCTACCGTCCACCGTACCATCAGCGTTGAACTTGGCGATGTAGTAGCAGTCGTTAACGCCGACCTTACGCAGTGCGCTGGAGATCAGGAACACCTTACCGTCGGGGGTGACCGACAGGGTGGCATTGTTGACGTTGCGACCACCGAACTGGTCGATCAGGTCCGGCTGCGGCCAGACCGTGGCCGTGCCACCGTTGGGTGCCACACGAGCAAAACCGTAGAAGGTCACGTTGTTGACGCGGGTAATGCTGCCGGACATCAGGATGCTGTCATCCTGACACACCACCACGCTGGTCAGATCGTTGATCGTGGTGTTGCTGGCCGAGAAGGCCGGTGTGAAGCTGGTGTCCAGCGAACCCATGCGCGTGGTCGGATCACCGACATTGCCCCGATCGGCCTTGAGGCGGAACAGGTAGCGGTTGGCGTTGACACCGGCCACATTGGCGAAGGGACCTGCGACCAGGACCTTACCGTCGGACTGCTGCACAGCATGGGTCACGTAGGCGGCAACTTCGGTATTGCTACCGATGTTGTCAGCCGGCGACGGGCTGGGGTAACGCATGTCGTTGACCGGCGGAATGACCGGGGTGTAGACCGGCTCGGCCGTACCTTCAGCAGTGGCCGTCACGTAGGTGGCCTGCTCGGTCAGGTCAACGTCCTTGAACAGGTCCTCGGTGCCGGTTCCGTACTGCCAACCACCGAAGGTCTCGCGGTCGGTCGTCCAAGCCAGGAACTCGCCGTCAGCGTCAGCGCGCTTGCCGGAGATCACAATGCGTTCGCCGTTGTCGTAGATACGGCCTTCGCTGATGCGGCTGTCTTGCAGTACCACACCTTGCTCAGCGTCGGAATTGCCGATGGTACGGTAGAGTACGATGCCGTAGCGGTCGAACGGGACACCTTGGTCGTCGTTGATCGAGGCGCGGTCGATATAGATCAGCACCTTGTTGCCGACCACAGCCATGTGCTTGAACTCACCTGCACCCGGTGCTTCGGTGGCCTGCGGGAACTGGGTCTGCCAGTTCGGCCAGTAGTCCAGCGGGTAGATGTTCATGCTGTAGCTGCCCGGACCGGTAATGCCGACCTCGAAGTAGACCTCACGGGTCTTGTTCGACTGCGCCAGATCGACCCACTCGCACTTGCCCAGGCCGATGACCATGCCTTCGTAGACGGCCAGTGCGTGCACACGGATCTGCGGTTCGGGCACGATCTCCGGCGAGCTGGACCATTCGTGGAACAGCTTGATGCGGTTCCAGTTGACAGCGTCTTCGGATTGGTGCAGCCAGGTGGTGGGCTCGTAGGAGAGCTTGTTGTCGTCGGGCTCTTCGCTGGTCATGGCCAGCGTATTGGCATCGGCGGCAATGGCCGGTAGGAAGGTGTTCTGCAGCGCGATGATCGGCTGGAAGTTGAACACGCCACCGGTTTCGTCTTCTTCCTGCAGGCGGCACACCCAGAGGATGTTGGTCGCAGCGTGGATGAAGTAACCGTAGACAGCACCCTTGAAATACGCCAGCATGCGACCGGTGAACTTCCAATCCGGATAGCCCTGCGTGTTACCTTGGACCGGACCTTCGTCGTTACGCAGGTCGTCCTTACGCCAGACCTGGCCGCCGTTGGTGGTGCGATGCAGGGTGGTCCACTGGTTCTTGCCCAGGAAGGCCCAGATACGGCCTGCCTTGTCGCCAACAGCCGCTTCGGTCTTGACGTACTGCCAGTTGGTGCCGAACACCGGGGCCAGCGAATCGGGGATCGACTCGTAGGTGGCAAAGTCGCTGGTGACGCCACGGGCCATGGAGTTGGACAGGAAGAAGCCGGTCTTACCCGTCGGCTCCGGATCAACTGGACCGGTGGAACCTTCGCCCACGGTGCAGGCCAGTTCGCCAAACAGCAGGTAGGAGGTCGACTTGGCCTTGATGGTCACGCTGAACGGCGCAGTGCCACTGCGGTCGATCGGCTCGTCGATGATGTCATCGGCGGTGATCGTGATGCCAGCGCGAGCGGACAGCTTGGGCAGCAGCTGATGGGTGCCGGTCTCGTTGCCGTCAGCGAACTCCTTGCTGCGCAGGGAGAACAGCTTCTGCAGCTGCAGGCGGTTGTAGGTGACATCCAAGTCGACCGAGGGTTCAGCACCGGCCTTGGTGGAGATCTTGGTGGACGTATTGCGCTTGCCGGCGACGGACAGGTCCAGCACGGTGGGGTCAACCAGCACCAGCGGAGCGTAGTCAACTTGTGCCAGGGTAAGCTCGGTCTGCAGGCGTGCATTGACCAAATCCAGCAGGTGCTGCTGGATGTTCGTGATGGGTTGGGACATCTGAAACTCCTCGTCGGAACGAAAGGGTGTTATCGAATTTGAAATCGACTCACAACATAAGTGGAGGTCCCCGAAGGGACCTCCTTACTCATGCTACAAAACTGGAGATTACTGCTGATTGGCCGAGCGCTTGACTTGGATCTGTACCGTACCAAACACGCCGTAGGAGTTCGCCTTCGCAGTCAACTGCAAAGTGGCGTTGTCGCTGTCGCCGACAGGAACGGTGTCTTCAATATCAGCCGTACCAACCTCCCGGCCCAACCATTGGGAGAGCGTAGCGACGATCTGGTGAGCGCTGGTGGGCATTACATCCACTACCAGCAGGTTGCTCTTCAGTCCGGCCAACTTGGCCAGACTCAGACGATTGTACTCAAGTACCAGATTTAGCTTGGGATCGGTAGGTAGCTTGTTGGTAAAGCGTACCGAGGTGTTGCGGATGTCGGGATCTTCAAACCCCGTGGCATCGTTGAGTTTGATCGGCAGTCCAACATTGGCGTTGTCTAGACTCAGTTCGGTCTGGAATAGCTTGTTGGCGTACCCAATCACTCTAGTCAGATTATCCACGTGTTACCTCCTGGCGGCCGGACATCGATCTCCACCGCACCGGTCACGGCCAACGAACCAGGCTTGGCAACCAAGGTGATGATGGCCGTATCCCCGTTCTTCGGGATGGGCGCATCTTCCACGTCTTGCGGTCCCAAACGAATGCGCAGGTAAGTGGCCAAGATGGGCAGAGCTTCGTGGACAGTGGCAGGTAGCTGCTGCGCGTGAAGTTCCGGAGCCAGCGCTACAGTCAGCTGTTCCAGATCCAGTCGGTTGTAGTACACCAACAGATCACGCGGCTTGACGGGTTGGTTCTTGATCTCCACCGAGATCGAGGTGTTCTTACCTTCCCCACCTACGCCGGGCACGCCGTACAGCAGGTCTTCCTCACGCAGGTTGAACTGGAAGCCGGCGTTATCCATGGTCTTCTGGATAAGGTCACGCATCATTTCAGAGGGCGTCTGGATCACGGCGCAGCTCCTGTTACAGTGAAGCGCTCCAGACCGAAGTAGGTGCGCGATTCAGGATGGGCTTCCACGTCCACCACCAGCGGCCAAACACCAGCGCCGTCAATGGGGCGATCCACCAGATCTTCGGCACTGATGGGCATGCCAGAGATGGCGGCCAACTGCGGGGCCAGATCACGGGTAGAGGTCGGCTGACCGCTCAATACGTGCTCACGGCCATAGAAAAGGTTGGGGATGAAAATGCGGTTATAGTGCAGCTCAGTATCAAACGCTCGTCGAGCATCAGGCGTGGAGGACATCCGGATGGTGCTGTTACGCGGCGCTTGGTGGATGTTGGTTGCCGAGGCGTCGATCAACACTGGCACTCCAAAGACAACCTCCGAGAGCAGCACGGCCGTTTGATTGCGCACATTGAGGTGGAGCAACAGCAGCTCCTCTACACTCAAGTCCGCAGACGGGTACTCGGGCAACTGGTCAGACATGGCTTCACCGAAAAGAAAGGCGAGATAAAAACCCTCCTGCCCGAAGGCAGGAGGGCACGCTGCAACGCGTTGGTGTTACTTAGGCAGCCGCACGGTTGTCGGTGATGGACTCAACGGTCCATTCAGCGCCATCGGCGGTCAGCTTGAAGACCGAACCCACTTCCAGGTCTTCGACCAGGGCTTCGACGAACTCGCCGTCAACCTGGATCCACACAGCTTCGCTGGCGCCGCTGGAGAAGTTGCTCAGGTTGCCTTCGGCGTCACGAGCGGAGTACTCGAAGTCCGACTTCTCTTCAGCTTCGTCTTCGGACTGCACTTCCTCGGCCGGAGCAGCAGCCGGTTCTTCAGCCGGTGCGTCCTGGATGGACACGTTCTCGTCCGAACCGGCGCTGTCGGTGGCAGCTTCATCAGCCGCGCTGTTGTCGGCGCTGTCGACGTCGCCATCGGTGAAACCTTCTTCGTCGCCAACCGGGGCGGAGAAGGAAGCGATCATCGCCTGCGGCACTTCGCCGCCATCGGCAACCTTGGTGGCGCTGACGGTGTAGCTCACCACGACCGGATCGATACCGGTGGCCTGCTTACGCACGGCCTTGGCTTCGATGGTGTAGTCGCCCAGCAGGGCGCCGGCTTCATTGGTTTCCACGCTGCCGAAGGCCTGCTTGTAGGCCGACAGGCGCTGGATGTCCTGGTAGACCGACTGGTCGCCCGAGACGAAGCCGTTGACGATGCGCAGATCGTTGGCGGTGTCGACGAAGACCAGCTTGCCGTATTCGCGCTTCAGGGCGAAGTTGAGCACGCCGCCGCCGGTACCGGCAGTGACCTTCAGGGAGATGTCGTACAGGTCGGTGATGGTCGAGCCGTTCTTCTTGTTCAGCAGGGCGAAGCTGTACGGCAGGTTCCAGTCGGCGGTTTCGCCGACCACCAGCGCGTAGCTGTTCTCGCTCGGAGCGACCAGGTTGGCGTTCTTGAACAGGCGGGCGCCGACGGCGATTTCCAGTTCACCGTTGTCGGCCACGATCAGCTTGCCATTCGGGTTGCCGGTGCCGGCAGCGAGGGTACCGTCGGCCTTCAGCGCCAGCGGCGCGGCGATCGGAGCATTGACGACTTCTTCGACCGGGGTGATGATGCTGGTATCCTGCACGATGGCCTTGGCCACGTCCACGGCGAACTGGCCGGTGAAGCGCAGCGAGGTATCGGTGGCACGCAGCAGCACGCTGGTCGGCAGCTTGGTCGGATCAACGGTCACCGCAGCCAGGTCGGCGTCGCCGGCGACGGTCTCGAAGACGACCTTGACTTCGTCCTTGATCTTGGCAGCGATGCTGACGATGTCGATCGTCTCGCCTTCGGCAAAGCGCAGGGTCAGGTGCTTGTTCAGGAACAGCCGGCCCAGGTCGAGGCGGTTGTAGTGGATCGGGACCAGCAGGCCGGTTTCGCCTTCCGGCAGCACCACGGCTTCAGGAAGGGCTTCCTTCTTGATGGTGATGTCGATGTCGGTGTTGTAGTCGACGTCGGCCGAGGAGGTCGGGGCGCCGATGATCAGGTCGCTGACGGTGTAGCTGGTGCCGTTTTCTTGGTTGAGCAGCTGGACGATGGTTTCTTCACCACCGTGGATCAGTTCAATGGACACAGGGTCTCCTTGTTTCGTGAACGAGTTGTTATTTGACTTGGGGGCCTTTGCATAGGATGAGACGTCCCAAGCTAAAAAATTAATGGTCTGACACCTTTCTATAGAGCCAGAGGACACGTTATGTCTAACGTCTATCAATTCACACCCAAGACAGCACAAAGGCATATCATGACCGACGGTGAGCGAGAGTCTGTGGTTCGCACTCTCAACGCTCGGGCACATGAAGCCTTCTTCCCCCTCAACCGGTTGTTCACTCGTTTTGCCATCACCGTCAACGAGTATCCGCTGGAGAATCCAGTCATCAAGGACTTGGAGAAGGTTGGCACGCTCATGACCGCCGACTATCCCAACTTCGATCTGACGTGGTTGTTTCGCATCGAAAAGATCCGCAGCAAACCCCGCATGCCGGCCATTCCCGATGACCAGATCTACGGGTTACTGAGAAAGGGCGCTGAGGCGTTGGGTTTGATTCCCCATGGCGTCAGGTTTGCCTATCGCTACTTGCACGAGCTTGGTAGCGTGGTGTGGTGCGAATCGATCATTGTCATAGAGGACAGTATCATCGTGGACGGCTTCATCGCAGCCGAACACTTGGGCGCAGAGGGAGATCGCACCTATCATCCGTTTAAGATGGTGGTCCGAAAACTGCCTCAATGAAAATACTTTCAGGACTATAATACCTCAGTGAAGTAGTAGCACAAAAACCTACCCACTGACGGAGAGCAAGACATGTACAACAAGATCAAGCGTGAAATCCTGACCATCGCCATCGTTCTGAACCGTATCTTCTACGGCCTGCACAATCGCAGCGAGAACTTCGGTCATTGGTTCTTCAATCTGACCCTGTATCGGGGTCGTCCGGGTTATGTCGAGTTCAACATCGACAATGATGAGTACGATGGCCACATCGTCCATCGCGTGACCCACCGCCAGTACCGCGATGAAGTCGGTGCTGAAGTCAACACGCAGGTGCAGGAGCGGATGACCTTCCGCATCACCAACCGCTGGCTGGTCCGCAATGGCCGTCTGCCGGACGTTGATGCGCTGTGGGCCATCTGCACCGATGCCCAGACCCGCGAAGGTCTGGTGGTCGTTGAGGTGGTCTGCGGTAAGGAAGCACACAAGCAGGTGAAGTTCCGTCCGTTCGATCTCTCGCGCCTGCCGCCGCAGGAAGTACTGGATCGTCGCAACGCTCGTCGCATGTGGGTGCAGAACTTCTTCAGCCGTCTGTTCCCGGTGGCTGCTGACGCACATCTGCACGAAGACATGCGTGGCTTCATCATCAAGCGCGTCTAAGGTGCGGACATGATCGACATCTTGACCCTCTTTATCAACCCGATCAGCCAGATGCGCGGGCGTTACATTCACGCCCACAAGGGACGCGGGCGCAGGCGGGGACATCCCAAACCCTTCGAACCGTCCTCCAAAACGCGGCGGCGTCAGGAGGCGATGTTCCAACAGGCCCAGCAGGAACTCGATCTACGCCGGCAGTTGGATGAGTGGTTCAGTCAGAACATGGGTCGCATCAGCCCTGCCTTCGGCGTGATGTTGCAAAACCCTGAGAAGTCTGTATAGTTCGAATCACTGGCTTCGGCCAGGTTCCAAACGAAGGTCTTCGGACCTTCGGCTTTATACCCTCAACCTAGAAAGGATAGCTACATGAGCGTTACCGTTGAAGATTTCACCACGGAGTGGAATCGCGAGCTGGATCGTCGCAATCGCTTCTCTCACATCCTGCGCGGCATTGCCCGTGAGAACGCTCAGTCGCTCAATGCGGCAGAGCTGAACAAGATGGAGATCGACGAGAAGATCCGTCAGGCCATCTACGTGTGGGCCCACCGCAATCAGCGCGGACGCTACCTGCACAGCCACAAGGGTAAGGCGCGTCGGCAGCACAAGCGGACTCCGATGATGCAGTCGCAGGCCCGCTACCGGATTGCCCGGATGGTGGGGCGTGAGTCCCAGCGCACCAGTAGTCTGGACCGGCTGCTGATCGCTGCGTAAGTAACAGCGGTAACACAGGGGCGGGTGCGGAAGCATCCGCCCTTATTCTTTCTCTTTCTCACAAGGAACGCTACAATGAAAACCATCGAGAATTCCGTTCTGGAAATGGCCGAGCAGATCAAGGCCGGTATGAAGGTCACCGAAGAGGGCCTGATCGAAGCGGGCGACATGCACATTGGTTCGATGTCACCTACTCGTGATCAGATGGCGGCCGGTCACATGACGCAGGTTGCGGTGAAGTCATGAGGTTCCGTTACGTAATGGACGTGCGGATTGCTCAGGCGCTCTACCTGCGCGGTAAGTACGTGCACAGTCACAAGGGCAAGTACAAGCGCCGTCACAGGCGAGCATCGGTGGCACGCGTGGTGCCGCAGATCTTCGTCGGTGAAATCCACTTCGCAACCACTGTTGTTACCCCGGAGTAAGCCATGGTTACCGACTCAGTTATCCCCGTGTGTGATTGCGGCAAGACCGTTGGTGCTTCCAAGGTGGGCTTGATGTGTGAGCACTGCAACAGTCCGGTAAAAGCTGTCGTCGATCTGTTCCTGCCTTTAGCGACGTCTTCCTACAGGCGGATGAGGACCCGTGAGACGGTCAAGAACATCATGACCGGGCCTGCACCTGAACAACCCAAGTCCCCCTACCCGCGCCGCAACCCGGCGCGCATTCCTGGCGCCTACGAACGAACCATCTGGGGCCTGGAGAAACGCGGCAAGACCTACAGTGTCGACCAGCTGCTTCGTGGCCGCTACGTCCTGCGTCACAAGGGCAAGCCGCTGCGGCAGCACAAGCTCACCTCCAAGGGACATCTCCACCTCGGCATGCGCGAGATCCTGGCGAACGAACCGCGCCTGCTCGTCACCATCAATCGCATGCCGAAGTTCAACCCTTTCGTTGTCTAATCGATTCGCCCCCACAAGGACCGCACCAATGAATGACCTTCCCACCCACCACAACGAACGCATCGTCCCAACGTTCGTCAGTCCTGATGATTCGCGTCTGCAAGGGATCGAACATCGTGACAACTGGTACGAGCCGCGCAATGACGCAGAATGGGCTGAAGTGACGAAAGATCAAGCCACTGCCAAGTGGCTGATCGCTAACCATAAGGCGAAGATGCGCAATGAACTGCGCGGGCGCTTTGTGCACATGCACAAGAGCCGTCGTTTGCGTAAGCATGCTCGTCGCGCCGGCCACTACCACTTCCACGCCCAACTGATGAATGACCAGAACATCCTGAGTCTTCAGACGGGTCTGCTGAGGTGGAGCGCTCGCCAGCCGGTTCGACTGATGGGTGAGTCCGAAGTTCGCTTGGTCCAAGTTGTTGTTTCGCCCTCCGTAATCACCTCTCTCCTGAAGGATTCTGATCTATGAGCAATGAACAGCGCGTCAATGACGAACTGGAACGACAGCGCGATCGCTACCGTTCCATGATGAAGAACCACGGCTACGCACTGGTGACAGTGGAGGATGATGACAATGATCTTCCCTTCCACTACACGGTGGGGCTGACCAACGGCGGCCTGCCGGAACTGCTGTTGGTTGGCAAGTTCGAACGCCCGGTGGCCGAGCACATCCTCAACAGCGTGGCCGCGATCCTGATCGGTCGTGGCGCCACCAACCAGTTGGGTCAGTACAGCCAGATCAAGCTCACCGATCTACTGGCTGATGCCGAAGACCGGCCGATCCCGCTGCGCCTGCAGCTGATCAACCAAGCCGAGGCGGAACGGATGTACCTGATCCAAGCCGAACCCATCCTCCAAGACCATCTGGTGGGTGTGGTGCAGATCCTGACGCCGGACAATTGGGGACGCTATCCGGACGATTCGGGTTACAACTTCAACGACTACCCGCAGGTGCTGGCAGCACCAAAGGCCTACAGCCAATGAGCGACCTTGCCCCTCACACTGGGTTTGCTCGTGTCACCTCCGATCCCTTCCTGGCCTACTTCCGTATGCGCTGGGCCAACTGGGAACGGCACGGCTTCCCCAACTGCGACAAGAAGATGTTGCCCCTGATGCCGATGTTGGGCGCCTTACCCGGCTTGGTGCCGGTGGCGTGCTGCTCCTCGCATCCTGATCGGGGTACCAGTGATCGTGACCGGACCTTCTTCATCAACTTCGCCACCGATGAGCAAGGTCTGGAAACGATGGACGTGTTGTGTGGGCTGGTCATGCCGCACGATCCGTTCCTGGAGTTCAAGCGCTGGCAGCCGATAGAACCGATGTACCCCACCGAGTCCCGTGACGTGAATGCCCGCAAGTGGATGGGTTATCGCTTCAACCGGATTTGGCACACCCTGCATCACACCAATGCCAACGTCGATGAACTGCTGAAGAACTTCGAACGCGGCCTGCGCAATACCCTGTCGATCTTGGAAGTTGAACTTCCGAACAAGGCAGCATAAACGCCATATCGCCCTCTCCCTCCATTGCGGAGGGAGAGGGCTTTATGACTGCCGATTGTTTTTGGCTTTTCAGCACCAAACCAGGAAACTCGTTACAAGAACGTAGACCACCACCATCCCCAACTCGCAGGTGATGTGACGGCTGAGCATCTTGCGTAGCGGAGCCTCTCTCTCAAACAGCGTGGTAGCCACCACACCGGACAGCTCGATCAGCAGGACGAGCACGACCGACTCCAGTGAGAACTGCGAGAGAACATACATCGTGCCCGCTAACTCGGCCAGGCTATGGAAGAGCAGACCCAAGTACCAGAGCTTATTCTGCTGTCGCCGTGAGGCGCTGTAGCCGAAGTCTACCAAATGGGCCAGCAGTCCATGCTTGAGCAGGAGGAGTCCTAGCAATTGCGCCCCTGTCATCTCCGGCTCCTAGGTAGAGACTTACCGACCCCTACATAGAATGCGCATAAGAGAGCAGCCCCACGGGGCTGCTCTCTCTGCGGTGGGCTTTTTTCTTTTGGCTTACAGGGGCAAACCAGCAGTGACGCCACCGGGTGCATGCCACGGAATCTCCTCACCACTACCCATCGGACCGCCGCCGGGTGCTTTGAGGGAGATGTCCGCCTTGCCGTAGTCATCGCGGATGTCGGCAATGGGACTGAACGGCAGCACGGTGTAGCGATGACGAATCGGAGTATCGCGCGGCTTACGGTGCTTACCACGCTGGATCGTCAGGAACGACTCTTGGTTAATGACTTCCTTGTGGATGAAGATCTCCAGATCCACCTCTTGGTCAATCGTACCGCAGGAGTCGTAGTAACCCTTGCCTTCCAGATGCTTGACGAAGTCGTTGACGCCCAGGCGGGTCATCTTCTTCGCTTCAGTGGACAGCTGGGCCGGGGTGATGAAGGTGATACCGCGCGGAGCAGTGAAGTTACGAACACGACGGAACAGGTCACGGATTTCCGAACCGGTCGGACCGCCCTGGATGCAGCCTCGCTTGGAGATCATGTTCAGGTAGTCAAAGACGATGGCGTGGATTTCATAGCCCTGCGACTCCAGCGCCGTGATCATGTCAAAGATGCGCTCGTAGGTCATCTCCGACGGATCGCAACGGCCCATCATCACGTTGTAGCCATTGACCGACATCTTCTCGTAGATGTATGCCTTGGCCTCGTCGATGGCCGCCTGCTTGATCAGCGGGTCCGGATCGGAGAACATGGCCGTCGGTGCCAGCTGGCCGGTCTCGTTCTCGTACAGGTAGCGGTACAGCTGCACGATGTTCAGCTGCAGCTCGTTCTCAGCCGAGATATGCAACAGCAACGGCTTCTTGGTCGGGTCACGCATGTACGGGGTGTTGTACAGGGCGATCTGACGGAACAGGTGCAGGGTGAAGCCGGTCTTGAAGTTGTGCTGCAGTGCGCCGATCAGGACGAACTCACCACGACGCAGGCCTTGGTGTTCGCCGAGCATGCGATTGATCGCCTGCCAGCCCAGACGCAGAACACCTTCCAACGAGGTTTCCTCACCGGCCCGGTTGATCAGGCGGGAGATGTTGTCACCGTCAGACAGATCGACCATGTCAATCATGCCGCCGATCTTGAACTCTTCGGAGGTGTTGTTGCGGTACGGGTCGAGCTTTTCGTGGACTTCACTGATCAGGCTGGACCAGTTGACCTTCTCCGGATTGAAGTTGGCCTTATAGGAGAACTCTTTGAGGATCTCCTTGATCTTGGTCTGATTGACGTAGTCGCGCAGCTCCATGCGCTGGGCCATGCAGCGCTTTTTCAGGACGATCAGGTCGGTGGTGTCACCGATACCCTGCTCGAACCCGTAGTACAAACCTTCTTCATCCGAAGAATTGACACGTATTCTTTGAAGAACAATCGTACGATCCAGCTCTTCGCCGGGAGCGCGTTCTGCCATCCACTCCACGGTACGTTTGAGATTCAGCAAGATCTCACGGGATCGATCGAAGTCGACGCCGGGCTCGCCGAACTTGATGGTCTCCAGCACTTCCTGCACGAGGTTGACCGAATGGATCGTCGGATCTTTCAGTTGGCCCTCGTTGAACAACAGTGTTGCTAGTTTGACCAGAAGCAGCTTGGGGTCCATTTCTAATTATCCAACCTTAAAGGTTTTTCTGATGAAGATCGTCTATGTTCCGCAACACATCTACGGCGCGCTGAAGCAGGCGGGTCTGGCTTCGCGCGACCTGTGCGATGTTGGGAAGCTCTTGGGCACACTATCGGCGGAAGATGTAGCTTTTTATTTCTACGCCAACACGCCGGGAAAAAGCTGCCCCATTCCCAAGCCGCTGAGCGACTACCTGCCGAACCTGTTCTTCCACACCGACAACGGCGCTGCGCCCTTTGACAGCAGCGACCCGATGCAGGCGCAAGCTATGCGTATGTGGAACTCGTTCGTAAAGAACGGCTCCGCTGCATCACTGTATGAGAAAAATTCGGTTCTCACTTCGGACTGCTCCGAAGAGGACCTGCTCATCCTCACCCACGTAGCACAGCCCGACGCTGCGGACGGTGAGAAGCCGAAGTTCGATGAAACGGCATTCTATGACCGGGTCATCCAGCAACTGCTGGCTTTCCAAAGCCCCGAGCAAGTCATGGCCTCTCCGGTCCTGACCGCTTGGCTGAAGTCGGTGCGGCCCTCTGCTGCGTAACCCCCAACAGCAGAGCTTGTAACAAAAACCTGCTTTCACAATGACTAATGATTTGGTAGTTGTTCTACCAAGAGCTTTTAGCTCGCCCCATTGCGTATGTAAAAACGTATTCTGTACGTAAAAACGTAATGGTGTGAGGTTAGCCCTCGTTAGAGTGGTGGTCCATAGATTGCCTGCCAGACCCGGCAGCGGCTAGGAGGCCCCATCAATTAGTGAAAGCGGTGGGGAAAAGGCTACTACTGCTGCCCTTCAAACTCAAGGAACCAAAGAACCATGTCCTCTCTGAAGCTCAAGGGTCGGAACCAGGCCCCGCTGACCAAGCTGGCCCACACCCTGAAGGCGAACATCGCCACCCAGGGCGCTGACTTCGTCTCCGCCGGCCAGACCAACACCCTCATCTCGATGGAAGGCTTCTCCGATGCGCAGGCTGCCAGCCTGCAGAGCACCTTCGACCAGGTCCGCAGCGACATCCGCGACGAACTGAAGAAGTTCAAGCTGGGCGCCGGCTTCGGCTTCGAAGCCCTTGCCGACGGCTGCGAAGATCCGGAAGCCATCCGTCAGCTCGACACCGCGCTGGACGCCGGCGCCATGGCCGCCATGGCTGCGGGCAACCCGGTTGCCTACGCACAGCAGGCCTACAACGGCCAGCCGGTTGCCACCGGCGAGAACGTCACCCTGGTCGACACCATGGCCCTGCAGGGCGGTGCCAACTCGATGGACTACCGCGCCAACGTGGCGATGGAAGCCTTCAACGAGCAGGAACTGCGTGATCACCTGCCGTACTCGATCCTGTTCAACGTCTTCGCCTCGCGCCAGGACGACTTCAGCGAAATGCTGTTCCCGACCACCGTCGTGCCGCCGGATCAAGCCGGTCTGGACATCACCGTGGCCCGCATGCAGGTCTTCAACGAAGTCCGTCACCAGGCCTCCGGCGCCAAGATCGACTTCGGCAAGCGCAACCTGATCGACGCCGCCATCGACCACACCATCCTGGCCGATGAGCACACCCGCCTGGTCCCGGTCGTCCTGGAAGACGGCAGCAACGCCGACAAGTTCGTCGACGAAGCCGTGGTTCCGACCTTCTTCCAGCGCGTGGGCAACTTCGACGTGCCGACCTCGGCGCTGAAGCTGGATGAAACCATCGACCTGCTGGGCATCTCGCAGTGGCAGCCGCTGCTGGGCGCTGGCGTGATCGACCACTCCGACGACGTCGACGCTCGCGTCGTGCTGTCCGAGCTGTACCTGCAGTCGGCCGACGGCGCCGTTGCTGTCAAGTTCCCGGTCGAGCGTCTGGCTCGCAACCAGTTCAACAAGACCACCGAAGGCAACAGCCGCCTGACCGGTCTGCAGTTCACCTCCACCGACCTGGTCATCGACAAGAACTCGAAGGCCCTCGACGGCACCGACGTCGCCGCGTTCGCCGGCATCGTCACCGGTGAGTACACCGTGCGCCTGTCGGTCAACGTGTCGGGTGAGCTGAACCACGAGTTCGGCAACATCAAGGTCTGGGCCTCGAAGGTCTCGGTCGCCTCGATCCAGGACAAGAACGGCAATGCCATTCCGACCTCGGCCGGTGCCGGCAAGGCCGTCGCTGATGCCCTGAAGCCGCTGTCCATCATCGGCTACACCATCCGCGCCAACCGTACCAACGCCAACAAGCGTACCCGTGGCCACCTGCTGGACACCGTGTACGAAACCCAGCGCTACACCATCCCGCTGGGCAGCCCGCTGTCGATCACCTCCCCGGTGAGCCATGGCGATGCCCGCGACGCCGCTGACCAGAAGACCCTGATCGCTGCCGCTCGTATGCGCAACAGCAACAACGCGGTCACCGCGCTGTTCGCCATTGCCGACCAGCTGCGCGAAGTCACCAAGGGTCCGAAGCTGCCGGCCGGTGAGTACTGCGGCGTGGGCGGCCTGGGCCGCTTCCTGGTCGATCCGTTCTTCGAAGAGCACACCGTCGACCTGGTGCAGTGCCTGAACAGCATCAAGTCGCAGGACCGTGCGCTGGACATCAGCTCGGTGCTGGTCAACGTGCTGCGTGACATCGCCTACCGCATGTACCGCGACACCAAGATCCAGCCGGCGATCGACGCCCAGACCGGTACCACCGGCGAAGCTCCGATCCTGCTGGTCGGTACCGACCAGGTGCTGATCCGTCACCTGCTGATCAACGGCGACAGCCGCACCTTCGGCACCGTGTTCGACAAGGCCGTCGTCAAGGCCTCGCTGGACCGCCGCATGTACGGCAAGATCGTCCTGACCCTGACCCGCGCCAACGCGGAAGGTCCGGATCCGCTGACCTTCGGTACCCACGCCTGGATGTCGGAACTGATCGCCACCATGCCGATCAGCCGCAACGGCGCCACCACCAAGGAAGCGACCGTTCAGCCGCGTACCCTGCACATCAACAACATGCCGGTCCTGGCCATCGTGTCGGTGAAGGGTCTGTCGAAGGTCCTGGTCGACAAGACCAGCACCCCGGCGATCGCTGCTGCCGTCACCAACGTGTACCTGGACGGCCTGAAGTACCCGACCCTGTAATAGGGCGGCGTGCAGGCTACGTGCAAAGAACCATAGCGTAGTAGCCGACGTAACGGTAGCCGAGGCCCTCGAAAGAGGGCCTCGGTTTTATGCTGCCTTTTGGTTGAACCGGATTACAAACCCTTACTATCTACTTGTAGCAGTTCTCGAAAAGCTACGAAACACCATCCAGCAGAAAGACAGGTATGGGAAAAAATCCACAACAACCAAGGCACTACCGAACCAAGGTAGTGGCGTCCACGGGGGAACGGTTCCAAAATCTCTCGGCGGCCGGGGAGTTTGGATACCAGATCTTTAACACGATGTATCGGTCGCTCTTCGTGGCCACCCGTGCCGGGGTGCGCTTTGAAGTTCCGCGACAGTCAGTACGGGTCAACAAGGATCCCGGAGTCCTGATTCGCGTGAAGGTTGCTGCCTCACCTTCCGTAAATCTAGACGTATCTGGGCTATCTAATGACAAAGGTACAAAAGCATCCACGCAGGAAGCAACCGCCTATATTGGCGCTATTGAATCTGCTGCTGCTAAGGCATTGGGTCAGGCATCTCGGGTCTGCTACGTAGACTACAAGATCCCTGAGGAGGATTTCGACAACAATGGAGGTTTGCTGTTCCTCCAGAATTTGGACATCCAGCTTTCCGTACTCAGTGCTGCCAATACCCCTCACCATCCCTACTCCATTTCTGGTCAGCGCGACCGGGACGCTTATGCCCTCAGGCAGAGCAAGGAGATCACCACGATGTACGGAGTGACCATCCGCGACAAGGATGGATATTTCGGCAATCGTTTCTTGAACATCAACGGCGAGGTCTATCGAGTCCCCGTCATCCGCGATGGTCAAGAACCTGATGGTGTCTACCGTCATGTCACCGGCCGCACGACCGGTGAGTTCACAGTAGATCGTACCGCTGTCGAGTTCTTCGAGTTTGAAGAAGCCGACAAGGAACTGGGGTTGTACCTCACCTACAACGAAGCCTTGGCCCTCGGGAACCAGGCCGATAAGAACAAGCGCGAGTATGAAGAAAAGGCCAATGCCCACCGGCAGGCTGAACTTCAGGCAAAGCTCTACCAGAGCCAAGCCGATGCAGCGTTCTCCCGCGAGAAGGAGGCGATGCGTCTACATGCAGCGCGACGAGAGCACGCCTTGCGTGAACTCGAACTTGCCCAGCAGGCCCTCGAAGTTGCACTCAATCAACGCGAGGCTTTGCTCAGGCGCGACATCCTGTTGCTGAAGGAACTGTCCGAGAAGTCCAGTTATGCCCGTCGCGAGACGGCAGACCTGATGAAGACAATCCCGATGCTGATCACCTCTGGTATCGCCCTAGTAGTTGCAATTCAGAAACTCCGCTCCGCTTAAAAGAAGGCACACGTCCATCATGGATAAATACGCGTTTGGCATCATCGATCGCGAAGGCCCCAAGCACAACCGAAAGATCGTCGATGGACTGGCGACAGAAGAGTTCAAACAGATCGAGGCCTACATCGATCGAATCTGGCGCACGGCTACCGCCGAGCTGTCGCCGGAGATCACTTATCACGGACTGCGTGCTTGCAGTGTCCGTGAAGAGTATCAGGAACTGACCCGACGCACCGGTGGTCGCAACACGATCGAACTGGCTCGCTCCAATGCCCGGATGATCGAGATCGACCTGCGTCACAATGGCGATCCGCTTCCTAAGCGGTACATGTACATCCCCTTCGTTCGTCGTGGTGGGCTGATCACCCTGCGTGGCAGTGACTTTGCGATCTCTCCGGTGATGGCTGACAAGGCTATCTCAGTGGGTCCGAATCTGATCTTCATTCCGATGGCATGGGATCGGATCAACTTCCTGCGCGTGACGCACTACTTCTACGCCAATGGCGTACAGGAGTCGGTGCCGGTGGTCTGGTCCAAGATTCACCACTACGTCCTGAAGCAGCGTCGGACGAACTCCAAGATGGACGTTCGTGCCAACACTACTCTTCCGCATTACCTCTTCGCCAAGTACGGCGTGACTCGCGCCTTTGCTGAGATGCTCAACACGCACGTCGTGGTGGGACCTTCTGGCGAAGTGAACAAGGAAACCTACCCGCCGGATAAGTGGGTGGTGTGCGAATCCAACCGAGAGAAGCCGCGTTCGGTTCGTGACAAGGCCTACATGCCGCCGGATGTCCGCATTGCGGTTCCGCTGGAGAAGTGGGGCCCGGCTGTGGCGCATCTGGTGGCAGGCTTCTACTACGTGGCCGATCACTTCCCTGATCGTGTCGTGGCCGATGAAGTTGACGAGCCGCGTCTGTGGCGCGTGCTGTTGGGTTACATGATCTTTGGCCCCGGCCAGAGTGAGGGTAAGCTGTACGACAACATCTCCGAGCACTTTGGCTCGCTGGACAACTACATCGAAGTCCAGACCCGCCAGCGCTTGGAAAGTGTCGGTGTGTACGTGGAAGACATCTATCAGCTGTTCATGCACCTGATCGAGAACTTCGACTACTACCTGGCCCAGTCCACCACCAACCTGTCCAGTACGTACGGCAAGCGCCTGATGGCGATGAGCTATGCGACCTCGGACATCACGTGGGCAATCCACCGCTTCATGTTCATGGTCCAGACCCAGCGCAAGCGCAAGACGCTTACGAAGGACGATGTGCTCAAGATCATGAACAAGACGCTCAAGACCCAGACCATGTTCAGGATGAACAAGAACCATGGTGAGGTCAATCCGGTCTCTGTGTCCGGCGACAACATCTACTTCAAGATCACCTCCCACGTGGTCCCGCAGGAATCCTCCAGCGGCGCCCGTACCAAGCAGCGCTCCACCGCAGACGATCCGTCCAAGATCCTGCACATCTCGCTGGCAGAGAACGGTAGCTACAGCACGATGAAGAAAGCTGAGCCTACGGGCAACGGCGCTCTGAATCCGATGGCCATTCTCAGCCCGCATGACAACGAGCTGCTGCGGAACCCGAAACTGCTGGACATCACCGAGAAGACTCAGGCGATGATTCAGCGTACCGCCTAAAGCGTCTTAGAACGCTGGCACCACCCGCCTACGGAGATATTGAAACCCAATGTCCAACAACATCATCTACAATCCACCAGTTGTGGTCAACGTCAATGTTGAACCGGAACTGCGTCCTGCAATTCCGTTGTTCAGCGGCTACGCCATTGCAGCACTGACGGACATCCCTAACGACCATCGTGGTCCGGGCCGTGCGCTGTACCGGGACATCATGGAGAAAGACCAGAACCTGTTCCAGGAGATGGTCCAGATCCTGGCCTCGGCCACCGAGTACGTGCTGATCACCAACAGCGGCGATCCGCACAACCAGCGTCATGTCGAACAGGCCATCACCACGGTACTGGGCACGATCATCGACGGCTTCTACGGCGTGGTCATCGACCGCTACACCCGTGACTTCGAGCAGAGCGGGGCAATCAGTCAACAGCAGTACGATGACCGCATCAAGGTTCAGCGTGCCCTGCAAGAGCTGGTGGCCGAGATGGATCAGTTCGCTCGGGGCGGTCAGGCCCAGCCGCGCGGTCGCGGTGGTTGGGGCGGTGGCGGCACTGCCACCGGCGGCGGTGGCTGGGGAACCAACACTGGCGGTAACTGGGGTGCAGGCAACCGCAGTGCCGTCAGCAACGACGTACGCAAGGCTGCCGATCAGGTGTTCACCGCAGCTGATGGTCGTCGTGGTACTGCCACCCGTGATACCGACAACTTCTCCAGCGGCGGCCGTGTCGCCCGGCAGGTCATCAAGGAACCGGATCAGGTCATCCACAAGCCGAACTTCTGGGAAGGTCGTCAGTTCCTGCCGATGATGACCGGCAGCACCGGCTATCCGCTGACGCTCAATCCGAAGCGTCCGTGGGACTGGGTGGTGGCGCGTCCGGATGGTCTGATGATCCAGCCGGCCAGCTCCAGCAGCTGGAAGCTGACTGACAAGGCCGGCTTCACCGTACGCTGGTACGACCCGCAGAAGGCGATCCTGATGTACCTGAAGGATCCGGAAGGAAAGGTGACGGCAACTGCCCTTGAACGCGAGATCGACATGAACTACCTGGACCATGAGCAAGACCCGGAACTGCGCCTGATGGCCAAGGAAGAAGCAATGGCCCGTGACGGCAAGATCCAGCCGGCGTTTGCACTGGTTGATCAGATCCGTCCGCAGCCGGGCCGCCCGCTGGCGGAGCTGGGCCCGATCGGTAGCGATGATTCCATCGAAACCGAAGTGCTCAGCGTGCCGGATACCTTCGAGCTGATCAACAACGTGCGGGCGATGTACGACCGCAACATGCTGCGCCTGAAGGTGGGTGAAGATCCCTCGCAGAAGAAGGCCTACGAGTTCTACGCCGATGTGGCCGAACTGATCGCCGTGGTCAATCCGAACCTGAAGCTGCTGGGCGAGATGGCCGATCAGACCGACTTCGGTCGACTGGCGGCACTGCTCACCGCTGCCCTGGGTCGTGATGAAGATCGGGAAATGGCAGAAAGCGCCAATGCCCGCATGACCGAAGCGATCAACCACGCACTACTCGTGAACATGGGCCTGAAGGGTTGGTCGATCGACAGCTTCCACGAGGACATCGTGGATTGCATCGATAAGCTGGGCAAGCATGCTGGCGAGCAGTCGGCGTTCGTGCTCAACGACAGCGCGGTGGAACTGATCAGCGCAACGCTGGCACACTTCACGGCCGAGGAAGGCCACGACGGTGTCTACGAGGCGCTGGGCATGGCCGATGCCGTGAAGGAAGATGAGAGCCTGCTGATCTGGCGCAACCGCACCTCGATCACCCGCATCCCGTTGACCTCCCACGAGCTGGGCCTGCCGGCCGAAGCACGCCTGATCGACCAGGGCAACTTCCCGGCGTTCTACAACGCCTGTGAGTCGATCTTCGGTCGTACCCCGGATCATCCGGTGGCGTTCAAGAACCGCTACCTGGCCCTGACCGATGGTAAGGTCTACGAGCTGGTGGCTGGCTACTACAACCGCGGTGCACTGATCATCAAGCGTGCCGACTTCGTGGTAGCCAAGTAACGGCATAACGCCCCCGCCTTCGGGCGGGGGTTCTATGGAGGTCGCTTGAACAACGATCAAATTTCCCAAGCCATTACCGAACTCAATGGCCGCATCGAACAGCTGCGCCATGAACTCCACACCAATGGGAAGCTGAGCAATGATTCGGTGGTGGTTCTGACGGCTATGCGTGAGCAGGTCGGCGAGCTGCGCAAGATCCACATTTATCAGTCGGTAAATGAGGGTAACCTCATGAAACTCGTTGCCCAAGCCAATGGTGTCACTGTTGGTCGGGTCAGTCAAATCTGCAAAGAGATGAGGGAAAAGCATGCTCGGCAAAACAACTAAGCCCATTTTCACCCTCCCACCGATCATCAACACTGGTTTGAAGCGGGGTGAATTTGCATTGCAGATGGTCATGCCCCACGCAGGCACACCCATCAAGTCAGATTTCGTCGGCGGCCTAGTCCGGCAGATGCATACCGACGGCAAGATCACCGACCAGCAGCTGGAAGATTTCTACAAGAAGCGCCTCGAGAAGATGGCGCCTTTCGGTCTGTAACTCATTCATTCAAGGAGAGCAGTACAGATGTCTGAAGCATACCACGCCCCCAATACCCTGATTCCCATCAACACCATCATCGAAGATTACAGCGGCACGCCTTACCTGGCATCGCTGGCATTCTTCTGGGAAGTCGAGTTGGCGGCGATCTATCAGCAGCACCCGCATCTCAACCCCACTGCATTCTTCAACTTCGACTACGACGAAGAAGAGATCCAAGAAGAGCTGTTCAAGGTCTTGGTTCAGAAGAACCTGCTGAAGAAAGTCGAGCCCAATTTCACTGCAATGACCTACCTCAATCACAAGAACAACACCGCCGACACCATGCTGTTGTCAGTGACTACGGAACTGCGTGGACCGGTCGACAAGGTCAGTGCATAACCCATTCCATCCGTTGATGGCGTAGGCGGCATAGACGCCTCTCCCAAAGGAGAGGCGCTTGCCTTTTGGTAAGGGGCCTCCATCTGGAGGCCCCTCTTTTTATGCCCTTTTTTTTTGGCTTACAGAGGGGGCAGGGACATGTCGCCACCGCCGCCTTCCTCGCCAGTACCGGTTTCATCCGCCGGCGGTTCACCGCCAGTTTCATCGCCCGGAGGCACGTCCAACGCATCACCACCGCCGACGTCCATGCCGGGGTCCAGGAGATCATCGCTCGGATTGGCCGGAGCGCTCTGGTAGTCATAGCTACCACCGCCACCGAAGTCGTCATTGGGACCGACGATCTTCTTCAGGCGTTCCACGGCCGGGCCAGTGCGACGCTGGGTCGTTGCCAGTGCGTACATCACATGCAGCAGCGACTTGGACATCGACTTGACATGGTCCTCGATACCGCGGATCAGGTCAGGCTGTTCGTCCGGGTCCGGATTGGTCAGCAGGGTGAAGATTTCCGGCATGACGTTGTTGTCAGCCATCCAGTCACGCATGATCTTGGCCTTGGCCGCCTCCTTGACCATCGGCACCAGATCCTTCAGATCGCCCAGACCCTGTTCGGTCAGGTAAGCTTCATTGATCCAGTTACCCAGGCACTTGTCCACGAATTCTTCGCGAGAATTGTAGGCGCTGGCCTGTGCTTCGGCCGTAGCCATATCCGGCTTGGGCAGTCGCAGACGCAGAGCTTGCAAGAACTCCATGATGACCGCATCGCGACCCATGGCTTGCAGATCTTCCAGACGCTCGCTCATGCTCTCCATCGAGGCCGAGGTCTTACCCTTGGTCAGCGCATCACGCTGATCCTTGGCGTCCTTGGAGATCTCGTTGGCGCGCTGCTGTTCACGGGTGAGCTTGTTGCGGTTCTCATCCACCAGCTTGCGCAGCTCGGCCATCAAGGCGCCGTCGGCCAGTACGTACTTGATGACGAAGTCGTTGAGGAAGCCCTCAAACTCGGTCTGGTAGGTCAGCACGCGCTTGGCCAGCAGCAGGTTGTTGGCCAGGACCGAAGTAGCGAAGTCCGCACCTTGACCGGCATCGACCATGTCCGGGCTCAGACCCATCGCCTGCAAGTGCGCATCGCGCAGCTTGTCGGTGAAATCGGTATCAGGCTTGACACGGTTGGACTGGCGCTCGGTGACATCCATCTTGATTTCGGGGTAGCGGGTGTTACCCGTCACTACCACGTCAATCGATGCGCGCTGCAGGTAGCTGTTGATGTCCACCGGATTGGTGGCGCCCAGCGGGAAGATGCCCTGACGGGTCTTGGCGAACTCGTGCAGCAAGAACTCCACCGTCTGCGACGGATTGGGATCGGTCGGCTCCAGCTGGATAGCCAGCTGCGTGCGGTTGATCGAGTTCTTGATACCGGCCATGGCATCAGCCAGCAGGCTGACCACGCGGATACCGCCGAGCACCTTGGACTGCTGCAGCAAGGACTGGCCGATGCCGTACTTGTTGTAGTCGAAGGCAATGTAGACCATCATCTGCGCCGGCACGTAGAGCACCTTGGTGCGCTGGTGGGCCATACGACGGGCAAACATCACGCGGTAGATTTCTTCCGGCACCGTCACTTCCAGCTGACGGCCGTACGGACCTGCTTCCAGACGCTGGGTCAGCTCGCGGTCGATCATGCGACCATACACGCGGGCCATTTCTTCGATCTCGGTCTGACGGCTGGTTTCCTGTCCCATCAGAGCGCGCTTGGCCTGAGCCAAGATCTGCGAGCCCATGGACGAATTCGTGTTGAGCGAATTGGCCATGTCGGTGAAGTAGTCGCGCTGGTCGACCGAGTTGATCGGGTTGCCCAGTTCATCCAGCAGGATGAAGTAACCCAGATGCTTGCGCGGCGCGCCTGGCTGGTGGACCGGAATGACCGATTCCGACGGCAGCTTCATCACCGTAGGGTGGCCGATCGTATCGCGGGCGATCTCGTGGTTGGTCTTGATGATCTCCAGCGGCACGTGCGCTTGGCTGAGCTTACGGCGGGTGCCGAGGTTGTATTCGGTGTACGCACCGAAGCTTTCCTGGGAGACCGCAAACTGCACGCCGTTGACCTGCAACATGCCCTGCTTTTGCATGATGGCATCGATGCGATCTTGAGCCATGCGTTCACGCAGGGCAGGCATCTTCAAGATGCTGGGGTTGTCCACCACTTCCATGAGGGTGTCAACTTCCATCTTGTCGCCGGCCTTGATGCCGTTCTCTTCATCATCGACTACCGCGTTCATGCCGATGACCATCTTCGGCACGTAGGTATGGGTGCCGTAGCTGCCATTGCCCGACAATGCTTCCAGGCCCAGGTTCATCGCAGCGCCGTTCTTGGGTGCGACGGGATTGCCCAGATAACCCAGATGGCGCAGGTTGTCGTCCTTGACCTGGTCGTTGATGCTTTCCATCGTAACCCGGCCCACCGAGTTGATCGCAACGTCGATGGAGTTCTCCGGCAGGATCAGCAACGGGTAGGAGCCGGTCATGAAAAGCGCGTCTTCCAGCGAAGGTGTCAACAAGTCGCTAATCTTGTAGACCTTCTCAAAATGCTCTTCGATAACGCCTTGCATGGCGCTGGCCAGGTCGCTGCTGAAGCGATTCTGTTCCAGACCGAAGTTGATGCTGGTGGTCACCATGTCCTTCGGGGACAGGATCGAGCTGGTGAGGATCTGCATGGCCAACTGCGTCTCCGGCAGCAGCTGGAAGATGCTGCGGGCGTCGTTGACGTCATTGGCCGTCATGTCGCTGATCTTGGTCAGCAACGACAGATCCAGATGCTCGATGGACTTGTTCTTACCAGCCTTGGCATCGGTGGACAGACCACCAACACCGACACGCTGTGACGGTACTTCCGGGACCAGTTTTGACATGATCGCAGCCATGCCCGTTTCCCGCGCGTCGGGAAGCATTCGGGCATATTGGGCTCGCGTGTCGACGGGGAAGACCGACGAAGTAGGCGGACGGTTATACATGCATGCTACCTCAAAGAGCTTTCTTTTTTCGTAAGTTGGGAGACGCCCAGTGTCACAGGCGCAATACAAAATCTACCTCAGCAAGGTGTTTAGCCTCGCCAAGACTCTGGTGGTCAAAAGTTCCGCTGCGGCACGGGCTATCAATACCGAGCTGGTGCGGTTGGGACACACCATCAATGAGAACGATCCGGCGAGCTGGAAGTACTATCTCCACCTGAACGGTGAGTACCATTACACTGACCGGGTGATGAAGATCACGTCACTGGATACGCAATCAGAAATAACTTTTAACAAGAATGCCCTTACGGTACATTTGGCCACTGCGCGTGAGTACGCCAGTGGCGGACAGTACTACAAGACCCTGGTCAGTCAGTTCCCCGACCAAGAGGATCTGATTCGCGGCATTCTCAATCCAGTGGACATCTCCACGGCCATTGCGGCCGAGGACGGACAGATCCTGTACTACAATCCGGCTCTGGTGGAAGAGAATGAGGAAAACCTCATCCCCAAGCTGGAGCAATGGTGCAAAGACTTCTCCCGGCGTTGGTTCGTTCGAGCCTACACGCTGGTGGATGATCTGTACGTGGCTGCACACCTGAGTACGATGTACACGCTCATCCCCATGGTGGTGACGAGCATTCGGGCGGCCAATTGTCATACCAATTACGCGCACTCCTTCCATATCCGCGAGTATCTGAACAGTCATCAGTACTTGGGTGATGAGGTTGACTACCTCACCACCAAGCAACGGCTGTGGCTGTATCGGCAGATTCGCTTCCTCGAGCGCAATGCCGGTAAGCAGTCCACGTTCAAGGAGCTGGTCAAGAACCTGCTCACCGAACGCAACCTGCCGCTGTCGGAATGGAACATGCGACATGACCTGAGCAAGATGCCTGATGAAGAGCTGGGGCCCCGAGCCTCGTTCTATCGGGAATCGCTCAACATGGACCTGAGCATTGCCGGTGTGGAAACCCGCAACATCACCGAGATGCTCGAGGCGGAGATTCCGGTAGCGCGTAACAACGAACGGGCCATCCAGGACAACGTCACTGACATCCGCAAGAAGATCGAACACAGCCAGGGTGATTTCCTCAAGACCAAGGTCTTGGAATCCTCGGTGCTGGATCTGTCTGATGCTGGTTACTTCTCACTGGCTGACACCATGCTCAACCATTGGCTGTACCTGTCCCAAGTGGGGCGGTACACGGCAGTGATCAGTGTGGAGAATCCGGCCAACGGTGGCAACTTGGTGCTCTCGGCCAAGGAAGCGTTCATTGTCTTCCTGTACGTGTTCAACAAGTCGATGGGCATTGAGCTGGTGGACGTACCGGTGTTGCAAGCCAACAACGTGCGTAAGCTATCCACGCCGCTGCGCCCTGAGATTGAGGGCATGATCGACAAGAAGCTGTTGAACCCGTACGTGGTGGATGGTCTGTACAAGGCGATCGATCTGATCCCGCCGATCATCTCTACCGAAGCGTTCAACCGCACGGTGGCCAAGATCCACGAGGGCTTGCAGATTCATCGCTGGATCTGGACGACCCGTGAACATAAGGACGAGCGCGGTCAGGTGGAAGCGGCAGCCATGCACTTCTATCACGACTGGACCTGCCGACTGGACGCTCCAGAGCTCTACCCGAAATGGCTTTCCGATCGTGGCCTGGACCTGTTGAACCTGACGCGCCTGGAATGCTCGATTCTGGCAGAGCAGCTGATCTCCCGTGCAACCGGTGCAGATCTGTTCGCTACCTACAGCGTACGTGACATCCAGACTGCCATGCTGCGCCTGATGACGCAGCTGTCCTCGTACTCGATCCAGTTCCTGCAATCGATCAACCCCTCGCCGATCATCTTCATCGATTGGCAGCCGCCGCGCATCGGCAACATCGAAGCTGACGGTGGTGATGACTTCAACGTGGACATGGCAACGGTATACGTGGAGGACATCCACGCCCAAGGCCTGGCCAAGTTTGACATCCAGCAAGTGGGTTGGTTGGATGACATGGACCTGAAGGCGCGCGGTTACGATCGCATGCGCATCGAGTCGGACATCAACGCCACCATTACCAGCAACACCGGGTACTTCTTCAAGGTTGAGATCCCGCAGATTGACGTGGTGGGCGATGAGTTCCCTGAGTCGCTGATCACCGACATCACCAAGTACACCGAGCATTACCTGCCACAGGATCGTCAGGATCTGAGTGAAGCCTTTGATCACCTCAACAGTCCGCATTACGCGCTGACGCAGGCCGATAAGGACGAACTGACCGAACGCTGGAATGAGCGTCCGGCCGATCCGCCGATCACCCTGATCGCAGAGGGCCTGCAGCTGCCGAACCTGTACGATGAAATCAGTGGCGTCGATGTGATGCGCACGCCCACCCTGACCGGGTCGGTCTCGCTACCCACGATTGACTACCCGCTGGTTGATGGCAAGATGGAACTGGATACCTTGCTGTATCCGGGCCTGGTCATGGACATCGTGCTGGACGTCTACGGTTATCCGGTACTGCGTGATGTGGCCGAACTTGATGGCCTGCGTTATCCGATGACCCAGCAGACGCTGGTGCTGGACACGCTGACTTACCCGCATCTGAATATGGCAGGTGAGTTGGACGGGCTGGATTATCCGGAGTATGTCGACAGCGGCAAGATCTCTGAGTTCACCTATCCGTTCGTGCTGGCCTTCAACGCACTGGATGGTCTGTCCTTCGGTCTGAACGGCTCCATGTCGTTCAACACGCTGGACTACCCGCCGGTTCCGCCGTTGGATCTGGACACGTTGGATTACCCGCAATAAGGACAGGCGGGGGTTGAAAGACCCCCGCCTTTTCCCCAGCCAAGAGACTCCCATGCCTACTTCCCTTGATCTGCTGGCCCTGCCGCATGCGCAGGCTGCCAAGCAAATTCTCGCCGAGGCCCTCAAGCCTGGCGTGGATCCGAACAAGCTTCTTCTGGGCGAAGAGGTTGTCGGTACTGGCAACAAGATGATCCTCCCGGTCTATGTCGATGGCTCTGCCTTCGTGGACCCGAACTGGAAATTCTACGGAACTGTTGACATGACCTATCAACGTTTGGACCTGCAAGAAAGTCTGGGTCACCTGAATCTGGAGCTGGCTGTTGGTGCGATGTATACCTCGCGCGAACTGGCCACCCGTATCGGGCAGATCCTCAAGATCGACTTTGAGGATGTGGACTATGTCCACGAAACCCGAGTCATGAACGGTCTGAGTGAGAACTACGTACTCAGGGCCGAAGAGAATTCGCCACGCTGGATGGGTCAGGTTTCCATCCGCGTCTTCCGCTAAGGACGCCCATGCAAGTCACCACCGAAGACCTGCTCAAGTACAGTGTACGCGGGGCCATCGTCACGATGGTCAACGCAGAGAACGGCACCTTCTTCGATGGAGGTGAGGCGGGCCAACTGGTCATCTCCGAACCGATCTCTGTGGGTGGTCGCCGCACCGAGGTGGAGCTGTCGATCCGTCGGCGCGTCAGCAAGATCGACGCGCTGCCCTATGCGGGCAAGATCGCCTTCCGCTTCAATCGACTGGACGTGAGCGGCACGCTCTCTGGCACGCTGGCTGGTTTCTACCCGCCCCTGCCGACGTCAACGCGCATCCTGCTTGATGAGATGACCAAGCGCTCAGGCATTGTCTTTGAAGACGATGACTTTGTGCTGGAAGACATCATCCGCAGCAATGCGGCACCTTATGTCCTGAAGGCCAAGCGCGAGTCGCTGCGCTGGATTGGTCAGATGGAGATTCCGCTGCTGAACCTGATTGACCTGCAGCAACTGGTTCGCCAGGGCATGGGGTCGCAGGTGCCACAGTTGGATCAATCCCGTCAACTGGTCGCTGCTGAAGACAACCAACCTTACCTCAATGCCACCCCGCTGCTGGAACGGCTTGATGCGATCCTGCTCAACTCCCCCGTGGTAGACACCACCCATCCCTTGGTGGATGTGGTCAGGGGCGTCGTGCCGGAGTTGGGTCAATACCTGCAAAGCTCACCCACGCCGTGGGACGTGCGTTCGGGTAACAGCGGTTACAACCTGCGCGGCGCCATGTTGGTCTCGCGTGATGTGGCGGCAGATAACGCCAACACCATCAACCCTGCGCTGAACCTGACGGCTACTGTCCGTTTGGCTGCGGCCGATACGATGTACCTGAGTAAGGACATCGTCATTCCCTATGCGCGTCTGAGCTTTGGTAGTAGCGACTTTGATGACGCTCCGCGCCTGACTACCTCGGCGGTTATCAACGCCAGTGACGCCACAGCTTGGAATGCGTGGGTCAACAGCCTGCAAGTGGGCACGTTGATCACCTCACTGCCGGCAGGAATGGATCTGCGCTGGAGTGGTCCGGAGCAGTGGGTTGCCAATGCCGCCGCGCCCAGTCGCACCAACCTGTATGGCTGCGGTATCCTGTACAACGGTCCGCGTCGTGGTTACGATCCGTCTCCGTACTACAACCGCTGCAACCGCGTCTTGGCCTTGGCCATGTCGTTGAACAACACCGCCTACCGCGGTACGTACATCATCCACTACCGGGCACCGATCATCCTCAATGAGGTGATTCCCAATATCGTGGCTGGCGTACCCTTCGACTTTGACTTCAATCCCACCGAAGGTCAAGCACCTTACACGGTGCGTCATGTGTCCGGCTCACTTCCTCCGGGTTTGAGCATCGGCAGTGACAACCATCTCACCGGCACGGTGCAGGTGGAGGGCAACTACAGCTTTGGTGTGGAAGTCACCGATGGTCGCGGCGTCAAGGTGGGCTACACCTACAGTACGATCTCCCGCATTGCGCCGTTGGTGATCAGTGGTCTGCCCACGGCCGCGCGTATCGGTCAACCCTACAGCTTCAGCTTCACTGTCAGCGGCGGCGTGCCGCCGTACGACTTCAACATCGCCAGCGGTTCGCTGGGTCCGGGTCTGTCTTTGCCGGATCTTCGCCAACCCACCATCTCCGGTACGCCGCAGGCACCTGCGGGCACACGTACCTTCATCATCGAGGTCAACGACGCACGCAGTGTCTCGGCGACCACGAACGCATCCCTTACGGTCAACTCATGAGTAAGCTCAATCAACTCAGTGCGCTGGGGAAAACCGCACTGGAAGCAGTGGTGGAGATGTTCTTCTCCGTGTTCACTCGTGAACTGGATCGCAACCATGTTCGCTTCGAACTGGATGTGGCCAATTCCGAACTGATCATCACCTCACTGGATCAAACCGCCAGTGGCGCTACGGGCATCTACCGGGGTACGGCGCGAGTGCCGTACCTGAAGGCTGACCTCTCGCAGGTCTGCCCCTACCCCTTGGCTGTGCAAACCACCTATCCGGTTACGTTCCGGGAATTGCGTGCGCAGCTGCGCAGTCGTTACGACATCATCTTGGAACAAGGTGAGATGGCTGCCAAACTCAATGGTACGCCGCTCACTGACGAGATGACCATCAGCGAACCCCTCATGGCCGAATACGGTCAGTTCAAGCTCTACGCCACCCAGTTCTCTGGGCGCTATCGGGCAGGCACCAGCATGACGCTGATCTTCATCCAGCCCAACAAACGCGTACCGCTGAGCGCCCTACTCGACTTGGAGAATGCCCTGTCGATGAAACCGCTCATGGTCCGTTGAGGAGACTCCATGGCAGGTAACAAGACCATCTACAACAGCACCTTCCAGGAGGTGCTGCTGGAGACGCTCTACCGTACCACGGCATGGAATGCACGCCAGTTGGCCGACAACGTCAACATCGCCTTCCAAGCCTTCCCGAACTACACCCAGTGGACACTCACCCCCACCCCTGCCGGTACGGTAGCAGGTCTGGTGAACTCCACCACGGGTCGGTTCAACAAGCAGAACCTGAGTAACCGCTTCCCGCAGGACATGTGTTACAGCGCCCTGTATCCAGCCAACTTTGAAACGATTGCCAGTTTCTTCCTGACCTCCTACGACCTGCTGGTTGAACCTGGCTGCTGGCGTCTGGTCAAGGGCAATCGTTCGATCGTGCTGGATGAGTTGGCGTGGGTCGACTTTGATCTGTCTGACACCCGTTCGATTCGGATGGAAGTCACCGACAGTCACCCGCTGTTTGCACCGGGCACGGGCTTCCCCCTGCTGGTGACCGGTTCGACCAATTCGATCTCCCCGCTGACGGCGCGCCTGAACGGACCCACCCAAGGCGCAGTCGGACAGAACCTGGTCAAGGAGCTGTACATCCTGGGCGGGCGTTCGCCGTACACGGTAACCCTCAAGTCAGGCACCCCACCGGTGCCGCTGCGTACCAATCCCTTCCGACTGGAAGGTGTCCCCACTACCGATGGTCTTTACACCTTCGTGTTGCATGTGGAAGATGCCGACGGACGTTGGGTTGATGTGGAGGGTAGCTGCGACATCGCCCTGAATGCTTTCACAGTCAGTGGCACGCTCCCCAACGGTACGGTCGGTCAATCCTACACAGGCCAGCTGACTTTCAGTGGCGGTGTGATGCCCTACACTCTAGTCTCCCAGTCCGGTGTTCCACTGGGCTTGGAAGTGGGTGTGGATGGATTCATCTCTGGTATTCCCGACGCAGGTACTTACGCACCCAAGATCGTGTTCAAGGACGCGATGAATCGTCAAGCCACGTTCAATGGTTCGATGACCATCGCCGGTCGCTCTGATCGCGCCGTTGCTCAGCTGACGCTGGACGGTCTGACTGAGTGGGTGGACTTTGAAGGCGGTGTGGTCTCCGGCGTTAAGCCGGTGTCTTACATCAGCGCATCGCCATGGGCCAACAAGGTTACCAATGGTGCCGACGTGCGTGGCCCTCGAGTGGCTGCGTACAAGATCAACGATGGTTACTTCCAGCAGACCGCGCAGGTGCGTAAGGATGGTGCCATCGCCATCGGTCTGTGGTTGGAAGCTGACGACTATCCGGTCGGTTCGTGTATTGCCAGTTGCCGTGACGGTAACGGCGGTTGGGAGTTGTCGGTGGGCGACTCTGACAGCAAGCAGCTGCGCTTTACCTTGAACATCAATGGTAACTGGCGGGCCATCACGATTTCCGATCCCGCGCCTCCGTCCAACGGAGAGTGGTCGTACTACGTGCTGCAGTTTGCAGACAACTACGTGGCGGCTTTCCGCAACGGTCGTCTGCTGACCTCGGCCAAAGAAGTGGGTCAGTATTTCGATGCTGATACGGCGTTGCTCACCATCGGGCGGCGCTCCAACAATCTCACCGGTTGGCAATGGGTGGGTAAGATCGGCAAACTGACGCTCAGCGATGAACGTCTGTGGGCTGATCAACAAAAGCAGCTGTACAACGCGGGTAAGGGGGTTACGATTCGTGACCTCAAGAACGCGGCCAATGTCTCGACTCCCGCTCAAGTACGCGTCACCGGTTCCCTTAGCAATGGAGTTGTCGGTGCGTTGTATCGTGAAGAGTTGCAGATCACAGGCGGAGCAGCACGGCAGACGACGCGACGTTTGCTGGGCACGGTTCCACCTGGACTGTCGGTAGTGACCACCGATCCCGATCGACTGGTAATCACCGGCACGCCCACGATGGCGGGGAACTTCTCCTCCTTCTGGGTGATCGTCAGTCAAGAAGACGTCGTTGGTTTTGACCTCAACATCAACGTGGTTTCCGGATAAGACGACATAACGCCCCCTCCTTCGGGAGGGGGTTTATGCTGCCCTTTTTTCTTAGTCCTATCTTGTGTGCGCCGCTGTTGCGGCTAAGAATTTCTTCGCCCTCTTTGAGGAATGTTGCATGTCCAACCATAATCCGATTGCCGCGCTGATGCATGCCCTGAGCAGCCTGCCTGTGCACCCCAACATCCAGGGTTTGAAGTATGTCATCGTCGATACCGTCAACGGTCCGCGTCGGTTGGACTTCAACGAACTGGTCACCCCGCCCAACCTGAACTTCTCGCCTGAGTTGATCGGCAAGAAGGTGCTGGAACTGGAAGGTCGTATCGATCAGTTGCAGGCCACGCAGGTCGAACTGGAACCGCTCTACGAAGACGTCAAGCCGTTTGAGCCGGAAGAGTCGGTGGCCATCGGCGACTGCGCCCTTGCCAATGGCTCCAAGGACCGCCACAACGTCGCTGTAGGCGCTTTCGCTGGCTACGCGCTGGAAGGTAGCGGCAACGTGGTCATCGGCCCGTATGCGGCCACTGGTGTGAACTACGAGCTGGATAACAGCGTGGTCATCGGCAGTGCAGCGCTGCCTGACGCAGAGCTGGACCTGACCAACGTCATCGTGGTGGGTGCGCATGCGCGTGCCACTGGTTCCAACCAGTTCGTACTTGGCCATAGCGGTACTGACGCATACAACCTCAGCGGCCTGCATCGTCGTGCCGACGTGCGCGATTTCACCAGCATCGAAGATCTGGACTTGGGTCTGGACTTCATCTTGCAGGTCCCGGTGATCCAGTATCAGGTCGATCCGCGTGAAGCGTACATCGACTGGTCCACCAAACCCGAAGAGCCGCAGTCGCCAGGCCCGGAACCGGAGCCTGTCACGCTGGCTGACTCCCAAGAAGCGATCATCGCCTACAACTGCCGCAAGGCACAGTGGGACCGCGATCAGAAGCAGTACACGCTGGACATGGCCAATTATGTCAGCGAACTGAACGAGTGGTCGCGCGTTAACAACCTGGCCAACATCGAACGTACTGGCGAGTTCGCCGGTAAGCGTACGCATTACGGCTACAACGGTCGTGCCTTGCTGGACCTGTGTGAGCGCTTCGGCGTCAACCCGGCTCTGGTGCAAGATCATGCCGTGGCAGAAGGCGATGCACAGATCACGGTCAACGACGCCCACTTGGTGCCGGTGTTGATCCGCGCTGTGCAGCAACTGCACAAAACCATGCACAGCCCCGAGTACATCGACACGCTGATCAGCGCCATCGAAACCAAGAAGAACGCGTCGTCCTAAGGGGCGACCGTTTTTCCCGGCTCGGATTTGAGTAATTTTCTACACCAAAAAGGTACGTGACACATGAGCCTGCTTTTGCAAAGCCTGGCTGCTCTGGAAACGGCTGGGTCCGTCCAGAACAATCAGCGCTTGACGCTTATCACTGCCGGTGGTCTGGTCAATGTCAATTGGGGAACGCTTTCCAATGCGGTGAGTGCGCCGCTGGATGCACGCCTGACGGCTTTGGAAGGCGGCGCTGGTGCGGCCAAGCCTTCGATCTGGCCAACGGCACGTACGATCTCTCTGACGGGCATCGTCACCGGTTCGGTGGCACTGGATGGTAGCGGTGATGTATCGCTGGCCACCTCGATCGCCAATGGCGCACTGACCACGGCCAAGACTGCCGGTCTTCAATCTACGCTGGACAACCTGACCACTGGTCTGGGTAATCGTTGGGGCACGGGCGTCACCGAAGGTCCCAACCCTAGCATCTACACCGGCGATCTGAATCTGCTGGCGGGTGCGACGTTTGTACGCGCCACCAACCCAGCTACCAACTTGCCGACGGTGGGTGGTCCGAACTTCACGGTACTGACCAACGGTCTGATCAACTACGGCAACCAGCTGGCTTTCGGTGCCGACACGCTCAGCTTCCGTACGCAGAACGCAGGTACTTGGGGTAGCTGGCGTAATCTCTGGCACTCGGGCAATCTGGACCCGTCCAACCTGCTGCTCAAGACCGACACTGCAACGGCCGCTTCCAAGTTGGCTACGGCTCGTTCGTTCTCGTTGACCGGTGCTGTGACTGCTTCGGCAGTGCAGTTTGATGGTTCGCAGAACGTCACGCTCAATACGTCGATCACCGATGGCTCGATTGCTATCGCCTCGGTATCGGGGCTGACCTCGGCATTGGCGTTGAAGGCTGAGCAGTACGGGCTGATTCCAGCTGGTCGTCCGTTGAACTCCAACGGCAACACTGGCTTCTACGGTCAGACGGTTGCAGCCCAAGCTACGCTGGCTAACAACTACCCGGTGGCCGGTGCTTTGGGTGTACTCAACGTCACCCAGCAGACCGGTTACATCGAGCAGGAATACATCACCACCTCCAATGCGCATTACCGTCGCTTCTTCAACGGTAGTTCGTGGTCAGGCTGGGCGCGTCTGTGGAGTTCGGATGATTTCGATCCCACCTCCAAGTACGACAAGACCGGCGGTGTGATCAACGGTAACGTGACTGTCACCGGTACGGTGGCGTCCAACAACACGATTACCGGCACGACGTTCATCTCCACGGTCGCACCGACGGTCACGCCTCTGTGGCTGCTCTCCGGCGCCGGCTATACCGGTCGCACGCGCGGCATCCAGATGAACGAAGACTACGTGATGCTGGTCAACAACGAGACCAGTGGCACGGCCAACTACAACCTGCGTCTGAGCAATGCTGGTCTGCTGGAACTGCGCACACCCACCAACACGCTCAGCGTGTGGCATGCGGGTAACTTCACCCCGGACAGCCCGGTGGACAGCAGCGGTCAGATCCGTATCGGCCCCTCTGACGCAGACTCGGTTCGTTTCCGTAAGGACGGCTACTTCTCCGTTGCAGGCGGCGCCTGGAAGGCTCTGGGTGCAGGTGACTCCACCGCAGATCCGATTTTCAACACGATCTCCTTCGGCACTGCTTCCGGCGCGATGCTGGGTACCAGTGAATCGAACACGGGTATCGGCGTTGCTGTCGGCGCGCCGGGAGCGCGCAAGTCCTTCTCCTTCGGCTCCAATGGTGACTTCACTGTTGGCAGCGGTCGTTTGATCGTTGGCAGCAACGTTGTCTGGCACGCTGGTAACTTTGACCCGTCCACCAAGTTGGGCACCACGGCTACTGCCGCGGCAGCGACCAAGCTCGCCACCGCTCGCACGATCAACGGTGTGGCCTTTGACGGTACGGCAAATATCACCGTCCCCAGTAACGTCAATCCGGATGACTTCGTTAAGGTCATTCAGACTGCGGCCACGTACACCAATGCCGATAGCCTGAACGGTAAGCTGGCGTATGCGGTTTCCGGCGGCACGGCCTTGGGTGTGCCTGAAGCCTACATGACCACGTGGAACTTCGGTGACAACGGTTCGCGTGATGGTCAGTTTGCTTGGACCTACAGCGCCACCAATCGCCTGTACTTCCGCAGTCGTCTGGACACGGGCAGCTCGTGGAAGCCGTGGTATCAGGTTTGGACCGCAGCTTCGTTCAATCCCAATACCAAGGCCGACATCCAAGACCCGGTGTTCAAGGGCACCGCCTACTTCGACGTCGACAACGGCTCAACGGCCAAGGGTCGCTTCATCGCTGGTGCCAGCAACGGTATCAACCTTGATGCGGTCAATGACGATGCCTCACAGTTCGCTCCGCTGAACCTGCGAGGTACAGCGGTAACGATTAACGGCAACACGCCGTGGACCAACGCCAACTTCGACCCGAACTCCAAGTTGAATGCCCGCGACGAACTGGGCGCAGTGGCTCGCACGCACAGCGACTGGAACACTGCTACGACCAACGGGTGGTGGATGGCTGCCAATGCAACCAACGCCCCGGTGGGTAACTGGCTGCTCGGTATTGTCACTCAACACAACAACGATTGGATTCAGCAGGAGGTCTACGACTTCACCGGCGGCATCAGTGGTCCGAAGTGGTACCGTTGGAAGCTGGGCGGCACCTGGAGCGCGTGGACGCAGGACTTCAATGTCGGCGGCGCGCTGTACGCAGGTCGTATCTGGACCGGTTGGGACTCCGGCATCGGTGGTTCGATCTCCTGCTCCAACTGGTTCCGTTCTCAAGGCCAGACTGGCATCTACTTCGCCGACTACGGCGGCGGTTGGAACATGACCGACACCACGTATGTGCGCGCCTACAACGGCAAGCAGTGTGCGGCCGGTGACTTTGTCATCTCCTCCGACGTACGCCTGAAGACTGCGATCAATCCGCTGGAGTTCCGTGGCCGCTTGCGTCCTGTGCATTTCACGATGCGTAAGGACGGTCGTCGCGACATGGGCTTCATCGCTGACGAAGTTGAGAAGCTCTATCCCGAAGCGGTTGGTGAAATCGAATGCGTCGAAGACGGTCCGCTCAAGGGCAAGATGATCAAGCAGCTGTCCCAGCAGAAGCTGGTGGCTGTGGTGTCCCATCAGGTCAACGCCGTTGAAGATGATGTCATTGCACTGCGTGCCGAATTGGCCGCGCTCCGGCAAGAGATTGCCGAGTTGAAGAACAACCGGTAATCACAACCTCCCCCTAGGGCGACCTAGGGGGCTTGCCTTTCAAGGATCCAACATGTCTCTCAATACGCTCAGCTTCAAGGGTTTTGCTTTCACTGAAAACCCGCAAAGCGCGCAGTACGTCTCCGTACGTACCGGGCCAGGGGATGAGGACTTTGCCAACGTACTGCTGAGCGATCTGCGTACCTTCATCACCGCAGAGGTGGAGGTTCGTCTTGCTGCTCTGGAGGCCGGCGAGTCTGGGGGCGCCAAGCCCTCCATCTGGCCTGTGGCCCGCACGATGACGCTGTCCGGTCCGGTGACCGGTTCGGCTTCGTTTGACGGTTCGCAGAACTTCTCACTGAGCACGTCCATTGCCGACGGTGCTCTGACGATTGCCAAGACCAATGGTCTGCAAGGACAACTGACCACGCTGCAAACCAACATCGACGGCAAGGCGCCGTTGGTGCACAGCCACATCGGCACCCAGCCGAACCTGAACTCGATTCCCGGCGGCGTCCTGCCGGTCGGCGCCGTTGTAGGTAGTGGCTCCACCGCTCTGGACGGATTCACCAACCCGTTGTACCTGTCCGCCTATGATGGACAAACGCGTGCCTCGCAGTTGATCTTCGACAATGCTACCGATGAAGTAGGCTTCCGCCGCTTCACCGCGGGCAACTGGCGATCGGTTCGCAAGATCTGGACTGAAGCTAACTTCGATCCGAGTGTCAAGGCCAGCACCGGCGGTAACACCTTCACCGGTCTGAACACCTTCGCCAATGGTCGGGTGGTGATCCGTGCTGACGTGGCTGCCACGCAGTCGGCGTTGCAGTTCCAGGATGAGTCGGCTGTGCTGCAAGGCATGGTCTACTACAACCGCACCGACAAGGCCATGACGATCTATACGGCCGCAGGTGATGGCACCTCCAAGGTGATGTCACTCAAGCCCGACGGTCTGTACTGGGATGCCAAGAAGGTTTGGCATGCGGGGAACTTCGATCCGGCTACCTACAACTACATGACGGTCACGCCGACGTTGTACAACGCCAGCGCAGGTATCAACTGCGACAATCTGGTTGTCGGCTCCAAGGCCTTCGTGCACAACGCCAACACCAACACGCCGGGTACGGCCGCCACCTATTGGCACATTGAAACTGTGCAGCTGGGTGATGTGGCTGGTTCGCTGATCCAACGCGCCTACGCCGCTGACAGCAGCGAAATGTGGACGCGTGTGTATAACGCTGGTTGGAAAGCCTGGCGGCGGGTGTGGACCTCGGAGAACTTCAACCCGGTCAACAAGCTTGACGCCAACGCAGCGGCAGCCAGCGCACAGAAGCTCACCATTGCGCGTACGATCGCCCTGACGGGCGTCGTGACCGGTAGCGTGTCCTTTGATGGTAGCGCCAACGCAAGCATCACCACGGCCTTCTCAGGCGATGTCACCAACAGCGCCGGTGGCTTCATTGTTGCTGGCGGTGGTGCGGTGCAGGTTAACAACCCCAACGCCAGTTCGGCTTCGATCAAGATGGACTGGAACGGCGATATGCCGCGCTTGCGCATCGGTGGATCTGGCACCGGCTCGAACGCAACGTTCTTGATTGTGGGTCAAAGTGAAAAGACCCGCATGTCGTTGGACCTCAACGGCAACGCCATGTTCGCCGGCAATATCCTGGCCAACGGTGACAAGACGGTCTATCACTCTGGCAATCTGGACTTGACTGATTTCACCCGCGTGGGCACCACCAACCTGGGTAAGGTCGGTTCCACTACGGTTGGTCCGGGTACGCTGAATTCACCTGCGGCATGGTCCAACCTGCCCACTGGCTTCTCCAGCTTCGTGCTTAACACCGTGGGCACGGCCAACGGCGCACCGGGTGACGGCTACGGCTACTTCCACAAGATCGCCCAGCGTGATACGCAAGGCGGTTGGGCCGGTATCTGGCTGCCGCATCTGTTCAATGGCGCACAAGTCATCCAGGCGTACCTGGGTGGTGCCAACGACAGCACCTCATATGCTCGCTGGGCTAAGATCTGGAATGACACCAACCATGGTGCAGGTTCCGGTCTGGATGCTGACTTGCTCGATGGTAAGGATGGCGGCTACTACCTGAGTAAGGACACCCTGCTCGGCGGTGCCAACATGGCCCGCAATGGTAGCTTTGAAAGTCAGTACAACAGCGGTCGTCCGTACTTCTGGAACTTGGGTGGCAATGCCACCGGTCGCAGTGGTTCGTTCGTGGTCAGCGCTGCTGGTCCGGCGGGTGTCGGTTTCCGCATTGATGCTACTTCGGCTACGGCCGGTCAGTACATCGACATGATGCAACCGCTGCTGGAAGACGGTACAGACCCGCGTCCGACTTGTGTACCCAATCGCCCCTATACGGCCAGCTGCGACTTCCGCGGCACCGAAGGTGCGATGGTGCGCATGTACATCCAGTTCTACGACAGCAGCGATACGGTGATCGCCACGGCCACCTCGCAGGACTTCACCGCTTCGGCCACGAACTACCAGCGCGCTTTCGTGACTGGTCGCGCACCGGCCAACGCTGTCAAGCTGCGCATGTACTGTCCGCGACTGCACAACAACGGTCTGGGTGGCGCCACGGTACCGCTGTTTGTGGAATACGCAGGTGCCTCGCTTCAAGAAGGTGACAGCTACAGCACCTTCCATTATCCGGGCTCCTCGTTCCTGCGCAATGACATTGCCAATCTCCAGGACGTGCGCCTGGCAACGGGCAATGGTCGCGGTCTGCGCTTCTTCGACAACGAGCAGTACAAGATCTTCATGTCGGTGGCCACCGACGCAACCTACGGCGGCCGAATCGCAGGTGAAACCACCTCCGATTACAACATGTACTTCCGCATGGCCAGCGGCACCAACCGCGGTTTCGTGTTTGAGAAGGACAACGGCAACAAGCTGCTGTCGATCAATCCCAACGGTGTGCGTTCGGCGGTGGACATCACCGCACCGATCATCACTGCAACCACGCAGTTCCAGGTGTCCAACCCGAACAACACCGCAGCTCGCGTGTGGATGGACTGGTTGAATGACAACCCGCGCATTCGTGTGGGTGGCAGTGGTGCCGGTGCAGCCGGTACGCTGCAGTTCACCTGGCCCAGTGAGACGGTCAACTTCAGCATCACCAATGCCGGTAACGCCGACCTGCGCGGTCAGCTGTCGGTACTGAAGCTGATCACCAAGAACGACCAAACCTCGTTGTTCGGTGACGGTGGTGCATCGATCCGTGGTACGGGCACCGGTAGCGTTGTGCTCTCCTCGGGCACTCAGGCCGGCGGTTACATCTACCTGCGACCCAACGGTGACACCGTCACCACCGGTCAGGCGGTGCTCTACGCCAACGGTCAGTTCGAGATGACCAGTGCCAAGGTGGGCATGGGTGTGGGTGCGGGCGGTGTCATGCTGGAGCTGGCAGGCGATCGTGCTTGGCAGTTCCGTCAGTCCGGCACGGGCGCTACTTCGGCGCTGGAGCTGTTTGACACCACTGGCGGTAAGCGGGTGGATTTCACCACCACTTCCAGTTCGAACAAGGTCAGTATCGATCCCAATAGTAGCACGGTCTCAGCTTCGACCTTCGCAGGTACGGCGACCAACGCAGCCAAGTGGACCACTGCTCGCAACCTCTACCTCCAGAACGATCTGGTGGGTAATGTGGCGATCGATGGTAGCGCTGACATCTCGTTGAACGCCTACTCGCGTGCTTACACCACGGGCAACACGGGCAACACCTATCCCGGTCAATACGTCCGGGTGGCGTCCATCACGCTGGGCGCGCTGTACGAGGATTCCTCGGTAGCGCTTCAGTTCATGGGCTACGGCGATAGCGCCGGTACCGGCCGTTACGGTCGTGTGCGTTTCCGCGCCAAGCAACAAGTAGCTCTGCCGGGTCTGCCGTATGTGGACGTCTCCTTGGAGGCAGCCAACTACCTGAACCCGGATGACTTCGTTGCGGTGATCGGCGATACCTCCGCCTATCCGGTGAAGGTGGACCTGTTCATCAAGATGTCGGGTACGTACTCGGGTCTGAAGTGCACGGTCATGGGTCGCGGCGGTAGCCGTACGACTCAGGTGCTGGAGAACGACGGCTACGCTACGGCGCTGCCGGCGGGCACGCAAGTGGTGGGTGTGGCTGACGCCAGTCGCGTGTACGCAGGCACCTTCAACGGTGCTCTGTCGGGCAACGCAGCTACGGCGACGAAACTGGCCACGGCTCGCACGATCAACGGTGTGGCTTTCGATGGTACGGCCAACATCACCGTACCGGCGACGTGGAACGGCGGCACGGTCAACGGCGCCATCAACATCTTCAACGGCACGTTGAACGCTCAGGCCTCGCACATCACCTTGGCGTGGAGCGGCGGCAGCACCCGTTGGGCACACGTGATGGAAAGCTCCGGTGATTACGCCATCTACGGCTACAATGCCAGCGGCGGCGCGCCGTACCAACAGCTGATCCTGCGCAACACCTCGTTGGCAGCAGCGGCAGACAAGTACCGTGCTTTGGAAGTTCAAGGCGGCATCAAGTCGGGTGGTGCTAATTCTGCGCTGATCGTGGTCGACCGTGGTAACAATGCGGCCGAATATCACGCTTACGTGCAGGACAATGGTGGTTCGTGGGCCATCTGGCGACAGGGCTACGATGACATCTTCAAGGTTGCGGCGAGTGGCAAGATCGCGCAAGCAGGTGTCTTCTCCGCCGCACTGAGCACAGCTAACAGCCCGAACGTGTCGGCTGATCAGGCTTCCTTCCGCGCCTACGGCAACTACGGTGGCGGTTACGGTCTGATCGATGGCTCCTACCAGATCTGCATGTACTCGATCAGTGGCAACCTGAACTTCGGTTTTGGTTCCTCGGGTAATGCACCGTCGAAGGCCTCGTTGCGCAATGACGGTACGTTCTTCGCTACTGACTATGCTATCAACTCCGACGCCAGCCTGAAGGAGAACGTGGTCGAGTTGTTCTACAACGGGCGCCTGCGTCCGGTGGAGTTCGACTGGATCGACGGGAAGAAGCATGACCTGGGCTTCATCGCGCAGGAAGTGCAGAAGCTGTACCCCGATGCCGTTCAGCCCGATGAGGTTACCGGTAAGCTGCGTCTGTCGCCGATGAAGCTGATTGCGGTGTTGTCCTCGCAGGTCAACTCGCTGGAAGATCGTCTGGCCCAGCTCGAGGCTCTCGTGGCCTCGAAGATCCAATAGGCACCATAGAGCCCGGCCTTTCGGCCGGGCTCTTCTTTCGAGGTTCACATGAGCAATCCCAACAACGCACGTTTCGTGGATATGGGTGGCGGCAACATTGCCGAGTACATCTCCTTCCAGATCCAAATGAACTACAATCCCACCACCCAGCATGTACGCGTGGTTTTTAACGGCGCGCCGTATATCCTCATGGGTACTGCTTACCAGAAGATCGGTGAAAAGCAGGACATCCTTGAGGCCGACCTGACGGGCTTGGAAGGGATGCGGTTGATTCCGCAGGGCGTGAAAGATCCGGTCACCGGGATGGACCTATCGGGTCTGTCGATCGGTGGTTTGATCCTGGCCCACAAGATGGCCTATGACTACTTCTTCAACATCCGCGCCGGCACGTCCGGCTACACGGGGAAGAATACGATCATCGGTCCAGATCCGCAGTTCCCGCCCACGATCTAAAGGACTAGAGCCATGCCATTGGGCACCAATCCAACACTGCTTCAAATCCAGGCGTTCTTTGGTGGCCCAGGCAATCTCAGGGCCTATTATCGTGGCGGTCCGTATGTACCGGACATTTCCGCCAATGCGGCGATCTCAACAGATCCCAACAGCTTGACCTTGCGCCAGTTCTCTGGCGCTGACAAGGTGCAGGACTGGTCTGTGAGTATGACGCCGACTTTCGTGGCAATTGCCAACAGCACCAACAACACTAGCGTGCAAATGACCATCACCGTCAACAACGCGCCTGGGCCGGCCAGCTATAACACCGTGGCCTTGCCTGGTGAAGGTATGCTCTGTTCTGTTGACAACGCAAACACCGCCGCCCCGATTGTTCGTGGTAGGCGCAGTACACAACAGCCCTCCTTCGAGGAAGGTTCGGTGCGAGCTGACGTCACGATCAATGGTGTTACCAAGTCGGCGGTTTCCCGCATGAACTTCGGCTAAGGTCGGGCATGGCTAAGGAGGTTTCGGCCTCCTTAGTTTATGTCCCTTCCTTTTTTCCTAGCAGTAGAAGTATGCCTTTAGGTCTCAACCCCACCCTCATTCAAATTCGCGACTTCTTCGGAGGTCCGGGTAATCTTCGTGCGTACTACCGCGGTGGTCCGTACGTGCCGGATATTTCGGCGAACGCCAACATCTCCACCGATCCCAATCAATTGCGTTTGACGCAGTTCTCTTACGCTGACAAGATCACCTCACCACCTCTACCCAACTTCGGCAATGCCAGCGTTTCGGCTGACATCTTTGTTAGCGGTAACGGTGGCGGCTGTAACAGCTACTTGGAAATCCGTCCCAACGGTATGGTCTACTCCTATTCGTCCAGTAACGGCGAAGGTAACCTATACCAGTGGTTGCCAGCCGGGCGTTCCCCTGGGGAATACATGGCCCGTCGTTCTACCAATGGCGGACCGTGGGAGGCATGGCAATCGCTTGCGTCGGTCTTCGGTGCAGCTTCTTCCTCGGCGTATTCCGACGGCTTCTACAGCGAATCCGATTCGCAGGAGTCGGTCGTACAGATCGGTTACGGCGGCAACGTACAAGCACAGGCCACCTTTAGTGCCTACTCCTCGGCCAACGGCCGCGGTTAACAAGGACCACCTATGGACATTCGCACCCTCGCCAAACAGGCGCGCCTGAAGCGCAACTGTTTACTTGATGCGGCGGTGGGAGTTCTGAACCGACATCGCAATCAAGTGGACTTCGGTGTGAATCCGTCCCTTGGTCCTGATGAGGTTATCGAAGTGGCACACTTTGCGCAGTCACTGCGCGATGTGCCGCAGCAGATGGACTTCCCGAGCCTGATCATATGGCCAAACGTTCCACGATGCCTGCAAAAGCAAATCGTGGCCTAACAACAACAAGGCAACTTCATGAGCGACTTTCATATCGACCGACGTTTCGATAAGCCGGGACATGAATCCCTCGTTGACTTGATCAACGACAGCAACAAGACGTACATCAAGCCGGGGGAGATCGAAGGCGATCAGATCACTGCGGTCGAAGGTCTTCCATTGGGCTTGAATACGAGTGTGCGTATTCGCCTGAAAGGAGCAAAGGAAGGCGCCCCCTCATCCACGCTGTTTTACCGTCGACTGGACATCGGTAAGTATCTGGCCGATCGCGGTCCGTTCCCTTACGACCTCGAGCGTGAGGACAAGGACCAGCAAGAAATCCTTGATGCCATCAAGGCCCAGTACGGCGTGGAGCTGTCCCTCGAAGATGTTGGAATCATCTACAACTGGACCGATACGGCCCAGTACGTCATCTTGGTGATGTACTCGCGAAACCCGGTGTTCTACGGTGAGGTGCGTTTGCAAGGCAAGCCACCTTCGGACCTCAGTTGGGTGGTCGATGAGATCATGCGTGACCTGACGCTGGCAGATGTCATGACCGGTACGGAAATCATTCCGGCCATTCAGGACGTCATCCCCAAGCAGATGCGCAAGCTCCGCATTACTGACGTCAAGCTTTAAACATAGCGGAGGTCTTCGGACCTCCGTTTATGTCGCTTATACTGTGACTAGCCTGGCCTGACGGGCTTTGCTTAACCTCTTTATCCACGGAGCACTCTCGATGGCGACCACCACGCCGCGCGTTATCACCCGTACCATCAACGGCACGCGCATCCTCACCGCCCTGCAGCGCGGTAAGCCGTACACCCACGTCCCGTACACCACGCTCAACGAGCTGCACGGCATCCAAGCCGGCGTGATGCCGGACAACGCCGAGACCCCGCGCGTGCAGTATTTCTGCATTGGCACGAATGGTCATGTGAACCGCACCGGCGCTGACGGTGGTCACTACACCTCTGCCCGCAAGCATGGGCCGGACGATTTCGGCCTGTACACCCAGATCCCGTTCCTGCTGCGCCGTCCCGGTGAAGACCTGACCCAGGACCAGCGTCAGAAGTACGCCCTGCGCAAGATCATCGAGATCAATGGCGAGAACTGGATCGCCTACTATCTGATGAAGATCCCGACTGACACCGAGCCGGTGCGCATGCTGCTCAACACGGTCAAGGACGGCGTCACCACCACCGAGCCGTTCATCCCGAAGGCTTCCAACCTGCAGCCGCAGCCGAAGGAACCGCCGGCCAATGGCGCCATCAGCACCAACGGCTCGTACTTGTCGGTGACCTCGATGACCGACATCGTGCTCAGCGCCCTGGACGTCACCGAACAGATCGAAGTTGCCAAGATCATCCACGGCAACCCCGAGCGCGCTCTGATCTCCGAGATCGGCCTGGTGGCCGCTTCGCCGAAGATCGTCACCTTCACCGATCCGGGCGGCGGCAACGTCCAGATGGAAGAAGCGGTCATGGCGCAGATCACCACCCACATCACCGGCCTGTGGCCTGTGGCCTTCGCCACCGAAGGTTTCCGTTTCGGTCTGGATCTGGGCGGCACCGAGCCGCTGATCGGTCTGGACACCACCAACACCACCCCCTAAGCGAACACCCCCATGAACACACGTCAAGAACAAGATGTAACCTTGCGTGTGGCAGGCATCGATCCAGGTACGACGACTCTCGGGTTGTCGTTTCTGGACCTGAACCTTTCCAACGGCCGCTGCGTCATCGCCTATTCCAAGACGGCAGACGGCGGCAAGTTGGGTAAGGACTATCGTCTGGAAGCTGAAACACATGGCGACCGTTTCGCACGCTTGACCGCCATTGAGGATTTCCTGTTCGTCGTCTTTGAGATGATGCAGCCTCATGCGTTCTGCACTGAATCTCCCTTCCTGCGCAAGTTCCCAGCGACCTTCGCAGCACTGACCGAGTGTGTCAGCCATTGCCGCCGCGCGGTGCATCGTTACGATCGCCACGCACGCATGGATACGGTGGACCCGCCCACAGCCAAGCTCGGTGTGGGCATGACCATCAAGAAGGGTGCAACGAAAGACGATGTAAAGGCTGCAATCTTGCGCCTTGTGGACTCCAAGCTTCCCAACGGCCTTCCGGCCTTGGAAGTGGCCCCAGATGTGAATCTCGCCGAGTTGGACGAACATGAGATCGACTCGATCGCAGTGGCCTACCACCTAGTGCAACAGCTCCGCAAACAAATCCCCGGCCTTTAAGGTAACGTCATGAACCTCAGTGAGATTCTGAAGATGGCTGGGAGCCAACCGTTCTCCACGTTCAAGTGGGGGCCGGCGGCAGTGTTGATGATCAATGACTATCTAGCTGCCGGCTCCAAGCTGTCAGTGGATAGCACCGGTCAAGACGCTGAGGTTGCATTGAGCGCGCTGCCCACTGGCATGGGTTTGAACTTGTTGACTCGTGAAGTACAAGTCATGAACGACAATGTCATGCTCAAGCCGGTGGGGCCTGAGGTAACTGGCGTACCACCCACCGTGGCCCCTGCTCCGCGCAGGACCAATCCGCTGGTCATGATGATCTTTGTTGTGTTGGCCCTGATCAGTCTGGGTCTGACCTTCAGCATCATGTCCACGGCCAATCGTACTGGGCAGATGCCCGACTCGACCGCACTGGTTGAGATTACCAAGACGATGGTGGGGTTGATCAAGGACGATAGCAGCCGACCCGACAAGGAACAGCCTGCGGATCCTCCTCCCCAGAATCCGTAAAACCCCATAACGCCCCCGCCCGTAGGCGGGGGCTTATGCCGTCAGTTCGCTGCCAGTGCGGCGGCAGCATCAGCACGCTTGCGCTTGTCCAGTGCCACGGTGACCTGCCGCAAGATCGCGGTGGGTTCCCGGTAGGTGCCGGCTTGACGCATGTACTCCGTCTCGATCTGACGCTTCTGGATCAGACGAGCCATGTTGGTCTTGCCGCCAAAGATCGACCAGGCACGCACTGCACCGTACATCAGCGAGCGAGTGAACCAGTTCACGCCTGCAGCTTTCATGGCCTCCAGGAAGATGGCATCGGCCTCTTTACGAGTGATGGTCACCGGGATTTCATTGTGGAACAGGGTCTTGGTTTCGCACAGGATGTCATGCAGCGTTGCAGCCTGTCCGTAGGCGCCCCACGGCGGCACCAGCCACCACAGCGGACGCGGTACGGAGGCACCATCGGTGAGGAAGCCGGCGGGCACGTAGCCCCACGTGGAGCGATCCTCAGCACTGCGGTAGAAGCGGAAGGACGTGATGACACGGTAGTAGTCCTTACGCAGTACCTTCGATGCGTACTCGTCGTATTCGATGGCCAGCTTGGCATCGAAGTTGGTAAAGGGAATGGCCTCCGCGATCTGGGTGGCCGTGGGAACATAGGGATTGTTGATGTCCATTAGTCACCGCAGGGGCTAAATAAGAACCGGGGAGGTTTCCCTCCCCGGCACGGTCTTACATGATCTGCTTGACTTCAGAGGCGTTGTGCGTAGCGATACGACGATCGCCTTGCTCGCCTGCGAAGTAGGACTGGTCGTTCACATTGAAGAGCACCACATCCTTAACACCGACGTATTGCACTTCACGCACGCGTTCCCAGCGCAGCTCACCGCGGTCGTTGACGAAGACTTCCTCACCATACATCTGCGGGCCGAACATGCTACACGAACCATCGCGCATGGTCATCGGCGTCGAGTTGGAAGCAACGATGCTGATGCCCGATTCGGTGACGATACGGAAGCACGGTTGCGGCATGACCTTGTTGGCACGGACCTGACGCAGCGTCATGATGTCCGGATTGTAGGCCGAGCCATCAATCCAGTCGCCGATGGCGATCTCATGAGCCTGACGCTCAGTATCCATCCACATGTCAGTGGCCACACAACCACCACCGCCACCACCGCCTCCGCCACCACCCGAACCGCCGCCGGTGTTACCACCTTCGGGGACGATGATGTCCAGGTCGTTGAAGCTGTTGGTGAGGTTGTAGTAGAAGCGGAACTGGTTAACGACGTTACCGTTGCGCTTGATCGTGACCAAGAACCAGCCGCGATTGAAAACTCGCAGCACCGAGTTGGGATCTCGGTAAGCGTAGTTGTTGGCCTGCGTGGTCATGTCCAACAGCAGCAGCAGCTCACGGTTCTGGTTCAACGGCATGTCCACACCTTCACCGGTGATGACAACGGTGGAGTTGTTGAACGCACCGGGCACGCCCGGCTGCCATTGCCACGTGTTGGGATTGGCCGGCATCGGAATCCACCAACGACCACGGTCCAGACTTTGCAGCTGGTAGGAGATCGTGTAGGTGTCGCCGAAATCAGGGCGCGGACTCTGCGCCCAGTTGCCATTGCTGATCACACGACCATCCGGATACAAGTAGCCGATCTGACCTTGGCCAGCTCGAACCACCAGTGCTCGGTAGTTGCGCGTCATCTGCCAGATGTCCCACGTCCCGTCACGACGGAACGTCAGCCTCAGCTGGTTGGTGTTGTGCGCCACGTGCCAGATCACCGAAGGGCAATCGGACATGGGCATGTCCATGTAGCCGATGTCACCCATCGGATTGGTGTAGCCCACCGAACCACGTGCTGCCCAGTAGTTGGACACGTCCGGACCATCGGGGTGGTAGAACCCGGCGTCCTGGGCTCGAGAGCCCAGGCTGATCGGTGCATAGCGCAGCGGGTTACCGGCCACGTCGTAGTAACCGGGAATCACTACACCGCCGGAGTCAGGTTCGAACAGGTCATTGAAGCTGGGACCGTTGGGAGCGAAGAATTGGTCACCCATGGTGTTCTCCTCACTTACCCAGGCGGGCCAGAACCTGCGCGAGCTGCGACTCCAGATTGGCGATACGCAGTTCCTGCGACTGCACGACAGTGCGCAGCAGGGCGACCTCTTCCAGTGCTTGGTCAGCCGCTTCACCGGCAGCGAATGCCGATTCCATGGCCAGACCAGCGGTGTTGATCGCCAGACGCTTGGTCTTCTTGCCCGGCTCGGTGAACTCGCTGACGTAATCGGCAGCCACCTCGTTGAGCTCCTGCGCAATCACGCCGCGCTGATGCTCATCGTTGCGCTTGAGGTTCCACTGCTTCCACTTCAGCAGGCGCCACAGGGCACGCGCTTGAGCCGACTTGATGTTCTTCTTCAGTCGACGATCGGATGGCTGGAAACCACCGCCGGCGTAGATACGACCGTTGGAGGCAGTGAAGTTACCGTCGTTGCCGAAGGTGAACCACTTGTAGTTGTTGGACGGACCGGTACGCAGGCCCAGACCATTGCCACCGTCGTACAGGTAGTAAGCCCAGCCGCCGAGGGTGATCGAGTTCACGCGCGCATCGGAGTTGATCACGATGCGGTTGTTGATCTGGTTCTGCAGCGGGTTGATGGCAATCACCTGCACCAGCTGCCGACCGCGCATCGGAGTCAGATAACGGTCGTTGGCGTTACCACCTTCCGCTTCACCTTGAGTGGCGATCGGATAGTTCTCCACCGAACCCAGACCGACCTGTGCTTTGGTCGTAGCGTGCGGGTTGCTGCTGTTGTTCATGTGGTTGGTCAGTGCCGCACCAATGCCGTTGGTGATCTGCTGCGCAGTGCGCAGCGGCGTCATGAACGTGGCGTTGTCAGTCGCACCCTGCGCCTGAGCCTGGGTGGCGGTCGGGTAATTGTCAACATTACCCAAGCCGACCTGAGCCTTGGTCACCTGGTGGGGGTTGCTGATGTTGGCGATGTGGGCCTGCAGAGCATTGCCCGCCACTGCATCAATCAGGGACCGACCACCTTGCGGAGTCAGGAACAGGTTGTTGGCCGTACCGGCCGTGGCTTCAGGAACCGTAGCGGTCTTGAAGTTGTCCACGTTACCCAAACCGACTTGCGCCTTGGTGGTGGCGTGCGGGTTGTTGGTATTGCCGATGTGCGCGTTGAGCGGATTGACCGCTTGGGCGGTGATTGCCGCTGCGGTCAGCACGGCCGACATGTAACCATCGCCCGTGCCCTGCTGGGCTTGGGTGGTGGTGGCCATCGGGTTGTTCACCACGCTACCCAGACCCACCTGTGCCTTGGTGACACCGTGGGGGTTGTTGGTGTTGTTGATGTGCGCAGTCAGGGCGTTGCCCACCAATACCTGGATCTGCTGACGACCGCGCAGCGGGGTCATGTACAGGTTGTTGGCGTTGCCGTCTTCGGCTTCGGCCTGCGTGGCAATGCGGTAGTTCTCGACCAGACCCAAACCGACCTGGGCCTTGGTGACCGCATGCGGGTTGTTCTTGTCGTTGATGTGCTCTTGGAAGTTGGCCTGCAGCTGATTGATCAGCGCACGCAGCACGGCATCTTGAAGATCCACGTACTGACGCATCTCATCAAACGCTGCCTGGTCACCCAGCAGAATCGCACGACGCACCTGCTCGACAGCGGCCACGAGGTATTCGAAACCGAACACGTCGCCGATGTCGTGCAAGTGGGCGGCCGGCGGGAAGTACTCCGGCACATCGATCAGGTCACCCCAGTGAACCTTGCGGTTGTCCAGGTCCAGACCGTCCAGCAGCTGCTGGATGACGGTAGCCGACAGGCTGTAGACGTCACCCACCGCGTGGTAGGAGAACTTCAGGTCCAGACCACCACGGTAGGTATCGGGAATGAAGATGACCGAGCAGACTTCCTGGCCAGATTGCAGCGAGGGCTTGGGCACCATGTGCACCGGCTTGTAGTCCACGTCCGGAACCAGTTCACGGCCAGACGTAGCATCCACCAGTACCATGTTGCGGGTGTAGAAGGCACCGCGCGAGGGGACGAACGCGCGGTTGCCGGCGGCTGCGATACGTACCGGTTCGTCCCCGACGAAATTCGTCGGGGCTTCACCAGTCAGATCGAGCGGGAGTTGAAGAACGGGGGGATTCATGGCCCGTAGTGCTCCTGTTGCTGTCTGAATTGATTACGGAGTCATGAACGTCGTATTGCTGCGAGTGTAGGCTTCCACCAACACCGGACGCAGACGCGCGTTGCGCTGCGACTGATAGAGGATGCCGTTGTAATCGCTGAAATACAGCCGTCCCGGACGTGCCGCGGGATGGTTGATACCCAGATAGGCGTATTCCCACGCCGTGCCGTTGTAGGTGTAGTAGCGCTGCTTGTCCTTGTCGCCGGTGGCGCCGATACGGATGTAATCCTTGTACTGGCGCGGACGGGAGACGACCTTGAACGAGACGTTGGGCTGACGCAGGGAGATCAGACCCCACTGCGACGGCGCGTCCACGAACATCGACAGCGTCGGCGTGTCGGCCAGATCGATCACGATCTGTTCGGAAGCCACGTAGGCGGTGGCGCCGTACTGACTGGTATCGATCGTCAGGATGTTGCCTGCGCGCTTGACGCGGATTCGGGTTGCGCCATTGGTGGACCAACCCTTACCGGCCTCGATGAAGTCAGCCGGCGGACGGGTGTCTTGCACCTGACCGTCGCCCCACTTGAGCAGGCCGTTCTTACCAGCGATCTTACGACCGTCGTTCTGCAGCGGGTTGAGAACCACCGAGAGCAGGGTGTAGACTTCGCCACCGGGCTGATCGCTGATCTTGTTCATGCCGCCGGGCGTGCGGATCACCGCCAGCGTGTACTGACGACCACCGGAGACGACCGAGGCTGCAATGACACCTGCGCCCTTGGCCGCATCGAAGTTGGAGGAAACATCCACTTCGAAGGTGTAGTTCAGCGAAGCTTCCGGGGACAGCAGTGCGCCAGTGTTGGGCACCGTGGTGGTCTCCAACTGAATGGCACCTGCGGTGTCGTCCCACACCCAGTCATCGAGGATCTGCTGATCGGCGTAGTAGTTCTGGTTACCCGCGGCCGAAGACGGCAGCCACTGCGGGTAATCGTCCTTGACCGAATTGGACAGACCACGAATGGTGAGTTCGTCAGCATCGGTGGTTGCCACCGGCACCTGCTCTACGAGCGAACCGACGATCTGGTTGCGGTTGGCCGAACCGGGGAAGTCACCGAAGTTGACATCGCCGAAGGTTGCACGCGGATTGGCGTACGGCGGCAGCACACGCGACAGGTAGACAATACCAGCCGGCTCAGCGTTGGTGACCGAATTGGTGTTGACGTAGAACTGATTGGACGCGTTCTGCGACAGGACCGTAGCGGTTGCCGCTTGGCGCGGGCCGTTGGTGCGCATGTACAGCGTCAGTTCCTTGCCATTGGTCACGTCGGTGTAGACGTAACCGAACACCACGTTGGCGTTGGACTCTTCCTCCATCAGCGTCACCGAGGAGCGGCCCATGGCGCGCGGACTCAGACGAATCAGGTAGGTGCTCGAAGCCAGGCGGGCGTAATCGTCGCCGCCGGTCACGTAAGCCACGATGTCCGGAACCGGATTGGCCAGCAGGTTGGACGGAATGACCGTCGAGCCCAACTTGGTCCAGCTGTTGCCAACCGAACTGGTGTTGGCCGGGTAGGTCACCATCGGAGCGAGGGCTTCCATCACCTGGGCGTAGGTCTGACCTGCGAACTTGGTCGAGTCAGCCGCCACACCGGTCTTGTCCAACTTCGCGTTCAGCTTGTTGTCGGTGGTGGCCTTGTCGTAGGCACCCACCTGCTCAGCGGTCACTTGGTGCGGGTTGTTGCGCGCGCCGGTGTGCTGGGTCAGGGAGACGCCGATCGTTGCATCGATCAGGGCCTTGCCGGTCAGCGGAGTCAGCCACACGTTGTTGAGCGTTCCGCCCTGCGCCTCGATCGAGGTGGCCGTCTTGAAGTTGTCGACGTTACCCAGACCCACCTGTTCCTTGTTGACCTGGTGGGGATTGTTCAGATCGGCCAAGTGAGCAGCCAGCTCCGGTCCGGAGCTGCCACCACCGTTGTTGGCGACATACAGCGCCACACCACGCGGGGTCATCAGCAGGTTGTTGGCCGTACCGGCCAGAGCCTGCATGTCATCGGCCGCCGCAAAGTTCGGGACGTTAGCCAGACCTACTTGGGCCTTGGTCGTACCATGCGGGTTGGACGAATCGTTGATGTGGTTGGTGATCGTCGGCTGGAACAGGGCAGCCACCATCTGGCGACCACGCAGCACAGTCAGCAGCTTGTTGTTGACGTTGCCTTCCTCGGCTTCAGCCTGCGTGGCCGGACCGAAGTTGGGCACCTGATCCAAACCCACCTGGGCCTTGGTGGTGTTGTGCGGGTTGTTGGTGTCGTTGACGTGACTGGTGATCGGCGCCAAGGCGATCGCATCGATTGCGGCCTTGGTGGTCAGCGGGGTCATCACTACGTCGTCGGCAACACCCAACTGAGCAGCCACCGTATCGGCCTTGCCGAAGTTCTGCACATTGCCCAGGCCCACTTGGGCCTTGGTCACGGCATGGGGGTTGTTCTTGTTGTTGATGTGGGTGTTCAGCGGCGCCACAGCGAAGATGTCAACCAACTGCTTACCACGCAACACCGTCAGGAAACGGTTGGTGGCCGTGCCGGCTTCAGCTTCGGCCTGCGTCGCGGTGGGGTTGTTCTCAACGTTGCTCAGCCCCACCTGCGCCTTGGTGGTGTTGTGGGGATTGTTGCTATCGTTGATGTGCTGATCCATCCGATTGCCGTACAGCGCCTGCATCATCTGAGCGCCACGCAGGACGGTCAGGTAATGGGAGTTGCTGACGCCGGCTTGCGCGGTGGCAATATCGGCGACCGGGTAGTTCTGCACGTTGCCCAAGCCGACCTGGCTCTTGGTGACTTGGTGCGGGTTGTTCTTGTCGTTGATGTGATTGGTCAGGCCTTCCGAGCCCGAAGCCAAGATCGCATCACGAATGCCGTTCAGCGCCGCTTCCAGTTCCTTGGCACCGACCATGTCATCCAGATGCCACTCGTGGTCGATGACCGGGAAGGCGATCGGCAGATTGACGATCTGTTCCCAGTTGACGCGACGCGGGTTGAGCAGCTTGTTGGACAGGATCTCCAGGATCTTCTCGGCACTGATCGTCCACACACCGCCCAGGGTCTGGTAGTTGTACTCGATCGCACCTTGCAGGGTCTGATCGTAGAACACGAACGAACCGTAGATGCGATCTGCACACGCCAGCGAGGCGTCGTGGAAGTAGTGGCCCGGCGCCCAGTCCTGACCTTGGATCAGTTCTCGACGGGAGGGCAGCAGGTACATCTTCACCGAGTCAGCGAAGTACGGGGCCGCCGCCGGAAGAACGAAGTGGTACTGACCCAACTCAGGCGGTGCGATCGGCTGACGCTCGGCCGTGATCTTGTTGGTAGCGGCCTTACCCGTCGGGTCAAACGGGTAGGCAACTTGAGGGTTGCTCATTGTTGAAATTCTCCAGCGAGGACGCCATCGTATGGCACGATGTTAAAATATACGTGTACCATAACATAGCTATTTGGCCCCCACTGGTACGCGTTTAAAGACCCACATTTCTCAGGAGTTTCCATCCCATGTCTTACACGCTTGTAGCGGCCAAAGCCCGCTCTCGTGGGCTCGATGCTGAGTGGGCCGAGGTCGACATTTCCGCAGTGACGATCAAGGTTCTGTTTGAGCGCTACGCCCGCATCTGGGTCACGCTCACGCACCCGACGCTGGTCAAGCCCGAGTACCTCGAGCTGAGCACCATGCGCGATGAGCTCTCCAGTCAGCACTACATGAACACCGTCCAGCAGTGGCTGGACACGCTGGGCAACCGAGCACTGCCCACCGAACCGGTGCTGCCCGAACTGAAGCTGCGACGCGTCCATTATCAGGATGCATGGCGCAGTGGCTACGACATCAAGCCGATCGATCGTTTCCGTGCTTCTGATGCCGAGCTTCCGGAAGGGGCCAAGAACGATCTACTGCTGTCCAAGGAAGGCATCGACTTCCGCAGTCAGTGGCGCTACTGCATGGTCACCGTCAACGGCTTCTTCCATCGCGTCGGTGGTCAGATCGAAGGTCTGGAAGTGATCGACGGTGCACGCTCGGGCCGCATCGCCAATGACAACGCCGTGGGTATCCATTCCTTCAAGGAAGTCGGCGCGTTGGAGTACATCCCGATCACCCCGCAGATGATCTACCGACTGGACAGTCGTCAGAAGTACGCTGACGCCATGCACATCCAACTGCCGGCCGGTTCGGAAGGCAAGACGGTTCTGCTGGTGATGGGCGGCTACCTGCATGTGCTCGATGACATGTACTCCCGTCCGAGTCCGAACAGCATCCGCATCAACACCAAGCTGCTGGCACTGCCCGAGCGCATCTTCGAGAGTCGCAAGTTCATCGATCTGTCCAGCCTGCCGATGCAGTTGCTGGAAGGTGACAAGAACGTGTTGGGCGTGCAGGATCTGTACTCCGACGAAAACCTGGTGGCGTACATGTGCTTGCCGCAGTCCTATCTGGTCATGCTCAAGACCGAGGACTTCTTCTTGCGTCGTCATCCGGTGACCTCCTGCGGTCTGCCGGGTCGCTTCCTGGTGCCGGGTGAGAACAAGCGCTTCCCGCTGTTCGGCGGACTGGGTCGTTGCTACGATCACCGCGTGTTCAACGACTGGGGCACGCAGGTTCTGGCGACCAACGACAACTGGCGCTTCAACTACCTGTTCCGCACCACGCACTGGCGCGAGAACCAAACCATCGACGATTCGCTGGAAGGTAACAACCACAAACAGTTTGTGGACGCCTTCTATCTGGAAATGGGTCGTTTCCAATAAGCGGCATAAAGCAGGGGCCCTTCGGGGCCCCTGCACTTATGCCGGCATGACGGCGAACGGTACGCGACTCATGAACAGACGGGTGGTGAGCTCGCCCACCACCTTGAACCCCAGCGACGTGTAGAGCTTGATGGCAGCGGCGTTGCCCGGCATGACGTAAAGCGTCTGCAAATTGTGGTGCTGGATGTATTGCGTTGCCAGACCCAGGCCGCGGTAAGTCGGGGCGATGAAGATCTGCCCCAAATGCAGTCGGTTGGCATCATAGCGAGCATACCCCACCAACTCGTCGAACAGATAGATGCCCTCTACCTTCAGGTTGTACACCATGGAGCGATGCAGACGCAGTACATCCTTGTCGACATCGGTGTTGTCAACCAGATTCCGGCAAAGGAACGGACTCAGATCCTCCCAACTGATCGGTCGATACTCGGGAGCCTTCTGAAGCTGTAGCTTGCGAGTGAGGTACTTAGCATCCGGCTTCGGTGGGTCGATTTTACCAAAACGATAGTAGTGGTCCATTAAATTGATCCGGTAGGGCCCTTGATCGTGGCCGACGACTCGATGCCGTTGGCAGTGATCTTCTGTTGGAAAGTGACCGGACCAGCCCAGGTGGCTTGGTTGCCGGAGGTGTTGGACATGTTGCCGTTCAGACCGAAGTTGCCCTTCAGGTTGAAGTTGCCTTCCCAGTTGGTCGTGCCGACCTTGACGTTGGCCACAGCTGCTTCCAGATTCAACGTGGCCAGCTGCATCGTCAGTGTTTCAGTGGCCAGATTGATGGTGTCATCAGCAGCCAGATCGATCTTCTGTGCCTTCAGGTAAAGCTGAAGGGTTTCAAAGGTCATGGTCTTGCCCGCTTCCATCGAGATGGTTTCCGGGGCATAGACGTAGAAGCTCTTCTGTGCTGCTTGGAACAGCGTGCCGTCGCCGTTCTGCATCGAGATGGCCTTCAGAACCGACTCGAGCTGGATGAAGTTGCCGTGGCTGTCCTTGATCAGGAACACGCCGTCCTTGGTGTTGAGCTGGAAGCGATACCGGGACAGTTCCTTGTTGGCATCGGTGGTGTTGATCTCGATCATACCCAAGTGGGTGCTGACGTAGATCGTGTACCAGTTGTTGGGGTCGTCCATGTCCGCATTCTCATCAACCGTAGCCGAGAAGCGGAAGCGCACGGTTTCACCCCGGCGCAGGTGGTCATCCCAGCCCAGCTCCTTCCAGTAGAACTGGTCGGTGTCGGCGTAGCGGAAGATCAGCACGCGCTCACCACGACGTACGTCCGGGGCAGTATCGCGATTGCTACCGTAGGGTAGCCACATGCAATTCAGGGCGGTGTCGAGCACGACCTTGGTGCTGTACTCGGTGCCATTGGCACGCACACCCGTGACCGTGGAGTCAAACGGCAGGGAGATCACCTCACCGTCGAGCAGGTTCAGTACCTCAGTGGGTACCACCTGAAGCTCCATGGACTCCAGTTCCTTGTTGGATGCAGCTACGCCCATGGAGTACAGGCGCAGCTTGGAAATCTCCGGATCGTCCGGAATCTCCAGCGGGGCAGATTGATGATCAGACATATTTCAGGCCGTTGATAAGCTCATAACAAGTAACCCGTTATTTCTTTACGCCCACCCTCGAAAGGTATGTACGCTCCCGATAAGTTCAGGCCATGCGAATTGAGAAATTGGAACTGTTTGGGTTCACGCGACTGACGTTGAAGAACATCCGTCATTTCGTCTACACCCCGCAGTCCCCCTACCAGTTGATCCTGGGTACCAACGGCTCGGGTAAGAGCTCTGTACTGAGCGAGCTCTCCCCGCTGCCGGCCCACAAGGACAACTTCGAGAAAGACGGTTACAAGCGCATCACCATTTCCCATCGGGGCAAGACCTACCAGCTGAACTCTGACTTCAAGACCGGCAAGCACAGCTTTGACGTGGACGGTCAGGTTCTCAACCCCGGTGGTACGGCTGAGGTCCAGAAGACCTTGGTCCAGCAGCACTTCAGCTACACCAAGGAAATCCATGAGTTGGCCACCGGTGAGATTCGCTTCACCGAGATGTCGCCCAACGAGCGTCGGCATTGGATCATGATGTTCTCCAAGACCGACTATACCTTTGCCATGAACGCCTTCAAGCGACTGGCGTCTATGCTGCGCGATCAGACCGGTGCAGCCAAGCACCTGCGGGCACGCCTGCTCAGTGAAACCAACACGCTGGCTTCCTTGCAAGAGGAGCATGGGTTGGAAGAGCGCGCTGCCAAGTTGCGAGAGGAAATGAATCAGCTGATGCTCGAGCGCATTCCCAACATGCCCTCGCTGACACAGCAACAGCAGCGCCTGTCGCAGCTGTACGATCAGGTCCAGCAGTGGTGCAAGGACTACTGGCGCAACCTGACCTACGTGCCTAGCGATAAGAAGTACAGCTCGCTCGATGACGTGCGTATGGACATCCAACGCATTGAAACGGGCATCCAGACCTCACAGGCCGTTTTGGATCGCATGGGTTCGGAGTACAATGAGGTCGAGGCACTGATCAACTCGGTGCAGGTTGATGCCGGTGAATCGTTGGAAGAACTACCCAACCTGATCGCCGATGCACAACGGGCCATTGGTGAGTTGCAAGATCGCCAGTTCACCTTCCCGCATCTGCTGGACCCCGAGCAAGTCCAGCGCGATTGGCTGACCATTCGCACCGAAGTCATCCCGGTCTTCCGTAGTCTACCGGACAACACCGATCGCAAGTTCACGCGCGAGACGATGCAGCAGGCGCGAGACAAGATCGCCCATTACCAAGGACATGTGGATGTTGGCACCAACAAGATCGAGGCGATGCGTCGTCGCCAAGAGATCATGTCAGAGGCCAAGGAAACCAAATGTCCCAGCTGTAACTACATCTGGCGTGAAGGGTATTCCGAACTGGAGTACGGTGATCTGAGTCGATGGATCACAGAACACGCTGAGAAGGTCTCTGAGGCCCGCGAACAGATCAAGCAGGCTCAGCTCTTCTTGGAGGAGTGTGAGGTTCACAACGCCAATTATCAGCGTTTCCGTGGCTTTGTCGGGGGCTACCCTCGCTTGCAGCCGTTGTGGGACTTTATCCTGTCCAATTCACTGCTGTTCAACAACCCGGCCCAGCAGCTGGGTGTGTTTGTGACCTGGGAAAACGATCTGGACACCCACGTCAAGCTGGAAGCGGCCCGTCGCCGCCTCAGCCGCTACGAGGAGGTCCAGCAGCGCCATAACGCCATGGGCGATGCCGCCCGCTTTGCCAAGCGCATGCGTACCTTGCAAGACGAAATCCAGTTGATGACGGCCCACGTGCTCCGACAGCGTGACGAGCATCGCCGCATCACTCGCTTCATGTCCCGCATGACTCAGATCCATGGGATCGTGGCGGATCTGGAACGGACGCAGCTGGAGATCGGACGGATCGAAGGTCAGCTGGTTGATGCACTGCGCAACCAAGTGATCGATGAGACGGTCGATACCCATCAGTCTGAGATGGTGGCCATCAATCGCAAGATCTCCGAGAAGGAAGGTCAGGCGGGTCTGGTGCGTGACATTCAGAACGACTTGAAGAACGTCGAACTGGAAACCTCTGCTCTGCAACTGGTGGTACAGACCTTCTCGCCGAAGGAGGGCTTGATTGCCGAACAGCTGGCTGGTGACATTGGCTGTCTGGTTGCTCAGTTGAACTCGATCATCGCCAGCGTCTGGACCTACGAAATGAAGGTGCTGTCCTGCGGCATCGAGCAGGCCGAACTGGATTACCGCTTCCCGGTGGAATTCAGCCTTGCAGCTGGTTGGCGCTCCAAGGATGTCTCCAAGACCTCCAAGGGCCAGAAGCAGATGTTTGACATCGCCTTCCACCTGACGGTGATGATGTATCTGGGGTTGGAGAACTACCCGCTGTTCTTGGATGAACCGGGTGAGGGCTTTGACGAACAGCACCGCATCAACCTGATGTCCTTTGTCAAGCAGCTGATGGACATGAACCAGTTTAGCCAACTGTTCATGGTCTCGCACTACGCTTCCAGCCATGGGTCGTTCACCAACGCTGAAGTGCTGGTGCTGGATGAAACCAACATCGCTGTCCCCGGCAACTACAACCAACACGTCGTGCTCAATTGAGCACGACTTTCAAGTGCTGCTTTCCCGGCAGTCTTACATGAAGTACCAACCCACAGAAGAAAACGCCCAATGAAGCCCTTCACCAACCCTCTCTCCGCCAATCAGCAAGTACTCTCGGGCAGCGTGGCCATCGTGGCCCATTCCCAGCGTGCGCTGCTGCAACTGCTGACCGAAACCACCCCGCTGCTCAAACCGCAACTGGAGCAACTGCGACAGCAGCTCGAAGCCGGCCTGAGTCAGGTCGAAGCCAGCGCCCAGCGCGCCGTTCTGGAAGGTCGCGGCGTCAAGGGCAACCTGCGCACGATCTTCTCGATCACCTACGACAAGGTCAGCTCGGCCGAAAGCGTCCTGCCGGCCGTCTCCGCCAACCCGGCCACCGCCGAGGGCGTGCTGAAGGCCTTCTACCGTGCGATCGGCATGTACACCGAACAGGGTACGATTGCCTGGGCGGCGCCGTTCAAGGAAAGCTTCCCGCGCGGCGTCACCAAGGCGGTCAGCCTCGAAGAAGCTGACAAGTTCGATCCGGTCGCGTACTCCTCGGGCATCTACCCGGTACAGGACGGCGAGGACATCCGCGGCTTCATCGTCGTGGTGCGTGTGGACGACAACTCCTTCGTGGTGATGTCCAGCCAGAGCGCACCGCAGCTGTACACCTTCGTCGAGATCGAAGGCGAGTGGCTGTCGCACGGTGAGTGGGACTACCTGGACATGGAAGCCTTCCAGGCCGCCCTGGCCAAGCTGACCGCCGGCAACCTGGGTTCGTTCACCTTCGATGAGAAGAAGTGGGCTGCACTGTTCAAGGCACTGCCGGCCAAGGCATACGAAAGCGTTGGCGCCACCTCGCGCGGCGGCACGGGTGCCGAGATCAAGATCGACGAAAACCTCATCCTGAACTTCGATGGCGAGAAGGCCTTCCTGACCGTGGACAAGGCGCCGTACGGCGAAGTCGGTCCGGAAGAAGAACGCTACATCCCGTTCGTGGCTGGCGAGCAGTTCGACTACTCTTTCCCGTTCCTGAACAACAAGTTCAAGTCGCTGGAAGAGCGCTTCAACGACCACATCACCGGCAAGCCGGCCGAGAAGGTCACCAAGGCCGCCACCAAGAAGGCCCGCCGCTAAGGCGACATAAGCCCCCTCCCGGACGGGAGGGGGCGTTATGCTGCTTACGGGGTGGGCGTACCACCGTGGTCGATGATCCACTGCGTCAGCGCATTGTTCTTGGCAGTGAGTGCATCCACCAACGCGTTCAGTCGAATGACCTCAGCGTAGGGCGTGGTGCGATTGGTGATCTCCGCCTGACGACGGGTCTCCATGATCTCATGCTGCTCCTGACTGATCAGGCCGCTGAACGGAGCGATGTGTTCTTGCACCGCCGACTCCACACCGATCGTGTCACTCACCACTTCGGCCACGTTGGCCTTCAGGTCAGTCAGATCGGTGGTATCCGGCAACGGTCCAAGCAGTACCGAGAGCACCACCCGCTTGTAGGCCACACCGGTGACATCAGGGAAGGCCTCGATGTAGGTATCCGGCACGTGGATGACCGGCAGGGTCTCCGACTCCAGGGTGATGATGTTTGCACCCAGTGCCAGATCGGCCTCGTACTTGTCCCTGGTTTCGTCCTTGGGCAAGTAGAAACGCTTGAAGACGTCGTCGCCGCGTTCGATGAAGTCACGGAAGCTACGAATAGCGATGACTTCAAAGACGTGATCAGCCGGCGCATTCCACGGCGTCTTGAGCTTGAAGACACCCCTGGCGTGCAGGGGTGGGGTCATGATGGCCATGGGCTACCTCTTACGGAGCCTGCGAGGTGAAGATGTGCATGGTGAACACCTTACTCGCGCGGGTGGTGGAGTCGTCGGTGACAGCCACCTCGACCTGGATGTCGCCAGCGATCAGCGGGGTGCCGGTGAACTCGCCCGAGTTCGGATCGATCATGGCATTGGCGAACTTGCTGGTATCGGACACGCTGACCAGTTCGTACTCGAACGGCGCCTTACCACCGACCGCTTCGAAGGTCGTGCGGTAGTTGCCCAGACGGATGTCGGCATGCGGCATTGCCACCACGCCCACGGCGCCTTCGCTAGTGATCTGCAGTGCGTCGACGTTGGTCGGCGGGAAGTATTGCTGCACGGTGCGGCGGCTGGCCACCAGGTACTGCACGTTGAGGTGATTGGCCACCACGTACTGGAACACTTCGCCGGCATCGTTGGTGCGCTTGACGCGGGTCATGTCTTGCGGCAGGTCCGAGAAGTCGGTCAGCTCTTCGGCCACCACCAACATGCGGTTGATCAGCACGATCCAGTCACGGGTCGGCTTGGACATGCGCGAGAAGTCGGTGGAGCTGGTCGGTACGTTCAGGTAGTCGGGGAACTGCTCTTCAAAGCGGTTCACGCCTTCGCGGTTTTCCGGACCACCCACGATCAACAGGCTCATCGACTTGTACGGGATGCCCGTGATGGCCAGGACCTTGTCGATATGGGCTTGGGTGTAAGCCGTGCCGATACTGGTGCGACGGGCCATCTGCATACCGGCCACTGCGTTGACCACCGGCGAATGCATGCCGGCCAGCTGGGTCTTGTTGGGGATGGCGAAGAAGGACCAGCCAGGGGTGATCACGAACTCGGTGCTGGTGAAGATGTCCGGGAAGATCACCGCCCATTCTTGACGGGTGTGGGTGGAGTTGGCCAGGATCCATTCGGCCAGACCGGCCTTGAGGGAGTCGACGTTGTCGCCAGCTGCACCCCAGATGATGAAGTTCCAGTTGGTGTCCAGCCGGTACGTACGATCGTTGGGATCGTGGTACTGGAAGGTCATCGCGGTGATCTTGGTCTCCGGATTCCCTTCCTTGGCCAGATGGATCTCGGTCTGCATCTGCGGGATGGTGCGCTCAGCGACCATGTCTGCCACCAACTCAGCGCGCTGGAAGAAGTCATCCAGACGACTGGTTGCCACCGGCGCCACGAACTCCAGCTCAAACTCGTCGTACTGGGTGCGGAAGGCCGAGTCGGCAAACCACAGCTTGATGCGCGAACGCTCCAGGTCTGCCAGCTCTTCCGGCGTCCATGCACTGCCCAGGGCCGCAGGCAGCAGGTAGAAGGACACGTTGGAGGGCAACCACAGACCGTTGTGGGTAACCATCTCGGCCACTTGTGCGTCGAGCACATAACCGTCGAATTCGGCCATGAAGCGCTGGCGGAAGGATTCGGTGGTGGGACCGAAAGCGCCGGCCGAAGCCTGCTCTTGGCTCCAGCGGATCACGCGCAGCAGGAAGTCGGAGTATTCGGTCGGAACGTCGTAGTAACGCTCACTGACGGTCTTGCTGGAAAACACCGACAGAGCCATCGGCACCGGGCTGCCGGAACTGCCGGCCGTGGTCGCATAGACCGCACGGTCAGTGGCGTAGGTGGCGCTCAGCAGGGACAGCTCACCCAGGGGAGCAGTCTGGTGGCGCCCGTTGTCAGCGAACGAGCCGATAATTACAAAGCCCTTCAGGCTGTAAGTATCGGTTTGGGAATCATTGATGGGGTCACTCACGTGGGTCGCTCCAATGGTTGGGATCGAGTTAATCTATGACGGAACTCTATACCATAAACCCACGGGCACACCAATGACTTTCCTTAGTGTACTTATCGCCCTGTTCCGGGAGGTGATGCCTTTCATCAAGGAGGCCCTGCTTGAGGGGCAAACTTTCGGGGCGTGGCTTCGCAACAATTGGATGACCTTCACCGCCTTGGTGGTGGTGACGGTCTTGACCTTCAATACGGCCTATCTGGTGGATTCCTTTCACCGCGAGCGCAAGGAGCGCCAGGTCACTGAAACGGTGGTGCGTGAACTCAAAGCACCGCTGAGTTTTGTCCAGGTGCGTCTGCAACGCCTGATGGACCAGAATGCGTATTTGCGTGGTGAGAACAAGCGACTGTCTGAACAGATCGTAACCCTCACCGCCAACAGCAGTGAACAAGCGACCAAGCTTCAGCAGTACGAAAAGTGGATGAAAGCTTGCGGTGTGGATCCCAATCGCGGCGGGCAGTGTCGGGCGCAAGTCTCGGCAACGCCCAAGCGTCGGGCACCGACCCCCAAGCCCAAGCCTGACTTGAATGTCATCCCGCCTCCCGATCCTCCGCCCAAAGAGGGAAAGCGTGGTTTCTGGAAGAGCCTGCGCGATGCCTTGAGCGGAAAGAAGAACGACGAATGAAAACCTCGCTGCTGATTCTGCCGCTGTTGCTCACGGGTTGTGTGACCATCACCATGCCGCCCGTGCAGCAACAAGCAGTCCAAAACGACAAACCGGTCAGCACCTGTCCGGTCTATCAACGTCCCAGTCGCGAAGCCCTACCCACCAGCCCAGATCTGGATCCGTCAGAGATGGCGGATCTGGAAGCTGTGGGTTTGAAACTGGCCAAGCACATCCGCAGGCTCTACGACTACATCGACGCTGGCGAACGGGAAGAGGCCAAGTCCTACAGTCGCTATCTGGAAAACTGCAAGACGGAGTAAATCTGAACTCAGGGCCGCAATCCTACGATAGTTTGACCGCAACGGATCTTTCATGAGCAACGAATCAATCAAGCCGACCCATGGCGTGTTCTACGGTGACGGCGGGTGCGACAACCCCACCATCGCAGGCTACGGCATCCATGCCTACCTGTTCACCAATGAGCCGGCCAAGCAGGGTACCGGTAACCCGAAAGCGTTGCCCACCTCTAAGTGTTACGAGATGGGGGGTTCGGGTAAGCCGGAGATCACCCTGACCCACTACATCGATGGGTTCTCTTCGATTACCCAGAATGCCACCAACAACGTGGCAGAGCTGGGCGCCGGCATCAAGGTGCTGGAGATGACCAAGGAATGGGGCTTGAAGCACACCACCATGGTCTTTGACAGCAAGTACGTGCTCGACGGCTTTGACAAGTGGATGCATGACTGGAGCAAGAACAATTGGGTCAAGCCCGACGGTTCGCCGCGCTCCAATGCTGACCTGTGGAAGCGCATGCTCGAACTGAAGCAGGAACTGAAGGACGCTGGTGTGGAAGTCAAGACCCATTGGGTCAAGGGCCACAGCGGTGAACTCGGCAACGAGCGTGCTGACTCCCTGGCTGGTTGGGGTAAGATGGCTGCACGCAATGGTGCGCCCACCACCCGCTTCAACGTCAAAGAAGCCAAGGGCTACTGGTCGCCCAAGAGTGAGCGCAACCGCATGCTCTCACTGCCCAACTGGTATTTCGCTGCCTTCACCGATAAGGATGTAGAGAAGTCCAAGTGTGGGCGCCACGTCTACAGCTGCGGCACGATCCGCGAAAAGTCCGAACTGATCGGCAAGGCGATCTCCGATGCCTCCTTCTCTGTGTCCTACCTGCGCGAACGCGATGAGGTGTTGGACATCGTGATGGCTGGTGCTGAGGATCTCTACGTCGGTCGCCCGCAGGGTGTGTTCATCGCTTACCTCGATCTGATCTTCAAGCCTGCGATGTACGAACAGCTGGCCGACTACGGTCGCATCCTGCTGATCCAAGACCGTCGTGGTCGTCACCTGTCCACCAAGGTGAAGGTCAACCGCAACAACGAGGTCAAGGAAGAAGTACTGCCGGTGTTGGAAGAGGTGGACCCACCGGGTCTGTCCTTCCGTTTGATCGATCACCTCGGTCAGCTGCGCGATCGTCTGGACTCCTACTTGGAGCCGAAGGAAGGTGGTGAGATGCGAATCAATGACATCACACACCTAATCTATGAGATTGGCGAGTCCAAGGGTAAAACCACCGTCAAGCTCAATCCGAAAACGATCACCACAGCAACGCGGTCGATCGAGGTCGATGGCTCCTATGCCAAGGATGCAGGTGAAGACGGGATGATGAAGTTCCTGTTGACGCTCGCTCAAGACCTCCCCGATCGCAACACTCTCAATGCGCTTGGCGTGGAGGGGGTGAAGGTGTCCCTGCTGACCTGGCCGGAATCAGGTATGGCGGTGCGCTTTGCTACCGTGATCGAGGCCAACGGCGACGTGGGCATCTGGGCCGGTCCGTACTCCAACCTCCAGATTGTCCCGATCTAAACTTCGATCTCAGGGGTCAACGATGAACAGTACAACGAGTCTACACCGAGGAAACACCCACTCGGTTGGGACAGTGCTGAAGTACATGCTGTCCAAGCTCGTTTCACAACACGTCAAGCGCATCGTCGCCATGAGCTCCTTGGCTGCCAAGTGCAACCGCCTGGGGCGACTGGAACGCGAAGGTATCGATCGCCTCAACGCCCTGCTGGTGCTGACCATCCAAGGGCGGCAGGATGCGCTCGTGGCTCCTTCGAAGTTGAAAGACTTCGTCTGGGGCAAGACCAAGCTTGATGAAGTTCTTACTCCTGAAGTGCTCAGCCGGCCGATGTCTGAAGAGCAGGCTCGTGAGATCTCTCTGCGTATCGTGGATCTCACTCCGATGTGGTTGCGCTACGGCAAACCGCTCATGCTCGAAGACATCTACAAGCTGGTGCGCGAAATCTGTCAGGAGAACTCCCGCAATCACGTGGCGTGCGCCGCCTGATATGGGAAAGCAGCATAAGCCCCCGCCCGTGATGGGCGGGGGCGCTATGCCGTCGATTACTTAGTGGACGATCGAGTCGTTCATCCACAGCACCAGCGTATCTTCGATACGACGCAGGTAGCTGTACAGTTCACCGAGGTACTCTTCCGGACGACCGGCGTCGGCGCCGCGGTAGGTCAGCTCTTCGAACTGCCATGCCACGAACTGGCCCGGTTCTTCATCGCGCTCTTGCAGACGGGCGAGGACACGACTGGCGTCGTCATCGTCCATGTCCGGAGCTTCCATGTAGGGCTCCTCCAGACTCACCCCATCGGCGAGCTCGTCCAGCTCCGAGCGCAGCTTGAGGATAACCTCCAGCTCTTCAGCATTGGCGATCGCCGGGAACTTGCCGCCCAAGCGGGCCGGATGGATCACGCGGTACCAGGGCTTCTCTTGCCCATCCTTGAGGCAGAACACTGCATCACCGACCAGACCCAGCGGACCGTCCTTGAAGTAGACGTTGGGGGTGTTGATCGCCTTGAACAGCGGCAGCAGCTTCTGGTCGCACGCCTTGTAGAAGGCTTGCTCATCCTGGATGCGATCCACTTCTTGGATGGCACGCTTCAACTTGGCCACGTGCTGCTTGCCGGCCAGGGTCAGGCTGTTCTTCAGCTTGTTGACCTTGGCGACGGTATCGGCCATCACCTTCTCACGCGTGGCCGGATTCTCCAAGCCAACCAGATACGCAGTGCCTTCCGGCGCCAGCTGGATCGGGCCGCTCTTGAACTTCAGATTGGCTCGCGACTCCTTGCTCATCTTCAGGATGGAGACCGTCTTGGTGGTCTGGTTGCTCGACGGCTTGGAACGGAAGATGTCGAACAGACCTTCCATCGATACGCGCTGACCCTTCAGGTAGTGACTCATCACCATCTGGTTGTCGGAGATCGAACGCAGGTATTGGTCCACGCGGCTGCGCAGCACGCCGTAGAACTCGATCTGTTCGGCCACGCCGATGACGACCTTGCTCAGCTGTTCGGTGGTGACCGAGGACAGCTTGTACTCTTCCGGCGCTTCACCGATGCGCTTGGCCAGCAGGCGCAGCGAATAGGTCAGTTCAGCCTGCTTCTTGCAGACCTTCTCGTAGTTGCCGTTGGCGTAGACGGTGTTGATCTTGCGCACGGTATCGGCAATGCCCTTCCAGTCGGACTGGCGAGCGATCACTTCGCCGTAGATCGGCACGCGGGTGTCGGCCTTGTCCGGGAAGAAACGATCCAGGCGCTTGTTGAGCGCATCGATCGGCATGTCGTGCAGACCCGGCACCTTCAGGGTGTTGGTCAGGGACTTCAGCGAGTTGGGGTCACCCAGGCGGCCGTTGACCCAGCTGTCCAGCGGGACCAGCACCTTGTCGTGCAGGGCGTCCATGTCTTCGGACGCAGCCAGCAGTGCGGTGCCGTAGTCGAGCAGGTTGCCCTTGAAGTTCTCCGGAGCGGAGATCTTGATGGCGCGCATTTCGCTGTAGTTCTTGCGCTGCAACTCGTTGGCGACCCAGTTCAGGTCCTTGGTTGCAAACGCATTGGAGAGGGGCTGGAACACATTGCGGTTGAGATATTCGGCGGCCGACTCCAGGAAAGTCGGGATGCGCTCAGCTGCCTTGTCGGCAGCCTCGAGTCCAGACGCCGCCTCCATGGAGATGGACATCGCATTTTCGCGCAGGTCGTGAAGCATAAAAGACTCCAAAGAAAGAATGGGGCGCTGACACTTTAGTCATAGACTAAGGTACAGCCTCTATGTGTTTTTTACGTAAGGGTGGGATTGTTTGACTGAATGCCGCTAAGCGTTTAAATACATCTACCCGGCTGATAGTTTGACCCCAACCACCCGTCTTACAGGGACTACAAGAAAATGTTCGAACCCACCAGTTTTGCCGACCGCCGCGCCAACCTCAACGAGACCATGATGCACCGCATGCTGGCCGTCCAGCTGCGTCTGGGCCAGAAGCTGCAGAACCCGGTGCTGCGCCGCGACGCACAGGGCAACCCGCAGACCGAACTGCAGTGCCATCAGGAAGCCAACAGCCAGCTCCAGTACCACTTCCAGGACTACAGCCGCCGCATGCAGCAGCTGCGCGACCAGTACGCCGCAGAAGTGCTCGGCCCGGTCGTCGAAGCCGAAGGCCAGACCCTGGTCAACGTGCCGATCATGCTGGACCTGATCAAGAACAACCTGGGCAAGGCGTGGTTCCTCGGCACCGAGAACGCCTCGCAGGCCGCTGACGGCACCGTCGGCACCGCCGGCTTCGGCATCAAGTACAAGGACTGGGTCGAGAGCCTGCCGGACCTGGACGACTCGCTGACCGATGACATCCAGAGCGGCTTCTACAAGGACGGCCTGAGCGGCATTGGCATCCCGGTGGCATCGCTGGTCATCCGCCACGGCGATGAAGTGCTGTCCATCGTGTTCACCGGCCAGTTCGGCGCCTCCGTGGTCAACCTGGCCCACACCAAGCTGCGCCAGGGTGCACTGCGCAGTGAGCAGTACAGCTACCGCCAGAACGTCCCGCTGGACGTGTTCGTCGCTGAATTCGACAAGGCCCTGCGCGCTGCCGGCGTGGCCGATACCTACCGCTTCGTCACCGCCGAGCCGGCCGTGGAAGAAGCTCCGGCCGTGACCAACGGTTTCGTGGCTACCGAAGAAGCGCTGGCCGCTGCCGCTGAAGCCGCGCCGGCCACCGTGACCACCACTGCCGGCGATGAACAGCCGGTCTACGTGGCCACCGAAGGCGGCCGTAGCGGCGATGCGCCGATCGTCCAGGTCGATGAAGCCGGTCACACCGTGGCTGCTGAAGAGCAGTCGCAGCAGTAATCACTCGTTCCCCCGCCTTCGGGCGGGGGTCTTCCCCAACTTCTTCGAGTGAGTCATGAGTCTTAAGAACTTCTTCAAGAAGGCCCCCTCGCTGCGCCCGCAGTTGAACGTGGGCAGCCTGATCGATCAGCCCAACGGTCGCTACTACATCGGCGAACGTGGTGAATCGATCCTCAACGGTGGTCTGGCCTTCTTCACCGGCGTGGCCGGTAAGGGCAACACCTTCAAATCCACCATGATGCATTACTTCATGCTGGTCGTTCTCAACCGCTATTCCAGCGCGGTTGCCAACGTGTACGACACCGAGATGTCGCTGACCAACGAGCGCCTGTACCAGCTGGCCCAGCACATGGACTACATCAACGGCGTCGATCTGGAGAAGGAAGATCGTCTGCTGATCACCGACTCCACCGCCATGATGGGCGATGACTGGTTCGAGGCGCTCAAGGCCTTCGCTGACGAACGTCAGAAGAAGGAGAACGTCAAGCAGTTCGTGCGCACCACGCCATTCATCAACCGCGAGAATGGCAAGTTGTTCACGATGCTCTCGCCGGTGCTGGGTGAAATCGACTCGCTGTCGATGTTCGTCACCAAGACCACGGCCGATGTGTTCGACAAGGTCGAGATCGGCAACAGCGCCACCAACATGAGCGCCATGTCCGACGCCCGTGTCAAGTCGCAGATGCTCCAGCAGCTGCCGACCTTCACTGCGGCCAACAGCTTCTTCGTGATGGCTTCGGCCCACGTGGGCAAGCAGCACGTACTGGACAAATACGCCCCGCCGAACAAGCAGCTTCAGGGCCTGAAGGGCGACAACGCCTTCAAGAACGTGCCGGAGAAGTTCTCCTTCCTGACCAACAACCTGTTCTTCGTTCATTCGGCCGAAATCCTGATGACCGCCGACAAGTCCGGTTGTGAGTTCCCGAAGGACAAGGACGACAAGCTCAAGGGCGATACCGACCTTCAGCTGCTGACCGTCCAGAACCTGCGTGCGAAGAACGGCCCCACCGGCATGCCCTTCCAGCTGATCGTCTCGCAGAGCGAAGGCGTGCTGATGAGCCTGTCTGAGTTCCACCTGATCAAGTCGCTGGACCGCTACGGCCTGCAAGGCAACTTGCAGAACTATGCGCTGGTCCTGCTGCCCGACGTGGCCCTCTCGCGCACCACCGTGCGCGGTAAGCTCGACGCCAACCCGAAGCTGCGCCGTGCCATGGAGATCACCGCCGAGCTGGCGATGATGTACCACATCGGCTACCGCGACGAGAACACCGTCGAGAAGGCCTCGGACATGGACGAAGAGCTTGACCGCGATCTGGCCTGCACCGCCGAAGAACTGTACGCAGATCTGAAGGCGAAAGGTTATGACTGGGACGAACTCCTTGCCACGCGCGGTTACTGGGTGTTCAAGGAAGACGAGAAGGACCTTCCGCCCTTCCTGTCCACCATGGACCTGCTGCGCATGCGCGCCGGTCTGTACCATCCGTACTGGATGGAAAAGCCCAAGAAGGCGAAGGCTACCGAGAAGGTTGCTGAGGCCGCTTAATTAGGGTCATCGGGGTTTCCTGATGGCCGTCTGAATGCGCCCCACCTTCGGGTGGGGCAACGAGAGAACCCATCATGAAATCCCTTAGCAAGAGCACCAACCCGGTGACTCTGGGCATCTACACTGCACTGGTAGGGCGCGATCTCAATTGCGCCAACCGGTTCATCAGTCTGTACGAAGAGCCCAAGAGTTCGGACATCCACGATCACATTGCCGCAGCCAATCGGTTCTGGCGTGATCAACTGGGTAGCTGCCCGTTCGATACGATGAAAGAGCGCCTGTGTCTGGTCGACAAGATCGAACTGCGCACTTGGCTGAACTACTTCGCCGTCGACGTGGTGCCCACCATCATCTCCGCCAGTCTGCCTTCCTCCGGTCACGAGCCGCGCACCTTCTTTGAGAAGGCTGCCAGCCCGCGCTGGGGTGTGGAAGTGTTCACTGGCGAAGACCGCGAGCATTCCCTGTAAGCACTCGGTCCTCCTCCTGACTCCGGTTGGGAGGAGGATCTTGTGTATCGCATTTTGGACAAACGCCATGAATGACCGCAAAGCAGCTACTGAAGAAATTCTAAAGTGGCTCAACGAAATGATTCCCGGCGGCAAGATCGTTGAAGATCAGCGCCGCCTGTTGGAAGCTCTTGATGATGAATCCTTCGAACAGATGATCGAAGGGTTTGAGAACGGAGAAGAAACCGTTCGCATCGCTGTGCCGAATCTGGGCGAAGACAAGCTGGAGATTCCCCGACTGCTGGCCGCCTGCGAAAAGATCGGTCTGGAACCGTTCCAGCATCTGTGGTTGACCGATGCCAAAAGTGGCGTGGTCTCCCGCACCAACGAGAAGTACTTGGTCGTCCACTTGCCCCTGCGTCGTCAGCAGCAGGCGCTGGTGAAGAAGATCAGTATCCCTGACTCCAGCCGTCACATCGACGAAATGACCGGCCAGGTGACTGGCGACTCCAAGGGCGCCTCGCTGTCGGCGCCGGAAATCCAGATTCTGCGTTCGCAGGAATTGGATGCCATGATCTTGGAGTTCATCAAGGTCCGCGGTGGTGACGAAAAGGCCCTGCGCGCTGCCAAGCGCCAGATCATCGAAACCGGTACGGCCAACTTGGCCAACCTGCTCGGCGCAGGCACCAACGTGAAGTCAACCACCACGTTGTCCATCCTGCTCACCGGCATGCACCTGCAGAACAATCTGCGTAACGGAACCTGATATGTCCGAAACCACCGTGTACAATCCGCTGGACGAACACCTGCAACAGGTCGACACGCTCTCTGAAGAGTTCGAAGTCCAGGCCATGCTGGCCAGCGCCGATCCCGATCAATTCAAGGCGTTCGTGCAGTTCTTCTACCACGACCTGCCGGCTTACCGGTTCAGCATGCTCAACGAGGACTTTGTCATCGATCGCATGTGGGACGCCATGCGCGGCCGACAAGTCGCCTTTGACGTCGTCCTGGATCTGACTTCCTTGCTGGCTGCAACGGCCGCGGTGCAGCGCGGTGGTTGGGAAGCAGTGGCGCGGTTTGTCGCCAAGGGCATGAGCATCCACGGCGATCAGCGCATGGTCAAGTTCATGGACGCTGAAGAACTGTCCGAGTTCTGCAGCGATTCGCAGGCACAGCAGATCGTCCAAGACAACCCCTGGCTCTGCACGCTGTTCTTGCTGCGCCTGACCCCAGCCTATCGTGCCGGCCTGCGCGCTCTGCTGGACCCGCCGAAGCCGAGCACCGGCCATGCCCAGTGAGATCGTATCGATCGTCTATGTGGAGCTTGATGCTCTACTGGACACCCGGTTGCCCACCTTGGGTAAGATCTCACCGCTGGCTGCGGTACAGTGTTCACAGGACGCTCGCTACTACGGTCGGGTCTGTGATGATTTCGAAGAGATCTGCGGTGTCACCCACGAGGCGTTTAAGAGCGCCTATGCCAAGCGGGATGCCGAAACGCTGGAAGCTTCGATCATCACCGAGATCCCGTTCATCTTGAATGAACTGGTGAGCAAGCTTGAGCGCGACACCATCGATCAGCCTTTTGCCGACCGGGTGGAAGTGGAGGTCAACATCTGGCCTTACCGGCTGGAGGTGGAAACCTGCGAAGCCTTGGAACTGGCAGTGATGGCCCGTGCCGGATATATGTCCAAGGTGACTTGCGTCAATATCCCCTATCCGAAGTTGACTCCGCAAGTAGTGCATCATCGCTACTCGGGGATGATCATGTACAACTTCCGCGATTGGATGGCTTTGCACATGGAAGCCTTCCGTCACTTTCGCATGCCCAAGGTTACGATCTTGGCCCCGGCGCTGTTCCATGACCCCAAGTTGATCCCCGGTGAGAATGCCTTCGTTGAAGACGGCATGCATGCTGAGGTCAGCCCGTTCCAGCTTTCGGAACTGGCCATGGTTGAGTGGTTCTCGCTGAGCCTGTTGCCGGCAGTGAACTTCTCAATGGCTGTTCTGCCAGAAGATCACGATACCTCCGATCCTCAGGCCACACCGTCCAACGTCCAGGTACCCGTGTTTGACGACATGGAACCAAAAGAAATCTGACGGCATAACGCCCCCTCCCGGATGGGAGGGGGCTTATGGTCATTCTTCAGCAGCGTCTTCTTCCAGACGCCCGGAGAGCACATCATCGATGTTGATGTTGCTGATCTCCACGGCATCTTCGCCAGGCACCTTTTCCAGCTTAGGTAGGCCTGCCACGTCCTTGACATTCGGACGCGAACGCGTCTCGCCTTCGGAGACATCACCCGGTTCGCGACGGCGCTGATTCTTACCGCCCAGTTGGAGGGCGCGCAGAACAGCGGCAGCAGCCAGGGCTTCAGCGGCGTTGCTCGATTGCTTGGCGCCGATCTGCTGGCGCTTGAGGATCTGGCTTTCCAGGTCCTTCATGTTGGCAAGAACGATGCGCGCCTCTTCCGGGTCCGGGGGGAGAGCGCCGCCGTTCTTCTCGAAGTCGTACAGCACCTGCCGCATACGGATCTTTTGCATCTGATCCAGCAGCTCGTCCTTGTCCAGCAGGGCGATAGCTTCCAGCGGCGGCGTGCGCGGTACGTCGATGTTGCAAGGATCGTCTTTGACGGACATAACACACCATGTAAAAAATTCTTGATCACATAATATCAGAATGACAGCCTGTACAAAGCTTTTAACAATGAACAAGACCGCATCCCCCAATTACAGCCGTTGGGCAGAAATGCACCGACGCTGCACCAATCCAGCTCATCCCGCCTACGCACAATATGGTGGGCGTGGCATTCGCGTTTGTGCTCGCTGGGATGAGCTGGCCAACTTCGACGCCGACATGGGCTATCCTCCAACTCCCAATCACAGCATCGAACGCATCGACGTCAACGGGCATTACGAGCCCGGTAACTGTACGTGGGCCACGCCAAGGGAGCAGGCACGAAACCGCACCAATAACGTCCTCCATCAGTTCGAAGGTAAGCATTACTTTCTTCAAGATCTTGCGGAGGAAAAGGGCGTATCTTTCCGCACACTAGACGATCGAATTCGTCGACAAGGAATGACGCTGGAGGAAGCTCTCAGCAAGCCGACCACACGCCAAGGTAGTTCGTTTGTGGAAGTGGACGGCGTGAAGATGTCCAAGGCGCAGGCGGCTCGCAAGTTCGGCATTAGTCCCACCCTTCTCAGTCAGCGACTGAATAAGGGCATGTCGGTCAAAGAGGCTCTCACCAAACCACGTGTGATCACTGGACGGCCGCGAAACACTTGATTATTTTTTACTGAGTCGCCCTACTTAGTGTGGTTCAAAAGTCATTACTTACATACGCCACAAGGAACAGAAGTATGCGTCAAGGAATCAAAACAGCCGTGACGGGCTGGGTCCAAAGAATAGGGCAGCTTTTCAGGGGAGAACGCACCCCTTGGCAAGTTGCACGTGGACTGGTGACCCGGCAGCACGGCTCTGTGTACTCGCTACAGGGGCTCGAGATGGCATGTGAGTACCTTACTCGCAACAACCGTCCGCAGGCCCTTACAGCGCTTCCCATGAGCATTCGTAGGGAGCTGGTGGTGATCAGCTGCTTTGCGAATATCGACCTACACATCCAGTCGTTGGTGGCCGTTGTCAGGCACATCCAAGGGCGCGATGATATGCCTCCTGAATTACCCACCGTCGCACCGAATATCCCAGTTACCTTGGATGGGTATCTGACCGACATTCACGACCATCGGGTTCAGTTGGCAACCGTTGTGGAGTACCTGACTCGCTGGTCCACAGCGTTGCGAGAAGAGATGCAGAAGTTCGAGGCCAACGAGCCTGAGCGCTTTGCGTATCTGGATCGCAAACTCCATCATCTCTACAGTGCCACCTTCAACGTGATGGAAGCGTTGATCGTTGCCTCGGAGCGATAATCACAACGCTGGGTTCCGCCACCTAGCGAACTATCGAAGAGGAAACCGATGTCATACAACAACAATGACGAAGACATTCTGTCAGATACCGACAAAGGCGTCAAAGAAGCGCGCGGTGTTTTGGCAGTGATCTTCCGTCAGTTCTTGAAGATCCGCGGCATTACCGGCTATGTGTGGGAGCGGTTGATGACCACTTGGCTGGATGATCCGGGTAACGGGGTGGAAGACAACTCCCGTGCTCGCTCAACGGCTCGTGGTAATCTCAACAGCGCCCTGCGTCGGCCGGACATGACGTGGCGTGTGTTCATGCGTGCACTGGAGTTTCTGCGTGCAGCGCGTGTGGACTTCATCGTCAAGGTGACGTGGTTTGACGGAAGTACTGATACCGTCACCGCGCGTCTGAAGGACCTCAGCGGACCGATGCGCCGAGAGTCTGACGATGATGAAGACAACCCTCCGGCCAACCGCAACCGGCCGATCAAGTAAACCATTTTGACGAGGGGTTACGGCCCCTCGTTTTTATGCCAACCTACAGGAATGGAAAAGATGAAACAACTGCTTCCCGAATACGACCGCCAGAGCGACGGCGTTGACTACATCGCCATCAACGTACGCGCTGCCACTCCGCTGGGTCGTGCTCTGAGCCTGGGCACTGCATGGCGTGTGGAAACCAACTACCACGGCAACTTCTCCTCGCTCGGTGGTGTGGTGCGTTACTTCGCCCGTCCCAATGATCCGTTCTGCCGTGAAGCCACTGGCGCTGAACAGGACATGGAGATCTCCACCACGTTCGATGACGTCTACAGTGATGTCTACACCCAGCTGATGTGGGAAACACTCTCCAAGATCGACTGGGTGATGGCGGCGATGGTGGCGAACAGGCTGCCGTTCGTCTACTACGTCAACTACGGTGACGGCGATGGCCTTCAGCCCGTACGTATGCCGCAGTGGTTTGCCGAAGCAGTTGAGAAGTGCGTCAGCAACGCACGTGCTGGCAAGTTCGTCAAGCAGGCTGAAAAGTCGGCCGTACCCGGCCCGCTGCAACCGTGGAGCTTCCCTTCAACGCCTGTCCGGGGTGAAGAGTCGTCGCCGCTGGAGCAGTGCGTGGAGAAGGAAGTCAAGCCACGTCGTGCGCGCAAGACTGTGGTGACCACCACTGATCCGACGATCGATCTCAAGCCCGCCGCGGCGGAAGTCGGATCGGATTTGCCACCGTGGGCGCTGGGAGGGGACAAACCGCAAGCGGCAGGTCCGGTGAATGATGAACCAACCAAACAGCCTTTCGAAAACACCAAGTTCGAGAAGAAGGCTGCCAAGAAGCGTGTGGTCAAGAAGGTGCCGGAGTTCAAGGATTCGATTTCCTTCCTCGACAAAGGCAAAGCCGAGATCCAGTTGTGGTTCAAGCGTCTGCAGGCTCTGAGTGTCGAGCAGAAGGCGCTGGTGGATCAGATCATCGAACCGTTCGACGACCTCGTCGGCAAGCCGGTACCGGACGAAGAGATCCGTGACACGCACCTGCCGTTGATGCTCAAGATGTTGGAGAACATCAAGGACAAGCAGGTTGCTGACTCCATTGCCCGTGGCGTCTGGACCTACGTCTTCGATGCGCCCTACGGTACGCCCGATGTGATCGCCAAGTTGCAAAGTTACTACGTGCCGGAAGAGGAATGATGTGAGCCGTAAAGGCTAACGATCAACCCGACGGCGATCCCTAAAAAGAAGCGCCCTCTCCAACATGGCGCTCCCGCCAATCGTGATTTCCTATGTCCAACGAAACCTCCAACCCGGAAGCTCTCGAAGTCCTGCCGGCGGATGCATTGCCCGATCCCAAGCGTGACGGGATTGACCATATCAACGTCTACTCCAAAGGAGCGACGCAGCTGGGTCAAGACCTGAGCAACTTCGCCCATGTCCCCTTCGAGCATCCCGACCACGGGTTCTTCGCTTCGATGGAGGCCTACTGGTACTGGCTCAGCACCGGCAAGCAGCATGACAACCTGCGTCGTCTGTACAAGGCCACAGCCAAGGCTGCCGGTATCCGCCTGCCGAAGGTGGAGATGGATCCGGAGTTGTTCCGCAGCCTGATCTGCGATGGCCTGAAGCTGAAGATCATGCAGAACCGCAAACTGCGTGATGAGCTGAAGAAGTCGCACCTGCCGTTCCGTCACTACTTCTTCTACGGTAGTGCGCCGAACTGGGTGATCAAGGAAAAGGCCGACCATCGCTACCAGATGGAATGTCTGGAATCGATCCGCAAGGCGCTGCAGCAGAATCAGCCGGTCCTGCTCAGTGACGGGCGCTCGGCCCTGGGCATGGAAATCCAGGCCGTGGTCGAAGATCCGATCCCCTTCGAGCTGCGACTGGATCCGTAACTGAATGCCGGGAGCCTTCGGGCTCCCGGCTATGCCGTCCTTTCTTTTTTGTCTGTCCCCTCCGGCTAAGGGTATGATAAGACCTTAGAGACAATTCCATGTCCAATCCGAATTACAAGCCGATGACGGCTGCCAATGCTCCGAAGATCAATACCCCCGGTGGTGGGTATAAGACCGAGAGCTTGCTGACCAACATCATCAAAACCCAAGGTGCCGCTTTCGTCCAGAAGAAGGGCGCGGAGCTGGCCAGCAAGCAGTTGTCCAAGCAGACTGACAAGCTGATGGGTAAGCTTGGCGGTAAGCTGGGTGGCAAGCTCGGTAGTAAGTTCTCCTCCTCTGGCGGCCTGATGGGTTCGGCGGAGAATCTGGCGGCCAATGCTGCGCGTTCGGTCACTGACAAGCTGCAATCGGCCATTGGTGGTAAGGCCACCGCTCTGCTGGGTAACAAGTTCGGTGGTGTGGCGGGTCAGCTCGGTGGTAAGGTGGCTGGCGCCATCGCTAACGCGGCTACCAAGACGGTCACCAATCTGGCTACCGGTGCGATCAACAAAGTCTCCTCGGCTGTCTCTGATGCTACTGCTGGCGTCAAGGGTAAAGCGCAGAGCATGCTCACCTCAGCGCTGGGCGCGGCTGGTGGCGGTATGTTGGGTAACGTACTAGGTAAGGTCGGTGACACCGCTGCCAAGAATCTGGCAGGTGCCTCGTTTGCACCGGGCTTCTTGGAAACCGGCCCGCGTGCTGAGACCAAGGCAATCGACCCCTACGGCGTGTCGGACAACAACATCGTCTCCACGATTACCGATACCGTCAAGGATGCCGCAGCTACCGCTCTGGAAGACGTGCGCGCCACGGGCACCGGGTTGATGGGCGATCTGATGCCGCTCAAGCTGAAGGACCTGAAGAACTTCAAGCAGACCAAGGAGCGTCTGGCTGCACGTGTCACGGACATGTTCGGTGGTCGCGAGTCTGCGGTCAAGTCGATGCCCGGTAGCATGCAGTCCACGATCGGCAACGGTCTGGGTCTTCCCGATGACGCCTACGACAAGCTCGTGGTGACCATTGGTGATGCGGTCAAGACCTACGATGCCGAAGACGTGGAAAATGCCCGTCAGGTTTACAAGGTCATCGAACAGGTCTCCTCCTCGCCGGCAGGTGTTCAGTTCGTTGACGTGGCGGCTAAGTCCTCGCTGCTGGCTGGCTGCATGCGTGAAGCAATCATGCTGGGCGATTTCAGTGCAGTGGAAGTGCTGCTGGAGAACCAGGATGACGAGTCCAGCTACAACGCCTTGTACGCCAACGTGCTGGTCGCTCTGGAATACTCCGAGCTGGACACCGTGCTGCTGATGATCAACCGACTGGGTACTGAGCGTATCCTTTCGCTGGTTCCCAACGCAGCACAGACCCTGATGGCCAATTACAAGCTGCCCAAGGATGTGACCTCCGAAGGCTACAGCGCCGAACTGATTGCGCTGGTGGCTGCCCTGGATCTGCTCAAGCCGAACTGGGACAAGATCGTGCGCAACGGCGTGTGGACCAGTGACCTGCGTGTCTTTGCAGAACTGAGTGAGGATGCGAAGTCGCTGTTCCTGCGCAATGACAATTACGTGGTACAGACACTGATCGCACCTGACTTCATTGACGCTCCGGACATGGCCGAAGAGTTCAAGAAGATCTACGACCTGACACCCATCTGACAGCATAGACCCCCTCTCCTCCTTGCGGGGGAGAGGGGGCTATGTCGGAGGTGTTTTTTATCTTCCCCAGGGGTGTGACTTAGCCGACCTAGCGCGGTCGTTTCAGTTAGGTGGGAAGAAAGGAGAGCCAACGGCTGGTTTCCAAAGGATTAGACCGTGCGTAATTTCTTACGTCAGTCGGGTCGATCGGTTTCCAGCGACACCGCGTTGATCAGTCGACCCAACGTGGTTTGACCTGCCCACATCGAAACTCGGGCCGGTGACTTCCAGGTGTTCCAGTTTTGCATCTGACGATAGCGGGCCAGTCGCCAGCGACGGTTGGCGTAGACCATGTCCTGCCAGCTCAGACTACCCAGTACCGCAAGGTAGTCGGTGAAGCTGTTGTCATCGTCGTACGTACCGCGCTGGATGTAGGTTGCCGCTTCCTGCAGGCCCGCACCGCCGAGCAAGTCCGCCGTACCTTGAGCGAGTCGATCGCCCATGGAGAAGTTGGCTTGGATCGGCATGTGCATGATCGTGGACATGTCCACAATCGAGAAGGTCACATCGATGCCCAGGGCTTCGCCGTCTTGGTTCCAACCCATGTTACCCACACCGCGGGTGATCGACATCGAATCGATCATACCCAGTCGGATGGCATGGCGACCGCGACAGAACGCCTCACAGATGAACGGTGAGGTGAACGAGCGCTTACCCGTAGACAGCGGCAGGGCCGCAGCCAACAACATCGACAGCGGGATGTACAGGTTCATCAGACGCGACATACGCGACCCGTAGGGGCTGCGCAGCTTGATCGTGTAATCTGCCCGCGGCAGGTTGGCCGTAGAGCCTGACCAGGTCTTGGGGATGTCCACGAAGGCGTTACCGGCCAGTGCGACCAGACCACCCATCTGAATACCTTCCAGCGCACCCGACAAGAAAGCCTTACCGGCACTGATCACGCCACCAATCATCGAACCGAGCGGACCATCACTGATGTTACCATCAGCAAAGTCGAAACGGGCCGAACGTGCTTGGGAGGAGGTCGAGTTGAACTTGCTGGAGATGCCCGGCTCTTCCACCGAGTTACTGAAGGACTCACCCGTCGAGCCGGTATAGTTCACACGGAAGGTGACAAACTGCGAACCGTCGCGACGTTCAGCCTCGAACATCTCGCCCAGCTTGCTGAAGTAACCACCCGAGGACTTCTGTCCGCCGTCGGTGTAATTGCCCAAGTTGTACTGGCTACGATCGCCGACGAACTCAGAGTCCATCGAGATCTTGGCGCCCGAACCGGTAGAGCTGTCATTACCGTTGGTGCCTTGGTCGGCATTACCGGTGATGATGTTGCCATCGATACCCATGCGGGTTTCGCCACCAGCTTGGTTGCGTTCGCTGCCCAGGTAGATCTTGCGATACGTATCGATACCGCTTGACGGAACCGGTTGCAGGCCACCGTTGAGGAACATGTCCTGACGGAACTGCTTCATCGTCTTGGCAAGATCAGCGCTGTTGTTGATCGAGTCCAGACGCACCTGCAGTTCGGTGTTGAACTTGTTGGCGATACGCTGCGCGCGCGTGGCGATGGCATAGACGTCCAGACCCACCGGACCCTTGTCAGCCGTACCGGTGGCGCCCTTGGGACGGTCACCAACGGCGAAGATGTCCGGCAGGTACTTGGCGTACTCATCGAGCATCTGCTTCTGGTCACCGCCAAAGCGGCCGTCGTTGATACCCATGACCGACTGCTGCGCCTCAGTCAGGGTATTGGGCATGATGCCCATGTTCACCGCAATACCATTGGCGATCGTGTTGACCGCCTGCCAGTACGGGTACATGGCCGGCTTGAGGTAGTAGTACTTACTGGCCGGAACGTTGGCCAAGAAGCGGATGATCTGACCGCCCAGGATCAACGGCTGCAAGGGCAGAGCGAGCAAGAAGCCCACTGCCTTGCCGGCAGTTGAGAAGAAGTCAGAGGTACGGCCGGTACGGGCCATCAGGCCTGCGTCCACCGAGTAGAAGTTACTGAAGAACTGAATCAGCGAGTTGTACTCAGGTACGCCAAAGCGCATGATCAGGTCTTGACCGTAGTCATCCAATCCTTCGCTGTAGAAGCGACCAATACCTGCACTGGGGGTGGTGAAGCCAGGTTTGCCCGGATCACCTTCAGCCAAGTATTTACCTGAAGACATCATGTAGCGCACGCCACCATTGTCGCGCTGTGCATTGGTTGCACCGCGACCGTAGCGTGAGTTACCACCCTGACGAATGTCAGCGTAGCGAGTGAAAGATGGCGGAGCATTGATGGCGAAATTGCCACCCAAGGTCGTGTCGACGAACTTGAAGCCCGCCGAGGACAACACTCGACGACGCTTGTCCAGCTCGTCCAGCGCCTGGTCAGGCAGCATGAACGATTGCTGCAACCAGACTTTGTCTTTAATTCGGAAAGCCATGAATAACCTCGAGAGAAGAAGGCGGGGGAGGATCACCTCCCCCGCGCTTCACTTATGCCGCCTTACTGGTGACGCACATCGATCGGCACACCACCGTTGAAGGTGTTGGTCGGTCGCGTGCTCTCCAGCCTTGCCGAAGACGGCGGAGTCGGAGGCCGTTGTTCGGCAACGGTTTGTTGCTGGGGTTGTTCTGCTTGCTTCTGGGTCTGACTGGAGCCCTGTTGTTGCATCAGGGGTTTACCTCCATTCATCTGCATCCGCAGCAGCGTGACGATGTCGCCGGTATTGATGCGAGTCTGGCGTGCCTCTTCCACCAGGTTGGCCAAGAGCTGGGTGCTCTGGTTTTGCTGGGTAGCGGACACCTGACTTTCGTAGCGGTTCTGGATCTCAGTCTGACGAAGCGTTTCAGCGCGCTGGGCGCGTTCACGTTCTTGGGCCTGGAACTTAGCCGCCTCATCGCTGCTTTGAGCAGCCGAGGTTGCACTCAATGCCGAGGTGCTGGAAATGTCCGGAGCCGGCATAGCCGACGAACCGGAAGGACCATTACCTGCACCCTGCGCCAGAATACCACCACCGGTCTTCTGCATGTCCGTCGCTTCGGCCGGAGCCTGACGCGGAACATCGGAGATTTCCGTTTCCGGCTTGGGCGGATTGACACCGCCGCCAGCGTTGGCTGTCGTGGTCGTGGTCGTGGGCGGGTAAGCCGAGTCGTTACCGACATTGGGCTTATTCCCCGTGGTATCCACGCTGGCCGTTACGCCAGAGAAGTCTGCCTTACCTGCAGCGGCCGGAGCCGTGCCGGTGGGCTGCATGACCTGACCACCCAAACCTGCATCGCCGCCGTAGCCCTTGTAGGCATTGAGCATCTTGCGTTGCAGATCTGCGTACACCGCACCGATGGTACGGGGACGACTGTAGTCCGGCACCATCCTCTTACCTTCGCGCTTGGATTCGTAGAACACCCAAGCGTTGGCAGCGGCTGCACGCGGGAACGCCTTGACGGCATTCTCGTTGGGATCCTTGTTCAGGAACTGCGCAGCGCCTTCCGGACCGAGGAAGTGAGCCATGTACATGTCAGTAGCCGTCAGCGGCTTCTTGACCTTCTTGGACACGTAACTGTAGTTGGACTTCAGGTACAGCGCACCCATGATGGCATTGGCACGCGAGTCCAGCGGACCGGTACCCGGAGCGATGCCGTACTTGCTGGCATGCTGGGCCATCGACTGACGCCACGTACCTGGGATGAACTGATACAGACCCTGAGCTGCGGACGTACCGGGGCTGCCCAGCGGGTTGAAGCTGGACTCCACCATGCACATCGCATACAGCATGTTCGGATCGGTGCCGGTCATCTTGGCTACGGCATCGAGCATCGGCTTGAGCGCCGCAAAACGCTGCTTCACCGGCATCGCCGCCAGTTCCTGGTTACTGGGGATCTGGGGCAACGAATTGATGTCGCCGCCCGTACCACCGCCAGGATGCTGAATAGCCGTGCCGCCGGTCAATGCACCGTAGACCGCCTGACCCGGCGCCAACGCAGCCGAAGCTGCCGAAGTAGCTGCACCGGACCAATCACCAGCCTTGGCTTGGTTGTAGGCCTGCGAACCCAGGTCGGTCACCGTGGTGGCCACGTCCTTGACACGGTCGATTTGACGACCCAGCCAGTTACGCTCACCACTCTTACCGCCGAGGAAGTCATCCACCTTGGCCTGACCGCGACCCATGGCATCGAGCATGTTGGCAATCATGCCCTTCTTGTTGGCTGCCTGAGCGTCCAGGCCATCGACCTTGGTTTCGCTCATCACCTTCTTGCTGACAATGCTTCGCAGAGCCAGCAGTGAACCCGTCGTTGCCGCTTGATCGGTCAGCAGCTTTTCCTGGGCACTCCACGGGGAAATCGTGACGTACCAGACCGAACGACCATCATCGTCCTTGGCTGCCATGATGTCTTGAGCCATCTGAACCAACTGCTCACCCTTGAGGGTTTTCTCAGGTGCCGTCAGGTCGACGTTCTTGGCAATCTTGTCAGCCGAGCGAATGTAGGCAATCGCAGTGGGCAGGAAGCGCTTGTTGAACCAGATGCCCCAGCGCTCACGATCATCCGGCGTATTCGGCGTCAGGCCGAAGAATGCGCACGCCGTGGAGTAGGTAGCGTCCGTGTCCATGTTGTAGTATGCGCTACCGTCACTTGCCAGCTGGGTGTTCTTAGCCACGAACATTTCCAGAGCAATCAACGCACGGACACGATCGATCTCCAGTTCTGCCAGACCGTAAGTCCGCAGACGGATCGCTTGCAGCGGGGTGATCTTGTCGGCACGACCCAGCAGCGGCGGGAGTAGACCCGTCAGCGGCTTGGTCAGGAGAATCTTGCCCTTCAACGATTCAGTACCGCCAGCCTTGTTAGCCAGCTCCTGATTCTGAAGTGCCAGACCTTCCTTCTTGACCAACTTGTTGTTGTACCACTCAGCCGCCCATTGGGCTTGCATGCGGAACTGAGTCGGGGCCATGTCAGCCAGCTTGTTCAGCTTGTCGCCAAAGCGCTTGGACAGCGGACCGCCCTTGCCATCGACGTTGCACGACTTGACCGCCAGCAGGTAGGCCTGTTCGATCTTGTTCGGGTCATCGATGATGTCAGCCGGATCACCGGTCGGAGAAGCCAGTACAGCGTAGACGCTGCGGCTCACTCCGTTCCAGACACTGTTGACCAGCTTCAACCGCGACTCGGGCGGCAGCTTGTCAGTGTCATTCATCATGTCCAGCGAACTGGTCATCATGGAGGCCTTGAAGTTCTCCCCCGACACCTTCTTGGACGGATCGATCTTGTTCAGCTCGATGATCCATTGGGTGTAGACCGGCAAGAAGCGATTGGCGTACCAAGTCTGGAACGAACCGCGATCCAGCGAGGAGCCGCCGAACCACATCATGCCATCGTGGATACCAAACAGCTCGTAGGCGTCATTCATGGTGAAGTCGTCACCGCCACCCAGACTGGTCGACACGTTACCGGTCGCCTGGTCGATGTGCGGGGCCAGCTTTTCTTCCAGCTTGACAACCTTTTCCACCAACGAACGATTGTTGGACTCGATACCGTACTGAGCGAAGCGGAAGGCACGGATGGGGTTGAACTTACCGTAGCGAGCACCGCGGTAGGACTGCCAGGTTTGCAGCGAGGCTTGGCCGATCACAGCTGCAGCGATTGCTGCCGGGATAGCCCATGCCGGCGCCGTACCCACTGCGACAGTACCGCCCGCTGCTGCGGCCGTACCGCCAGCGGCCGTAGCCGCTGCACCACCGGCGGCTGCCGTAGCGCCACCAGCTGCGGCTGCGCCGCCACCTGCTGCTGCAGCACCGCCGGCCGTGCTGGCAGTGCCGGCCAGACCCACTGCACGAGCACCCCACATGCCGCCTTGGGCGACCATGCGAGCAGTCATTGCAGTATCGGCCACCTCAGCGCCCTTATCCAGAGCACCGCGAGCTGCGCTGTCCTTACCCACGCCGAACTTGTCCATCAACCAACCGCCACCACCGGCGAGCACGCTGGTGATCATCAAGCCCTTCGCGCTGAACAGGCCCTTGCCCTTACTCAGCAGGCCCTTACCGCCACGGAACAGACGAGCCAGAGCGCCCGCCTTCCCCTTCGGGATCGGCGGCGGGTTACCCTTGGGAATCGGCGGCGGACCGCCCCGACCAGCACGTCGACGACCCTTTCCGCCACGACGGTTGTTCTTTCCCTTTTCCTGGGTCTTGCCCTTCTCGTTCTTATTCTCGCCCTTCTTACCCTTCTTGTCCTTTTCATCGCCGCCGTCACCACCCATGTAGTAGGTGTTGCCGCCGCCGTCACCGGAATCCTCGTCGCCTTCGTCCTCATCAGACGAACCGCCGAACAGACCCTTGGACTTATTTGCGATCCAGGACATCAGGGCAGCTACCGGGCCCTTCTTTTCTTCAGCCTTCTTCTCTTCGGCTTCCTTCTTCTTTTCGTCCTCAGCTTCCTTCTTGGCGAACTGCTCTTGCCACGAACCCTTACGGGGCGCAGCGCCGGGCATCCGCTTATCCAGCAGCTTGTAGATCTTCTCCAGCAGGTCCACTTGCTTAGCCCCGTGCTTTTCGAACGGGTTGAGCAGTGCACCGAGGAACTTGAAGGGGGCACCGAGCATTCCACCGCCCAGACCCATCAGACCGCCGAACAGCTTACCATAGCCCTTCATAGCGCCGCCGAACAGAGCGGCAGCACCCTTGACCACACTACCAGCCGCGCCAGCCAGAGCGGTGAGGACCTTCATCGCCGGAGTCTTCAACGGCATCCCCCAACGACCAACCAGACCCGGATCATGGATCTCGCTGTCGTACAGGACCGTCTTGTCCGTCGCCGACGCCTTAGCGCCTTGCTTGGGCAGCTCCTTAATCTCACCGTGGATGTCGTCGTAGTCACGCACGACCTTACCCGGCTTCTTGTCATTGGCGTTGTAGTACAAGCCGGACTTCATCTTGCTCGCCTTCAGGCGCGGCTCACGCTCGCCCTTGACGTAGACGTCCACCTGCTTGTTCACAGTCCACTTGGCCAAATCACCGACCGCGCGGCCAGCGGCACCCAGAATCTTGAACGGGGCGCCAAAGATACCGGCGTAACCACCCAGAACCGTACGGGTCAGCTTACCTGCGCCCGTGAGGGCCAGCCGCACCAGACCATTGGGGCCCTTGGCGAAGATACCCTTGTCGAAGTCTTCCTGACTCAGCGCCGTGGAACCATCGACCAAGTCGGTGACCGGGCCGGTGACATCACGCCACGAGCGGATCTTCTTACCAGAGTTCTCATCGCGGTATTGGCCGAGCTTGATCTTCTGCGCCGTCAGTGCCGGCTTGCGCACGCCTTGGACGTAGATGTCCTTGGTGCCACGTAGTACGTCCATGGTCTTGTCCATGATCGCACCAGTGATCGAGGTGCCCACCTTGGTGATACCGCGGGCGCCACTGAACAGGCCGCTGTAGATTCCCTTGGTGTAGGCCCACATCCCCTTGCCCAGACCCTTCGCACCGGCCCATGCACCGCCCACGCCCTTGACGAAGATCGTATCCAGAATGCCCTTACGGAACATCCCGGCCTTTTCTCCGTCCTGACCCTGGGTGGCCAGCAAACCGGCGATCGCCTTCAAGACTTCCAGCTGTTCGCTGTTGAGGCGAATCAGTTCTGGACCTTCAGCAAAAGTGGCCTGCATCATCGTGCCGTCAGCAGCTGCCGCATTGCTGGGCGTATAGGCTGCTTGATGGATTGCACGACGACGGCCGAGGATGGACTGTGCGCGCGCCTTGGCACGCTCAACCACGCCACGCAGGAACTCACCACCGCGACGTGCCAGCTTGGCCAGATCACCGGTGGTGACCACGGTCTCGCCAGTTTCGTCAACGACCGGACCTGCGATCTTGTCGACCGAGTCAATCGTCTCGTTGGTGATGGCGTCCTTGTAATCGCCGTTGCGCATCTTGGTGCCGGACAACAGGACATCGCCGGTAGCGCCGTTGACCACGTCAAACGCACCATCCTCCGGAATCGGCGGCGGTTCGGATCGACGGAAGACGTCACGGATACCGGAGGCAACCTTGTTGATCGCTCCGCTGACGTTGAAGGTGTAGACCTTACCGTCCAGATCCACCAGACCATGGGAGAGCACGCTCGGGTCGATGACGACCTCGTTGGTGGTCAGGTCGCGCACAGCGCCCTTGACGTCCTCCCACTTCTCCAGGATCTTGCCAGTGGCAGCATCGGCGTATTGACCCGCACGCAGCTTACCTGCTTGCAGAACCGCCTTGGAACCACCGGCCACGTACAAGTCCTTCAGCTCCCGGCCCTTGGTGCCGAAGAAGTCCTTGGCCTTATCGGTGGCCATGTCTTTCAGACGATCGGTAGCCGAACGCTTCTCCATCTTGATGTCATCGAAGGAGGCGCTGCCGACCATGTCCAAGAACTTGGAAACCTTCAACTTCGGACGAAAGCCTTCGAACTCCAGCAGACCCGCTTCTTCCAGCAGTTCCTGCATACCAGCCGAGACGTAAACGCCTGCTGCCGAAGAAGGAATGGCCGAACCGAAGTTGAGGTTGTTGAACTGCTCATCCATCTGGTCCATCCACACATGGTCGGTGGAACCGTCTTGACGACGGCCGGACTTGGAGAAGATCTGTGACAGTTCCGCCTTCGCGGTCGGGGAGAGCTCGGGGGTGTTGATGCCGGGGTTGATGTAACGGTTGATGTCAAACTCGACACCTTCGGCCGAGTCCATCTGGATCTGGCGGCTGAACTCACGCATGGTGTTGGAGGAGATCGGACGACCACCTGCCAGCGCCTTGATGAAGTCCTCCACGTCGCGACGGGAGGCAGCCAGCTTTTCCGGTTCAGCGATGCGGCGGGTTATGTCCTTGGCCGCTTCGCTCATCGTGGTGAACTTGCCACGCTCGATGTTGTACACCTGACGCTTGGCGTTGGGGTCCAGCACCCGCGCGGTGTTGTGTTCGATGCGACTCAGCAGGCCGGGGATGATTTCCACCAGTGTCTTGCGGGACAGCTTGTCCCACGATGCCGGCTTGTCCATCGCATCCAGACCGTGGCGACCAATACTGGTGTCCAGTCGGTGCGTGCGGATCTGGTCCTTGATGATTTCCTCGATCAGGCCGCCCAGACCCTCGCGGCTGGTAGCCGTACGGGCCCACTTGTTGGCCTTCTGCGGGATGTTGCGGATAAAGCGGTTTGCGCGCGCACCCTTCTGCGCCAGCTGCGGATACTTCTTCTCCAGCCACTGACGGACCGGACCGGAAAGCATACGCACTGCGCCTTCAGCTGCCATACCGCCGCCAGCCTGCATCAGTACTTCCAGCAGCGGCATGTCATCGGCCATCTCCGAGCCCATGATGCCGTCACGACCCATACCGGCCAGGTCCTTGACGTTATCACGCAGTCGCTTGAAGGTGTCGCCCATGAAGCGCTTGGCGTAAGCGCCAGCCGAGTCTTGCAGGTTACCCAGCAGACGTTGGCGGAAGCTGTTGGTTGCCGAGTGCATGATGTTCTGCTTGGCGATGTCCGGCATGGCCGTATTCTTCACCAAGTCCACCAAGCTCATGTGGGTGCGACGAGCGGTCTCCACTTGCAGACGGAACTGGTCACGCTGTAGGTAGAAGGATCGGGTCTGCAACTCCAGCATACGTCGCTGGACGCGGTTGTTGACCTGATCGTTGTAGGCATTGAGCTGAGCCACGCCGGCTTGGATCGCAGCCAGATGTTGAACCTGCTTGCGCGAGGTGCGCAGGTTCTGGCCGTGTAGGACCATGCGTTCAACGCGATCTTCAGCGCGATAGCGCGCGTCGATCTCGTCTTTGACTTCGAACACGCTGGCGAGCGAATCCTTCAGATCCTGCTCGTTCTGCTCGGCCGCCGTCATCGACTTGTACTGCTCACGCGGCTTGCCAAATTCTTCCCACGCATCGTGAGTGAACTTGGGCGTGTACGTCTTCAGCTTCGGCAGATTGCGCTGGACAATACGACGCAGGGCCGGCATTGCCGGCTCCATCTCCCTGCTGGCCGTATTGTATAGTTCTTCCGCCTCCCGATACCGTTCTTCAGCAAAATTGTAGACCGAACCGTAACCTCGCGGCAACGCATTCGAAACAATCGTGCCAATCATCGCCGGAGACTTGAACGCATCGCGCGCACCAGCTGCAAAGCTGGAGGTGGCGCGGGCGATCACGCCTCGGTTGGTTCTCTGATTGACAGGCGCGAACGGATCGGGGAAATCGTAATCAAGATCGCGACCCCAGTCGGAGTCGTCGAGTTGTTTCTGCGCCATTGTTTTCTCCTGGCCTTATTAAAAGGCCTCAGGCCCTCAATTCATAGTTTAAGGAATCCAGACTGATGGTCCCCCGTATGGGTTTCGAAGCCGAAGGCGATGACTGGGACGTCCCAGTTCCACCCAGTCGCCCAACGATGAGCGCGCAGGCCCCGATGGGTCAGCCGTTCAATTTGAACATCCTTCAGATTACCCCGCAGATGCAGGCGCTGATGAAGCCTGTCACCAGCGTGGACTACTACGAAAACGTCAAGCGAGATCTGGATGAGAACGGTCTGTTCTCGATCAGTATCTTCGGTCGTATGGGCGATGAAGCCCGCGACATGCGTTTCTCTTACATCGACATCAAGACCGAAATCTTCCACCCGGTGATCTACGATCGTCTGGTGAAGCTCAAGAAGCTTTATGGTGGCATCATCGAGGGTAAGCGGTACGCCCTGTGGGATGACAAGCAGAAGGACTTTGTCCCCGCCAATGAATTGGACGGTCAAACCGGTTATGCCTTCTTCTGCTCGCACTGGAAGGACATCGTCTTTACCCGCAACAGCTCGGACAAGCGCGACATGCGTGCCCAGCTGGTGGAAAAGTTCCGCGACGTTGCCCTGACCTCCAAGATCATCGTGATCCCGGCTGGTCTGCGAGACATCGAGGTCGACGATGAAGGGCGTGACACCGTCGGTGACATCAATGCCCTGTACCGCAAGCTGATCTCGGTCTCAGCACGCATCCCCAATCACGACAACGTCAAGAACGACCCGTCGCACGATCTGGCGCGCATGCTGTTGCAGACGGCGTTCAACGAACTGTACAACATGCTGGAGACGATGATCTCCGGCAAGCGTGGTATGTTCCAGGCCAAGTGGGCTTCGCGTAACGTGGTGGACTCCACCCGTAACGTGATCACCGCCATGGACACCTCGGTGGAGCACATGACTGCGGTCAATGCCCCGCGACCGACCGATACCTACGTCGGCATGTGGCAGCTCTCCCGTGCGCTGGCCCCGCTGACCATCCATCAGCTGATGACCACCTATCTGAGTCAGATCTTCTCCTACGGTGAACGCACAGCCCGACTGGTTGATCCGGTCACCCTGCGCGCTGAAATGGTGGACATCTCCTCCGACGCCCACGACATGTGGAATACGGTGGAAGGTCTGGAGAAGGTCATTACCTCCTACCGCGAACTGTCGCTGCGCGACAAGCCGGTGATGGTGGACGATCGCTACCTCGCCTTGATCTACGTCCCTGAAGAAGAGCGCAATGGCTACAAGTCGTTCCGCATTTTCTCCGACATCGAGGAGCTGCCCTCTTGGGCCAGTCGAAAGGACGTGCGACCGATCAACCTGATGGAGTTGCTCTACCTGTCCGGATACAAGATCTGGAACGATCAGGTGGGTAGCGTCACCCGTTACCCGATTTCCGGTATCGGCAGTATCTATCCAACCACCGTCTATGCCAAGACGACCGTGGTGGGTGAGGTGCGTCGTGAACTGGGAATGGACTGGGAACCGCTGACTGACGATAACACTTCGTTGGCACCGGAGTTCCCCACCTACGAGCCGCTGGCCTATCAGGACAGCCTCGTGATCCACAGTACCCGCCTTGCGGGTCTGGGCGCCGATAACCCGTGGTTTCGCCACGGGGATGTCCGCCGCAACTGCGAAGTTGCGTGCGAGTTCCCTTAATTGCTGGAAACTCCTGTTAAACCAGTTGGCTACAACGTGGGGCGGAAGCCCGAGCGTGAATGCTTGAAAACAACTGGGTAGGGACAATCAGCAGCTGATCCCCTCTATGTACCTGCTTTTAAGCGTGGAGTGTGGGGAGAGTTCAACGACTATCCCGTGGCTGGGAGTACATCGCAATGGGCGATGGAAATAGGGAAGCTCTCGTTGAGTGTCGGGCAATACGCTCCGAGAGTAAGATATAGTCTGGCCTGCATGGAAACATGCAGCAGTGTGAGCTGAGTTGCGGCAGCGTAGCACGCGCTGAAGGGGAAACGACCTTCGGCGGAACATAGCGTTCGATGGTGACACCGCAAGTTTCATCGCATGTGTGACCGATGCCAAAGATACGGTCAAGCAGTACTTGAACTCGCGCAAGGCCTACGTCGATCCGATCGGCGGCCTGCGTACCTCAGCGGGTGTGCATACGACGGAACTGTTCCTGCGTAGCTTCACCGGCGATCCGATCGAGGAGTAACAATGAAGACCAAGCAAGACCTCGACTCGCTGATCGTGTCGATGGAGCAGCTGGAACAGCTGCAGAACTCGATGGAGATCACCTCCCAGATCAGTCTGGAGAGCATGGATCAGTCGAGCATGTACATCTACGGTAACAAGCTCAACGAGATCCGGCAGGGCGTCGGTTTGGAGGCGCTGGAGTTCCAGGACGTCAAGGACATGTTCGCGGCCATGGGTAAGACGGCTGTGGCCATGGGACAGGGTTTCATGAAGTTCTTGGACAAGGTCCACGAAACCGTGGATAGCACCTACCTGGTCAAGACCAAGCGTATCCGCAAGCAGTTCGAGGCGTTGGGCGAGGCCAACCCTAAGAGCGAGCAAATGGAGCGCCCGGCCATTGCCAAGAACCTGTCCATCGGCGGCCAGTTCCCGGACAACTTTGCACAGGTCACCAAAGACCTGATCGAGTTCTCCAAGCACACCACCGCCACGGCCATCCCGGAGTTGGCATCGATGACCCGTCGCTGCGCGCAGCGCTTGGAAGCCAAACGCTTCATGGGTAACGATGCGTTCCAAGCTGAGGTCATGGAACTGGCGGCGATCATCGCCTCGTCCAAGACGCCGATGCAGCTGTACAGCTTGGAACAGACTCAAGAGCTGTATCCGGGTAACCGCACGATCTTCAGCACGATCAAGCCCAAGCGTCCGTCGCGTCCGCCGAACATCTCCAACGCCGCTGCGCGTAAGGTGGTCGATGCGGTCAGCCACATGACCATCGGTATCGTCTCCAACCCCAAGTCGGCCAACGGCAAGGGACCGACGGTGATTCCGGTGCTCTACCCGGCCGAAGCCCTGCGGATGCTCAACTACACCGATGCCCTGTTGCACGAGGTCATCCGGGTGAACCAAGCGGCCAAGCCGTTCCGCAATGACAAGCATCCTTCGACCATGTCGCTGATGCTGTCTGGGTTCTACCACGGGGTGGCCAAAACCTTCGATGACTTCTGGACTTCCTCGGAAGACGGCTTTGGTGAATTCGAAGGTGCGCAAGGTGGAGAGATGCGCCGCATCCAACCCGGTAAGAAGGGAATGATGGGCGTGTTGAATGATGGTATGCAGAGGACTGTTTCCAACCTCAGCATGGAATCCAAGGTGGACGAGGACGAGCGTCGTGTTCTCGCTGTCTGGGTGGCCCGTTATCTCAAGCTCTCCGCGGTGGATCACATCCGCACCGCCCAAGCTCTCCAGATCCTCCTGCTGGCTGTTGCCCGCGGCTACATCGAGTATCTCGAAGAGAGTCTGAAGTACTACGAGCAATGAGCCCATCACACTGGACGGAGGGGCTTTCCCTCCGTCCAGTTATCCTGTCAAAAGGTGTCCCTATGTCCGAACCGTTGCTCGAGCCGTCGATGGCTCTGAGCCTTGAGGAGTTCGTCGCGCTCAGCAACCCGGCTGAAGAAGATTTGCAGGTCAGCCTGGAGGCTCTCCAGTATGCCCCGTACTTCCGTCAGTTTGGTGCCATTCGTGCTGTGCAGCTGGCTGCCCCCAAGCTCAACAAGCTGGCCGACTTGCAACTGAGCAAGCTGGCCCTGATCCACTACCTGCCGCAAGAGCGTACCGATCTGGGCATGATGCCCGACGATCCGCTGCTGAACAACTACATGCGGTTGATGATGACCGAGCACATCACCGAGCTGGGTGATTCGCTGGGCAATCCTCGTCCGCTGCCGATGCCGGTGTCACAGCTCAAGCGTGACTACCGTCGTCTGAACCCGCGTGCTCGTGAGATCACCAATCTCGAATCGACGATGCGTGATGAGATCACCATCGTGGTGGAGAACTACGCACTGCTCAACCACCTCTACCGCTACCCGATCAACTACTTCCGCCAGTACTACATGTGGTGGAACGTGCAGGCAGCACTGTGGAAGAACGTTGGCCGCA